CGAAACGACTTGGTGATAATGTCGCGGTCTCGAATTGTTACGGCCATTGATAAATACCTGGTTTGTGTAAAGAAAAAAGCGGAAGTGGGTGTGACCCCACCTCCGTACAATCAGATGGTGACAGCAGGCGAAGCAGGCTTCGAGTTGCTTTCCATCGATTTCAACAGTCCAGCAATTTGTTGCAACAGCTGGTTGGTCGTATCCTGCTTACCAGTACCCTCACCAACAACAGTAGTGAGTTTCTCCATCAAGCCACCTGGATCAGCCGGAGCAGGCTGCTGAGCCGTAGCTTGTTGTTTAGGCACAGGTTTGCCGTACCCTTCTGGCAGTGGCTGCTTACTACCTTGAGGAGTAGACCCAGGAGCAGCAACAGGACCATTAGGGTTCTCGGTAGAACCACCCTGACCTGGCAATGGCAGCGAGGTGTACGGACCAGGGATCGCTCCCCCACCTGCTCCAGGAGCAACTTGATTACCCCCAGGTGCAGGAGCGTTGCTTTTCATTGCTGGCGTTGGAACGGTCGTTGTATCTGGCGGAGTGGAAGGCATCTGACCCGGATCATACGCTTGATCTTTCGCAGTAACAGTCCCACCCGCTGTTGTGTCTTGACCGGCTGGTTGTGCAGCACCAGCAGCTTGCGCAAACTTGTCAGCCGCTTCCTTCGACTTAAAGCCTACGTGAACATGACCACCCGTAGCACCGGCCGAAGCCTTAGCGTACTCGTTAAGCAGCAGGAAGTCATTTGGACCCATGTTAGCAGTCCGCAGGATGCCCGCTACAATGCTCATGGCCTGACCTGCACCAGTTGCACCGTTGGTCAAGGTGAAGTCCAACGCCAAGCCGAGAGCATGCTTAGAGTTAGGCTTCTTGTTCTTGTGGAACGCATCGTTCAATGCAGAGAAGTAGCGGAAGTTCGGTACCTGACTCTGGATCAGTTGGCACAGACGGATAATACCAGGGTGAGCGTCACCGCCCGCAATGGCCTCTCCTGACTTAAGACGCAAGCCACTCGAGTTAATTCCCGTACCGCCACCGACCAGAGAGCCTGGTTCGCTAGGAGCGCCGTTACCATAGTTCCCGCTGTAATCTGCACCGCCACCGCCTGGAGCCATGAGGCTTGGAGGTGTGCTGTAAGCCCCTGCGTTGCGAGAGCCACCACCTGGAGCTGCACCGATCTGCGGCGTGTTGCCTGTACCGATCGTAGGTGCTGGGTTGCTTCCCCCACCCCCGTACATCGAACCCGCACCTTGAGAAGGCGCTTGGTTCGTACCTTGAGCAGCCGCGTCGTCAGCCTTAAGCTGTCCGCTTTGCAACTGTTGCAGATAAGAGGTGTAGAGTTGGAACCGCTTAGGCATGCCCGGAAGTTCGTTACCACCATTCAAGCCAGTGGCTGCACGACCGAAGTTACCGTCCTGGGTGATGCTTTGCAGAAGCTTACTGTTCTTGTAGAAGTTGACCGCGATAGCCGCCATGACGTTTGGATCGTTCGACGCCAGCTCTGGATTGTTAACCAGGTCAATACCCAGTTGTTGTCCAATGCGAGCGTACTGTGCCCGACCCGTCAGTTGTACCAAGCCACGACCACGATACTTCCACCCATCTCCTGGTGCAATGTTACCCAGTGTCTGACCCTTACCGCCGCCGTAAACGGTGTTAGCGATAGCTACAGGACCCGCAGCAACAAGTGCACGCGCCTGCGCCAGACTGGTAACCTCGCGGAACGTCTTGAGGAGATTCTCAGGAGTGGTATACCGCATGTTTTCGACAGTACGACCAAAGCCCTCTGTTTCGTAGTTGGTGAGTGCCAACATCTCAGCAATAGCACGAGGGTCAGTGAAGCCTTGTTTCAACATCTCGCGAATGATGAGTTGCTCTGCCAACTGCTTAGGAACTTTAACACCGTTATCCTGACCATCGGCCGCCTGTACACCGCTCAAGTCCAAGTGACTGGTATCGCTGTCACCGGTAAGCGGTTGGTAGCCGTAGGAATTACCCGGGGTCTGATAAGCGCCGCCCAGGTTGTAGGTGTTACCAGTGCCTGAACCGCGACTGGTGTTCGTACCGTACTGCCCACCCAAGCCAACGTCACGACTATTTCTAGCCTTGCTCACGTCATCGACGTTTGCGCGTTTCGTTGTAAAGTCACCGCCCGTCTTGTGAGGGGAGATAGCCTTAGCCCAGGACTGGGTGTTCGTTTTACCGGCTTCCTTTTCCGGGTCTTTCAGTTTAGCCGTTGTACTGGCTTCACCAAGCACGTCCAACATCCTGTCAACACGGTCTGGTTTACCCGGCGATACTGCGTCTTTGAACGGTGCGGCCCTGACATTCCAGATCGGTACAATCAACCCAGCGCCTGGTTCCACCTTGGTCTCTACCAGCGCCTTGGCGATCTCATAACGCGCGGTTACCGACAGGGATCTCCACACCACACCCGGATTACCACGACGGTAGTTCTGGATAAGGTTGAAGTAGTTCAGCAACGTTGGCATAAAGCGGTCTTTAAACCACCGGCACCAGTTATCTGCGTCACCCTTGTCAAGACGGAAGGCCTCTTTGAAGATGCCGAACATGTCACCAACCTGACCTTTGAACTGAGCACCCCCATCTGCAATAACGATGAGAGACTCGCAGTAGCGTTCCAGTTTCAGAACGGCTTCCACACGCCAGGTCAAGTCTTGATCGTTACCGTAGCACGCCAGACGGATACCCGTGAGCATGTCCACTGGACGATTGTCAGGCAGCAAGTCTTTGATGAACACTTCACCAACTACTTTGGAGACCTTGTAGCCACCATTCAACTGGGCCAGCTGAGTATCGATCTCGTTCAGGCGGTCCTGTGCTTTGATAACGGCTTGCAACTTATCGTTGCTATCAAAGAACCCGCGAGGCTGTGCCAACACAGCTTGCAGAGCGGCCTGCTCCTTCTTCATCGCCTCAACACCTTGCGGTGTCTTGATCGCTTCAGCATCGGCAGACGTATCTGTTTTACGGTCGATGTACTTCTTCAGCTCTTCCAGTAAGTTGTTGCAACGTACCACGGTGGTCTTTTCACCCAGCAACGGGGTATCCGGATCGATCTTAGCAACGATCGAGTAGGGAAACGGCATCACCGAACCGAGGGTCTGGTGAACCTGTTTGGCGACCTTGTATACGTCTTGACTGACAGCATCGTCGTAGTCCTTTAACGACTTCAGCTTAACCACATCCAGACAGGCCATGTAGGTCAGGTACACCGGTTTGAAACGACCGTTGAACCAACTGAAGATGCTGCCAAGTTGTTGCTTGTCTTTCGGGTCAGTGATGAACGCTTGCAGGATCTCTTGTAGTGGAGCATCTTTGGAGAACGACGCACGACCGTTACCGATCACCACGTAGTTGGTAAGCTTCTCCTCGATCTGCAAGATCTTCTTGCCCAAGTCGCTGTCAGGATCCGATACACCGTACTGTGTCATCCGGAGGTCGAACTGTTTCCCCGAGCCTCGTTTGACATAACGGTAGATCCCGTAACCAATTGCACCTACAGCAACAGCCGCCAGCACATACGGGTTAAGCAACAGCGGAGCCATTGTAGTCCAGGCACCTGCCAACAGCGGTGTAGCCGCAGTCGCCATGGCACCCAACCCAATGTCCACACCTGCTGCCGCAGCAACCCCAGTAGCCATTTGGTAACCACCAATTACAGTGGTGGCAGTGGTGGCAATATCTCCGATCTGGTTCAGCGCGCCGCCTTCGTCAATGAAGCCTGTGTTAACCAGCGCATCAACGCCCAAGCCCACTGCCAGACCAGCACCCACCTTCATGCCACCTTTTGCAACGCGCCCACGAGGAGCCTTGCGATCACGGAGCTGTTTTGCGCGCTCTGCTTTCGTACGCTTCTTCCCGCGCAGATGGTCAAAGGTATCAACACCCGCACCCGTCAGACTGCCTGTGCTAACGAGGGTGTAGATACCCTTCGCAATTGCCGCAATCCCTGTGGCCATAAACGGAAGCACTTTAATACCGATGTTGGCAAAGGTACCGAGTGTCTTGAAACTGTTCCACAGCGTGCCCGTGAAGAACTTAGTAAGACCGAAGATCCCACCAGCGATAGCACCCAGACCGTCTTTCAACAGACCGAAGATACCCTGGCTTTCTTTCTTCTCCTTCTTACCACCGCCACCAAAGAAGCCCATACCCTGAGACATCTTAATCAAGGCATCCTGAGCGTCTTCGGCTTTCTTCTCCTTAGCCTTTTCCAACTTGTCGGCACGGGAGTTAAGACGGTTGTTCTCTTCGGGCTGCTCACCCAATTGCTTACGGATACGTGCTTTGATTTGCTCGGCAACATTCCCGAAGCTGGCGTCCTTAGGCTTGGCATCTTCCGCCTCCCGGCGTTCCAATTCTTCAGGCGATACTTGAGCCTGTTGAGCACCCTTTGGAATCTCCAGCTTTTCCTGAGGTGCCGATGGTGCAGAGGCTGTGGTTTTCAACTTAACTTTCAGCTTAGGAGGTTTAACGCTCGTTACCGGAACGTTGACGTTCTCATCCCCCACCGGTGTATCCACTGTCGCGCCTGGCATCTCCAGTGCGTAACCCCAGTGCTTCAGCAGCAAGTGGTAGATACGGTCGACCGAGTTAACGATCGGGCTGTAGTCAGCCTTGAAGGCCTTTACAGTGGCATCCTTGGCCTTACCGAATGCAGGACCCGCTTTCTCCCGGGCTTTGTTGAACAGGTCGAGACCCCATTCTCCCAGTTTCTTGCTAGCAGCACCCAGCTTGTTAACGCTCACACCCATCGAGGTACGCAGACCACGATCGTACTCTTCCTGGGTAATGATTATGTCACCGTTCTTGTCGTAGACCGGTCCGTCGATCTCATGCCAGCCTGTCAGCTGAACCGCCTCACCACCCTCACCACGTTTCCAATACTCACCGGCAGCAAAACGCTTACCTACGAGCACAGGTGATTTCTCACCCTCCTTGTAAACGTCCATCTGGTGGAAGCGATTAACGATACGGTCTTTCAGGGCCACAGCACGACCGAATGGATCAACCCACTTGAACGCCCGCATAGCAAAGTCACGGATCTTGCTCAAACCGCTGAGCAATACTTCCTTGTTCTCCTTGGTAAACAGTTTACCGGCCAGACGACGTGCACCAATAATGGTGTCGTTGGTCTTGTCCTTAACGCTACCAGTGATCTGCTTCCACGACGTAATGAGGAATCCTTTCGTTGCGTCGTAGTAGTTACGGTTGGCCAGTTTGTTCGCTTCCAGGATCGGGGTATCAGAACCCTCCTCATAAAGGTCTTCACTGTCCAGAGCAGCACGGGTTTTCGACATGCTGTGAATCTTGCCGTAAGCCAAGGCTACCGCAGCACCACCACCCAGCAATGCAGCCGCTTTAGGGTCGTGGATTGCATACGCTGCCAAACCACCCAACAGACCACCCAATACCAAAGGCTGAGCATCCAGGAGTTTATCAACCCCTTTGTTGAACATGTCCTTCAGGTTGGTTGCTTTCAGACGTTCAATGATCGAACGCTTACCGGCACTGATGTCGTGCTTGTCTTCGGAGGTAGGTGGTTTACCACTACCCGGTTGGTTGTGAAGGATACGAGTCAGGAGGTCATTACGCTCCACACCCATTTCCACCAGACGCTTCACCTGTTCATTTAGGCTGGTCATGCCAGCGTTCAACGGATCGAGGTTCAACATCTGAGCCAGCGGGTTGCCTGGACCTCCCATGTTGTTAATGGCTGTCTTCAAATCGCCCATGCTTGCCAGGGATTCAGTCAGCTTGTCCATTCCTTGAACCTTAACACCCTCTGGAGACTCCTCTCCGGGGATTACAGGCGTTCTGTTACCGAAGGTCGGCACAGTGTAAGGGAAGCCACCAAAGCTCCCTGGACGAGTCGGTAGGGGGGTACGATCCGGGATCTTCGTATTACGGCGATTGGGGTCGGCAATGTACGAAGCGATAGCATCCTTGATCATGTCCATGTTGATGTCATCACGGTTATACTCATCCGTGACAATCAACCCCGATTCTTTCAAGGCATCGTAACTACCGGTGCCCTTATGAATGTCCAACTGTGCAGCAATGTCAGGAACCAGGTTACCCAGGCTCTTAACGGCATCGGCCACACCCACAACGTTCTTACGGGCCTTTTCAGTTGGCAGGTAGCCCGCCATCTTGATGCGGTTGGCATCAGAACCCGTTTCGAAGTCAGCGATGTGTTTGTCGGTAATGTCGAACGCAGCTTTCATGGCACGACGGATTTCAGCAGCAACCTTCGGACTAACGCCCGCATGCTCATCCAGCTTCAAGAAGTTCCAAGGCGTGAACGCCTCTTCCTTGTCGCTACCCATGATCAGTTCCATCGACAGCGCTTTCTTGGCCTCAGGGCTGAGTGCACCTAACCCCAGTTGGTCAATCGTGTCTGTGATGTTGTTGGAGGACTGAGCCACCGAACTGAAGCTGTTGCGGTCGAGAACCTTGTTAACAACGTTGTTAACCTTTTGGTCGTGAGTAATGAAGCGGGCCTTTACGTAGTCATACGACATCGGCTTGAGCTTGTCTTCACCCGTCCGGATCTTCTCCAGCGACAGGTGGATCTGGCTCATCCACTGTGGAATGATTTCGTTCAGCGTACGGTCACTGCGACGGCTCCAGTGAGTTTGTTCGTAGCTGTCAGCCAAAGTACGATTGGTCAGCGAGTAACGACTACCACTGTTAGACCACGAGTTCTCGTACAACGACCCCAGACCCTTGTTAGCAGTCTTCTTCAGGGTGTTGAGAACTTCCCACTCCAACTTCGGCGTAGGCTTAGCACCCGGTGGCAACGAAGCCAGGTACTCGTCGTAGTCTTCATGACCGTTAACGTCCATACCACCGACGTAGTGACGCTGCATGGCGTTAACCAGCCCAGCTGCGTTACCCGTGGTGTAGGTTGCGACGTTACCCAGATCCTCCATTCGCTTATAGGCGTCTTCTGCCCACTTCGCTTGTTTCGGATAGTTCTTCTTGAACTTGGCGAGGTACTCACGTGCTCTGCCCGACTTCATAATGCGTGGCAGTTGGCTAATAAACAAACCAGCCGCAGCATTACCTGCGATGTCACCGAGGTTAAGGGTCATGCCCTCAGTCATCTCAGTGGCCATGCGCAGAGAGCCTACAACGTCGCCTACAGCCCCGATCGTGTCACTCCGTGCATCCTTACCGAACTTGTCGTTAATGAACTCAGAGATGCCACCGAACTTGCTCTTGACGCTGCTGAAGAACTGCGAACGGATTTCCTTACGGATAGCCTGGCTGTGAGAGGTCTTCTCATAGTCCGACATCTTCGAGAACTCACGAATACTCTTCAGTTCACTGATGACGCGGTGTTGAGCCGCTTCCTGGAACTTGTAGTACTTCGCGTTCGTCAGGTACATCCGTGTCATGACGTTCAGCTGCATGGCATCGCTACGGGCTTGTACCCGACGCTGATGATCCAACAGCTGTTCCATGAGTTGGTTGTTGCGTACCAGGGAACGGTTCAGCGTGTTCATGCTGCCGATGGTACGACCACCCACCTCGGCCATCATGTCCATGGTGCGGTCGGCGATGGTCTCCATGGTGTTGCGTTCTAGGAGGGAGTTAGCCTCGCTAGCTTCCATGGCCATCTTGACCTGATCTTCGCTGACGTCTTCCATTCGAGGGGTGCTATCACCCTCAGAAAAGTCGGTCTTTTCCCAGTCAGAAAAATCGTGGGAACTGAACTTCATCAGCTGATCGGAGATTTTATTAGGACCCCCTTTACCGAGTTTGGTTCCGGCCCTTTTTGCGAGGTACTGGAGGTCTTGTACCGTCTGGTAACTATCTCCCTTAATTTCCTCCATTACTTCGCGACGACGCTGGTTTAACTGAGCGACGTTACTGAATGCGCCAAGCCAAGTATTGGGCAAAACCATTTTGAGGGTGTTAACCCTGGCATCGGTGTCACCTACGGTCTTGCCGACGACACCCGAAAGGAAGCCGGTAGCAAAGCTTCTGATAAAGCCCGCTTTGGGTTTATCAAAATCGTCGTCAAAGTCTAGATCGCCACCAAAGGGATCGTCGTCCCATGAATCGAAATCATCGGCCATCTTTAACTCCCAAGGGATAATTTTTAAATGAAACCCACAAACCTTACGTTACTGGACTTTAACAAAATCGGTCCACCTGTGTTTCAACCGGTGACGTCCACTGACGCGTTTGAAGGCATGACCCAAAACCTCAACGAGGAAGGTCTTTATTCTCCTGAAATCTTCGGCAAGTTGGGTAGCAAAGAGCGCGACGAGACCGAAGCGTTTATCGATACCAAATTAGAAATATTCAACCCAACGTACTTTAAAGCGATGATTCAAACAAAGTCGCTTTACCTCGGAATTATCAAAGGCACGGAATACGCCGTCTGGGACCCGCAGGCCAAAGATTTCATAAAATCCAACCTCCTCGACGGGGAGACTGGTTTCAGTTTCTTTGTGAGTCACTTCAAAGAATTGCAACCCACCCTGTCCGAGAGTTACAAGCGTAAACAAAAGGTTGAACTGGTTCAGCGCTTCAAGCCGATTGCATTGGCGAATAAGGTTCTGGTTCCGCCCGCCGGTCTTCGGGACATTGAGTTCCAACCGGATGGTTCTTCAGTAGAACCTGAGATCACCGACCTATACCGCAAGCTGTTGTTCCGCACGCGGGTAGTGTCACTGGGTAGCAAGGAAGATGGTGACAACCCACTGTATGATACGGTGCGTTGGGGACTTCAGAGTTCCTACAACGATATCGATCAGTACATCTTCGATCTGATGGACGGGAAGTCGGGTCTGTTCCAACGTCGGGTTTCGACTCGGGGTGTGGTGTCGGGTACTCGTAACGTTATTACCGCCCGTAAGGTCTCCAGAGAACACTTGCACAAAGGGAACGGGGTTAACCCGAACTCGGTGGACATGGGTCTCTATCAAGCGTTGCTGAACTTTCAGTACGTTTGTATTCACGCATTGCTCACTAAGTACCTGGGGGATATTTTCCAGCCAGGCTCCCAAAACGTCAAGTTGGTTAACACCAAGACTCTGGAGTACGAATATGTCGAGGTCGCAGCAGCTGTTGTCGAAAAGTGGTCAACGGCCACAGGCATCTCCAAACTCTTCAACGGTTTCGGAAACGCTCGACTCCGCTCCAAACCCATCATCCTTTCTGGGCACTATCTGGCGCTGGTGTACGACGACGGTCATGATGTTTGTGTCCTGAGTGACATCAACGATCTGCCTGCCGGGAAAGATCGTAAACTGGTGACACCTATCACCTACATGCAGCTCTATTACCTGTCCTGCCACAAAGTCATTGGCGAACAGGTTTCCCAGCAGACGCGTTACCCGGTAATCGGTATCGGTTCCATCTTCCCTGCCAAAGTTAACCTCTTGAGCATTGAAGGGGCCAAGCCGCGAACCATCCGTAACTCCGAGTGGGATGTGATCGAAGAGTGCATGCGCTATCCGCACAACCTTGAAAAGCCTGATTACTTTGACGCCATGTCGGTAGACCCAAGTCGTGAAGCCGGTCTCGATTCCGACCACGACGGTGACATGCTCAACAGTAACAGTGTCTGTGCCGAAGACAGTAAGGCTCAGGTTAACGATCTATTCGGTAAACGTGAGTACTACATCAGCGGCAGCAATCGGTTCCTTTATGACCCTGTGAACGAACCTATCTTGTTTATGCTCAAAGCCGCCACCAGCGGTATGGAGAAATAAAGGTATGAATATCCCATCGGCGAACACGCTGAGTCCCCTAGACGCAGTAACGGGGGATGAAGCACTCTACCCCCAGTTCTACCGCGCCTTTGTACAGCGTAAGCGTCAAGAGTTGATCGCCCCTGTGTTCATCGGGATTGGCGAGATTATCTTGCCACGTGGGTCGCTGGTTCACTTCTTCCCAAACAACCCACAAGAGATCGGTCCTTCGATTTCTGAAGCCTTTATCAGCAACTACCCGGATGAGGTGTTTGTTGAGTTCCCGGCGAAGTACACCCCGGTGATTGGCAACGGTCGCGCAGTACAGATCGAACCCCGCAAGATCATCACGGGTTATCGTGGGTCGCACTACAAGTACAACTGGACCAAGGACATCAACACGGTCTACAACAAGGACAAGGTACTGGTTGTTAAGAGCTACGGCCTCGCCGACATGCTCTGGCATCCACGTGCTTCGCTGTTTATCAATTTCGAGAAGTATTACAACCACTTCAACCTGTTGATGGATGGCGTTAACGAAGAAGCTGAGCGCAGCAAACGCCGTAAGCAGTTCTACCGTATTGACCTGCCGCTGCACATGCCGTCGTTTACTGACCTGATGATCGACTACGACCATTACGTCGAAAGCTTCCGTGACGGTAAGCCGTTGCCGAGCAACAAGACCGTTCGGACTACCAAGCAGGAGAACTCCTACTGGTTGATGGACTGGATGGCGTTCCTGTTTGGTGACAACGAATTCAGTCTGCTGAATAAGCTGTCTGATAAAGCGATCGAAGATTTCCACCTGATCTTTGTTTTCAACAGTCGTGCACTGGTGATTCACCTGGGTACGCTGAAAGGGTGGTTGGATGCAGAGATGGATCCTAAAGCAAAAGCCAAGGAAGGCAGCGCGCCAAAGAGCAACCGTGATAAACACGGAAAGCGTTTGAACGCATCCAAGCGTGTTTACCTGGCCTTGCTGAACCTTACCCGAGGTGGTGTCTCGGAAGAGGAAGTAGTAAAAGAGGAAAAATCCGATGGAAGAGGAGAAGAAACAGCGTCGGCTGGGGGCGTGGTTGCAGAAGCGCCGGGAGCTGAGAAAGGGAAAGGCAAAGTATCCGGTGGATCCGGAGAAGGAACGCTTCCTCGCAAAAATGACAGTAAGCGAACTGTTGATCATCCTGATCCTCTCCGTGATGCTTTCGGTGGCGGTCAAAAAGCTGACGACGGAGTTCATGAAGGGGCCGGACAAGAGGGAGACGGAACAAATTCTGAAAGCCTTGAAGAGTGGACATCACACGTAGACGACCGTCTGCTGGAACAAGACAAGGTGGTTGCAGATACTTCGATCAAGAAGGATCCGTTTCCCAAGTTTGAAAGTGGCGTAGGGGCTGCTCTGGAAGAAGTAGCGCGTGAGGGTAAGCTGTCTGTTTCCACTCAGCAGTTCTTCATGCGTAAAGCGACTCAGGTGTATCACATCGAAATGGAAAACGGCCAGAGTCTGGCTGAATACATGGAGATCAAACCAGAGGAGCTGAAGACGCTTACCAGCGACGCAAAGATCGAGGGTAACTTCCCCACGATTCTCGACCAATCGATGCTCCAGAGCCGTGCCAAGGTCTTGAAGCAGGGTTATGTGGACAAGTTCCTGCATAAGGACATTGCCCGCATGGCAGTCGGTATTCAAAACGCCGGCTTTGCGTTGAACGACTACAAGCATGAGCAGATCCACGGTGTAGAAGGTTCCTACGACGTTGTGACGATGCAAGTCCACCACGTCGATGGCGAACAGTCGACTCACCAGGTTCGCTTCCCTATGGTGAACAAGGACAGTTCCTTCACTGTTGACGGGGTTAAGTCCCACCTGCAACTGCAACGCATGGAACTGCCGATCCGCAAGATCGACGCCAGTACTGTGTTGTTGACCAGTCACTACGACCGCCAGCTCATGGTGACCCGTAGCAAGAAGGTTGTGGACGATCTGGGTGTGTGGCTGAAGAAACAGATCCTGCTGCGTGCTATGGCTGACAAGGACATCACGCTCAGTCGTGGTAATGGTCGTAACCGTGACTATACTGGTCCGCGGATCTACACCATCTTGGCCAGTCGTTTCCAGTGGATCAATGTCGGCGGCTACATGCTGGACTTCCGCATCGAGAAGCTGCTGGAAGAGTATCCAGAGTTCAAGAAGTTCACCAAGCCGGACATGTTCCTGGTGGGCGTCAAGGACAAGAAGCCGATCACGATCGACAGCTACGGCAACCTCTACCTGGACGGTGTTGAGTTTAACACCTTTGAAGGGTTGATGGGGATCAACTTCAGCAAAGCACCTAACGAACATGCCGTGATCAACATCAGCGGCTTTCAGTTTCCTCTGGGTGTTGTGCTGTGTTACTACTTCGGGATTGACGAACTGCTGAAGATCGTTAAGGCTACCACTCGAAGTGTCCCTATGGGTACCCGGCCTAAGTTGGCGGATGATGAATACGCCATTCAGTTCAACGACGAGTATTTGATCTTTAACCGTCGTGAGAAACTGTCCACCTTGATCTTCGGTGGGATGCCTAAGTTGAACAACATCAGTAACTTCAGCCGAAGTGACCTGAACAACAAAGGTATCTGGGGTCCGCTGATGGGAGACCCTAAGGTTCGTCCTTCTCAGTTCCTGGAGATGAACCTGCTGTACAAAATGTTTATCGACCCGGTCACTAAAGACCAGTTGAAACGCATGGGTTACAGCGAGTCCTTCCATTACCTGCTGATCGATGCTGCGAAGCTGCTGGAAACCGACTACACCCCTCACGAGGTGGAATTGGAAGAACAGCGGATCGTTGGCTATGAGCGTTTCGCAGGGCACTTCTACAAGGTCATGGTAGGGGCATCGCGTCAGTTCTTCAACAAAGGTAAGGGTCGTAAGCAGAAGCTGGAGATCAACCCTGAAGCTGTGATCATGAACATCCTCAAGGACACCTCGGTTAACCGGGTAGAGGAAGTGGGCCCAATTCACCAGTGTAAGGATCAGGAGGAACTGACCTTTGGTGGCACGGGTGGTCGCAGTGAGATCACGGTAGTTAAGCGCGCACGTGTGCAGCTGAAAAGCTATCGTGGCAAGATCTCTGAGGCGAACAAGGATAGCGGCAAGGTAGGTTTCGTAACTTACTTGACGTCTGATCCTTTGATCCTCGACTACCGCGGCAACATCGACACCAAGAGTAAACCATCTGCTACCTCGCTGTATTCGGTAACAGGTAACCTCGCATTCGGTATGAACAAGGACGATACCAAGCGTGGCATGTTTACCTCGACTCAGGCGTCTCAAGCGGTCAGTGCTGAAAACTACACCATGCCAATCACCCGCACAGGCTATGACAACATCATTGCTCAGCGGACCTCTGAACTCTACAGCAAGGTTGCTAAAGAGGCCGGTAAGGTAACGGCTGTTGAAGACGACCATATGGAAATCACCTATAACGACGGCAACACTGAAAAGTATCCGTTGGGTTTGGTTATTGGTGAAGCCAGTGGTGAGTACCATCGTCACACCCGCGTTACCGATATGAAAGTCGGCGACAAGTTTACGAAGGGTGAGATCCTGGGTTGGGACAAGCAGTGGTTTGCGCGTGACCCATTCTGCCCAGGACAAGTGGTTTGGAAAAACGGTCGTCAAGTTCGTATTGCGCTGGTAGAAGACCAAGACACCTACGAAGACTCCATCGCGGTTTCGAAAGAGATCATGGAGGAATCGATTACCCCGTTCCTGACGAAGAACACCTTCGCCGTGGATGTGGATAAAGTTGTGACCTTCCGGGTTAAACTAGGTGACCAAATCGACTACGACGCGATTTTATGCGAAATTGAAGAGAGCCACCTGGCGGGGGCTGGAGAGGCGAATAGCCAAGTCGGGGATATCAACCGTCTGGGGATCAAGCAGATCCGCTCCAAGTACCACGGCCAGGTCGTGAAGATCGAGGTGATGTACAACTCACCCGCGGAAAAGATGTCGGACAGTGTGCGTAAACTGGTTGCTGCTTCGGACAAAGAACGCAAGCGCATGTCTTCGATTGATGGCAGTGTTCCAACAGGTAGCGTGAGTAACAACCTCAACGTGAGTAAGCCTGTATTGTCACCAGGAAAAGTATTGTTTACTGTCTACGTCGAATCCATGGATGGTTCTACCACCTCGGACAAATACGTAATTGCCAACCAGATGAAAGGTACTGTCAACGGTGTAATGAAGAAGCCGTTGATGACTCAAGACGGTCGTGTGGTAGACGTCAAGTGTAGCTTTAAAGGCGGCTTTAACCGCATGGTACTGAGCTTACGGGATCGACTGGGTACAAGTGAACTGTCGGTTGGGGTTACCAAACAGGCTATTGCCATTTACAGAGGTAAGTAAAGATGAGCTTCCGGACAGTCAACGGGGTTAAGGACGTACAAGTGGTTCTCGAAGAGAGCCATGTCTACTCTGGCGGTATTGACGGCGTCTGGGGTGCTGGGTCGGCGAATGGGGTTCTGAAGCTTCTTCAGGACTACCATTTGTTCCTGAACGGGGGGCGCTCTGTGCCCCTCCCAGTTACCGCAGGCAAGGGTCTTGAAATACAAGGCATCAAGGACATCCAGAGCAACCTTAAGCTGGTGGGTCTGTACACCGGTGAAGTTGACGGTATTCCGGGTAACGGCAGCCTGGGTGGTTTGCGTCAAGCAGCCTTCAGCTATGCCAAGCGCAACAAGGTTCCGTTCTACGACCTCGGTTGGAGTGCACGGGTTCCTGCGGCCTTCACCAAGAAGGTACGTGACTGGGCTACACAGCGCAGCATGTTCCCCGGTGCGGCTTCTGCACTGATGGCGTGCATGTGCTTTGAATCAGGCGGCACCTTCCGTCCTGATAAACAGAACAACGGCGGTAGCAACTACTGGGGTCTGATCCAATTCGGTAAGGACGCGGTAGAAGACTTGGCTAAAACGTTTGGGTTGAAGATCACCCTGGATGACGTCAAGGCCATGAGTCAACTGGATCAACTCGATCTGGTGTTCAAGTATTTCGAAATGTGGCAGAAGCGCGGCAAGGTTTACAAGCGCCTCGAAGACTTCTATCTGACGATCTTCTATCCCGCTGCTGTGGGTAAGGGTCCAGACGAAGTTCTGTTCACCAAAGGTTCTGAGGTTCCTATCATTGCCAAGTCGTATGTCCAGAACAACGGATTCGACATCAACAAGGATGGGGCCATCACCGTGGGCGAGATCTGTACTCGTCTCTACGATTTCTATTACCAAGGGATGTCGGTCAAAAACCGTGTCTCCAGCCCTTCACCACTCTAACCCTACCAGGAGATCGGTCCGATGACTGATAAAGAGCAACTCATCACCAACATCGTCACGGTAGCCAATACCGTGGAGGTGGTCAAAAAGACCCTCGCCAAAGTAGGGTTGCAGTTCCTTGCCCCTTTGGGTGAATCCATGCTGGATGAGAAAATCAGCAAGGCTATCGTGGGCTGCGTTCAAGGAGCGTCGAAATGATTCGTGAATCCAGCATTGCACTGGGCGAACTGATCGCCGTTGGCGGGGGTACCTTCCGCCCGAGTCAAGTGATCGCCGGCCTGAACGGTGAGTCCTCTGGCGCCCTGGCCTTTACTGACAACTTCCGTCAGGAGATCATGGATGCCAGCCAAGGCAACATGCACACCGAAACCGTTGAAGGCGCTTCTGATCGTCTGGCTGAGATGATCCGTGAGTCGTTGGGCAACATCCGCACTTACGGCGTGCCAATGGCGCGTCGTGTGTTGAAGGACACCCAGCTGCTGTATTCGCGTAAACAACTGCAAAGCCTGACCGAGCAGTTGGTCGAAGTCCAGTACATCAACGTGGACAACGGCTTCTTCGAATCGGCGCTGTATCCAACTGAAGTCCGTGACAAGTCGCTCACCTACACCGGTGTTGACCTGAAGTTGGCCAACCAACTGAAATGGCGCTGGCCTGATCAGAAAGAGATCATCGACTTCATCGGTGCTTCTCACGGTGACCTCATCGCCATCCTCGAAGATGACGACGAAAGTCTGACCGACGCGGCCAGCCGTATCTCCGATTTCGGCGAACTGCAACAACTGTTCACGAACAACGACGGTATCTTCGATTTCTCGCAAATCAAGTCTGTTCGTTTCGTGCTGCTGCTGAAGATGTACGTCCTGCTGACCAAGATGTACTTCAGCGAAGATCCTGCGCCGTGGCTGGAAACGGGTGAACTGTCGACCTACCGCAGCTTCGTGAGCCTGCTGTGGAACGGCATGACTCTGTACCTCATCAAGCTGAAGCAGGTGGTGCAAGTGTACCGTCAGCGTCAACTGGTAATCGTGCCGGAGAAGCAGCCTTCGCTGACGCCTCACAGTCAGTCGCAATACGGTGACACTCGTTTCATGCAAGCCAAGCTGAAGGTGTTCTACACCAACGGTATCCTGGACAAGATCCAGTCGGCAGGCGTGGGTTTCACTGAATCGCTGATGGGTTACTACTGGGCATCGCTCACCGGTACCCCGATGACCATGACCGACTTCATCGCTGATGTGGGTAAAGGCGGTGTTCACGCCAAGGCTTACTACGGCCACATCCACGAGAAGCTCTCGACTCAGTCGCGTGACCTGTTCATCAAGGGTGGCGTTAAAGCGATCTTCGACTTCATCAGCGAGAACCCTGCGCTGCTGGAACGTGCGAATGCCAGTCGTGGCGAAAACCAGATGCTGATGAGCTGGGTAGCGGGTACCTTCTCCGGTCAACTGGAAAAGGCTCACTACATTCTGGCTGAGCGTTTCAGCGGTGATGCTGTGCTCGACGTTGCCGGTGGCGATGACGGTGCTGATCCTCGTCTGGACGCACTGCTGGAAACCACGCTGATCCCTGCGTTCCTGCGTGCCTGTGGTGCCACCCTGACGGCGGACATCATCGAAGCCACCTTCGTGGACACGAGCAAAGAAGACAACGTCATGGACAAGCGTGAGCGCCTGACCGTTGCGGTGGTTAACGAACTCGTGAAACGCCTGCTCGGAGCTTAACCGATGGACGTCGGCAATCTCAAGCACGACCCCAAGATTGCAGACCGCCTGTTGATTGAAATGGAAGATGGGTCCGTTATTGCTAAACGCGATTTCGAGATTCATCTTCCTAAGCGTTTCGTTGACAGCGGCATGGCAGAGGTTGGGGAAACAGTCACAACGCCAGTGGTGCTTGGGTTGGTGATCCCAGGGGATAGTTACGCTCCCCTGATGTCATTGATGGACATTACCCTCGTTCCGTTGAGCATTCGTGAAGTTGCAATCAAGGGCACCCAGTACCTGGTGTTGGAGTTTACCAAAGGTGACACGGTAATCGACAACATCAACGTGCTGCAAGAGCCCAATCACCCGTACGCGTATTACATGGAGTTCCTCTACTACGCCAAGCGTCCTTGGTATGTCACTGAAAACGCCTTGTCGTCGATGTTTGACTTGGCAGCTTCGCAGAGTGGCGACCCGGTAGGTAGCAGTCCTCAGGTGATGCGCGTCTACATGTCATTAATGTTCCGTGATCCAGACAACCTGGAGAAGCCGTACCGGTACAGTAAGGCGATGTTGGAAGGACGACCTCCAGTCATTGTAGGTCTTAATAACAGTGGGCTCCTGATCGACGGTACGTTCCCGAAAATCATGGGCGGTTACCAACGTGACAACACGGTAGCGGCTATTGTGAACCCTGATGACCGTGTTACTGACCTGGAGAAGATTATTAAAGGGGTCCCAGTATGAGCCAGATACTTACATTTGGTAGCACGGTGTTGGAAGGTAGTGGTAAGCGCGGGATCCTCAAACCGATGGAGCCCGGCGGTCATTACTACCTGATGAACGCGGGTGGTTTCAACATCAAAAACCGCGGTGGCGTGGGTTATCGTTTCAATGACTACGTCAAAGAGTGCATGAACCCAGACAGCGACCTGAACCGTCGTGCAGCGGAAAACCAGCTCTGGTGTGAGTTGGGGCACCCTCCGCAGTACTTCTGGACCCGTGAAGGCGGGCGCATCATTCAAACGCCTATCACGGATCTGTATCAGTGGATCCATCGTCTGCGTACAGTGTTGGAACCCAACGTCTGCGCGTCGATCCGGAAGATCCACTTCCTCTTGACCGGTGGCGACAAAGACCCGGTGCACAACAAAGTAGAGATCCGTTCATTCGGTCCTCTCAAAGAAGTGTTCCAGGACAGCATCGAAGATCCGGACATGAACACCGCAATCTCCATCCGTACGGTTACCAAGCCGCAGCAGATGGGTGATCGTAACCGTGAAGTTGAATACTGGACGGGCTACGACGTGGTGATGGAGCAGGGCATGTTGAACGCCTGCAAACACCGTACCGCAGGTCTGGAGGACTTCCTGTCTTCGGCCCTGTACAACCCAGAGCCTGCGGAAGTTATGGCAACGGTTGACGAGTTCCTGTTCATGTGCAAGCAAACGGTGCACGGTGAGGCAGCGAAAGCTCGCTTTGCAGGTACTGAGAGCTACGAGCGGGTTACTTCGATGATTCGTGAAGTAGAACAACGTCTTCGTGGTCAACACGACAAGAAGATTCAGGTTGTGCGTTCCAGTGCTCTGTCGATCTTCAAGTAATACCCCTTATAACTGCTACCGGGGGCGACCCCGGTAGCAGTTATATTTATTCACGGCACCACGATACATATAGCAATTAGTGCATTTTGTTAAAAACCATGAGGATGAAGTTAATGGATATTGAATCGCGTGCGGCTACGCAGCTGTTGGAAACACTGTCTTTCGTAAACACACTGCGCGAAGTCACCGGCGGGGTTAAAATCATTCAGGCACTTCTGGAGACTTCCTCGAAAGAGTGGGACAACTCCAAAGATGCCAACGACGACACTCACCTGATCCAGGGTGTAGCAGTCAGCACCAAGAAGTCCGATGCTGTTCACGTTTATATCGCCAAGATCGTGGCACAGCACATGCGTTCGGTGGGCAATCGTCAAACGGCGTGGACCAAAGGCACCATCGCTTCCGAGCACCACACCAACGTGGCCATCACCAACCGTATCGCCGCCGGCGACTTCCAGACTCACGTCGATCTGTTCAAGATTGTTGCTGGTCGTCTGCTGGGTTACGACGATGGTCTGTTCGACTTCGCTCTGGCTGAAACACCGCGTGACAAAGCAGAAGCGCTGGTTGCCTACATGGCCACTCGCTTCGACCTGTCGGATGACCGCAATTGCGCACTGTCCGATTACCCGAATGCGACCGACTTCGTTGAAATGATGTTCGAGAAGGAAGGTTTCACCAACGAATACTTCCTCAAGACCATCGGGCAGGTTATCTCGTACTTCGCGAATCCTACCAACGACGCCGGTAGCCATCTGACCGATCCGTTCGACGTAATCGACATGCTGGCCACTGAGTCGGACTTCGACTCCCTGACGTCGGCTACAACGCTCCTGGGCGTTACTGTACACACCATCATCCTGGACAAGCATGACCTGGATCCAGAAGCCACTGTCGCAGAACTCCGTAAGGTGTATGGTGATGTGAAGTTCATCGCACCCAACGGTGTACTGGACCTGAACAGCGACGAAGCCCCAGTTGTTCAAGTGGGCGTTGTCGATGCTCATCGCGAAGCCAGTCTGACCGTGAAACGTATCGATGAAATCGTTCCGGCATCCACCGTCAAGATCGATGCAGCATTGAAAGGTGAAGAGACTGTTCTCGGTTTCGATCATCGCAACGGTGACTACAAGCTTGCCGGTGATGGCAAATCGGTTTCCGGTGAAGCCCCTTTCCGTACGGTCACTGCTGACTATCCGGAAGAAGCAGAGAAGCCAGTTGAGTAAGTGATGTCCGGTCTGTTGTTTGGGTTAGAATATTTCAAGCCTATATTACTATCCCGAGCAACAGACTTACCGTCTGGGGGGACGTGGACAACACCTCTTCTTGCTTCCTAATTTCTAACACCTGTACTCACACGAGGTTTACAATGAGCTTGAATAAAGAATACACAGCCGCACAAGACGCAGCCGTTAAAGATCTGGTGGAAAACGTCACGTACAACAAGGCCACCAACCACGCTACGTTCGACGCTGCCAAACTGGAACTGCCGGAAGACATCACTCCGGAATCGATGCAAGCCCACGTGTCTTACATCAACCAGCTGTCCGGCCAGGTTGAAGTGGCTACCGCTCAAGTGGCTCGTGATCAGTTCGCTGACAACAACAAGCTGACCACCATCGACGGCACCCTGGACTTCGGCGGCTTCACCATCAATTCCCAGCACCACCTGCAACAGCAAGTGGGCGACGATCACCTGTACGGCATCTCGACCACCGCGATCGACTACTACCACAGCGAAGAACAAACTGACTGGTTGCAAGAACACCGCGACCAACACGTAACGCTGGCCACCGCGCTGTTCGGCTAATACCTCCACAGTAGTACGGATGACTAGGGAGCAATCCTTAGTCATCCACTATTACGCATTTTGTTTTTCGTGAGGTGTCATATGTCTCAAGATCCACTCAACGAACAATTCATTCCCGACGGTAGCGTGGAATGGGTTTATACGCCGCTGCCTGGTTCTCCGGTTCAGGTTCCTTCGTTCTTCATGGACGGTGGGTACAACGCTGAACTTCATAAGCAGGGCTGCAAAGAGCTGGAAGAGATGTATCCTTGCAGTACGTTTCTTATTGTGGATCCTCCCGTGAGCAGTCATGATTACAAGAAGCTTTACCGTGAATTAGACGAAACGGGGTTCTTTACAGACCGTAAGTCTGAAGGTGACGTAAATGGGTTCAGAGTGTCGTATGCGCTTACCTTCACCATGAAGCCCAATGGTGTTAACGTCACCTGTTCTATTCCTGGTTACAGCCGTAGCAAAGGAAAGATTGCTGTTCCTAATATACGCGTTGTAGAGTTCTATTCCGATGGCAGTGCATGGGTTGCTCAGCCAGCTAAGTTGGATGAAGCTATCCGGGCTATTGAAGCGCTTATTGAGCAGCGTAAAGCGACGGGGTAATAATGGATACATACGAACTTGTTCAGATGCTTGTCAAGATGGGTGTGTTCTTTGCCCCCCAAGACCAGTTTGTAATAAAGGACTGTTTGGTGAAGCTCTACACCAATCCTCAGTTTGACAACAACGGCTTGGAAGTCTCTATCGGTCATCCTGAGTATGCTGGTGCTTACGTACCTTGGTACAGCTACACTCATGGGAGCCACCTGGGGCATTGTTTCCACGGTGAGACGATAAGTGCTACGAAACTACGTGCTGCTTTGTCAGCGGCTATCGTTACTTGGTACGGTGCTGAATCAGTGGACATCATGTTTGGCGCGGGTATGTACTTGCGGCTTCTTGATACTACATTGAGATTTGATCCTGATTTTAAAGGTCACCTCAAAATAGTTAAACTCGGTCCTCGTAAAGACCTACAAAAAGATGTAGACGAACACTTGCTCAAACTTCCTTTCGAGGAAGTCCATTCTTGGGGCATGCCATTGGCCCCTTATTCTGGAGGGATCCACGTGACCACTAAACTCAATAAGGCGGAAGCCCAAGTGCCACGTATCAGCTATCGCGACGCCGTAGCCAATTTGGCAGCAGAAGAAAAGCTCCGCTTCGAAGGGGAACACTATAAGCCCCAGAAAGCCGAGCCAAGTCCTTTCGGCGATAAACCTGAGGGCGTGGATGATCACCCGTGGGTAGCCTGGCGTCGTAACCACTACTCCACTCCGGTGGGTATGAAGGCTGACGAATACCGTCGGGCGCTGATCGATGTACTGGAGACTGAACCCTTCCGTACGTTGAACAGCCTGAGTCTGGTTAACTGTGAACGCGAACGCCACGGTCATTTGACACTGGGGTGGGTCATCTGTATGTACTACAATTTCGGCGGTAAGTCCTGGGAAGAAATTCACCAGGTAGGTATTGAACGCATCAAATACGATCGTCGTAAAGACGGTAAAAATTAATAGGGGGTAGGTATGCTTCATGAACTCGATTATGACAAAGACTTGGATTTGACACTCGGACTGGTGCGCAAAGAGTTACGCGCGCTGGTAGACGGCCGTACGTTCGTCGATGAGCGGGAAATGCGTGGCGGTAAGACCGGGCATTACTTCCTGCCAAACAGTTTTGCCGTTATGGCAGGTCTGCGCTATCTCGGGGAAGATTCTTCCGCTCAGCCTCTTAAAACGTTCACCGTTATCGCCAAACCAGTAACAGTGGTCGTACACGGCGGCGGTACTGAATACGAATTGATGTTTGCCAGCTTCGAAGACGCGCAAAGCGGTGCTATCTCGTTGGGCCTGGAACGCGAGATCGTGTATGGCGACATTACCATGCACGAAGAACTGCTCGACCAGCGAGCGGCGTTTCCAGGTATTATCGACGTGGTCGGTTCTGCGAAAAAAGCCAGCAATCGGTCTCTGGCGGATATGTCATTGTATCCAGCAGGGCGCCAGGTCAGTTCCGGTAACAAGGACCCCTATTTCTTAGGGTTCATGCTCGGATCGACCATGGGCGGCGATTGCCGTTCGCTACACATCAGCATGGCCGGTGAAGGTGAGTACGACATCAAGCACTCCGGTGACGAACACCGCTATACGCCCAATGCCTGGGTATCGGCCAGCCGTCTGCTGGAAAACCCCAACACCTTCGAAAAACTCTGCCCGTGGTCTGCTCAGTTTGTTGAGGCGCTGCGGGGTAATCGTAATCACTGGACGCCTGAGCGCGAACAGGGTTTGAAAACTATTCGTTAATCGTTTTATCCATCAGGAGCAATACCCATGTTGTTGAAGTCTATCCCTAAAGGTGCTGAATTCACTTACGGCGTTCACGGCCCATCCCTGGCCGCTATCGTGCCTGACAACGCGTTCACGCTGTTGCCTCAGGAACAGCTGCGTGACGCTGTACGTAAACTCGACGAAATCACCATGGGCTCCGTGCGCGCTCTGAACGCCAAGTTCGAGTTGCTGCGCCAAGGCATCGGTTACATCCTGTTCTACCGCATCGAACGTGATTTCAGTGGTAACAGTTTTGTTCAATTCATGGTCTATCGCCGCAACAAGACCAACAACGAAGGTCAGCTGGTCTCCAAACTGAGCCTGGGGGCTGGCGGTCATATCGAAGGTTTCGACGTGTCCTACCACCGGATCATTAAAGACGAGTTGCTGCACGGGACTCCGATCATCGATATGGGTGAAACCACCGACGATTCCGTTGATCGTGAGGGCGGTGAAGAAGTCAAGCTGTTCGACAAAGATGACCAGAACGTTACTGGCGATGTCATGGTCGATGCCAAAGAAGGCCCGTTCAACAAGATCGGCTTCGTGATGGACAGCAAGCCTGAAGAGAAAGGCTACGTCGGCAACATCCATTACGGTGTGGTGTACGCCATCGACGCTTCTGAAGCTGTTCGCTTCGAAATGGCTGAGCCTCAGAACGACGCTGTTGCCTGGGCGTGTGCTGACGACCTCAAGAACGGCGACCTGTTCAAGAACCCTGAATGCCCGCTCGAACCGTGGTCGCAAATGATCGCTGATCAAATCGATGCGGTTGAAGACTACATCCTGACGCACTTCGCGCCGGCGGCCTAACCGCAATGCACTGCCCTCTTCGGAGGGTGGTGTTTATTTTTTTGTCATGTGGGGGATTTATTAATGGTCGTTAGAAGTAAAGAAGTTTCTCCTGAGCTGCGATCCTTATACGAGGAAACAATACAGGTGTTCACCAAAGACATTACTGGTACATTTATAGGCGGGATTGTCGTTGCAATAGTTCCCATGGAACATTGGTCACCCAATATTTACTTTTACGATTTCGCTAAACGTCGTGACCCAATTGCCGAGATCGGTAGTGGTGGGCAAAGTCTAGTGTTCCGACCTTACTCAGTTAAGGGTCATAACGGCGACGTTTATCTTGATGAATCCATTGTGTTAGCACAGATGCAAGTCTTACCTGAATTGATAAGAATGAGAATCCAGGAAGTACAAGCGTTAGAACTGGGTGTAGCGGTAAGGCACGTTCACAAGTTTACAGATCCCAATTACGTACCACCCCAACAGAAAAAGAAGCAGGGACGGAATAAATAATGTCAGAAGTTAACGTTGCTTTCAGTTCGGGTATTGATTCAACTGCTTTGCTGGTAATGGGTCTGCGTCGGGGGTTTCGTGTGAACCTGCACATGATCAACGTGTCTGGTATTCCTGAGACGATGATGTACGAAGCGTACACGATGTGGCGTATCATTGAAGAGGTCAAGAAGATGACCTTCAAGAGTGGGAGTATCGGGACTGTTTCTTACAGCTTTGAATCACCCTTCCCGGCTCGTACGAAGGGCGGTACTGAAGACCAAGTCTGTAACTCCATTGTACAACAACTCGCCACTGTCTTGGGCATGGTGGATATTCGGCGGATGAACTATGACCAATGCCCAGGGACCTGGATTGGGTGGAACAAAGCAGATGCTTCCGAATCCTCCCTAATTGAATGGGATCACACCGAGCAAGATTACGAAGACCTTGTTACTAAGGTTCCAGCTATGATCGGTCGTCTTGGTAATGCGGACAACCTGGAAACGCCTTTCCGTATGCCGTTGTGGGATTTGAGCAAGAAAGAGATCTACGCTATCTTGCCACCAGAGTTGAAAGCACTGACTTTGGTAAACGGCAAAGCCTATGTTGATCCTGAGAAGAACAAGGCGACGTATAACGCCTATCCACACAAGCTTAAGGAACTTGCTGAGCAGCTGGATATGGAAATGCCAGAACACTGGGCTGTTGATCTAACCGACATTCCTGCGCACATCCGCATTATGTGCGGCTATGGTCTACCATCTGATGTGGGGTTGTCCGATGATGCGTTACCACTTGTTCTTGAGCTGAGCAAGTTGTTCTCGTGGAAATACAACATTACTTTTGAAAAGGCCGAGAAAAGTAACGCTGTCAGCAACTTCAAGTATTTCGTAGACAACCACATTGAACTGGTTGGTAAACTCTCCGCATTTAAGAAAGAGGAAGCAGTCGCATGAAGGGGCACTTAATTGTTGTAGAGGGCCTAGGAGGCTCTGGAAAGACCAGTGTCTTGGATCGCATGGAAATGCAGCTGCAACAGGCTAACGTTCCTTACATCCGCACCCGTGAGCCCGGCGGTACCTTTGCTGCCGAGTATCTGCGCAAATTGTGTCGCGAAGGCATTCCGGATAACCCAGGTAAGTTGGACCCTATGACGGTGGCATTGCTGTTCAATGCTGCTCGTTCTGAAAACATCAAGGACGTAATCAAACCAGCGCTGGCAGCAGGTAAAGTGGTTCTGTGTGATCGCTTCTGTGATGCAACGTTTGCCTTCCAACATGAGGCCGGTCTGAAGAATCTGCTCGACCTTCATCTGGCGGCACACGGTGATTTCTTCCCGGACCTTACTTTCCTGTTGGACGGCGACCCTGCGATCTTCCAACGCCGGATTACCCCTGAAGAAATGGCCAGCGATCAGTTTGACTCCATGGGAATGGAGAAGCTGAACATCGCCCGCAAGAACTTCGTAAACCTGACCAAGTTCCGAATTCACGACGGCCGTTACGTTTTGGTTAACGCTGAAGTTAACCAAGACCAGGTCTACGCGCAGATCCTCCCTGATCTGATGGGTGTCATTGACCGGATGAAACAACGCCCGGATCCAGTGCCGGCACCAACATTAGACCAGCTGTTGGAGCTTTCGCAGAAGTCCACAAAGATGTTAGAAGGTCTGGTTGAGACTTACACCCCTACCGACCGTCCCGCGGTGTCGATCAAGGACTAGATGCTATAGTCCAAACAAGAGGTTAGGGTTATGACACCTGATGACGAAATGCGCCAACGGCTTCACCTGGATTCCCTGGGCAAGGTCTATTCGACTGTTCCACCGGAACGTAACTCCTGGAGCCCTCAAGGCTTGAAGGAAGATCCGAACTTTGTAAAACGTGCTGAACCGCCTAAGCAGTTCGGTTACGGGATGGAACTGAATCTCCCCAAACGTTAACTCGTTATTATACCTACCTAGCCCGTAATAGGCTAGGTAGGTATATTTAAGATACATCATCTTTCAGGTCTATATTACTCCTGTGATTAAGACAATTAAGTCTTTCATACTCCGGAGTAACATCATGAACAATTCCATCGCTACTGTTTCTTTCATGGCTGACCGTTTCGCTAAACTGCTGGCCAACATCGCTTTCGAAATTCCATTCGAACCAGAGTGGAAAAACGGCACTGGTTACTTTGACCATGCTGTTGATTGCTACGTGCCTGAAGGGCGTGTGGTCAAAGCTGTTTGCCCAAGCACGCAACGCCGCATCGTTCTGGTCGGCACCGTGCTGGGTACTGTGGTTGTGTTTGAACGCTACACGCCAGACATCGGCCAGGCATTCATTCTGACCTGGCATGCTCCTAAAGCGCTGCGTGCATTCATTGGCGAACCAGCACTGACGTCGGACACGCTGGAAAAGATCGTCTGCACCTACCACCCGCAGGAAAACATCAGTGCGCACGTTGACCGTCTGATTGACGATGGCATCAAAGCGCGCATTGCCCGCAAGGTGGATGTAGCGTCGATACACATGCCAGCTCCAGAGAAGGGCGTTGCCTGCCGTGTGGTGCCTGACGATGAAGTATCGTCGGATTACCGCCCGTTGGTGATTGCTGACTCCAACGTGTCGCAGATCTTCGTGGCTGTTGCTAAAGCAGTTCATGCAGCCAAGGGTGTGGTAAAAGACGATCACCGCGCATCCATTGGCGGTACCCTGAAGCTGTGTGGTGTGGCGACTCTGGATAATGGTGATTCTTCCATTCCAGTGGCGCTGATCGACGACGAGTACTTCTCGCTGAACGAACTGTACCTGGACGAAGCGGGTGTTCCACACGTGTCCACTCGTTCGGTGGCTGGTGTGATTCACACGCCGAAGTCTCAGAACGTGACACTGGAGCAAGGCATCGCTGCTTACAACAAGGCGATGGAAGGCAATCGCTTCTCGTGTGGCCAAGTCAACAACGTAGTCCTGTTCTAAGCAGGACGTAAAAGGCGGGGGAGAAATCCTCCGTCTTTTATTTTTTGGGGGATTAGGAATATTCCCCTTCATCAAAGGAGTTAGTTATGCGATTGCTTATCGTGCTGTTATTGGTGGTCCTTGCTTCGGCAGAGCCCGCCATGGCCAGAGCAGGTATCATGGCTGGTATACCTGAGAGCAAACAAGAAAGTGTTCTGATGAGCTGTGACACGGAAGCTGGCAAGAGTCTGCTAGTCCTTCGTGATCCAGATACAGACACCTTCACGATTCTCTACGGTAAAGACCTGATCCGGCCTGAGCAGATAGTAGTCAAGCTAGGCAATGACATGGGTACCTCCTATCACCATTCCGCGTCGGAAGCTACCGACACTCGAGAGATCTACTCGGCGGATGGGCAACAGTTCACTACAGTGGGCTATATGGATAAGGCAGGTGTCATATCGGCGTATTACAAATTACAAACCGGTGTGACAGTGTTGATCTCGGATAAGTGTACTGCGGCTAGTATCAGCAGTGCGTTTGACTTCTCTGAGAACTTCTCCAATATGACCGAGGTTGACTAAGGTAGCGGGAGGGTTTCCTCCCCCACCTACCTTTCTTTATTTTTTTGCTTTAAGTACAGGAGTACGTTATGAATCGGTTTCGTATAGCGGACCGCAAAAACTTCCAGCTCTTTCAGGGCATTCTTACTGTTGCAGGCAATTACCTTCCTTTGGGCTTTATCTTCAGAGTTTTCAACCACATGAAGAAGAACCCTGAAGGATACGATCAAGAGTGGTTGTACAACGCTCTGTGTGCTACCAAGGACCTCTCTCAGCTACATTCCCTACCTGAGGGTGCTCTTCACGTGATGTACGCCGTGACGATGCTTATGGAGACTGGTAGGACGTATGAGAGTTCTATTCCCACAGACGCCGCTGCGGCGTTTGCTGTGGTGTTCTTGAATGAACATGCCGACGGTTTCTTCTCTGATGACGAAATACAAAGCATCTACAAAAGCTGTCGCCGTACCAGCGTCATGAATATGCGACCTTCGGTGGACACCACCATTGCTGTTGTGGCAAATGAAGTTCGGTTATTAACGGACATCTTTTATCCGAACCCGGCAAAGATGGTGATTGAATTTGTCAGAAACAATTCTACGCCTAATCTCGCCCCCATGGAACCTGATGAATGGTGCAGAGAGTTAGCGGTTAGTTTCGCTGAGCGCTTTGGCCGTCGTGGAACGGCGTGGAAAACGCTGCCAGTCATGGTTCTAAACAACAAGCAGGAGCAGTTAAGAAACTTCCAGGCTCTGGCTGATGACGCGGATTATATCAGCGGGCTTGTGAAGAATAACTATAACCGCATTTTTGCTCGAAGGTAAAAAGGTATGTCAGCACTCATCGAGGACTTCATACTGGTCGCTATCTGGGCAACCGTTGTTGTCTTACTGGTGGTACGGCACAAGGAAAGACGTGGGCTGCTCTACGGATTAACCTTAACCGATGACGGTATGACGTTCTGGTACAGATTAGGAATCTACGCCGGAACTGTAACGATGGTTCGCGATGTGATGGTAAAGGAGCCACAACTAACCGGAAACGTTGTGGGTTGGTTGTGTCGGTTCCCTGTTCGCTACACGAATAAGGAGATGTGCAACTACATCAGGATGTATGCCCCTTTCTGTTCTGAGACCACGCCTCACTCGAAGGACCTTTGGATCTTTAATGAGGTGGTCAATCGAAACAACAATGGTTTGATTAGTGTCTATGGTCAGATCTTCTTGTTTGACAATCGCGATGGTAAAGGCTTTTATTGAAAAGCAGCTATAAGCCCTCCTAGCCCGCAAAGGCTAGGAGGGCTTATATTTACGCTTAACCCAGGTAGTCGCCTGCCTCGGCCGCTACGGTTGCTTTCGCTGCCGTCATGCGTTCGATGGTACCTGCGTTGGCGAGGTTTTCCAGTACCGAAGTACGTTCCTGGAAGCCGGCCGGTGCAGTCACCGCGTCAGGGTTGAACAGTGGGAGCAGTTGCAGCATTTTGCGAGCGATCTGTTTCACCGCGAGGGTGTCCATTTCGATCACGCCGGTGAATTCCATCTCGATGGAGCGGATTTGGTTTTCGTCGGCTTTGTTGCGCTTGATCTCGATCGGAACGGTCGTGGTCGGCTGACCGGCAACCAGGATAGCGGCGTGAGCCACGTCCTTCATGTTGCGGGTTGGCTCGAAGTAGATCGCCGAGTACGAGGTGTCGTCGAGCAGCATGTCGCCCGGATCATCCAGAATCACCATTTTGGCGTTCAGGATTTCAGGGTCCATGACACCCCAACGCGACCAGGTCTTCAGCATGTGAGTGAAGACTTCACCTTCCACGTCGTAGGCCTTGTGCGTCACGCTACCCAGGGAGCGGGTAGCGCCGGTTGCCACGGACATTTTGTGACCAGTCCACTCCATCGAACCGAAGTTGATTTCTGTGGAGTCACGGATACCGCTCCATTCCTGCGAACGGTTCTCGAAGAACGCCTTGCACAGGGAATGGAGTTTGGTGCCGCCCGGCAGACGGGAGAAGAATGCCGGAGTACTCAGGACAATACACCAGCCCTGTTGAGACACGTGCGGCTGAGCCGACATGTACTCGAATACGTTACCGGCCCAACCGTACATGCCACCAGCGTCGCCATCGATGACGGGACGATTACCGAGGTCCAAGGCCTCGACAAACGGATCGCTCGACGGCATCAACGTGGTGTCTGTACGGTGCGGGTAGTTAGTATCAGCAGCCATAACTACTTACTCCTTACGAGTTGGTGGCCAGATCTTCTTCGTTGTAGGCAAAGAGATCCAGGTTCATCATGTACTTACCCTTGTTGAAGTAAGCATGGGCGATGGTGTTCATCACAGCACGACCACCCGGTTGGGTCTCGTCGTAGCTTGGTACGAACGTGATGGACTTGCACAGGCCACCGAGGTTGTCGCGGCACTTGCGTTCCGCGCCGTCTTTGAAGTTGGCCACGTAGTCGGAAGCCGACAGCGAGGTGTCACCGCAGACGTTGTTCCACTCGTCTTGTGCGATCTTCTCGATGCACACGCAGAGGAAGTTGGTGACCAGGTCCTTCAGCACGGAATCCGCGTTCGGGTACAGGGTAACCAGCGATGGGCGGAACAGGGTTTCGACGTTGCGCGGACGCAGCGTGATACCGCCGTTGGTGAAGTTGTCGCCCGCCACGAAGTCTTCCTCGAACTCGATGTTCGGGGAGTGCATGATGCGCAGGTTGCGGTTGTCCTTGCTGTCAGGCGAGAACGCTGCACGGATCACACCAGCGCTGTTACCAGCGAAGAGTGCAAACGCGTAAGCCAGGTCGAGGTTACCCGACATTGCTTCGCCGGACTTCTCGTCGATCATGTAAGCTTCGATGAGGTTGACCGCCGAACGGCAGGTTGGGGTACCCCAGTACTGGGATTCCGGGAACAGCTTGGCTTGAGCGGACAGCGCAGTGAAACGCGAGTACACTTCGGCCAGAGTGTTCGTCTTGCCTGGGGTGAAGACCGTGGCATCAGGAATAACGATGATGTCCTTACGGCTGGCAAGCAACTGCACCGAGAGGTCTTTGACTTCTTGAGAGAAGCCGACGTCCCAGTAGAACGACTGACGGTTCTTGGTGTAGTTCTTGGTTTCGGTACCGGCCAGGTACTCGGTCATGTCCAGCGCCATCAGCTTGTTGTTGATTTCCCAAGCTTGAACGTTGGTGATCGGGAACTTGGCGTTGGCCAACACGTTGAACGGGTCATCCAGCTCAGGCTGTGTAGCGTAAGCCGGCAGTTTGCCGTCAGCGTCCAGGAACGGCGAAACGCCACCCTTGGCTTTAACCGAACCGGTCATGTCCCAGGTCACAGCACCAGCGCTAACGAGCGCGTAGTACGGAGCACCGGTGTGGTTCACGCAGGTGAACGGGTTCATCTGCTGGTACGGGAACTGGCTCGTGTCGAGCATGTTCGGGTTGTTCGGCTCTTCAACCGCGTACATCGCCTGGCAGAGCGAAGCGATATGGTCTTCGTAAACGTAGACCGAGTTGAACGGCTGTTGAACAGGCACAACCTTGCGGTTGACGTTCGTGCCGGTGAACTGACCGAAGCCGTCTTTGATGCTGAACCGCACACCATTGATTTCGGTTTTGAAGAGGGTATACGAAACGGTTTCCAGACGTTTTGGCGTCTTGGAGAAACTGCGTGCGCCGGTTTCGGTTTCGGTGAACATCTTCAGATCGAACGGGAACACACCCGTTGCAGTCACGAATTCCGAAACAGCACGCCAGTTAACAGCGTTGTCCGAAACACCGGTCACCAGGCCACCGCGGTTGTACAGGTCGCCCACACCGGCCACTGCTTCGAAAAGCGGGTAGACGATGGTGTCAGGCACGGCAGGAACTTCACCGTTGGCCGGGGTACCAGTGATGGTGCGACGGGTCAGTGCGCCAACTGCAACGCCTTTCTTCGCTTCAGGATCAGGCTTGATCTCGATGCTCAGTGCAGTGGTGAACGTTTCGCCGGTTGGAATCTTTTTGCCGTCGGCGTCACGCTTGAACTTACCAGCCAGGTCACGCTCGTAGTCTGGCAGTTCTACCAGTTGAACGAACGCAGAGATTGCCACACGGGCAACTTCTTTGTTAGCCGATACACGACGAACACCGATCGACGCTTGTTGGCCCTGAGACAGCGCAGCAATCAGCGCAGCGTTCGGGTTGTAGTACGGAGTGGTGTGGTCCAGCACGTTACCGAACTTCTTGGTGAAGTCGGACGTGGCGATCCACTGGGTACCCTTGTCGTCCGCCAGATCACCCACAGGGGTCACCATGGTAATGACCGGAAGATGCAGCGGATACGTCGGGTTAGAGATGGTGTAATCGGGGATCGACTTGTCGTTGATACCACGATTATTCACTTTCCCCGGAATGATGCTGTTAAGAACAGTCATGGAGAACCTCGTTGATGTCCTGTTTGTGGGTCCTAAAACAATCGTATGCTAGCCATTTCTGGGCCGTACAGTGTGTTATACCACTGGCACATAACATGTTATTTTTAGAGGTAACCTCATGCTGATCAACGCCTATGACACTACGGTCGGGAAACCCTTCAAGGCTACTGACAAGGTCGAGAGCACTATTAAGACCCTTCATGTGACTCGTAACCTGACCCCCACAAAGAAACCTGGGGTGTTCGTGGTGACCCATGAAACGGATCTTCCAATCCCTATTTTCGCCTTTCCAATCACCATGGAAGGGTTCAATCGTCAACTGATTACCGTCTACGACGAGCGTCCGTTCCGCAACAAAAGCAATGCCATCGTTAACCAAAACGAAATCACCATCATGCGTCTGGCGGCGTTCATGCAACACGACGTAGCCGAAGGTGATGTGGTTCCGTTGAAGAACTGCCGACTGATGGCGACCAAAGCGTTCTCGGAAGCATTCGGTGCTCGCTTGATTCGTCGGGCTGGTCTCGATGTCAACGCCGGCCTTACCCTCAAGGTGCTGCTGTCGTTCTACATGGTCTCGATTCAGGAAGACCTGGGCACCGGCTTGGACATGTTGGCGCTCAATGTGATCCGCTCGATTTACGGCACCGAGAAAGGTTACATCATGGGTGTGATCGAAGGGCTGTCCCGGATGACCACGCTGGAGCAATTGTTCCAGGCCATTCACGATAACCCTGTTCTGTACCAACTGAAAGGCGTGGAGTTCAAAGACTTCATGGCACTGTTGGGTGGTATCAGTTTCGTGGCATTGGGTAGCAAGGTGATCATTGCCTCGGCTGAAGCCCCTTGCCTGTTCACCGCACTGGTCTACGGTGCAGCGCGTTACAAACTGTACGCTAAGACCCCGTTGGGTATGGCGTTGGATCCTAAATACAACAAGGGTGTACTGGAATCGTTTACTAAACACATCGATTACACCTACGACCTCAACGGGTAAACATCATGGGTATTCGTGGACCGGAAGACAATACGCCGCTGGTTCGATACACGGACGATCATCTCTGGTCTAATCCGGAAGAGAACCAGCAGTACCAGGTAAAGCTCAATCGCATTACCGAGGAATACGGTTACAGTTCCAATTTCAGCTACATGAACAAGTGGCGAACCCTGCCCAAGAAGAACACGTTCTTCCATGTGTTCTCGGCGGGTGGTCTTCACCCTGGGTTCTGGAACTTCAAGAACAACACCCTGCGACGCAATCCGTTGGATCGTTGGGTGAACATCGGCTTGCTGTGTAAAGCGCGTGGTCTGAAAGTTGATGTCTATTCGACCAAAGGCTATTCGCAGAGCCGCAGTCACTGCTGGTTGATGGTGACGTACGACGGTCTGGTGTTGATCGCTATTCAGAAGCTGGGTAAGACCCCGGTGGTTGATGGTGATGCCATGCGCTTCCGCTGCTACACGCCTTCGGTGTTGGTGGATAAGAGCCGTTTGGTGGTTAACGAAACGGGTAACCCGTACATCTTCGAAACCTGTGTGTACGAGAACCCGGGTGAGTACGGTACCTTCCTGGCTCGCTATAACGCGGTTAAGGCTCGTCCTGGTTATACCGGGTTGATCCATAACGGTGTGGAGATCTACGGAACGCCGGCAGATATCAATCCGATTGCGCCAGGCGATGTGATCGAGTTCTGGCACGATCCAACGGTACTACGTGCTGATCGATACGCGTACACCACGTTGCTGTCGTTCCATTCTGATCTGGACCAGAAAAAGAAACTCATTCTGCATCCGCCCAAGATCAAGGGTGACTTCACCATCCGTTACTTCGACGACAACGATTACTTCCTGTTGGGGGCTAAACGTCGTGGTCTCTATCTCCATCGCAATGATGAGAAGACCATTCGTCAACTGACGCATGTCGATGTGGCTGTGGCAGACGATGTGGTTAACGCCATGACTGAATACCACCCAGACCTGAGCGATCCAATGGACTGCCAGATCCTGGTACTGGTTCGCAAGACCGCGTGGGTATTTCAGTGGCCTCATGAACACCAGCGTATCCGTTACCTGTATCGGATGCCGGACATCGACATCATGCGTGCCATGGTAGATGCTCGAGCCAACATGCCGGAATGGACTGCCAAGGAATTGGAACAAGGTCCTGTCTTGCAGTTGCTGCGCAAGCAGTGGAAGAACGTCAAGCGTGATGACGCGATCCTGTCGGTAGGCTACAACGCCGCCACGCGCGTTCTGAGCGAGACGCCGGTGCGAGCCACCTACTTGCTAGGCAGTCGTGGTGTGGACGTTCCTGTGACCTACCAGGAGGGTTTCACGGCCTGGGAACATGACGCCAACGGCCAGCTGTTGGAATGGCGGAACATGACGGGTGTGTTGTACTACTCTCCGAACAATCCTGCCTGTGCCATGGTTGAGTTCACCATGGGGTCTACCGGTCGTGTGTTGGATACGTTGATCACCAACCAGGACGTTGATGTTTCCAAGGATTGGGATTATCAGGTCTACGTGTCTTCGTGGAACATCAACCTTGGTGAGCTGGTGGGTCCGTGGACTAACGTGACGGGTGATCCTGCCATGTACATCATCAAAGATGGTGTGCTGATTTGGAAAGGCCTGGACCGTGTCAACAAGCGCGGTATCCTGATCACCAACAAGAAGATCCTGGGTTACCAGTTCCAACTGGACCACATGGATCACAGCTTGGCGTTTGCCATCACGGACGTTTACGAAGATGGCGGGCAACTGGTTGATCTGACGTTTGCACAGATCGACATCTGGCTGAACAAACATCCGTTGGTCGACAAAGTTGACTGGATCTACAAGGACGGGTATTGCTACATCATCAACAAGGAGTTTTTAGTTGATGGGCCTCAAGACATTGTTGTCCGCGCTATGGGTCTCGATAAAACTGTGGTGCTGCCGAACGCTGACACAGAACTGGGATTTGTGGATGGTGGGGTTATCGGTCGCGTTGATCGTTATAATCTGCGCGGCGATCGAGTTACTCGTACGGTTATTAATGGAGCCCTTTACCTGACCGATGAAGTTCCACGGGCAGAGCGAGAAGTTCCAGACGACATCGGTAACCCTCTGAACGGCAAGCCGTACATGGTTAAGCACCACTGGTGTCCGATTCGTTTCGTCGATGACTACGACCTGTTGCCTTATCGTCAGCGCAGTCGTGAGACGGATCAACGGGTAAGTGATTACCTCACCAAGTACTTGCCGAAGCCTCGAACCAATGACGAAGAGATTGACTGGGAGAATGGGGATCCTCATCGTCCAGACGGCAGTGGTACGGCGGTGATTCCAAACCTGCAAGACAAGTACCGTCTGTTCAGCCCGTTCTTGAACGTGGTTGTGAACGGCGTACTGAACGGCCTGATCCACCTGCCGAACAAGGATAGCGGGGATACCTACTACAGCGACCAGGATATCAAGGATACGCTCAAGGCGTATATCTGGTGGTTGAAGTACGACCCTGTGCCCCTCAAGTTTGACCGTCGTTATTTTGCTATTACCCCGTTTGCCAACTTCGGTAAACTTACCGTATCGGATAAACAACTCATCTTCTTCAAACAGGTCAACGATCTCTACCTGGAGTCGGTCTGCGTGATTGAAGGCTATTTTGAGGTGAACAACAATGTTTGACCAGACGCCGTTGTCTAATGCGATTGCTGCTGTTGCGGGGACGAACATCAGTCCCCTCAATACCGGTGAACGCAAGAACTTGCACTACCTCTGGAACATCTACGATCCAGACATCCATCCACCAAGTGACCTGAAGAAGTACGTGGTTCCGCAAGAAGGGGAATTGGTGTTCGATCCTCCTAACGGCATGATCTACCTCGTGGCTAAGGTGGATTGGCAGGCTACCCTGAAATCGACACTGGTGCCTTGGCGCTTGCAGAACGTCGACGAGGGTAACACCACCGATCAGGATTACATCTACGGTCTCCGTGGTGGTCCGATGGCCGGTGAAGCCCTGCTGTCGATCGACTACTCGGTTCGTCCGAACGTAGCCCGTGTCGATGCTACCATCATGCGTCCAGGCGCCACCCACGCCTTCGTGTACCTGGGCAGTTCGGCTGTTGAGAGCAACATCATCTCAGCTCAGTACGACCAGTCGATGAACATGGTCAGCAAGACTGTTCCGGTCAAGTTGGCATTGATCAACGAGTACACGAACAAGAACATCATGACCACCGGTCCGTTCAGCGTTACCAAGAACGAGCTGGCACTGCCTGATGGCACTCGTGCGTGGCTGGTGTTCTTCGAGGGTGAGAACTTCATCCCGCCTGCTCAACCGTTGATGGTTCAGCATTCGTCGTACATGAAGGACCACAACGTTGGCGTCAAGTTCGTTACCGGTGTCGAGTTGCTGTCGCCATGGTTCACCCATGTCAGCGATCGCGATCGTCTGATCATTCCGGTCAACGTTCAATTGGCGGCTGTTGAGCTGCGTGCGGTTACACATTACTCGGATGGTTCGACGTCTGACCCTGAAGCGGTTAACGGCGGTGAATACAGCCTGTACGGTGTTAACGAGTACCGTCCTAAGTTCCCTGGTCAAACCGCTGATGTGGTATTGGTCAAGAAACTGGGTGCCAACGAGAAACACTACATCGCCCAGCCAGGTAACCCTGACTTCGTTCGTCACTCGTATACCTTCGAGGCCGGTGCAGCCAAGGGTGCTTACAGCCCACGGATCTTCACCTACCCTCAGTGGGATGCGAGTCTCAACGGTTACCGCTTGCAGCACTTCCTGTACGACTTGGATCGCAAGACGTTCACCGAAGTTACCGACGTTGTTACTTACAACGACAAGAGCCCGGTCTACAAGCCATCGGCCTACGGTCTGTCGCAGGCACTCATCTTCAACATCAACCTCAAGGACGTCGCTCAGACGTACGAAAGTGTGCCGTTCATTCAGCACAACGAGATTGTGTTGCTGAAGGATGTCAACGGTCCAGGTAAACGCTGGAGTGTGAACTACAGCTTCGGCAAACCTGCTTATACCGCGTTGAATGTTGTGGCGAAGAACAACGGGGCCAACACCACGTTCAGTGTCGTCAACGGTCAGGATGCGATGGATGAGTGGCTGGACGTGATGTACTGGTCCGTGTACCCAAGCTACGACATCTTCAACGAAGACGAGGCACCTACCCCGACGCACTTCGATCTGATGCATGAAGACGGCCGTAAGTGGCGCTTCCCGGTTGAGGCCTGGAATGACGACAATGCGATCACCGTGGCCATGCAGAAGGGCAAGACCTGGTACCTCAACTGGATCAACAAGTCGGTATCGGGCGTCGAGCTGCAACTGGGTATGACCGGTGTAACGGTAGAGTTGGCACCTTAATGTTATACGTGTAATCCATCATTGGAGAAATGTATGACGTCGCAAGTTAAAGTGGATGCCCACTGTGTTGATACCAAGGAAGTCGTTGTTCGCGTGTTCAACGTGAAGACCGATCAACTGATCGAAGAGTTCGCGCTGCAAAACGGTGAAAGCCGTGAAGTGCTGATTTACGATGACCGTGCGGTCGCGACCTACGAGCGTCTGAAAGACGAAACCGTGGATCCGGAAGTCGGTGTACCGGCAGCAATCCTGAAGTAAGCAACTCGCTCCAACAGGCCTGGGGTTAACGCCCTGGGCCTGCTTTATTTTCAATGTGTTATGTTTATTTTTTGATATGTTCAATGGGGGTCTATCATGGACACAACTGAATCTGACAATACATCAGCCGAAGCACGGCTAAAGTTTGCAAAAGAGTTAGTGGAGTATTTGGGTGCTCAGAATCTGCCACCTGAGCTGATCGACGATCGCAAGAACCGGGTGGATTGGGAAAAGCGTACCGAAGACGAATTGGTCATGGCTCACTTCAATGAAGACAGCCTGAGCAAGATCAAGACCGTTCGTTTCCTTAAGGACTTTCCTCGTTACCAGGCGGCCGCTGACCGCACTACCAAGAACACCAGCTTTATCCGGACGGCAGAGATCTTCCGGCAGCAGGGGATCAAGAACTACTTCTTCCTGCTGCAACTGAACAACCCGGCTTTGATCGGGGTGGACCCGTACGACGAGAACTTGACCAACGAACAGAAGGTCATGGTCATGCACGAATGTGAGACCAACTTCTGGTATTTCCTTCGTGAGGTTTGTAAGCTGCGCGCTGATCGTCAGTTCTTGGCTAACCGGGGTAACATCAGTTTCATCTGGAACTACCTGAACCACATCACCCAGTACATGATCATGCCTCGTCAACAAGGCAAGTACCAGGACGATAACGATAAGGTTCGTAAAGCAGACGGGACCTGGGTGCGTATCGGTGATCTGCAAGCGGGTGATCAAGTCATCGACCGTTACGGTAAAGAGTCCACGGTAATTGGTATCCATGCTCAAGGCATTAAGCGCTTGTACCGGGTTCACACCAGTGACGGTCGTTATGTCAGCGCAGGACCTGAGCACCTCTGGACATTGGCAGATCATAGCCGTACTGTAAATGACGATCCAGTCTGGGACGATTACACTACCGCAGAAATGATCACCAAGCTCAAGGATGATGTAAAGCTCGAACTCCCGTTGATCGAAGCGGAGAAGGGCGTCAAGCAGAACCTGGCAATTGACCCTTATGTGATGGGCACACTTATTGGGGGTCAACGCATTGGTGGTTTCATCCTCATTAAGAAAGTCTCTGAGTCTGCCGATGCCTGGATTGAAGAGAACCTGCCTGAAAGCCTGGAGCTGGTGAAGAAGGGCAATCGTCGCGAGATCCATTCAACCGACGAGAATGTCAAGATCAGCTTCGATCCGGACATGGGTCTGCCGGCTAACTACCTGGAAGGGGCTCTGGAAGATCGTCTGGCCGCGCTGCAAGCGTTTCTCGACCAAGGAGCAATCGGTGAGGAGGGTGTGGTCTACAACACCACCAGCAGGCTTGTAGGCGGTCACGTTCAGTACCTGGCCCGTAGCTTGGGCGGTACGGCTTCCAAAGCGGGTAGCAAGATTACAGTTACACTGCCGCATTCGATGGCACTGTTCAAGTACAAGCATGTTGAGGAAGAGTTCGTTTTCCCTAACCGTTTGTTTGTAGAGCGCATCGAGTATCATGGTGAAGCACCGTGCACCTGCATTGAGGTGGATAACGAAGATCACCTTTATGTCACCGACGACTTCCTGGTCACGCACAACACGGTCTCCGTGCAAGTGATTGCGTTCTGGTTGACGTACATCATGGGGCGTGGCTACAAGTCTCACCTGGTAACCCTGAAGTCGGATAACCGTGCTCAGTTCATTGACGCGATCAAGAAGATCCGGACATGTCTGCCGAAGTACCTGGTTAACCCAACCTGGAAGGACAAGGACGCGGGTAACTACCTGACGTATAAAGCGTTTGGGGAGGAGCACGTTAACACCCTAACCATCTCAGTACCCCAGATGGGTGAAGACGCCGCAGGCGACCTTGGACGGGGTCTCACGGTAGGTACCACGAACTACGACGAGCCAGGTTACATCAACTGGATCGAGGCGATCATCAACGGATGCTCTCCTTCTGCTTTGACAGAGATGGAGATTTGTCGTGACAGCGGTATTCCTTACGGGATCAGTTACATCACGACACCGAACACGACCCTGCACCCAAGTGGCGCATTCATGTTTGAGAAACTGATGACGTCGACGGAGTGGCGTGAGAAGTTCTTCGACTCGTACAGCGAGAGTCACCTGAAGATGCGCTTGTTGAAGGCGTCTCCTCGTAAGACCACCTCGCCGTCTGTGGCCCTTGTGTATAACTACCTGCAACTGGGTAAAGACAAGGCCTGGGTACGCGAGACGATCGACAGCCTGAACCTCAGCCTTGCTAAGGCCAAGATCGACTTGCTCCTCATGTGGGTTGAAGACGGTGAGAACCGTGTGTTCGATGACATCACTCGTGAAGCGATTAACAACGTGAAGCGGGATAAGGTCTGGAGTAAGGAGTATCGTGACAGTGGTCTGTTTATCGACTTCTTTGTCACGCAGCAAGAACTGCTGGAGATGGCGAAGAAGAGTTATAATGACTTCTTCCTCATTGGGGTGGATACCTCGTCGGCTATCAACAAGGATGCTTGTACGCTGATTATCCGCAGTATGAAGACTGGTAAGGTCATTGGGGTGGGTCGTTATCAGTTGGCATTCTTGGACGACGTGACGGGCATTATCGTCGACATGTTGGCCACTTTGGAAAACAGCCTGCTGGTGATTGAGCGTAACTATGCTCACCACATGATCGACAACCTGCTGGTTATGCTGCCGGCCAAGGGGATGGACCCATTCACTCGCATCTACAACACGGTCTTCCAAGATCCTGTTAACCATGCGAAGGAATACGAGGCAGTGCAGCACACCAAGTTTGCCCACCGCAGTAAGAGTTTCTACCTGAAGTACAAGCAGTTCTTCGGGTTCATCACGACCTCTACTTCACGTCAAGTGTTGTATGGCCTGATTCAGGAAGCTGTGGGTAACACAGGGTATGGCCTGCACTATGATCGGCTTGCTGATGAGTTGATCAACCTCAAGACCCGAGGCGACCGGATTGACCACGATAGCAAACAGCACGATGACTTGGTTATCGCCTGGCTGCTGACGTACTGGTTCATTAAGCTGGGTATGAACAAACCGATGTACGGAATCCCGACTGGGATTGCCCTCACGGAAACTCGTAACCTGCTCGATGCCGGTAAGCAGAAGAATGCTCCTGAAGTTGACCCAAGTGTTGTTTCGTTCTTGGACAACATCAAGAAACGTGTACAGAAGTTGACGGACGAGTTGTTGAACACCAACGACAATATCCTCGCCATGAGGTTGGAGGCTGAGATCAACAAGCTCAGCAGACTGCTCCCACCTGAAACGGCTAAACTCCTGACCGTGGATACCTTGATCGAGGAGGCTAAGCTCGAAAGGGCTAAGCGTATCTTGAGAGAACGTAAGCGCGCATAAACCAAACCCTGGAGCCCCCGCAAGGAGGCTCCAGGGTAAGGGTCGTATTCGTTATGGCGAGCTGTGGGTAACCAAGATGCTCTTGATGATGCAGACGGAGCCGTCATCGACTGGGGTGTCTGGGGAATAATCAACCTGGTTGTACACACCGCCGTGGAATTGGAGTAATTGGCGTTGCCAGGAGGAATCCATTTGCAGGTTGCACGGTTCGAATGCTACACCGTTGCAAGTCCCGTTGATCTGTACTTTACCGCTACGGGTTACCCCGATGTTCAGTTTGAACTTGGCACCCAGGGGTACATCACGCTGAATGCTGACGTTAACGATGTCTGGGTTAACAAAGCTCTTGCGGAAGCCGGCCGTGATATTGCCGCGATTCCAGAACACCTTGAGCGGTGGGGTGGTGGCGTCTTTGACATGGATCTGTCCGATAACCACCTTGTCAGCATGGTTAACTTTGGAAAGGATCATCTCCTGACGATTCCAATGACGGTCAGCACTGGAGAGTGACCAGTACTCGGCTTCTTTCCATTCACAGCGTGTACGTTTGGTGCTCTTGCTCGACGCACCTTGAGTAGGGGCTGACAACTGGAGGGAACCGTCTTCCAGTAAACAAGCAACGTTGGGATAAAGATCCAGGATTTCAAGAGCGGGCATTTCGAGGGCTACCAACGACTTCGCCGAGACGGGCAAAGGGGTAGCGATGGTGAAAGTGCTAAGGTCAATAGACATGGTAGTCTCGCATGTTGGCTAGTAGTTCTTATTAACCGCTCTCCTAGCCCGTGAAGACTAAGAGAGTGGTTAGGGGAGGAGTTACATAAAATCAGAACCATTCGGTCCGTTCGATAATGATGTTGAGTGTCGTCTCCATACAGGACAGTTGTGACACCATCAGCTGTATTTCCCAATCAGTAACGTGGAAGGTATCCACATCATTGATCTCTTGTTTCAGTGTTGCGATGTCATGCTCCAGTTGGACCTTCTTGGCGAAGAGCCGTTGTTGCTCTGGAGTGTACGTCCCCATATTCCCCATGTTCAGATAAGCATTTTCATGCTGCTCCTTGGGAGCCCAGGAGATGTAACCTTGGTGGTCAGGGTGATTTGGTTTACCGCCGTCCAAATACTCGACCAGATAGCCTGGTTCAGCGCCATCTTCATCAGCTGGCATCTCCCAGCCTCTGTAATCGTTGTACACCGATTTTGTCATCGGCTTTGACTTAACGATTTTCGTTCCTACGAAGTGTTGAAGATCCATGAATGGTCTCCGGTGTTAAGGGTTGAGAAGCATCCCAATCTCAGAGCGACCGCCGTTACCAAACTCGTATTGAACATACTTGAAACGAGACATGGCGTCGCCCATCCGTTGGGCACGTGTTTCAAACAGCTCGGTGTAGCCTTCCACAAGATCTTCCTCATCCGTTCCTTTCACAAGGATAACACCCGCAGGATAAGCGACCCCACCCAGAGATTGCAACATCTCCAGGTTTTCCTTCAAGACAGTCTGGAAGGAATCTACCGTGTAGTCCATCCAACGCATGTCATGAATCAACCCGCCTTTGACGAGCACAATTTCACACTCGTCCAGGCAGGGCAGTAAGGTTTCTTTGTAGAACTTTGAACGGGCCTCAAGAAGAGCCACAATCTTTTCCTCGTTGCTCTTGTCGGGGTGTGTAAGCGTCATCCAGAGTTCGCGGTTTGCGCCCAAGGCATCGGATCCCACACCGACGTCAGTACAAATCGCAACCTTCTTGCCCTGTAGGGTAAGTCGATCTTTGATTTGATCAATGGCCGCATTTACGTTCAGCTCGTTTTGACCATCCACGTTAAAGTAATGCATTCAACCTCCTTACTCAAAATAGTCCTTGCTCAGGATACGCAGCACAATGTACAGACACAGTGCCGTGCGTACCAGTTGCACGGTTTGTTGGGTTTTGACCCCAGTACGTTCTTTGACGATTTCGTCACCCAGGGTTCGGATCACCTTAACGGTATCGTTCTTGCTTCGAGGGGCACCGTAGGCACCGCGCATCTTGATCAAGACGTCATAGACGTTGGTTTTCTTAATACCATTGGTATGCAGGTACTCAAACATGTGCTGAAGGACTGCATCAGCGAACTGTTTGTACTCCGGCTTCTTCGGGTTGTTGTACATCGTCGGGAACTGCTGAATAACATACGCCAACTTATCGCGAGGGCAACCTTCCAGCGCATCCGCAGAGTACTTGATCAACTCGTCCTTGTAGAACGAGGTCTCCTCAGTGAGGATACGATCCAGGTAGAGACCAAACTGCGTGATCTCTTTGGTCTGCGTCTTCAAAGCCAGTTCGTCACCGAGGTTAACCTTGGCTCCGTCAATCCGCACGATGTCAGTTTTGTTCTTGACGTCGTGGAAGACTTTGTTGATGTCGTTAATAGCCCGACGCAAACGGTTCTGGATATCACCGACCATGTAGACGATTTTCTTGTCGTCATCCATCTTGGAGAAAGCGTCGTAGTGGATACCCGTCTTCGGATTGATAATGAACTCAGCCCGAGCTTCGATCAGTGCACGCCAGCTACCGTAACGCTTGATGTCGTATTTCAGACTCAAGCGGTTGTAGGTTTCCATCGCCACTTCTTTCCGTGCCATGAACGGATAGTCGTTGTGAATGATCGAGGTCAAACACTTGTAGTGGTACATCGCCAGGATGTCGATCATGGCCTGGTGTTTGGTGTCCTTGCTCAGACTTGAGCGATTGACCCGATACAGCAGGTACGGAATGGTCAGGTTGAAGGTATCACCCACCACACTCCATTCCTTGTTCACCGCTTTGGCTGCGTGCAGGTTTTCTTTGAGTTCCTCTTCATCAACGTCGAAGATCTCAGAGAACCACTGGTTACGGTCGGCCGTCGTGAAGGTGATCTTGTGCAAACCCAGATACGGAGAACCGAAGAACTCCATATGACTGACCACGCCTACGGTCCGGGTTACGAACGAATAGACATAACGGCGAAGTGTCTTGGCCCACTTCTCGTCAACTACCAGGAAATCACCGAACGAGTTGCAGATGTCCAGGATCGCATGGTTGCTGTCGAAGTTGATGCCGTTGAGCAAAGCCTCAGCACCCGTGACCGACTGGATCTCTTGAGGCTCGATCGGGTACAGGTACAGTCCGCCTTGAGCGAGGATCGAGTGTTCCTCCAGACCTTCAAACAAACTGAAGATCGAGGGTTCAATGAAAGATGTCATCAGAATCTCCTTGGTACGGCACGACGTACGGCATCAGTCACACGCTGACGGTCACTGTAGGCCATCCGCTTGGTCCATTCCGTAGTGAGGTATTCGTGGTAGTCTTTCCAGGCATCACGATATTCCATGATGTCGTCTTTGATGTCACTCAAAGAAACACCGCTACGGATAATCGCTTCCTGGGTTGGTCGACGGCAGGTCCGGTAGATGTGTGCCTTAACGGCCAACTCTACCAGGTGAGCAAAGTGTTCATACTGGCGTGTCGAAATACTGCTCAGACCTTCATCGTACTCCAGGATCATCTTGGCCGACATCGAGTAAGTACCCGAACTCAAACCAAAGATCACGAAGCAGTTGTTACCGGTCATATGGATGTTGTTGTAGGTCACCGGCATCTGACGGTTGGAGCTGAGGCTGTCCACCAGCGCTTCAGTCATGTCCGAGACGCTACCTTGTCCACACATCTCGCTGCTGTTAACCGTCATACCCAGCATGCCCGTCGACGAGGTCATCGAACCCAGGTAGATCTCGGTCACGGAAATGATCTTGCGACCACCGGTAACAATGTCCGGTACGTTTACTTCAATACATGCGTTACCCAGGTCCCGGATACGAGCACCGGTCAGGTCGATGAACTCGGTCTTGCCACCGTTGGCATTACAGGCTGGCAGTACAGTACGGTGAATTACTTTCTCACGGATACCCTGTTCCACAGTCGTGTGGTTAACCAGGTTGTACCAGTTGCCTGCGAAGTTACCATTGGGGGCTTCGAAAGCAAGTTTAAGCAGGTAGTCATCGATGTCACAGTTGGTGACCCGATTGATGGCATAATCCACCGCATTACTCATGATAGGATTCTCGATGGGATGAAATGAGGGAAGTCATAGCATCGTATATCTTTTTTCACTTTTCACTTTTTGGAAGGTATCATTTCAGGTGGGTTATGGGGATACCCTGTAGGGTAGATTACCCTCTGGCTATAAAACGTCTCAAATCGCTTCTCAGGAGATCGGTGGATAGATATGAAGGTAGGGTAGGATATTCTTAGGTCTACATTATCTGGTTGATAGGAAATAAAGGTATTTTTCTACTCATTTCTCCTAATCATATACGGAGAAAAGTGGGGAGGGGGTCTAACAGTAAAACAGCAACAGTTTAGTAAAAGTGTTTAACTCAGTTAGCAACAAAGAAAAGAAACATTACTTATTAAAACTCTCTATGACTGAGGTCATGGAGGGGTAAGGGGATATATGCGGGCTGAAAGGTTATTTCTAACCCTAAGACGCATATTCTAGAAAAACTATTTAGAAGTAACGTGAGGAGAGACCTATGACAACGATTTGCTGGGATGGGAAGAAACTTGTCAGTGATTCACAGGTGACAGCCGGCATGCAGATCTCACCTGGGGGACTGCGGAAGATCTACACCCCTGAAGAAGGTGAGTATTGGGATGTGAACGGCCATCGTGTTTTGGCTGCTGGCATTTCGGGGGACGGTAAGTCGATTGAATACGTCAGGGAACACCTGCGAGTTGGTGTGACCTACAAAACGAGAATTGAGGATGTAGACGAACTCAACTTCTCTGCACTGCTGATCGCTGAAGACGGCAATTGCTATCGCTGGGGAATGACTAAGCGTCAGGGTCGTCCTCTGATGACAGACATCGTACCACTGCTGCCTCCTACTGCCGTAGGTTCTGGGCAAACCTTTGCACTGGCAGTGATGTCGATTGGCAAACCCGCAGAAGCCGCTGTACGCGCCGCTATCCGTCACGACAAGTGGTCCGGTGGCGATCTGCAAATCTGGGAAGTCCCACCTAAACCCGCCACCAAGTCCGTTCGACCAGTGGTTACCGAACCTACACCCGCTTGATCAGGAAAACACATCATGTCAACAGCCGCATTCGACGGTAAACTTCTGGTCACTGACTCGGCCATCCACACCGGCGGGCAAATCAGCCCCAGTGAGTTCCGCAAGATCTATACACCAGAAGAAAATGAGTACTGGGAGATCTGCGGTGTTAAAGCAATCGCATTTGCTCTGATCGGTACTCCCATTGTCTACCCGCAGTTCCGCAAGATATTGCAGGACGGCATGGATCACAGTTCTGACGCAACGGTATTTGACGGTACATTCGAAGCCATTGTGGTGGGTGAAAACGGCGCCGGGTACCAGATCATCTTGTCGGAATCCAACAAGGAAGGCAAGAAGCAAATACTGCAAATCGTTCCAGGTACCGGATTCCTTGCCGTTGGGGACGGCGATCAATTCGCGTTGGCTGTAATGTCTGTCGGTAAGTCTGCTCGTGTGGGTGTCAAGGCGGCGATCAACCTGTGCATTGAGAGCGGGGGCAATCTCCAGGTATTCGAAGTACCACCGCCACCTGAGACACCTTCTGTGCGTCCTAAGAAGGGGTACCCAACAACCGAAGAGTCGCTGGCCCAGCTTCGGGAATTGGTCAAGGAAGAAGAGCGTCAGGAAGCCAAAGCCAAGGCGTAATTTTCTATGCTATGTGAACTCGTGAGTTTGCTCCTGCTTGAAGATAGTTAGCCCTGGCGTACCCGCGGGAATAGTTTGGAGTCCCCTACCCGCAACAGTTGGTTGTCCCCCATTAACGACCGGCTGTCCTGACAAGTTATCGTTGGGAAAAGCTCCACCTGCCAAAGATATTTCCATCGTGCCCAGTCCTCCTAAACGGGGATTGGGTGCGGTGGGACTATTTTGCATTTTGTTTTTTCTTACTCAGTAGCTATATTTTATACTTGCACACGCCGTCCGGTTTTTCTCGTAGCTGGGTTATCCGGAGGGGGTTTATTGGAGGTGGGTCCTACTGTCCTTCGGTTTGCAGGTATTCTCACTCACAAGTGTTTAAGTCTTTTCTGAGGACACCCCCTGTTTGCCTCGTTTGCGGCAGGGGTTCTTTTTCACTTGTAGTCAGATTCTTAGGTAGTGTTGGCAATGGGTTGACGTCTTGTAAAAAGATTTCAAGCCTACATTACCTGTGTGTTGACCATAAACGGTCTAACGAATTCTTCCAACTGGTAACTCAAAGAGAACTTCACATGAATGCGAATACTTCTGATCTGGCATATTTCCTCTGCGGTGGTACCGGGATCAACATCGGCGTGGCTCTGAAAAAGGGTACTCACACCGACAACAACAAAAACGCTTTCTTCGTGGGCCTGGACTCCTCGGACCGCAACAGCTCCAACGATCTGTTCGAAGTCGTGCAGATGGCCGTTGCCAACGATCCAGACCAGAAAGCCAAGGGCTCGGGTAAAGTCAAAGCGACCAACTACCCACAGGCTGAGCAGTTCGTGACTCAGTTCCTGACCAAGCACAAGCCGCGCGATTACAACATCATCGTCTGCTCCACCGGCGGTGGTACTGGTTCCATGCTGGCCTTCGTTCTGGCGCGCATGCTGTTCGAACGCGATCAACTGGTTGTGCTGTGCTTCGTCAACGACAAGACCTCGCAGGTTGAAGAGATCAACGTCGTGAACAGCTACCGTTCGTACGCATCGCTGACCACCCCAGGTTCGCTGAATCGCGTCGTTCCGTACATGGAATTCGACAACACCCTGACCAACACTCGCGGTGAAGTCAACCAGATGATCATCGACAAGCTCGATGTGGCCAGCCTGTTCCTGACCAACGCGAACAAAGAGCAAGACCACACCGACCTGAAGAACCTGCTGAACTTCAGCAAGCACTACGGCGTTCCACCGTCCATGTCGCGCATCCGCTTCTACGACGAAAACGGCGTGGCAGACTTCAAGGGCAAAGTGCCGGTTGCGGTCTCCTCCCTGTTCGAAAGCAGCGATGCGGTCATCCCACGTTTCAACGGCACCGTGATCCGTTCCACCGGCGTGTTCGCTGACGGCGTTAAGCGTCCAAGCAACGCCAACGAACTGCACATGGTCCTGGACCACGGCGAGGCTCTGAAAGAGCTGGAGAAACACATCGAAGCCATGGAAACCCGCAAGGTCGAAACTCAATCGTCCTTTACCCAGCAGAAGGATCTCTCTGCCGGCGCGGACGACAAAGGCTTCTTCCTGTAAGTCAGCGTAGATAGTGTAGGGTACCGGGGAGTGATCCTCGGTACCTTATAGCTGCTACATTGTTTTTTGATATCTTTTTCCACAGCCAAACTCATTACTATGAGGCATGGTTTTTATAAAGGGGTCAAGAAGGTGTCTAGAAGCTTCTCTCTGGATTTAAAATCCTATACCCTGGACGTACCAGTGGGTGGCGATCAAAGTTGCTTAAATCGTGCTGTATCCACGATGGATCTCCATTCCATACTCGTCGATGAGGGGTTTAATTCATTCGAATGCTCCAGAGCCTATCACCGGATCTGGGGAAATGACATTAACGCGTTACGGGATCAGGTAGCTAACAAGTTGTTGGGGGTACCTAGAGACGCTGTGGTTAAAATGCAGACTTTCGGTAAACTTCGTCAGCATGTATTGGTTACGCTGAAATACTAAAGGGGCCAGCAGTGATCAGATTCGATGTCCTAAACTTAGGCAATAGCTTAGTAATGGAAAAGGACGACGCTCCCGCTGTCAGGGAGTCAATTGCTGTACGAATGCTTGAAGCCGTAGTAGAGATGATCAATCATCCAGCACGGCAGGATAAACTTCTGGATCAACTGGGGAACGTTTACGAAGAACATTACGACATGCTGACACCAGATCTCGTGATGCTCAAAATCAGAGATCAGCTGCAAAAAGAAACAAAGCGTCGGTCATGGGATTCACGCCTTAAGCTGAAGGTTAGCTTTAAGAAAATTTCACACGGCTTCCACCAAGCTCATATTGAGATGGATCTGGATGCTACGTTGAAAGCAAACGTCAAACCCAAGGTTACCCGTGTTAAGCGTGAGAAGGTAACCGGCGAAACCATCAGCGATAATCCAAGTCCGGAGGCGATCAATGAATTCCTTGAAACTGTTGAGCGTCGGAGTATTCGGCGAACTCCGCGGCTTTCAGATCGACAACCGACAGCTGTTAGAGAACCTTTTGAGCGAGATCTCTTCGCTCAGCAATGATTACGTGCCCCATCTTTATAAGGAAATGGCTTGGGGTGTACTCGAGATGGGTATCCAGCAACTCATGTTCCTCAAGGGCAAGAATCTTTACGACTGTCGCTACAATCAGAAGGCCGCACGTTGTTACCTGTATGAAGACCACCTGGAAGTTGAACTGGACAAGATCATGTCCCACATCACCAGCCAGATGGGTAACGCAACCAATAAAACGTCACCGGATCATCCTTTTGTATACCAGATCCTAGCAAACGGCGATTTGTTGGTGTACATGGACGTCAGAGACTATGAACCCTTGGTAACTGACACCATTGAAGAGGAGTGCGGTGATGAGCAAGACATTTGGCTTGGCCCTGGGCTGCATTCCGATAGCCTTTGGTAACCGTGGCTTTCACACCAATGAAATCACGAACCTGGTCACACTGTTAATGGGCGTGTGTCGGTTCAATGAAGAACCTTATATACCAGGCGTCATTGCGGAGTTCATTCGCACCGAAATGGATTTGGATCCGTTACACGCACAGATCCTTATCCTTGACGCCTTAGGTGAATTGGTGGAAATAGGCATGCAGTTCAGACGGGTCGCTGCTACTGGCTTCCTGCAACGCTACGTGGTACACCCTCACATTATTTTGCTGGAAGTTGACGATGACTACCAAAACCATTACGCACACAGTGATGCTGCCGCCAAACACTGATGTTCCGCAGTTCATCGGTGTGCACCGCAACCTTATGGATTCAATGCAAATTCCGCACACGCTGGATTTCTTCGATTCCACGGAAGCCTTCACTCACCCGATCGAGGAATGCCAGAAGCAGCTGACCACGGGATTCTTTGAATTCTTCCGTCAGCTGCAAGATCTGAAGAACCTCTACGGGTCGGTGCAATGTACCAACGCTACGGTGGGTAACAGCACGGTCACCTTTGTGTTTACCTACCAGGATTTGACCTCTGCATAAAGAGAACATCATGTGGAAACGCATCCTGCCTATTGACTACGAAGAATTAGCTGATCACTTGTTGAGCAGCTATGCAATGGATTGCAAGGACTGGCCTGCTGAACCGTTTGATTTTCAAATGGCCAAGAACGTCCTGATCGATCATGTGGAAGCTATCATGGAAGATGGCGAGTGTTGCGCGGATGACAATCTTACTGACTTGTTGTTCAAAAACCACATCCATGGCTCGGTCAAGAATATCCATGTTACAAGCTTGCCTGGGACGGTTGTGTTTCGAGACGGACATTCTTTGAAGCTTCCGTTGGTTATTATTGAACTCGAAATGCAAGGAGACCTCCCATATGGCAACCCCGAATCCTTCACGTGGTGACATTGTTTCATTTCAGCTGGTAAAGAACGGTATCAACGGGGGTGATCGCGTCGATGTGAAGGTCGACGGCATCCTCCAGTATGCCACGGCTCGATTGGTTGACCCGCAGTTGGCCATCAAGCACAAGAACCTGTTCCCGTACTTCAAGGACAAGGTCGGTAACGTCGACGATCCAAACGCCTATGGTTACCTGGCGTTGATCGGGCGTAACGACAAGCTGGAAATCGTCGGGATCCCTTGGATCAACGATTCGACCTTCCAGTTGATCGACGGCCGCAATGCGAACATGATGATCAACAACTGGCGTGAAGACTTCAGAGCTCCCCTGGAAACCTTCATGCAGAGCATTGGCGCTACGTACACCCTCACGGTGTTCGATAAGTAAGAATGATCTGTCACTACATTCCTCATCAATAGGGGAGTGTAGTGGCCCATTTTCTTTTTTGCGATCTGTCTTTTTCTTTTATGTCCAATTTGACTTTTCACCGAGTAATAAACCGATGACTGCTGCGGCTCAACATCTGTCTCCCTTCTTGGAAGAGGAGTATGTACCTAACCGCAACTTGCTCCAGAACTACCACTACATGGCAGCGGCGTACCTGACGTCGATCTACAAGTGGGATTACAAGACAGTACTGGAGCTGGTTGAGAAAGTATTCGTACCGAATCAGAATGGCTATAAGGAAGCCAAGTTCAAGGTATTCAAGAAGAACAAGTACGGCGACCGTGTTCCGGATATCATGCCGGCTCGTGAGTTCTTCCAGACGGTCAAAGATAACAACTGGCATCTGTCACCTTCGTTTGTTGCGTATACGCACACCAACCAGGAACAGTCGATTAACTCGATTGGTACTGAAACCTTTATTGAATTCCGTCGTCTTTACAAAGGCAAGATGAAAGGCGCCTTGGCGGTAGGTGATAAAGAAGCAGCACAAGCGTTTGACGAAATCCAGAAGGCTCTCAAGATCTTTAACAACGCCCAGTCTGGTGCGATGTCGTCTTCGGGTACTCCGCTGAACAACAAGTCGGGTCACACCACACTGACCTCGATCTGCCGTTCCCTGACCTCCGTCGCCAACCTGATGAACGAGCGACTGATTACAGGTAACCGGTTGCTACTCAGTTACAACAAGTCCATGGAACTGTTTATCAGTACCCTGGCATTTGCGAAGCGTGACAAGATCCAGGCGGTCATCGATAAGTACCAGATGAACTACGCCACTGTGGACCAGGTCATGGACATGGTGAAACGTTGCTCCGCGTATTACTGGAACAACAAGACACAGTTGGGTGCTATCCGTGAGTTCATGAGTGGGCTGTCTCCGCTGGAACTGACCATCATCCTCTGCACCATGGACCTTCGCGGTCTGTACACCACCAACAAAGAAGTCATCAAGCGATTCTTCGATGAATGGTGCAAAGTTCCTGAGATGCCTGCGTCGTTTGAAAACGTTACCACCATCAAGGCGGCTAACGACGACTACAAGACGCTCTGTATTACCAAGCTGGGTAAGAAGGCCACGCCTGAGCAATCAGCGTACCTGAACGCTTACCACGTTAGCCTGGAAGTTAAATGGAAGGACTTCATTGAAGCTTTCTTGAAGGCCGACATTCCGCCGTCGGGTGTATTCAGTGTTAAGGAATTGGTACGTGAAAACGTAGTGACCTCCGACACTGACTCGATGATCTATTCGGTTGATGCGATCATTGACGACTACATCACCGACAAGGAAGATGTGCTGGCGTTCAACGGGGTACTGACGTACTTCATTCGCTGTATCGCTGTAGACCAGCATGCGCGCCTCAGTGTCAACATGAACGTGGCTCGTAAGTATCGTCATCGTCTGAACATGAAGAACGAGTACTTGTTCAGTGCTTACTTCACCACGTCGATGTCCAAGCACTATTACGCATTGCAGCTGATGTTGGAGGGTATTCTTTACGACGACCCTAAACTGGAACTGAAGGGTGTGCATCTCAGGGGTATCAAGATTGCACTCAAGGTTCGGGAGTTCACCAACAAGCTCATGCGGGATTCGTTGGATGCGCTCTACAACGGCAAGCAAATGGATGCACCAGCTTTGTTGAAAGCAGTGGGTGATCTGGAACGCTTGTTGTTCGAAGAACTGGAGAGCGGTGGTTGGAGCTGGTTGACCAAGAACGGCATCAAGGAAGAAAGCGCATACAGCAACGCTGACTCATCGATCTACTTCTACCACGAGATGTGGAAGCAGGTGTTTGCCGATACCTATGGCGACGCACCAGAGCTGCCGTACCGTGCGTACAAGGTCAACGTCACACTGGATAACAAGACCAAGGTCAAGAAGTTTACTGAGACCTATGGTGAGAGTGATGTTGTGAAAAAGATGATGGAGTACATCGAGGCTCGTGGTTCTTTGACTGCGATCTATGTTCCGATTGACATGATTGAAAGTATTGGTGGTATCCCGAAAGAGATCCTGCCGATTGTCGATACACGCTCGTTGATTGCACAGAACTATAAGTCCATTTACGCGATCCTCGAATCGTTGGGCTTGTACATCATGAACGCTAAAGTGACTCGGTTGGTATCGGACGAGCATTGAGGAGTAATAATGATCACAATCAAAAAAGGCCCGCACGGGTACTATACGGACGAACCTAAGTATACCAATGATGGGTTTGGTGATCCTATCATCGACGAAACTTTTGACAGGACCAGTGTGGTACTGACGGTTGGATTTAACCAACCAGGTTGTCGGTTACCGTTGGTAGGTTACACCGTCATGTACGTAACCGATATCAATGGTCGTGAGTGTCGGGTTGTCTGCAACAAAGACAATGAAATCGAGAAGATCAGCATTGGCAACGAACTGATCACTTCTCTTGATGTGGATGACAATAACGGTTTCTGGTTTCTGGTGAGCGGTATTCCCAAGCAGACAAGCATTGAGGCAATACATGCGAAATAACAAGATGGGACTCATGCATGACCCCGCTAAAGGGGTCTACCTCTTCAGGCATCCGCCGAGTCAACTCGTGTTCGCTATTGAGGGTAACCGCCCGGAAGCTTACCTGAAAGACTGTGTGGCTTTCCCAGACCGTGAGGATGTGGACCCCACTAACTATCAGGTGGTGCTTGAAGACTTCAAGGTTGTGACCCGATACCAGTTCGATGAGTTTGTGCTCTATCCTGAATGTCCTGGGCAAATGGAGAAGCTGTTGACGTTCATTCGTGAACAGACCTGCTTCGAAGAACCACGGATCGTTATTTCCGAGTCGATGTTTAAACACATCTACGGAATGGACAGAGCGTAATGGGTACCGTACATTACTTACCAACCCCTCAGAATAGGAATCATCAAGAACGCCGGCTGAGCGAACTTCAGTTCCGAACGGCGGTACTGGGTAGCCGTTTAGGCAGCTATACCGACGCTACAGCAAGTCTGATGAAAGCGCGGGACGAACTGGACAAGTGGTATGGGTTCTTTGGTCCCGTGCTGCGTTTCTTAAATCCGACACAGCACATGTTGGCTGTAGAGAAGCTCGCCAGGGCAGAGCACAAACAGCGGGAAGCTTACAGGGACTTTGTAAAAGCCAGAAACAAGTTGCACGAATAAAGATATAACTCGACCTACTCCTACCAGCCCCGCAAAGGGCTGGTAGGAGTATAGTCTTTTTGCTATTTTTAAGATTTTTGAATGAAATATGGGAGCACTTCGTCGGTTGGACCGTTAAGTCTCCTCCCGTACAATGAAAAATCAACGAAAGTTGATGTCATTGAGTACTTTCACTTCTTCCAGCAAATCACTCAGATGCTTCCTGAAAAACACTTCGGGGATGTTCTTCTGGCGGTAGGCAATTTGGCGATACAGTCGGTCGATGTCAGCATTGATGTCCGCACACTTATACTTCATGCGGTTACCAATCGACAGGTAGATCGCACACACTTTCAGGTAAGCCGGTTCAAAGGCCCAACCCGTCTGCGCATACAGCGCCTGGTCATGCGGGTCAACGTAGTTCGTGTAGGGCTTGCGGTACAGACTGTCAATCTGCTTAAGCATCATCCACACGTCCTGTAACCGACGACCGGTCAACACATCTATAAGGAAGAGCATGTAGTTCTTGAACAGCTTCTCTTCATTCAACGTGGTGAACTTCACCGACTCGCTACGCAGCAGGTCATTGAGATCTTGTTCCTTTACGAAGAACTCGTAAAGGATGTTGATGACTGCTAACTGGTTCTGGTACAGCGTGGCGTGGTACAGTGGGTACATGCAGACGTAGGAGGCAGGACCCGTATTGACTTCCCGCTTCTCACGCATGAACAACCACCAGCCAACTGCCAGAGCTACCATGTCCAAACCAATGATCGCAACATCCTTAATGTCATTGCTAATGGTCTGGCTCTTTTCAACAGTATGTTTGTACCCCCGATCCAATACTGTTGAGTATAGCGGGATCACCGCTCGCAGGTCTTCCAGCTTCAGGGTGTTTTCATCTAAGTTGGTTAAGCCATCCAGTAGAACCCAGTGCTCTCGGACATTGCGACGATAGAACCCATCGGCCTCTGCAAAGCCAATACGGTTGATCGAAGTGATGTGGAAGATCGTGCACAGTGAATTAGCACGGAAGCGTGTATTATCTACAACCTCCTGCAAGGTCCATGCGGGATCGATCATCAGGTGGTGGAGAAGACCCACCAGTTTGTTCTGGTCTTCGAGGTGGAAGGAAGAACGATCCACGTAGGCTCGGTAGTCCTTTCGGTTGAACTCGGTTACACGGTGTAGATTCCCCAAGTCACTGAAATTGCTACGGGGATACTTCCGGCTGATATCCTCAGCAGGATACGTAAAGATAGTCATAGGGGGGCTGTCCGAAACAAATGATGGGGATGTAGAAATAAAGTGTTACTGTAATTCCCTATCTTATGTGAACAAGTCACATCGGGAGAAGATCTCCCATTGGGGACCATTGCGCAATTCTGGGATTTGTGATGCAGTATTGAATACGCTTACTCTATATCATCCCTGCTGAAAAGTGGGGTGATTTTGGTTGGGGTAAGAATATTTCAGGCCTACATTACTTATGGGATTAGTAATACGAATGTTCCACATCCGTAAAGATAATCCTGCTATAGCAAACTATCTTCGTACACAAGGAATAAATCCATGACTCTGAATACCGGTTCCGAAAGCACTTCCTGGAACGAAAACGAAAAGCCTACCAACGCTAACCAGGCTCCAGGCGCTCCGGGCACCATGGCTCCTCTGGATGGTCTTGCTGGTCTGCTCCGTCTGCCGTCCATGACGTCCGACAACCGTAACCTCAAAGAGGTTGCTGAATGCGTCGAGAAACTCGAGGCCATTTACGAATCCGCCAAGAAGTCGACCACCAACGAACTGCAACGCCGCATCGTTCCGACCGTCGAAAGCCTCACCCCGGCCATCTCGGCCCAACTGCCAGGCGTCGGCCTGTACGTTGTCTTCGACGGCACCATGTACGTCATGGCTGCGCTGTTCTACAACCGCACCCTGTCCATCGGCGTCGAGCGCATCACCGTCAACGCCAACAACATCATGCAGCAAATGTCGGCGCCGCTGACTCCAGCCCAGTACCCGAACAACGTGTTCCTGGAAAAGCTGACTTCCCACTACACCAAAGTGGCCGAAGGTCAAGGCGTGAAGAACGTCAGCGTGATCAACATGATCGTCGTCGACCTGGAAATGCTGGGCCATCCGGAAGCCGGCGATCCGAAAGACTACGCTCACCGTCAGGCGAACTACATCGCCTCCGAGTGGGAAGAAGCGATCATGGTCAAGACCGTGCGCGAAATCGTTGCCAAGGGTTATCAGATCCCTGCTCCGTTCGCCACTCCTGATCAGCCGTACGGCAAAGACGGTTGCGCTGAAGCACGCGTCAACGCCATCAGCTTCCGTACCTCCAAGGCCGGCACTCTGACCGCGGACAACATGGAAGTGATCGTTTCGACGATCAACAACAACAACCAGAACAGCGGCAACTTCCAGGCGAACTCGAAAGAGATCATCCGGGCTACCGCAGCTGTCAGCCTGAACGGCGTGTCGTGGGAAGACCACCAGCGTTTCATGATGTCGCACCGCTCGCAAGAGCAAATGAACGCGCTGCAACAGTTCCTCGGCAACCAAATGGGCATGGGTGTTTACCCACAGGGCTTCAAACCTCTGCGTCCAGTGATCACTGTCGGTACCGTTCAAGCCGGCGAGCAACTCTGCAACAACGGCGGTCTGTTCCCGTTCTTCACCGGCCTGTACGCGCTGATGGCGACGAACAACCAGTACGTCTGGTCCGAAGCTCTGCGCCGTCATAGCGTTGGTGCTCGCGGTAACCTGGCCGACCTGGAAACCCGTGTTGACCAAATGGTTAGCCAGATCCCTGGTGGCTTCCAGAACCCGCAACGTATCCGTCTCGACGAGAAGAAGATGTCGGACACCGAGCTGGTCAACAACTGGATCCGTCAGAACGTTTCCCCGCATGCGACTTTCCAGATCAACCTGATCCCGGCCGGTCCGAACGCGTCGATCAACAACTTCTTCTTCCAACTGGCCAAGGTCGGTCAGAACGCAGCAGAAATCAAAGTTGTTATCTCGCTCATCGACAGCATGACCAAGGGCGCGTTCTCGGAAATCATCCGTGCCAACGCCACCTCGCAACAAGGCTGGGTACCGTCCAAGCCAGTGCTGATCCCGACTGGCATGATCGCTGTAAACGGCCTGGCCGAATACGCCGGTCGCAAGTTCAACACCCAGGAACTGGACGAGATGATGATCTCGCACATCAAGGGCCCGAAAGGTCAGCTCGCAGCCGAAAGCCTGCTGTCGACCATGTACGGCACCATCCAGGGCGAAGAGTTCAAGCAACGTGCTCAGAAGCTGCGCGTGGAAACCAGCTCGTCGCTGTTCGACGGTCAGGTTCACATCAACGGCTGGGCTCAGCCTCACATCTGGGCGCCTGACTTCATGGCTGCCATGTCGAAAGCCATGGACTCCATCGGTCAGCTGAACGTTGCCAACAACCTGGGCAGCTGGCGCAACACCAGCCTGGCTTCGACGCCGGGTATCGGTCTGGCTACCCTCGTGGGTGCTGGCTCGAACAACGCCACCGGCAACGGTCTCGGCGTTGCTTACAACATGAACATGCCATTCATGTAAGTGTCGTAAGTGTTGTAGCCTGCAATGGATTGGTGGGCGAGAGGGGTAACACCCTCTCGCTTGCTGATCTCTTTTTTCTGTTTTATCTTTTTTGGAGTCGGCCATGGGCATGTATCTACCGGAACTCACTCCGTCAAATGAGCTGGCTATTAAGAAGCTCACACAGTACAACGAAGAAAAGCTCGACCCAATGCCTTTCTTCAACCGCTATGCCGCAGCCTTCGGCCGGTCGCTGGAGGATGACCCGCGTTATTCGGAGCCGCTGTATTGGGACTTCGAAGACTACGACTACTTGCACGATACCAGTCGTCTTAAGCCAATCTATCTGAATGAGTTCGACTTCAACATTCAGGAAGATCGCGAAGCCATCGAGCGTCTGACTCGTATGGAGTTCAACGGCAACTCGTTCGAGACCGTGGCCAGCTGTAATCCGGCCTGTGGTCACTATCGGGGTAACTATCGCCTGAAGCAGGGTAAGGCCTGTCCTAAGTGCGGAGAGGTCCCAGAACTGTTCCTAGACCGCGGTGAAGACACTCGTCTGTGGTTGAAGCTGCCAGAAGGCGTCAATGGGTTTGTTAACTTGGGTTTCTTCTCGACCTTCTTTAACAAAGTCGGCATCGGCAGTCCGAAGGTCTGCGTACCAAGGTACTTCATTGACCCGACGTATCGCGGACAGATCAACAAGCAAAAGAACACTACGGTCAACCTGATCCGGAACATGCTCGACGAGCTACAGATCAGCGAAGTCAACATGAACACCTTCCAGGAACGATGCGATGACATTATGCATTGGATGCTGGTAGGCAATGGCAAACGTCATTGCACGACCTCTCACGAGGGCGTAGTGTTGATGGAAGTGTACCAGAAGAACAAGCACATCGCGTTCTCCAAGTACATGAAAGTACCGAACCGCTATGCAACGATCCTGGAGAAGACGGGCAAGGATACTTACGCCTATCCTCACCAACCGGTCACTGCACAGCTGTACACTGCGATCGCTGATACCAAGCGTTCCAACTCCGTGGTTAAACTGAGCGCCGCTGATAAGCGCCGTAACGTGGACATCGTGGGTAAGAACCTGGTTAAGCTGGCTGACCAATACCGTAAGGTGAACAACCCGAAAGCGTTGTTTGGTAAACCGGCTATCAACCGTAAACACGTGGCCTCTGGTGCAGTACCGTTCACTGGCCGCTCGGTTGTAACCTCGGTAACCGGTATCCTCAACCCGGACGAGTGGATGGTGCCGTGGAAGATGTGTCTGGCTATTCTGGACTATCACATCACGGGCTTCCTGTATCGTCGTGGTCATACTCCGTATCAAGCCATTCAGCGAATCAGTCGAGCTGCTTATTGGATCGACCCGCTGATTGATGAATTCTTCCGCGACATGGAAGATAACAACAAGGCTATCATACAGAGTGGACGTAACCCGTCGATTGAGTTCCTCAGTCTGCGCAGTGCGTTCCTCCGAGTGAACCGCGATCTCCGAGACGAAAGTATTCGGGTACCGATCCTCGCAGTTAGCGAATCGAACACCGACTTTGACGGCGACAACCACTACATCGTCCTTATGGCCGATAACGAGTCGAAAGCAAAAGCTTACGGCGCGTGGGGTCACCACCAAACGTTGGACCGCAACATTCCGTTTACAGTGGGTGACTACGCTGGGCAAGCGGCGACTAACCTCATGAACCTTAACACGCTCATGGCGCAAACGCCGATTCTTGATGTAGCCTAACCCAGGCTAAGAGGTAAACACGATGAATAGTGCTCATGCATTCAGCTACGCGGTCTCGGGTAGTTATACCGAGAATCAGATGCAGAAGTACGCCGAGTATGTGAACAACTCCACTCAGGCGTTTCAACAAGCCGGTGGTTGGTTGGCGCAGCAAGCTACAAACGCGTTGGAAGGGTTTAACAACTACATGACATCGCGTGCATGGGAAATGGGTAAACGACTGTTGGGCAAGTCGGACGGCGATTACGTCGGTCGGTTTGAAGTCGGTTATCTGGGTTCTGTAGCCGGTCTGCAAGGTGCACAAGGTTTCATGCGTGACTACATCATGGCGCATGAAGGTCTGCATCAGGATTACCTGGACGACAAGATCAGTGGTTATGATGGCGTCTTCAGTCCGCTCAATACCGGTATCGGCGCTGAGAACATTTTCTGGCGTCGGGCAATGAACGGTTTGATGCACATGGAAACCAAAGACGACGTGACTCGGTTGAAGCACGCTCACTATCTGGAAAGTGCCGGTGGTGGGTTGTCATTCCGTGAACGTGTTGATGTGCAGAAAACCTGGGCTGCTGTGGGTTATCATCGGACCAAAGGTCTGTTCGATATCACCAGTGAGACCAACAAGGCGTTGAAGGGTGCTCAGCCGCCCGCAGACGTCGAATAAAGCCGTTTAGATAAACAGGAGGGGGTAACACCCTTCCTGCTTTATTTTTTTGCTATACGCTATCTTACAGCGTTACCTGTAAGTTTATTCTTATAGAGGGCATTTCTATAAAGGAAAACGGTATGAGTAGTTTTTGTGTAGGTACTATGTCCACACGCTCTGGCTGGGAGATCAAGTCTCCTCAAGAAGCCATGGCGCTGCATTTCATGTATTGGTTTACGTCCCGACGTGACCAAGGCAAGGTCATCGGCCAAGTTCCCAGTTTTTATTTTCTCTGGGCAGCCCATGGTACGACGCCAGAAACCATGGTTGATCGAACGCAACAAGAATTCGACGCCTACATGAAAGAACTGTTCCCACAGTCGGAAGTGTTGGTGCAGAAACAAACCGTAGCAAATGAAAAGAATAACTACCATCTATTACTCTCAGCGCGAGCGATTGTAGATGGTGTGTCGTATGACCTGTCCGAAGTGGTATTGGTAACGGGCAGTCTCTATCAAGTATTAGACAAGGCGAGGTTGGGTAAATGAGTCAGATGACCAAGCAGGACCGCGAAGATATTCTCAAGGAAGACTTTGCCTTTCTGGAGAACGTGAAAGTACAGGACATCAACGGCAAGTTGATGATGAGCGACGGCGAGCTGCCTTTCAGCGTCTCTACCGTGATGTATGAGAAGGATTTCGTACGCGACTGGCTGATGCCCTTCGCCATCGGTAACGACCTCGGCAAGAACTACTTCAAGGTCAACGAGTGGTTCCAGATCAGCGCCAACGGCACCCGTGCAGTAATGGTGGTCGACGACAACTACAAGCCGGTTCTGATCGTTGCCCCGATGATCAACCATGGTCTGACTCAGAAAGAGTATCAGATGATGGAACAGGCCAGCCGGATGATTCACAGTCACAGCGCTGACACCATGAAGAAGCACGATCCCAACGCCAACCTCGGCCTGGCTCGTGCACTGACCAAGGCGTTGGACGGTAAGAAGCGCACCACGCTGACTGAAATGATCGCGCCTGAGTTCTACGTCAAGCACGGTGTTATCCCTGAAGTAGAGAAACAGATCTACTACATCAAGGACTACCTGAACAACAACGAGCGTGACATCAAAGAGATCAACGCTATCCGGCCTATTCTCTATGCAAACTATCGCAAAGAGCCGGTGACGCAGGAACAAGTCAGCCAGGTCAATCGCCTGATGACTGGTAATACCGAGTTCCAGTTCAACGAAGAGTCCATCAAGGGCCACAAGGAAGGTTACGAGCGTATCCTGGGCACAGGCAAGAGTAACATTTCTGGCACCCGGGAAAAGCCGACCGACCCGCTGGAGTGCTAACTATCATTAGGGGATTTATAAGTGCGTTTTCTCTGGAGCTCTGATCAACACACGCTACACCAAACAACACCCACGCCACATATCCTTTCTAACCTGAGCCGTTTCCTATTAAAAGAAAACGATCTGGCTAAAGTGGATATGGTGGCGTTCGGTGGTGATTTCATGGAACGCATGGTTGAGTCCCCTAACGAAGACATGTTCAAGGTCAAGGACTGGGGGCGCGACTTTCTGCACTCAGCCCATGACCTCAATGCCGACCTTATCGCCATCTGGCTGGCGGGCACAGAGTCCCACGACAGTAAACAACCCCGACACTTTGTAAACCTCGCACCCCGAGGCATGGATGTCCGGTACATTGATACACTGTCGATTGAGGTGTTCCCGCAGTTAGACGATCTGTCCATTATGTTTGTTCCAGACAACATGGGCAAGATGACACCGGATGAGATCTGGGAGCGCGCACTCCAGGTCTTGAAAGCTAACGAAATGGATAAGGTCGACTTGATCTTCTTCCACGGCGGCTTTACCTTTCAACTGCACGCAATGGCTCAGAAGAATGCACACCTGCTGGAACGTTGGGAAACCATCGTCAGGTACGCTATCTTTGCAGGTCATATACACAAGCCAGTGCAGAAGGGGAAGCTTTACACCTCTGGTTCGTTTGACCGTACCGCTCACGGTGAGGAGCATCCCAAGGGCGGTTACGTTGTCGACCTGGATAAGAAGAAGAACTACTTCAACCCAGTGTTCTGGGAGAACAAGAACGCCCTGCCGTACCTCACCATGGATGTACCGTCTGATATCACGCCTGAAAAGCTGATCACAGAATTCCACACCTTCATTGCAGCCCGTAAGCTCCCACCTTTCTCGCAGTTGCGTATCCGAGGTGGTAAAGCTGAGATCGTTAACCCGATCGTGGAAGTAATGAAGAAAGACTACCCCATGTTTGGGATCAAGGCTGAGAACGAAGTCGATAAAAGCGTCAGTGTTGACGAGACGTTGTTTGATGCTAAGGTCTACGAAGGGGTTTCATTAACGAAAGAGAACTTAAACGATTCTCTCATGCCAGAAGTTGCTCCCAGGTTCTTGGAACTGGGGATTGACCTGGAAGAGGCGTTTGAGGTGTTGGAGGAGTTCAAATGAGAGCACTGGGTGCGTTAGGCATGTCGGTGGGAACTTCACTGGCATTAGAACTTGGCGGGGATGCAGTCCGATCGGCGGATACCCTGCTGTTTAATCTCAGGACTTTGATCCGTAACGCTCAGGCAGCTTACGAGAAGGATGATGCAGGAGCTGACGACGTCAAGCAACTGGTCAAGGATGTTGAAGAGGATTTGGTTAAGTTAGGCCAGTATCTGGAACAGCTGCGTAAAGGCAAGCCTATTCAGATGGTGGTCTACTACCCGTCTTACCGCGGTCTGAAAAGCAAGTACAAACACGCTGACCTGACCGACTTCATCAACAACGGTACTGAGAAACAGAAGAAGTTTGCCAAGTTGACTAAAGACGTGGCAGAAGGGCTAATGGAGAAACATTCCAAGATCCTCGTGAGCACAGATATCGGCATGCCTGATTTTAAGGGGAATGGCGTTGTCATGACTCACCACGTAGTCGACCTGGCAGATGCACGCGGTATTGGTCGCCTCTTTCTTCTGGAATCTTACACGGGGGTATTAAAACCTTTCACGACTTGGTACACCAAACTGACTGGCGGGGAAGAACTGCACTACATGCCGTTTAACCACCTCACCATTCAGATCTTCGGCGATCGCTCTACCAACTTTAAATCGTCTTCCAAGGCGATCAAGGATCTGGTGAAGAAGCTTGCCCTGGACAGTAACTGGACGTCAGCCACGTCTATGAGTCGTGTAAGAAACAGTATCGCTGGAATGGACAATCCCGTTGACAAAGCCGGACTCTTGATGATGTTGTAAGGGAACAGACCATGCTCGAGAACACTATTCGCGATTTGACATCTGAAGTGGATAATCGCATCAGCAGTGCGCAATGTCATGATGTTGATACGGGGCCTTTGGAGGAAGCACTGAAAATGCTGCACCTGATCCCTGAACTGTTTGAAAAGATCAAGCATGGTGAGCCGGGACATGAAGCGTGGCTTAAGGAAGCTATCGAATGTCATTTCCTCGGTAAACCCATGCCGGAGTACGTCGCCAAGTAACTCGTTTAATACCACTGAGTCGCCATTCATATAGACTCAAATCACCAATTTCCCAGTTTGAATAAAAAGGTAGAATCTCTATGCAACCACAACGCAACGGCGCGCCCTCCGGTCAGAAGCGCAAGAAGACGTTCCTGAACGATTACCGTCAGGCACACCCATCCACGGATGGTCCGATCAACGGTGGTAAGTACCCTGCTCAGCTGATGTTCGAGCAGAAGATCACCGGGCAGATCGTGTTGAAGATCAACGACGGCGTGTTCTCCGAAGGCAAGTCGACTCACAAAGAAGTCGAGCTCGATGCCTACGATCGCGGCCTGCTGTTCGAAGCCCTGAAAGACGCGGCTGATATCGCTGGTAACCCGAACTTCAAAGCGGCCAAGGTTGTACCGGCTCGTCACCAGTTCGTGTTTCAGGGCGGTTCGGGCCGTATGTCCGAGAAGCCAGTGGTGCAGTGCAACTTCACCATCACCCGTGAAGACAACGGCGAGATCACCCTGGGTTACAGCAAGGGCGACTACAAGGCGCTGATCCGCTTCAAGGGTCCTCGCAGCATGAGCGTCATGACCCGTACTCCAACCGGTGAAGTGGTTGAAGACAAAGGCATCATGTCCCGCTGGGCTGTGCGCCACTGGTGTGGCTTCATGAAGCCGGTGCTGGAACGTATGGAACTGGAAGGCTGGGAACCACCGAAGCCTAAAGGTGACGCCGCTCCACGCAACAATGATTACAACAGCTCCAACGATTCGAGCAGCTCGACTGACTCCTTCGACGACGACTTCTAATCGTCCAAATGCTGATAAGAGCGGAGGGTAATCCTCCGTTCTGCTTAACCCTATGGCTGCTAATTGTTTTTTTTTAAGTAATTTCTCTATAGGCAAAAAGATTTAAAACCTACATTATTCCCTGGTAGACGACATTACTGTTTGGAGTTAGTAACATGCTTGAGCTTGCGATACGCCGAACCTCCAGCAAGAAGTTCGAAGGGATTCTGATTACGTTCAACGATCAGATTATTAAGTTCAACGGCGAAGCGGCCATTAAACTGGAACGCACGATCAAGGATCGCAGCGAAGCCACCTACAACCTGTTCGATTGCTTCAATGATTACATTGAAGGCACCATGGACCACGATCAGCAGAAGTATCTGTTCGATCTGTACAACAAAGCTTACACCATTGTTGAGAGCGGTAAGTTCCAGGATTACAACGACGACCTGGCCCAAATCAAACCCATCACTGATGAGATCCTCGACTTCATCAACGTGCCGAAGTACTGCTCGTTCATCCATTACTCCAAGTACATGAAGATCCCCAAAGATCTGAGTGAAGCAGCGAGCAAGGGTGACTATCCAGAACAAACCACCATCCGTGACCACGACTACGTCGAGCAGGTTAAGTTGGCGTTTGTGGCACGGACTATCTATCCAATCGTCTTCGGTCTGCAAGCACGATTCGAAGTGTTCATGGGCAGTGGTGGTTTCAGCGATCTGGCCTGCGGTAACCTGATCAAGGATAACCCGTGGATCACACAACTGCCGGGTTGGCACAAACTGACCGGTTACGTCAAGTTCGCGTTTGACAAGCGTGGTATTCCTACCCAGCCTGACAGTGTCACCAGTGTTGAGAACTTTGTTGATAAAGTACTTTTTAACACGGTGTTCAATCGTCTATGCTGTGCGGCTATTCCGGAAACGGAAGAAGGCAAGAACATTGCCACTGCTATTAACGCCTCGGTTAAGCAGCACGAGTCGTTGGGTGGTAACTTCACGCAACGGGATTATCCAAGCGAGTCGGATGACGACAAGCGCTCGATGCTGGACAAGCACCAGATCAGTGAGGAAGTGCGCTCGACAGATGACACCGTATCGGCTGAGTTCTTCAGCTTTACGTTGTTTGACGAAGAAGACAATCCTCGTTACAAAGATCGCTTCAAGTACACCTGTGCGGCATTGGGTGTGCAGAACGTTGAGCTGGTCGAGAAGATCTACGACAACCTGTCGCCACACTGGGACTTCGAGTTGGAAGATCACATCCTCAAGCTCCTGCAACTGACGTTTGCTTTTGAGGTGTCTCCATTTACCTTTGAAGCAGCCGGCTATGATCAACTGATGGCAGCGATCTGCATTGCGCAGGTACGACTGCATGAGCAAGGTTACAAGTACTTGCCGTCGGTGATTGGTGCGATCAAGGATCCGAATGGTGAACTGTCGCTACCAGATGGATTCAACCTGAGCGAAGAAGATCGTCAGTTCATGTCGTCCATCTGTGAGATTCAAAACCGTAACAACGAAGGCCGCTCGTTTAACGAAGCAGTCGTCGCCGCCCAATCGTTCCTTGATAAGTTCGGTCGTGGCGTCTGGCAGTCCAATTTGGAATATGGGGTATTGGATACGCCAGAGACTTATGCATTGGTGGGTCAGGGCAAACTCTTTGCTCTGGAAATCAGCATTGAAGTCAAGAACGAATTCATGGCGTTGAACCGTAAAGTAAACGCCTAAGCAACTGAACTATCTTCGAGGTTAAAGCAACATGGCAGAAATTACGCTGATCAAAGCAATCTTCGGTATGGGTAACATGAACCATACCCACGTCCATCGGCACAACATCCTGGACATGTCGACGATGAACATCGACACCATCAAGATGGAGCAGCATCAAGGTGGTGTAACCCCTAACACACTGAATGCCATTGCTGCTCAGTCGGGCGGTCTGACCACGCGTCCATCCGGTGCGGTCAACATCGAAGATGACTGGAACATCCGTCGCGGTCTGGGGATGTTTACTTTCCTCATTACCAGCAACTCGGTTGAACAAGCCGAACTCGCAGTACTGGGTTACATGACCGGCGGTCAAGCCAGCCATGAAGGTATCGAACCTCAGACCATGTTCGTGCCGGTGCGTTGCTGGGATACCCGCACTACGCAGAAGTTCGACAACATGGGTCTGCCAATGGCGTCGACTGTTATTGCGTCGTCTCACCAGTTCCTGATGGGTGACCCAACCGGCCGTGACGAACTGAAGTCGGTACGTCCGCTGGACATGGCGCAAGAAGTGCTGGGCTACATGGCCAGTTCTGCGGATGGCATGCAAGATGGCTTTGACGGCATCCTGGCGGCTGACCTGCGTCAGAACGTAGTCATGTCCAAGACTGACAACCTCAACCCAACACACCACGCTCGTGAGCTGTTGAAGATTGCGGCAGCCACTACCACCGAAGGCCAGTACACCGGTATCGCAAATGCCATCGGTGATGCAATGGTCGGTCCTGGTATTGGTGAAGCACCTCTGACCAGCAACGAGTTCTTCAAAACCATGATGGCGGCAGGTGGTAGCTTCTCCATGAGCAACTTCATGGGCTGGAGCATGGCGGAGATCAACTCGGTCTTCACCAACCTGCCAGACGTGATGAACATCACGCTGCTTAACCCAAGCGCCACGGTAGCTGTTGACAACACGCTGATCTCTCACGAGCACGGCGGTGCCAACAGCTTTGAAACCATCGCGGCTGAGCTGGCTTACCTGACGGTTCACATGCTGATCCGTTGCGGCCTGACTCACCTGGTGTTCTCTGCAACCAACAACCCACATCACTTCAGCGGTCTGGAAGGTTCGGACTCGGGTGTGGAAGTGGTGACTGGTACGTTCGGTTCGGTACTCGACCACGACGAACACGCGATCAATCGGGTAGAACGCTTCAAGGAAATGCTGCGGGGCTTGTTCTTCAGCAAGTACTCGACGCAGTTCGTTCACACCTCGACGATCATCAGCGTTCAGGTCAGCTGCCACCTGTTCGGTGAAACCGACGTGACGGTGTTCTTCAACGGGGAGGAAGGTCTCCAACGGAAGTACACCAATGCTACGTACGCGGTTAACCGGACCAGTACCAACATCACCAACAGCCAAGACGGTCTGAATGAGGCTCAAAACTTCATGACGAACATCACCGAATACTTCACAAAGAACTAAGGACCTGCCATGAATGAATTGAACAAGTTGTACAAAGCCATGTTGATGTCATGGGGTTCCGTAATCAAAGATGACGCCCGTATTGTGGTGTCCATCAATGGTGACGAGATTCCGGTCCGCATCGACGACATGGACATGCACCTGCCGCTGTCCGAAGTCCTCGACGGCAATTGCATCGACAAGGTGTTCTTCCATCCGGCCTGCGAAAACGTGACCTCCAAGGAAACTGAAGTGTTCAAGGTGATTCGTCGCCTGTCCACCCTCAAGCTCCTGACCACGTTCACCGAGTACGTGCCGATCATGTTCGGCGTGGCGAGCAAGACCACCAAGCAAGCCTGGCGTCAGAACATCCTCGACATGCTCGAGCCTCTGAAGTCGGCCAAGCGTACCTTCCGTGATGAGCTGAAGAAACTGTTCAGCCAGATGCAAGTGGAAGTCAACGACAACGGCGTCGACAACCGTTTCCTGCACATCAAGGTCACCAAGGGTGGTGGTCGTGGCAAGAGCGGTGAGAAGGTCTACTACAAAGCCAAGCCGGTGTTCCCGTTCTACAACGAGATCATCAAGCGTCTGGCTCGCTCCGAAGGTCAGTCTGACAACCAGACGGTTGAACTGAACGGCTTCAGCGTATCGATCGGCGCACTGAAGTTGGCGGCTCACCTGTTCCAGCAGATCCTGCCAATCGTGGAATCGCCGGACGATCTGGAAATCGAATCGACCAGTCAAGTCGGCGCGCGTCTGTGTGCATACCTGGGTTGCTACTACGAGTTGGCTGAACAGCTGAACCGTATCCAGAACACCTTCCGTGCAGACTTCGACAAGGCCGGTGTCTACCCAATCGACACCAACTGGTACGAACACCTGGAAGAGCTGCCGGAAATCTACCGTCAGGTGCCTACGCTGGATTACAACAGCCACAACACCCAGGACGAAGAAGTCCAGCAGACCACCAACCAGCGCAACAACACCAACCTGTTCTCGGTCAGCGGCAATCGCAACCAGAACAATAACAACAACCAAAACAACAACAGCAATAACAACAACAATAACGGCGGTAATAACAATAACCGTGCGAATGTTGTTGGCGGTAATGACGGTAGCTTCGACACCACCGTTCCAGCAATGGAATATGGCGACAACTACGTCAAGACCGAAATCGATTACATGAACGGCCACGTGATGCACTACGCCGTGAACAACAATGGCAACCAGGTCATCTACCAGTGCACCCGCCACGGTAACCTGCTGCGTCGTATCGAAAGCAGCATGATGAACAACATGGGCGCCATGAACATGATGGGCATGGGCGGTATGGGTGGCATGGGCGGTAACATGATGGGTGGTCAGCAATTGGCCAACGGCATGATCCTGCTGCCTAACGGTATGACCGTAATGCCGCAACAACTGCAACAAATGATGCGCCCAAGCACAAGCCAAGGCGCACCGGCTGGCACGTCGGACTATTCGGTTTCGACTTTCTAAGCAGCCATAAGGCTAGCAGGCTGGGGAATTCCCCAGCCTGCTATACCTTTCTTTTTTAGGCTTTAACGGTATTACTGCGGGATATGGCTTTGTTCAAATCGCTCTCGTTGATCATCTGAAACGAATGCATCTCAGACACATCCTGGTTGGGATCAGAGATGTCGTTGATAAATGCAGTGGCCCAACGCAAGTGAGCCGGGATGTTCATGACACGCATCACCCGATAGAAGTCGTTACGGAATGCGTAGAGCATCGCTCGGTCCACAATGGGCATCAACTGAGAACCGCGCAGCAGGATTTCTTTTTCAGAACGAACCAAAGTCTTGAAGGCTTCGGTGTAGTAAATGTCTTTACCGTTATCCGATTCGTTGTTTGGAATTGGCATTGTCCTCTCCAAGCTAATTGTTAACTGGCGGCCCTATCCTTTATTGCTATAAGCGATATGGCAACCCTAATAAAACTTAAACCTATATCATCCTTTTGAGTAGGTAGTACAAAGTTTAAGATAATAGGAGAAAGCATTGTGAGTGATAAGAGTAAAGATTCTCCTGATGAGGTCAAAGTTCCCGAAGTGGGACTCGGCCGATTTAAGAAGTGGGCTTACCTAGGCGAGAACCAACTGCATCCGGCTGTAATGGGTGTTTGTGCAAACCTGGTAGTGTTCCCATGGGTATCGTCACCTACCCGTATTTACATGGTAGGCAACATGATCCCGAAGTCTGTTGTGACTTCGGGTGCAAGTGAGCGTAAACTTAAATCTGGCAACGAATACCAATATGCCAAACGCGCTCGCTGTGTTGAAGCTCCATCCAACATGACGATTGAGGAAATCTTCTACGCCCAAGCTGTTAACGGAGGAGAAGGCGACACTGACAAATGGGCGCCGGTGTATGTGGTGTTCCGCAACGAGGAGAAGGGCAAGTACGATATCATGGAGTTTCCACGGTATAACGTACAAAACTCCTACGTTGGCTTTGAATATGTGTATGACATGAATGTCATGCGCAAGCTGAAGAAAGGTGCAACGTTCCCTAAAGGTACGATCTTTGCCAAATCCCCACGCATCAGTAAAGATGGCGAATGGATGTTTGGTATGGACCTCAAGGTAGCGCCGGCATCGTTCCACTATACCGAGGAGGACGGCATCGGCATTACCGAGAGCTGTGCTCGTGATAAGCTGCGTTGCATGTTTGAACATGTACGCGCTCACGGTTGGAACGAAGACGAGTGGGTTCCGCTGACGCTGTACGGAGATAGCCCATTCCCGCAAAGTGGTGAACGTATTCGTGAAGATGGCATTGTGATGGGTTTCCGTCGTCGTGTCTCTGCGAACGCGTTGGTGTCGCTCACCAAGAAAGCTTTGACCATTCCAGACGAGACACACGACATCCTGTTCAGGGCACCGGTGGACTCTGAGGTCATGTCGGTTGAAGTGATCAGTGAGCGCATGAAGAACAAGTCGAATAACCGTTCGACTGATTATATCAAACAGGCCCACACGAACATGCTGGAACGCTACGAGCGTCGCCAGAACGACATGTGGAACGAGGTGATCCGTTGGCACAGTGGTCGTGTATCGGCTAACCGTGGTAACCCAATCGCCATGACCCGTCCTTTGAATCGGTTTATCCGCTTCGCTAAGGGCAACTACACCATCAATGCGAATACCGGTAAACCCAACCCGCTGTTCCGTGCTGTGAAGCGTGTACGTGTTAAAGACTGGAGCATTACGATCCGGTTGCGTGAAATCGTTTCGGGCCGTGCAAAGTTCAAGATGTCGGGTATGAACGGCGACAAGGGTGTAATCGTTCGGATCATCCCAGACGAAGATGCTCCGCGTTATGACGATGGTACTGTGTGTGACGTTGTGGTTAACAACACACCAGCCTTCCGTCGTCAGATCTTCTCGATGCTGATGGAACAGTCGATCAACTTTATCAACGTCAACGTCCACAAGGAAGTTGTCAAGTTGCATAAGGAAGGCGACTACATTGGTGCCATGGAAAAACTGATGCTGTTCTACGAGACTGGGTTCCCAGAGTTCGCAGAGCTGGTACAGCAGACCATGGTGACCCGTGAGGACATCGTCGAGTACGTCAACGACATCGCGGCTACGCAGATCAGTGTGCATGTGCGTAGCGACACCAAGCTCTACGGCGTTGAGATCATCAAAGCCCTGCGTAAGGTGTACAGCTACAAGCCTGAGCAAATCACTTTCCGAGATTCCCTCGGCGAGATGGTTCGGTCTGTCAACCCAGTACTGATCACGAACCAGCACTTCATGCTGTTGGACAAGTTCGGTACTGACATGTCGGCTCAGTCGCTGCCAATGTCTAACCCGTTCGGTATGCCAGCCAAACTTAACGAGGCCAACAAGTATTCCAGTTGGCTGCGGATGGTCTGGAACCGGAACAAGGGTGAAACAGAAGCACGGCTTACATTGAGCCAGGCAGGTGCTAAAGAAACGGTCAAGCAATTGGCCATGGGGTATGCACCTGAACTCCGTACGCGGATGGCACAGCGTGTGGTGCGGGCTGAGGATGGGTTTAACATCAACCAGATCATCAAGCCTGACGAGTATGGGTTAAACCGAGCAGTACAAATGTCGCAGAGCATGCTCAGTGACTCCGGCTACACCCTGCGTCGTGAACTACCGTCTGACCGTTCAGATTATGAACCGCCTGTTAAGGAGTCCCTGTAATGGCCTTGCAAATTAACCTACGGGAGTTTGCTAACCTGCCTGAACACCAGGTATTGCGTTGGCGTGGTTTCCGTATGGCCGTTGAGGTCACGGATGACCAAGGGGAAAAGGTGCTGAGTGATAGTTATGCCATGCTGCTAACCTGGCAAGGCATGATGATTCACCGGCAATACAACAACGTACCGTACTCCGTTAAAGAGATCATCCCAACTGGCAAGAGCGTCGTGTATAACAACAAGACGCTCGCTATTCCGATGAACTGGATCATGGGTGAGATTGGACCCACCATTCATGATCCAGTGGAATGGGATTCAATCAAGATGACCATTCACATGTGGCAGACCAAGCTTAACAACTTGATCGTGGTCATGAGTGAGACGTCGGTTATCTCGGCGATGGCGGAATCGGTAGACGACCTGATCGAAGATCCGGGTATCCGCGAGATCCACCGCAAGGTACTCGATCGGGAAGTTACGATTGACGAAGGGGAAGAACTGTTCTCTGTTTACCTGAAGACGTCCGAGACATTGGATTACAACACGGTAGCCTTGCTGGCACGTACGGGTGGTGTGAGTATCAACCAAGCGTATCAAACGGCGATCATTCGAGGTGCAGTATTCGACCTTGATAACACCATCATGCCAAACGCTGTTATGGCGCGGTATGCGGATGGTGTGACCAACCTGGCAGACGCCATTGGTGATAACCGTGGTGCGGGTAAGGCACTCAACAGTAACGGTCGTGCACTGAAAGACTCGGAATGGTTTCACCGGAAGATTCACTTGTTCACGGCGATTATCCATTCCATCGGTCACATGGAAGACTGCGGCTCGCTCGACACCGTGCCGCTGCGCATTGCGTCGACTGAGATGGCTAAGAGCCTGCTGGGTTCTTATCGTGTCCTGGAAGACGGCGCACTGGATCTGATCACAGCGCATAACTTCAAGTTGATCAAAGCAGGCGAGATCGTCAACCTGCGTAACGTGGGCTTCTGTAACAGTCCAAGTGGCACACCGTGTGGCGTGTGTTATGGCATGATGAAGTCCGCCATCCCGTACAACCGGATGATGAAGAAGGATGCCAACATCGGCATGTTTGCCGGCACCACGATCTGTAACCCATTGGGTCAGAAAATGCTGTCGACCAAACACTTCATCCGTAACGCCACGAGCAAGAAGTTTGTACCTCATCACCGGGACAAGGAGATCATCCGTTCCAACGGCGATCAAATCTTCCTGGAGAAAGAGCTCTGCAAGGAAGGGACGCGACTGATTCTTAAGTCGACCATTGTGAAAGATTTGTCTGACCTGCGTTCCTTGGACATCATGGACGAGATCGCACTCAGCAAGTTGCCTTACTTTGGTGAAGTCACCTTCCAATATGAGGTGGAAGACATCATGGTGGGCGGTACCACCACTCAGCAACATCCAGCGCAGACATCTGTATCGTCTCGCCGTGCCCGCTTTTCTATGGGATTCCTCCAGTATATACTGGACAATGGCTGGACCAACCAGGATAAGAAGTTTATCTCGGTTGATCTGTCCAAATGGAACAGTGAAGACCCTATGTTCGTGTTGCCCTATGTCCGTGAGGACTTGGACGCACACCGGGCTCGGGTGGAAAACTTCCTTACGTTCAACAAACGTAACGCGGCGTGGAAGAAGCAAGTTGTTACTCCGAAAGTCTTCGGGGAAGTCCTGGCCGAGTTCTGGTCGTTGATCGATGCTGAAACTAAAGGCATCAACATGATCTACGTCTCTGTGATCTTGGCTTGTGCGCTGACTAAGGATCCAGCGAATCATTCGTATAAGCTGGCAACCGGTCCTGGTGATAAGTACTTCACCAGTTTTGTAACCTGTGTGGACAACCGCGGTTCGGGTACGATGTCGATCTTTGAACGGCAGCAAAACATCCTGAACCTTCCGAAAACCTTTGCGGTTAAAGACCGTCAACCAAGTGTGCTGGAGTGCTTCCTGCAACACGCGGTGTCATAACTCGAAGTCTCCCTTAGGGGGGACTTCGGTCCTCCCCTAATGTTTTTGAGGCTTTTGGTATGAGGCATTCCGCCACGTTATCCACGGGTCACACTTATCTGCGAATCTTTGGGTACTACGGCGATTTCTGTGCAAAGGTAATCATCCCTTTTTGCCGCGCTCATCTGTACAAGACTGGTAAGGTTCCACTGCCAGGCACCAATAAACAGGTTTGGAAAGTGACCCACGTGTTCGCTCAGTCTAACCACGACAAAACTGAGTACCGCATTCCCGTGAGCTTAATGAAGGAATTCATTGAGTTTGCACAATACCGGGGTTACAACACTTCCCGGATTGCTATTCAAACAGAACCAGAGATCGAAGGTGCAGATTGTGAGTTTCAACTGCGCCCTGAAATGTCCACTCCCCTGCCTGAACAGGAAGAGTGGATTGAGTACCAGTTAGCAGAAGGTGCCATCAAGATCAACAACGCCCCTACGGGCGGTGGTAAGGCGCTGGCCAATGATACACCGGTCAGAACCATCCACGGTTGGCGTCCTATTGGTCAGATCAAGGTTAATGACCTTGTCATGGCCCCTGACGGCTCCCACACGTACGTTACAGGCGTTTTCCCACAAGGGAGAACACGGACTTACCATCTGATGTTTGAGGACCGCAGATCGATTGTGGCGTGCCCTGAGCATCAGTGGGAAGTTCGGGCTGAAGGTGAGACCGAATGGCAGGTACTGACTACGCAACAATTGGTAGACAGTGGCAAGACTTGGTACATTCCGTTAACCGCCAGCGAACGCAATCCTGACCGTGGGGATATCATCGAGCCTTACCTGATTGGCAAGACTGATCGGATTCTCGGTGAGAAGTATTTGGAAGGTTCTCACTCTCAGCGGATGGCGTTGTTACGCGGTTTGCTGGACAATGGGGGTGAACCACAACGTGACGGTTCGATTGTCTTCAAGACCGAATACGGTATCACTGCCAAGATGGTTCGTGATCTGGTTCGGAGCATTGGGGGGATTGCAGAAGCCAAGTTCAAGAAGTTTAAGAACTCGGTTATCCTGCGGCATCGGACTCCGGAGATCCTCTTCACTGATGAAGCGAAGCAGGACAAGTTGCGGAACTCGGAGAATCGGGATCTGGCATTAAAGATCCTGCAAATCACCGAGGGTAATCCAACCGAGACCACCTGCATCGCTGTAGAGCACCCTAGCCACTGTTTCGTGGTAAAGGACTACATTGTTACCCACAACACCTACATGAGTCTCTACACGGCCGTGCAGCTCGGCAAGCGGATCCTCATTACGGTACAGCCACGTTACATCACCACCTGGATCAATGACATCGAGAAAACGTTGATCACGAAGCCAGGCGACATCGTGGTGTGGGAAAACGCTTCGCTACCGTTGCTGGGGGAGAACATCGAGAAGGGGATCCTCAATCCCAAGATCGTTATTGTTCCATTCTCTCGGATCTCGGGCTACCTGCGTAACAATCGCAAGGATCCTCATGCAGTACCGCTTGGCAAGATCTTTGAACAGATCAACCCGGGCCTGCGTATTGTGGATGAGGGACACGAATCGTTCCACGAGATCTGTCTGTCGCTGTTCCATGGCAACGTTAAGAAGTTGATTACCAACTCGGCTACATTGAGTGGTGATGATCCGTTCATGAACCGGATGTACAACTTGATGCTGCCAATCAGTCTCAGGCTTAAGGAACCTGATCCCGAGAACTACATCGACATTGTTGCTTACATGTATCACTTGTGTCAGCGCAAGTACTTCTTGAAGACGATGCAGTTTGGCAGTTATAACGACATGGCGCTGGAGGCGTCGATTCTGCGCAGTCCGGTGTTAACGGAGTTCTACTTCAAGATTGCGGACAAGATGTTCCAGGAGTATTACATTGGGGTAGGTAATCCCGGTGAGTACGGCTACATTCCTCCCATACGGGAAGAGGGTACCAAAGCGTTGTTCTTCTTCTCACGGATTGAGATGTGTGAAACCATGCTGGCTATGTTCCAGCGGAAGTACCCACACTTGGACTTCTGTACCTTCCTCGGTACCAAGGACAAGAAGACACCAACGAAGTACCTGGAGCACGAGATCGTTATTACCACACCGGGCAGTTGCGGTACGGGTAAGGACATCCCAGGTCTGGTCAGGACGTTCTGTTTCCACACGGTCTTCTCGACGCAACGGAACAAACAAATGATCGGGCGCTTGCGTCAGTTCCGTGGGAAGTTCTCTCACTTCATTGGTCGGATCACCCCAATGTTTATCTTTGCGTTCTGTAACGACATCGGTAAGCACCAGGAGTGTTTCCAGAAGAGACGCATTGCTTTTGCCAGTAAGGAAAAGGACTTCAAACTTATTGAATCTAACTGCTCGCTCAATTAATATGGGCGAGTATCCCTAAACGGACAGTTGATATGCACAAATACGCAAGCGGTAAAAAGACTGTCACCAAGGCTGTGATACTGGAGTGCCACTGCCTTGGGTTAGCCGGGGATCTGGTGCGTACAGTTGTTGGTGAATCCATTTCTGATTTTCTGCTGAACCTAACCGACGTTGATGCTCGCATCGATGACGAGTGGTACTATTCGCTTCTGAGAGATCGTCTTTACAACGACGACGGAGAAGTGATCTCCTGGTGGTATTCCGAACAGGAGAAGTTGATGTTTGAACGGGACCCACACGGGCACCTGATGTTGTACGGAAACCAGGTAAGTGGGTATCTGGAATCCATCGCGGCTGATAACGAGGACACTATTAACATGATCTACGCCAGCATGTCGCTGGAGGAAATCACTGTGAGTAGCATTGCCCTCAAAGATAAGCTTATCCTTCTTGTGAGAGGAAAACAACCATGATGACGAAAAGTCACTTCATTCCTACCCCGGGCATTGAGCAACTCCCGCACTACTTCATTATCCAGAAGTTGATCGAAGAACGCATTCGGTCGATTCTCCAGGGTGACAGTTTTGTGGACAAGTCGCACTTCCTGGTGGGCCACTACACCACGATCCCGACGAACCTGACCACGCCGGAGCAGGTGACCAGCTACACCAACGAGATGGCGAAGACGGTGCTGGATACCTTCAAGGAGTTCGAGAAGAATCCGGAATACCACGATGCCATCCTCCAGCTCAAGCCGTACGAGAACACGATGTTCCAGATCATCAGCACGACCTACGTGGGCGTTCAGGTCCTGCTGAAATTCGAAGATAAGGACATGGCGAGTTAATGCTCTCATTCATCCTTAAGCTAGACCCTGAAACCCGAGAGGAGCTTTACTCAGATGTTGCGGTAGAGTTCCTCGACTTGATTATGTTGGAGGCAATCTTTGTCATCTTTCAGATGGCGAACCCGTACGACTATCCACTGGTAGACGATATCGAATACCTGGCGGATGATCCGGACTCACAGTTCGAGGCTTCAGTAGAGTATCTGCTGGGCGTCTTGGCGGAAACGAATCCGATGGACGGGGTGCTAACGCCCAACGTGGAAGACTTGGTCGAATATGACCCGGGTTACCGCGATGCCATCATGATCAAGTTGGGTGCAGCGGTTGATGCGATTAACGCCATGAACGATCCTTCTGAAATGGCAGCCATCAAGAATATCTTGTCGCAGCCTGGTTTCCAGAAGCGATTCAAATTCAACTCCCTGCATTTGAACGATCGAGTGGTTTACAGCATTTCTCCTGACGCGCTGGACTCGTTGGGGTTGCCGACCATTCCTCGGATAGGCTCTTTGATCGGTGGTGTGACCGCTGATGGATTGCCTGTTTTGCCTTTATGCTGATACTGTATAACCCTACCCATCCCCGCGAAGGGATGGGTAGGGTTATATAACAGCTTTATTTTTTGCTACTTGATCGCAGTGGCCAGGTTCAGCTTGGTGCGCTTACGACCCGCCTGGTGGTGAGCCTTCATACGTTGCAACATGAACTCGGTTGGTACCCGTACAACTTCTGCCGAGAGACGGGAAGCGAACTTCGCCAAGCCTTCACCCAAACAGATCTTGCAGTAGTTACCCTCAGGGGTCATGCAGAACTGAGGCACACGCATCAGGATTGGTTTACCGATCAGCTTCTCGGCGTCTTCAGGAGTGATAAGGACAGCTTCCTTACCCTTCATGTAGTAACCGCCCACCCAGCTGAAGGCGTTCTCTTTAACCAGGGTCATCTCTTCAGTACGAGGAGTGCCACAGTCAACACCTTCGACCTTACCACGACCCACAAGACGCAGGGTTTCTTTTACCTGGCTACCACCTTCACCGGTTGCCATGGAACGCGAGTACGCACCGGCTACCGCGGCGTTGGTCTGTACCACGACCTGCTCAGGGTCAAGCCCTTCATCCAGACTACGAGGCAGTGCGATCCATTCACCAGTCTCTTCGTCTTGTTCAATGCCGAACGCAATGAACATCCGTTTACGCGCAGTGTTGATGAACTTGTCATTGATGAAGAAGTTCTTGCTCTCTCCTTTGAGCATTTCCTCCCGGTCCATTTGAACCAGTTCTTCAACAGCCGCTGTAAAGGCCACAGGGTCGTTTATCTTGCCTTCGGCCCTGAGCTTGGAGAAGAGCTCGTCTTTACGCTTAAGGACCGCTGGAGAGATCGACAGGGCGTCTACGCCACCTGGCTTAACGAAGAACGAACCCAACCCTTCCAGGTAGTAGCAGTTCTCGGTAAACTTCAGGCAGTCATCGACAGAAGCCTTGTCATCCGGAATGGTTTCCCCTTCCTTGGGGTTATCGACCATCAGACGATTGATGTGACCCTCAATGATCTTCTTGGTGAAGAACTGATTGACGTAGTCCACCTTACCCATGAAAGGTTCCCACCACAGCACGATGTTGAACAACATCAGGCCGAAGGTAGAGTCAATAGGCTGGCCCTTGAGCATTGGGTGAAAGTCGCCCGGGAACGAATACTTATCGTCCATCACCGCAAAGGGTTGGTTCACATCACCGTCGAGTACAACCGTGTTACCCTCGATAATGGCATGAAACTTACCCTTCTCTACGAAGACCGTCCAGGGAATCTTCTTGAAGGCCCCAGAAGACTCCTCGTCCTCGAATTGAATCGAGATGATGGACTGTACCGCTGCCTTGTTGGCATAGCCCAGGTTGTTAAACCAGAGCTTCAGAAACTCGATCTTATTCATTGGTCAGGTCCAGTTGCCCGATCATCTTCTCAATGGCCAACAACGCCAAGTGATCCGTTGTGATCTCGTTAACGAGGTCCAGGAGTTCGTCACGAAGGGTATCGCTGTTCAACTCACTGATGAGATAGAGGGCCATGACCTCCTTACCGTAGAGGATTTGATTATCCATCGACGGGTAATCGAGGAGCTTAACCAAGTCCGTCTTGAAGAACGTCAGGTACGTCTCTACAGGGCTGCCTACGGCGCCGTTGTTGATAACGTGCTCATAGGCCAAGGTTCCATCAATCAGTGCTCTGTTGGCCCTTACACGCTTGATGATGTTAATAGGAATCCCTTCATCGACGTCGCCAGTCAAGAGGCTGTCACGGATGGCCTTTAAAGTCACCTCGCTAACATCTTGTAGTAGCAACTCGTAATTGACGAGGGACACATCGTCACCCATGTATTTCTGGAAAATCAGGAGGAAGCGGTCAACAGGGGGAATATCAAAAGAGTCCAGAATGTTACCCAGACCAATGACGTCTTCATATTGCTCCATCTCGTGGAAGAATTTGCCAACATGGATAAGTTCCTCCGCTCGCTCGTGAGTCACTTCGTCGAGGTTGATGATAAACCCCAGACGGGACAACACGTCGATTATATTGTTGGTAATCAACTCGTAGATTTGTTTCTTTTTGAGGGGGGTATCAAAAGTCTCATCCACGAGGATTTCGGTAATTACGTTTTGCAGCAATGACTCGGGAACATCAGACAGAATTAAATTGAACCCGTCGGTCAATATTTTAGCTTGGGGGTCGGGTATAGAGGCCTTGAAGTCAACCCAGATACCACCGATGAGCGTGGCGGCGAGGTCTTCTTCCGCTGGCGTCATCGCCACTTCGTCAGTCTCAGTAAGCATTGGGACTTTCCTAACGTTAGTTAAACAGGGAATCATAGCATATGTCTACCAAACAAGCACACAAGAAAGCAAAGCGTGCTGCGGCCTCGAAACAGAAAAGAAAGCAGGCTAACGTTGAACGCAACACTACCCAGTTCCTGATGGGTCGTCGTGAAACGGCTCGTTTCGAAAAGTCACCTGAAGGCAAGGAAGCATCCGAAGCGCGTCTGCGCTATGACATCGCTACCAAAGGTGTCGTGCAGACCGCTCTGGACCTGAAGAAAGACATCGACGCAGTCAAGTCGGAACTGAACAACATCGAGGTGCTGAAAGGCATCAACGAAATGATCCCGATCCTGGGCAACATTCACGGCGTTCTCGAAGTCGTCACCAAACTGGTCGACATGAAGAAGACCGAGCTGACCGAAGAAGAAATGGCACTCGTTGTTCACTTCGACCGTCAGATCGTTGCGGTGGCCGAAGACGTTCACGCGATCTTCGAGTTCATCAACAAAGAACAAGAAGTGGACGAGTACATCTCCATCTTTGTTCACTACACCGACACCCTCGCCGAAATCATGCAGTTCGATATCCCGGCTCTGATGGACGGCGTACTGCGTCCGCGTGAACTGCTGATCAACGAATACGTTGCTGAGCACAAACACGAAGGCGAAAACAACTACGACTTCGGCATGCGCCTGCACGGCGAACGTATCAGCCGCGTGCAAGTCCTGTACCGCACTATCCCAGTCAGCGACGCCGCTCCTGCCGGTGTGCCTGTTGAGCCACCAGACGCTTACGAAGATGTAGCTGCTGGTGTGTTGCTCGAAAAGGATTCGTTCGAAGACGTCTCCGCCCGGCAAGTTAACTGATCCCTTACGCAAGGAAGTAGTACATGAGTACCGAACCTCAAGATCCACTCGAGCAACAATCAGCTGCTCAGGCGCCGGTTACTGCTGCTCCAGCGGCACCGGCTCCAACGCACCACGATGTGCACACCGCTCAAAACACTACCATGACCAAAGTCCTGCCTCCTGAAGATGAAGTCCTTCGTGACCTCACTCAAGAAGAGCAGCAGGACGGTGGTTTCCTGACAGTCTTCCTGGGTAACCGTAAAGAAGACGTTGTCAAAGCTCAGAGCATTATCGGGCGCTGGCTGACCTACACCGGTTCCAAGGCCATGTTCGATGAAGAGCGGCTGCCTGAATCGGTCTTCCGTAAAGCTGAGACTGATTGGCTCGGCTATATCGAAGAGAAGTTCCCGGGCAAGACGTCTGACCAGGTAGCGACCCATGCGGCCGACCTGTACGCGTTCATGTCGGAGATCCAGGACGAGCTGAAGATTCGTACCTCGATCCTGAACGAGCCGAACATCAGCAACACCTTCGACCGTGGTGGCGTCAATACCGGTGACATCGTCGGTAAGCGTCCGTCTGCATCGACCCAGGGTTTCTCGAACCGTGAGAACATGCGTCGTCGTGCTGCACGTAAAACCGGTTCGGGTGCTGACAAGCTGGCCTTCGATGTACTGTGCCGTGACTCGTTTGCCACGTTCTCCTTCTCGCGTACCAACCATACCGAGATGGGCTCGCTGATGAACGACATCCGTCGTACCATCACCGGTTATGTTCAGCAGATCGGTAACAACAGTGCCGTGCTGGCACGTATCGCGTCGATCCGGGTTATCTGGAACTTCATTGCGAAGCGTATCAACAACACCAGCGTTACTGACGTGGCGGACTTCAACCAGTTGGCCAACGTGATCCTGCTGACCGACATGGATACCATCATCACGGCGTTGATCGAATCGACCAACACCAAGGGTATCAACCTGAACCTGCGTTGCTTCTCCGGTAGCTGTGACTGGGAAGCCTTCAAGCTGGTACAGGCGTCGAAGCTGCTGCGTCAGCGGCACCACATCACCACCCCGGCCGATGAGGCGATCTACGCCAACCTGATCAACGGTCATGCCAAGTACACCATGGAAGAGACGCGTGCCATGAGCCGTGCTTCGACCTACGGTCTGGAAAGCAACCGTGTGTATAACGACGAGAAGTCGATGTACCTGGAATGCGCTCCTCCTACTCTGGCCGAAGCTTTCGCTGCGTTTGACTTCTTCATCGGCGAGATCAACCCAGAGCTGGCTGAGCTGCGTACCAAACTCGTAGACCCTGCTGAGTACCAGACTCAGGTCACGATGGTGCACAACAACCTCGGCTCGACTGAGTTCATCCACTGGGTGCAGCGTCAGGTTGACCTGCCGGCAGAGAACACCGATGAAGTTGAAACGGTTTTTGCCCGTAGCGAGATGGACCCGAACGACTTCAACGGCGGTATCCTGGATGTTCTGCGCGACCAGGAAGACCTCAACCGTAACCTCGTCAAGTTCGTGCTCAACAAGACGCCGTACATGTCGCGTACCTTTATGGGTGTGCGTAACTACGTGTGTCCAAAGTGCCGCAAGAACATGGGTGATCTGGAAGATCCTGAAAACCTGCTGGATCGGAAGTTGGGTTACACCCCAATTGACCCAGTGATGAGTTTTTTTACCCTCACCCAGTGGTCGATACTCAAGCAGACGGCCGTCCAAAACAAAATCAGGTCCGAAGCCCTCTCGGAATAATCCCCCGGGTCGACAATCGGATTGTCTTCAGTCCTACGTTCAATCAGGTTAACAACTCGCTTCTAGGGAAGTCCCTTAAAGATGTCACCCCAGAAGCGATGTCGTTTAACGAGTCCATGTTGCATGATTTGAACATGAACTACTACACCCCGGCTACTATGGATCCGTTCTCTTCAGTTGCTTACATCCCTGCTGAGAACGAGTTCATTCACGAGTGGTCGATCAAGTCTGTCGCTAAGAAGTACGGCTTCTACAAACTTCATGAGGTCATGTCGTTACGTGACTACATGGAAATGCCGATGTTCCTGATCGACGATTTGATTGCGGGTGTGGGTGAAGGACGTAGTCAGCGAGACAAGGCGGACAACCCTCCAGATCAGGACGGCAAAAGCAAGATGCCTAATGTGAAGGACAGTAACAAAGACTTGACAGAAATCATGCGACAACTGGGTTTGGATAAGAAAATGTTTTAAGTACTGCTAGCCTCTAGGGTCCCAACGGGCCCTAGGGGTTAAGCCGTATTTTATGCTGAAACCATATTCATGGTCGCATACAACTCTCTACGAAAGGGCCCTTTCATGAGCAAACAAGATTACACGCCACCTGAGAGCGAAAATCTCAGTGGTGATGCCGCAGAGGAGGTTGTTAAAACTACCGCCCAAGCCCCTGCTGTACTCACTGCACCTGCCAAAGAAGAAGCTGCTCCGGCTGAGGCTACTTTCCAGGTAGAACCCATCGTCATCAGCATCGCGAAGATGATCAACGCCAAGGGCGATACCACCACTGATGTCATGGTGGCTCGTATCAGTCGTCACATCGAATTCCTCGCCGGGCGTAAGCGCTTCAAGGATAAGAAGGACGAGCAGGATGAGCAGATCAGTTTCATCGAAACGATCGGTAACTCCATGCGCCTCGATTTCGAACAGTTCGCCGTCGTTACCGACGACCTGCTGACCGCTATCCGTGCCAACGCTGACGTGTTCTCCTCCGGTCTGGCTTTCCGCTACACCGTAGGCCTGGACCGCAAGTACCCGGCACAAACCATCCGCGTGTACCACACGTACATCTCGTTCCTGACCATGGTCGCCAAGAACTGGGAAGCGCGGTACAAGCTGCACTCGCTGATCGATCTGGCCAGTGTTATCACTGAGCTGAATCGCAAGGGTAAGGAAAACGTTACCCAGTACTTCCGCTATCTGACCAACGTGTAACCCACCGCCGTCATTCACACCACCCCCTCCTCGCAAGGACTGAACAAATGGAATACGTAGAAGGCTCTTTCCAACCTGACGGCGACGGCTTTGGTCTCCCTGACGCACCCCACGTCGAGATCATGTTTGACTCCCTGAACGACACTGCTGAGCAGATGGACGTTGCAGGTACCGAATCCATCTCCCTCACCGCTGCTCAACAGTACGCTCAAGGCGTTCTGATGGCCGCTGGTGTCTTTTCTGGCTCCCAGGTAACCGGTAACGAAGGTGTGTTCTCCGCTATCGGCGACGGCTTCAAGGCAGTTTGGGATTACATCTCCAAAACCTTCAAGTCGATCTGGGACTTCTTCTTCAACCGTGACAGCGCCAAAGACGCTGAAGTGGCGAAAGAAGCCTGCAAAGAAAACGCCGACGCTCTGGCTGCCGCGAATGCCGGTACTCAGGACGAAGCCACCGCCGACAAGCAACTGAACGCAATGGCTGCTGCCGGTGTTGACGGTGAAGAAATCGCCAAGGCGAAGAAAGGCACTCTGGCCGAGAAGAAGAAAGCGGTCAAAGACGCCCTGAAAGAAATGGGCAAGATGAACAAGAAGGGTCAAGCTGCTTTGGCCACTGTTGTTGCCAATGCCGTCAAAGCCAAGAAAGCATTCCTGGCCCTCGCTACCTCCCATGGCAGCGAGAAAGAAAACAAAGCGGCCGGTCACCTGGCTGGCAAGACTGACTTCGCTGACAACGCCATCGACATGGCCGGCATGGTTCTGAAGTTCACCAACCGTGACGCTCAGTTCCTCAGCAAGCTGGAAAAAGCCACCAGCATCACCGACGTCGGCGCTGCGATTCAATTCAGCAAAGACTGCGCGGCCAACATCGACTCCCTGAAATCGTTCTCCGACGAATTCAAGAACAAGAAAGCGGCCATCGAGAAAATGCTGACCAGCGCTGAAGCCAAGATGAAGAAGGCCAAAGACGCGAAGGACAAAGCTGAACTCCAGAAAGACATCGGCGCTCTGCGTGTGATCGTCGGTACTGGCGTGAAAGCGTCCAAGCTGATCGAAGCCAACTACACCCGCGTATCCGAAGCGTCCACTGCCCTTAACAAGGTCTTTGGTATCGCCGCTTAATAACGCCCGTAAGGCGTTCTGAGCATCGATCGTGAATATAAGCCCTCCTACTCCTTTGCGGGAGTAGGAGGGCTTATAGCTGCTTTACGCTGCTTTCTTCAATGCTTCTGGTAGTACTGCTGCTTCTCTTGCTTCACGTTCTGCTTTTGCTTTAGCTGCACTTTCACGCAGTTGTTTCAACATATCCGCGTAACCCAGTTCTTCCAGACCTTTCTCGAAGTCGGATTGCAGTTTGTCTGCTTGTGGGAAACGGAACAGGTCGTGACTCAGACCCATGGCATTCGCTTGAGTACTGCTGGCATAGTTCACGGCGATCTCCCGGAACTTCATGTCATTAGCACCCTGAATGGCATAGACTTCCATCTGAGTCGTTTTGTTACTGGTGTTGGCTGCCAGTGTACCATGTGGGTAAGCACCCTCAACGTCAAGGTCAGATACACCACTGCGACCAGAGCTGATAACGTCATCCAGCCCAATGAACATCGCACGACCCATATCGGAGTTCTTCTCGGTATCGAGGAGAGCAATCCAGTTATCAAGAGTCGGCAGACGATCACTGAAGGTCTTATCACGTTTAGCCGGAGTACTGCCCCAGACATAACCGTGCTCACGTGCAAGGAAGGACAAGGTGTCCGAAATCAAACGTGGCTGTGAAACAAAGTTGAAGTATTCCGAATAACGCAACAACATCGGAATCGACAGCGAGAAGTCAAAAGTCTGCTCGTTGATTTCTTCAATAGGCCAGTTGTCTGCAATGTTGTACATCGAATACAGGTACGGATGTTCCTGCTGCATGTATCGATGCCACTGACCCGAGCCTGGACCTTTGCTCATGCCTTCCTCGGTATACAGCTTACCCTTTACCCCTTCACGGGTTGCAATCGATTCCAGCGAGTAACTCTCGAGCTTACCGGACGAGAATCGTTTAATGGCGTAACCTGACATGGCGTCAGCCCACTGCCACCTAGCCGGAGTACGAACTGTAGGAAACTTCTCCTGTGGTTCCAGTGGTGTCTTGTCGCCGTTCTCCTTAACCTTGTGTGTTCGACCCAGGTTCAGTTCATAACTGCGATACTCTCTCGGTACCGATGGATCACTGTACACGTCTGCGAGGTTATAGCCTTCAGACCTGAGAGCGCGTTCACAGGCTTCCATGTCATAACCGGCATTCCAGCTCAACACCCAGTCAGGCGACCACTCGTGGAACTTCTGAATACACGCAAACGCAATCTGACCTGGAGTATCGAACAATTCGTAAACAATCTCACATTTACGACGGTCAACGTGTTCCTGAATGTATTTCTTTTCGGCTGCTTTTAATTCAGCCAAGATGGCGAAGTCAGTTAAACGAACCTTCGGGTCAATTCTGTCCTGACGACTCTGGAACCAGCTACGTTGTCCTGCCCAGTACGCCTTACCCTTCATGGTAACCGAAGCCATCATGATCGGTTTAACTTCACCAAAGGCTTCCATGTCTGCTTCAACGTCGAATGCCGCTACCGAGTAAGGTTCCTTTTCCTGATACTCAGCGTACTTCTTGAAGAACTGTTGCTTAAAGTGAACCGGTGTGGTCTGGTCCAAACCAAACACATACTGAATACCTTTACCTGACTTGACGTCATAGATCGTTGCATTGCGGTCAGCTACCCCAAATAGCTGCTTGCGCACTTCAAACGGAATGTCACGACGGGTACTACGGTATTCACGACAGAACCGTTCTTCCAGATAGTCCTTCGGCTGCATGAACTTACGGTGCTGCTCTTTGACCAGATGCCAAGGCTGCTTGTAGTTTTCAATCGAGATAAATGAATCGCTTCGCGAGTTGTCCTCGTGAATGTTGGTAATCTTTGCGGTCAGCAAGTCTTTGCTCTTGTCAAAACGATGCTCTGTATAGACGGCATGTTTGCAGACACGAGCAATAATCGGTGATAGGTTTTGTGCTGTGGGTTGTGTCATGTTTTTATCCTGCATTTTATGCCCGCTTTTAGCGCTATATCAATGGCGTCCCAGTATTAAATATCTTTGAGGAGTACAGGTGCATGATCTCGATGGATTTTTTGAAACGACCCGTCGGAGGGTTGGAGTTCATTAACTTCCAGTCCACTGACTTCTACCGCAAGCAGGTGCTGTTCCTTGAAAGTCAGATCGGTCCCGACGGTGTTCTGAGTAAAGAAGCCATCCCAGGCATCAAAACCCTCATCGAAGAGTTCACTGGCTTTAAGAACGTGGACCTGAAGTTCTCGAGCAGCGGTAACCTGTCGGTTGACACCGGTTACTTCTCGCCTAACCACGTGCTGAACAACGCATTGGTAGACGACCTGCTCAAGCCGACCCAGACCACCCTGTACCGCTGGTTTACCCAGAACAAGGACAAGGTGTTCAAAGGCGGTATCGATTACACCACCGGTAAAGTCCTCGGTAGTTTCCAGACCGTTCCTGTTACCTTTCAGATCAATCCTAATCTGAATGCCACCTTTCCTGCTGAGAAGGTGAAGAAGTTCGGCGTTCCCCTGGCTGGTATCCTGGCCGGTGCAATTGCCCATGAACTGGGCCATGTGTTCAGTGGCTGCATGATGCTGCTCACAGTCGCTTCTGACAACATCTATCTGAAAGCCTCTCTACGGTACTACCGTGAAGCCAAAGACGTCTCAGATCGCGTTGTAGTGCTCAAGGACATCGCTTCGCTGCTGGACGTTCCAGCGGCCAAACAGGGTGACCTGCAAAAGCTTGCACAGGACCAGGACGATAAAACCCTCTTCCTCTACTTCGATAAATTAATCGCCCAACGTAATATGCGACGCAGTTTGTCAGTAGGTGTGGAATCGATGTCGTCGGAAGTTGTAGCCGACATGTACGCTATCCGCATGGGTTGCGAGAAGGGTATTATCGCTGCTATCAGTATCCTGACTGACCAGGGTTGCATCCAGACCGTGGTTAACAGCCTGCTGATCGCCGCAGTGACTACCATCATTGCCCTGCCAGGTTTCATCGCCCTCACGGTGTCTATGGGCGTGGCGGGTGCAATGTTCATGGCCATGATCTTCTACATGTTCATCTTTGTCCTGAATTACTTCAGCAAGGGTTACTCGGGGGTCTACAACGCCGACCATCGTCGTTTCGAAGATGCGGTGCGTCAGCTGATCCAGAAGCTGAAAGAAGACACCACCATGCCAACCTCTGAAAAGAATGCGTTGGCGGATGAAGTACAGCAACTGTTGGCTCACGCTAATTGGCTGCGTCCTTGGTACGAGAGTACTGTGATCCACCGCTTCATGGGTTGGGTGTTCAGCCAGGCTGACTTCAAAGCTCAAGAAGTTGAACACTACACTTCCGTGATTGCCAACCACGAAGTGAACACCATTTCCGTTAAACTGGCGCGTCTTAAAAACCGCCGTGATGGCACGGACACTTCTCCGGAAGAAACCAACAAAACTTACGAAGCCTAACCCTACCCATAAAGGAACTCCACCATGTCGCATTTGATACATGTACTCGCTTTCAAGAAAGAGCTGACCGAAAAGGGTATTACTTGCCCGATCGAACAAAGCAAGCTGCTGGCCGAACCGTTCACTCGTGCACTGATCCGTCGCTCGTACCGCCTGGGTGGCTGGACCTCCGAGATGGATGAGAAAGCCTGGGCCATGCTCGACAAGTGGAACAAAGTGTCGCCTATCCCTGCCGCGCTGATCCACAAGGGTGCTCAGGTTCGTATCGGCGCACTCAACGGCGCCATGCTGAACACCGGCTCCCTGCCGTGCAAGAAAGAATTCACCTGCATCGTGAACGACGTAGACGTTGGCGATCTGCCGACCTGCACCGTTCTGACCGATTACCTGGTACGTGAACTGGAGGCTAACCGTGAGTGACTCGGCAACCACCCAGATCGATGATTACCAGCAGATTGGTAACTCGAGCCCTGTTGACTCGTATCAGCCGGGCGAAAACAAACAACGTGTCGACCTGACGGAATACTACCAGGTTAGCGAACAGAACAACGCCACCGTTATGGTGATGGGTTCTGAACAGCTGAACCTCGGTATGTTCTCCAAGCAGGTTGCCCGTCACCTCAAACTGCAAGGCGTCGAGAAGTACGACCCGTTCCCTTCCGAGCGTAATGCTCGTATGGGTGCTGAAGGTTTCTTCAGTGCGGTATACAACGGCTTCAAGGACTTCATCGAAGCGATCATCAAGTACATCCGCATGGCCATTGACTGGGTTGTCGACATGGTCAAGGGTATCTTCGGGTTCCGTAAGAGCGCTCGCATCACCAAGGCGATCGACGATGACCTCGGGAACCTGAAGAAAGAGTTCGAAGACACGATGATCAGCTTTGGTTTCAACATTGCTGAGTACAACGTAGAGAACTTCCTCGGTACGCTGCCGGCGGGTCAGGATCGTGTGGCTCAAATCCATTTGCTGAAGAACCGTCTCGACAGCGATGTGGATCAGATCAAGAAGCTGGAAGCGTGCGTCCCACTGATCCAGCAGATCAACGCCAAGATCCTGCAAGCCGGTGAGAAAGTCAACACCGCCCAGAAGCGCCTGAAACGCGTTATCCTGGACGAGTACAACCGTTCCCGTGTTCGCTATAAAGGCGGTAACCACGTCGACGGTGCGAACTCCAGCGAAGTCACAGTGGTGCTCAAGGCTATTCAGGAAACCTCGCTCGCCCTGGATACCAAGGAAATTGCCAGCTTGATGCAGAAGCTGTACAAGGACCTTTACAGCATCGAGTTTGCAAACGAGGAACTGACGCACAAGTTCGATCAGGTGCAGAACCGCCTGAAGACCGAAGTGCAGGCCAGCACCAGTGTTGTCCGCGGTGTAGACGTCAGCGCTACCATGACCAGCATCCAGGCCCTCAACCTGCGCTACCAGAGTCTGGTGGACAGCGAGATCGACATCTCCAAGGTCAACTGGAAAGCGCTGGGTGAGATCGTTGACAAGTCTGACGGTGAGAAGCTGTCATCCATGTCGACCTATTACAACGCTCCTGCACTGCTGGCGGCTTACCAGGAACTGTCGGTCGATATTCGCAACTTCGTTCAGTGCTCTTATGGCATCAGCAAGGAAGTCCTGCGGGTAGAGAAGCAGATCACCAGCCTGGTGGAGTGGTACGGTCGTATCCACGCCTATTACTACGCCGGTGTCCTGGGTGACGCTGAAGGGATCGCGAAGGTTGTTGACGACGCGGTTAAACGGGGACTGAGCCCAATCGTCGAGGGTCGTGTCTTTATCAAGGATGCGGACGCCAAGACTTTTGGTGAGAAGCTGACGGCAAACGTTAACTTCGCCATCCAGAACGATATTGGTGGGGTGAAATCCAGCCTCAACAACTTCACCAAGCAAATCGGGGTAGGTAAATTGCTATGAGCCGAGCAGCTATGTGGGAAGAGGTCGTTAAACTGAAGGGCGTGGCTGAAGTCACTACCCAGACGTATATCGACGAACTCGAGTCGCTTATCAGTGCAATGGAAGACGATGGTCTGCCACTCACTGTTGCAACAAAGATCATCCGCGGTATCTGGGGTAACACTTCCCGGGCTAACGCCTTGCTGGTACAGCTGTCGGAATGCTTCCCGGAGACTAACAAGTCTGTGGTGCTGTACGCCGGCTTGCCTGCTGATGAAGCGCGTAAGCAGTTGGGTGAGCTGGAAGAAACCCGCGAGTACTTCAAGGTGATCTACGACTACATCAACGAAGTAGTCGACACCACGTTCAAGACACTGCTGGCCGCCGAATTTACCGTCGAAAGCCAGGACTGCCTGAATGAGTTCCGTTGTGAAGTGCTGAAGTATGTCGCCTACACGGGTGATTACTTCTACGAAGCCGAGCAGAAGTTGAAAGACGGCTCGCTGACTTCGTGGGATCAACTCAACCGTGTGCCGGACATCGTGATCAACGGTGACTACATGTTCGTTACCGACTTCAAGGAATCCCTGGCCAAAGCTCACGTCGAATATCTGAAGGGAACTTTCCATCCAGATCTGCGCTCGTCGGGTTACAGCCTGAAGGACTTCTCGTGGCGCACCAGCGACATGTGCAACAAACTGAAGCTGCCGTTCATGTTTGCGGAATACCTGAACTCCAAGTACCCAGGTACGCCGTTGGAACAGCCTGCTGAATAAGTTGTACCGGCTATAACCTACCCTACCTCCTTTGCGGGAGGTAGGGTAGGATTATGGCTGCTTTATACCGGACCCATGTTTACCATGGACACGTCATGCGGCAGGAAGACGATATCAATGTCTTCCTTAATCGACAACAGACCATCAGAACTCTGTTGCAGCAGTTTACGGATACTGAACCCGGTAAGGTCATCCGCGTTACTGATTACATCAACCGTACTGTCACCGGCTACGGCACTCAGCTTAACCGCCACCACTTCACTCGATGTCCCGTCTTTCAACTGCCAGGCGAGATCGTTAGCACTGAACGTCCGGGCTCCGAACAGACCTTCGTTAAGCGTCTGCGGGGTACTGGTTTCCAGAGCACTTTTCAGGCTTTGGTTCTTCATGCCAGAAGCCGTCAGGTAATACGTCACGACAAAACTCAGATCCTGACGCAGATACGACGTGTAGTTGCTGTTGACCACCACCTTCTGATAGCCCAGCTTGTTACGCGGCTGGTACACCAGACTCGTCTGATCCAGAGCGGACGATGCGAAGTAAGCCATGTCCTGACTGATAACGTCGACGAAGTAGTCTTTGGTTTCTTGAGCGAACTGTACGTCGTACTCATCATGACTGAAGAAGTACGCACCATCAAACCCGATGAAGTCCCAGTGATAGAGTTTCTCACGAGGAGCCACTTCGATGTAATTGCCATCGGCATCGAGCATGTAGTCGTCTTTGGTGTATTCCAGCCGAACCCGAGGAGGTACGTTGTTATCGTACATCAGGTCGCCTGCATGGTGCTCTACTTGAGCCACACCATCCACGAAGATGATTTCCTTAAATTCATCATCCGTACGTTTGTAGATCGTTTCTGGATAAGTGAACGGAACATCCACACCATACTTCTTGTACTGTGCTTCACCGACCAGAGGACGGATACGGCTGTACAGGTTACCCAGCTTCTTGCCCAGTACAACGTTGTACTGAGTTTCGATGATCGCCACCATTGGCACACGGAACAGGCTCTGGTCGATCTTCTCGTCCGAGTCAGTCGCCGTGTTTGCCTTATCACCCTGGAAGGTGAAGATGAACGTCATGTCCAGATCCAGAGGCACACCGGTAGTCGGCTGGGTGCTACCGAACTGCGAGAAGTTGGTGAAGTACATTACGTCATTCACGTCAACATCAAAACGGCTGTCCAATGCGAACTGCCAGATGCGCTCACCCGATTCCGTCAGGCCGTACAACGTACCCGCAATGCTTGCCAGGCTGTTGGTGTCTTCCGGCTGTACCGACAGCTGAACACCCAGGGTGGAGTCATCCAGTTCCTGGTAGCTCTTGCCAGAGGCCGTTACGATGGTGATCAGGTAACCCGAGTCGTTCTGTTCAATCGCAACAGTCCCAACCCCCACGTCAATACCCAACAGACTGTTCTCGGCCTTAAACGTCTGGCTCTTGAACTTGGGTTCATCCAGGTGATAGGTCCGCAACACCGCTTGGGAGTTGGTGAGGTCCATCACGTAGTAGAACGGGGTGTACACCAGCGTAGTGCTGGCTACCAAGTCAACCTTGCCTTCATTGCTTCGGGCTTCGTAGCTGTTCTTGGTAATCTGGTTAATCAGAACCGTAGTTGGCTGACTGATGTCAAACAATACGTTGTGTGGAACAGTAATGCGCTGACCGTTGTCAATCACCACACCGCTGCCGATCAGGTCATTGACCGACGCCAGATAACTACCGACAAAGCAACCCATCGGAGCAAACAGCTTCTTGTTATCCTGGATACGAAGTTCCTTGGTCAACGAGTAGCTACGCTTGGTCATGTAGTCGATGGATTTAACCGAGTTGTAACCGTAGTTCTCCACGGTACCCACCAGGTTGTTTTCCGTGATCGGCAGGTTACGCTGACGGCGACCCGAGATAAAGGAAGCCTTCATCTGAGCAAACGGGATAGCGTTGCTACCGCCCGATGTCGAGGTCATTGCACGCCAAGCCATACCACCCGAAGACTTCAGTGCGTTGGAGAACGGACCCAGGGTACCAGCACCGTAACGATAGTCCTGGTAGTTCACCCCCACGTCACCCAGAGCGGTCTGTGTGAAGTCTTTCAGCAGCTCACCCTTCGTGGTGTAGGTATAGATGTCGATCGAACCGATACCCAGACCGTTGGCAATGTAGACATCAGGAATCTTGAAACCGTACTTCTGATTGCTGACATCCAGGTTCAAAGCCAGGGTGACAGTGTTCGGGTCAAACACGTCCTGGTCATAACTCACCCGAATCTCAGACTTGACGCCACCAACCGTTAGGAACGCACGCACGGCGAACAGGTAGTCAGGGAACACAACATCACCACTGCAACCCGAACTCTGGTTGGAGGTCAGGTTCTCCGTTGGCATGCAGACCAGCTGCCGGCACGGAATAACGATCGTCAGGTAACCGTTAGGGGTCACCACACGCTTCAGCAGGTTGTTGGCAATCGGATTGAGCGGGTTGTTGGTGGAATCGTCGTAAACCACCTGGTAACCGGTCTGCTCGCTGTAACGGATTTCAATACCGTTCTCGATAGCAAACGTGTAACCGCCAAAGGTCAGTTCAGTGTCCTTCGGCAACAGTAGCATTTTGTACGTGAAGGTACTCTTGCCCAGCGTAACCGTAACGTCCTTAGCTAGCGCTCTGAAGACGTCAGTGTTGATGGCGTATTGCAGGTCCATGATCGACGGTGTGCCGAACATGCCAACCTGTTCTTCCTCAGACATGTGACGACTGAGGTCAGCTGTGCTACGCGCATGAGCTGGGAACATTTTCGCCACAGCGTCATCGATGCGAAGCAGGAGACCGTGAGCAGTACCCAGGATGATGTCAGTACCGAAAACAAACGGGTGAGTCTTGCTGTTGAGTTTTACCGACTTATTGAAGTAGTCGTTCTCAACCTGGTTGACCACACGGTTTACCCCACGGATAGGGTTGTTGGCCAGTGCGATCAATTCGTTCTGTGTAATGTCGGCCATTTACTTAGCACCCCAGTATTCCATTTCCATCGAGTTCAGGTTGATCCAGGGATAGCACAACGCATAGTTCGCTTTGTAGTACTCACTGAACTTCAACTTGCGGTAGTTGTTTTCCCGAACACTTGGGTTCATGTTTGGATTGAAGAACAACGTCGTGCGGTTAAACATGTCCGCGAGACGCAGGTTGTTGTAACGGAAGACCACACTTGGGAAGTTGATCTCCACTTCGTCCTGACCCTGACCCCGCAAACTGTTCTGCGTACGGTCAATGGTACTGAATGCACCCGATGGGTACGTGTTAGGCCAGGAGTAGCCGTTGCAGTAGATACCCTCGATACTCCGCATGTTCTTGTTCATGATGATGTGATAGATCCGCACATCATAATCGCGGTAGTTCTGGATCAACGCTTCGGCGTAAGGTTCCATCCCCTCATCACCCAGTGTTACACCCTCGATGTAGTGGTTGATCACATCGAAGATAAAGGGAACAACGTTGGGCTTGGGGTTGTGGAAGGTCAGACGCATGTCGTAGTCGTAGTTAACCTTCAGAATCCCGTTGGGGTACTGATAGACTTCCTTACGAATACCCGGAGTGGATTTCTCTACTGGCATGTTCACATCGGGGAAACCCGACGACACCTTAACCAGGTTAGTCAAACACCCCATCCATGGATACAGCGGATCGAGCATTTCACTGTTACCACTGTTGGCTCTTCCCCATACCGGATCGAGCAACCCCTTAACGTAATGTTGTAGGGTGTTTCGAGTTGGGTTGTACAACGGCAACATTTGAGGATGTTTTATCACGTTTTCGTCGGATAAGTTCAACAACGGCCGGTTAATAAAGACTAATCCTATGGTGTCGTCGGGGATGGGAGCCAACTGGTTCCCAGGGCCTAGAATTCGTACCCCTTTCAGCATGCTGATCAGAGCACTCGAGTAACCGGGTCCGCCGTTTTCTCGAAATGCGTACTCAAGCCAGTCATCATACGACTGGGAGTTCAGATCTTCTGCGGGTTCTTCATTCCCTGGGGTCTTGTCGTACCACCCGTTATACTGATTCGGATCATCCGCCATTTCTCTGGCTCCCATTAATGAAGGTAATTAAAAATGATTGGTAACGTATTAGGTCTGGGGTCTTACCTGCTGGATATTGCTGGTAAGTTTTATCCCGATAGCAAAGACATAAACTCCGCCGCCAAGGTGGCGGGCCAGGTTCAACGTTCATACAATGTGGTCTCTACCACATCGGTTCACCAGAGTGCCAACCGCGCCATCATTGCTCCAATGGTGGGTGTTGAGCAGTCGCTTCTGCATCAAGAATTCATGGCCGACCTCATGCAGATCATTATGCTGCGTGACGTAGTCGCTACTCTGACTCACCTGGCGCTTGAAGGCACCGTGGCAATGGGTGTTCAGATCAAGGACGTTATCGGTTCGATCAACCCAAACCGTGCAGGCATGATGGCGTTGATGGGCTGCGAAGCTTTCGACAACAACATCCCGAACGGCGACAAGCCTGACGACAAGGCACCGGAACAAGCCTTCGTTCAAATCGGTGGCAAGTCCATGCCGGATCTGAACGAGTACACGCCTCTGGCCGTGGGTAAAGTGGTTAACGCCACCCTGACCACCGAGCGCGGTACCAAGATCGACTTCCCGTTGACCTTCCGCCAAATCCCCGTTCCTATGTCCGTCAAGGATCTGAAGCGCACCTTCTCGGCCGCCAAGATCGAAGAGGGCTTCTTCGCTCGCCTGACCATGGCGAAGACAGGTGAGATCACTTACCCTGAATTCCTCAGTGGTAAGGATGTCATCAAAGAACGCTTCAACATCAAGAACGAAGAGATGTCGGGCTACTACAAAGAAGCCCTGCGTCGTGAAACCGGTAACAAGCTCACCGCTGTTCGCACCGGCGTGGTCAGCTTCAACAGCATGGCCAACTCGTTCATCATGTCCCAGGAATCGGCTACCCAGCTGGAACTGGACATCGGTAAGCGTTTCCGCGACCCACGTTCGCGTGAAGGGATCTTCAAGGCTGTGGTGGCAAACACCATCGTAGTCTGCAATGAAGACCGCGGCATTTACACCTTCTACACCCACGGCAGCGATATGCCTGAAGTCTACACCCGCAAGGATATCGCCGTTAAATCGAAGAAAGATTCCGGTTCCAACACTCTGGCGGACCTGGTCAAGTTGCTCAACGGAGGCATGTGATGGATATTTTCTCCTACGTCGGGAAAGTAAAGGCGGTAAAGAAGAACGAGATCCTGGCGACCATCATCAACGTTAAGGTAGCCGGCGACGACCTCAAGGCGAGCCTGGAAAACCTCCAGAGTAATAACATCGACCTGAGCGATCAGATCGAGCACTGGGCGATTACCCGTAGCCTGAAGAAGTCGATCACCAGTGCTGGCTTCAATGCCCGTGACCTGGTCGGCGTCTCCATGCACAACCTCAGCGCTATCGATGCACTGACCACTGAACTGACCAAGGCTGTTAACAGCTACAAGGAAAGTCTGTGGGACGGTAAGCTCATGACTGTTAAGCAGGCTAACCTGTTGAACGTCATCGAGTTCCTGAACTTCTGGCTGCGCTATACCCGCATGGTCTACGATGTTCTGCTGACCATGAACAACCAGAAAGTTGATCCGGCGCGTTACCTGCAACCGATCGACCTGAAGTTCATCAACGGGACGGCTTCGTTCTACACCAACTTCAGTATCGACCTGCTGCGCGGTGCAGCTGTGATCATGAAGAACATGAACGACCTGCCGGACATCGAGATCACTCAGACCTCGCTGGACGTCATGGAAAGCACCGGTGGTAAGACCCAGGTCGACCTGCTGAACAAAGGCTTCGGTATCCACCTGGTGAACCCTGTCTTCTGGTGGGGTCTGGGCTGGAGCAAGATCCAGGGTCTGCGTATCGAAAGAATGCGCAGCGACAACGAGCACTTCGCCATGAAGATCTCGCAAGCGATCAACCTACGTAACGGCACGAATGACCCGAGTCTCGATCGTCGCATCGAGATCTACCAGGACAAGATCATTCGCAACGACCACACCATTTCCGAGATCGAGGCCGACTATGCCTGAATTTCGCCGGGGTAACAACGGGTACGTCAGCGCTCACCTCGGTGATGGCGAACTGGCTGCGATGTTCAAGAACCTTAAGTACCTCCGTCAGGATGCGTACCAGGACTTCGAACTGATCATGAAGGGTGACGTAACCATCGAAACCCTGCGCGAGGTTACTGCCCTGTGCGGTACTTCCTTCGCAGGGTGGATGGAAGTCAACTTCGATAACGGCAAAGGTCCGTTGGCTGATTTGGTCCGTGACATCATTCACTTCCTGAATGGTCGTTGTGGTCACCGTCAGTTGATCACGTCAGTTGGTATCCAGGAGAACAAACTCCAGGACGCTAACAGTACCCGTTACGGTACATACACGCCCACCTCTCGTCAAGGCGGTCATGCCGCTTTCTTGCAGGATGGGGACATGGTCTACGACAACGACCTCTATCGCCTGATGGCTGGCGTAGGAGCAGGCGTCGTCGGACGCATTTTCTTGCTCCTTGGAGGAGAGACCTACTATGGGTCAAATTAACCAGGAACTCCAACTGGCCGCTGAAATGGCTGCAATCTCCGCGGTGAAGTCTGCCGAGATTGTCAGCCTGGCCAAAGATACCGGCGACCTTGATCGTTTCCAGAACCGTCTGGAGAACAGCAAGGATCGGGTGAACATGGTTAAGGCGGTGCTGGAAAGCGCTGAGCCTCACCACGTCACGCCTGAGCTGGCCACCGTCATGGATGCCTCTCTTGCACGTTCCAGTGTCGACATTCCGCCTGCAAGCGGTCTGGACGCCGTTGAGGGCGCTGAGGCGCTCGGACGAACCCTGATGCCGGAAGATTACCTTCTGACGCGTCTGATGGGCTGTGAGAGCTTCCTGGCGGACTTCTTCCGCAAGTCAAAGGAAGTAGTGGTCCGTATCAACGACGGTTTCCGCGAAGCCTACATCGTCTTTACCCAAAACCACGACAGTCTGATTGATGCCGTGGATGCTTTGGAACGTGGGATTGAATCCACTCCGAAGTTTGACGAAGGCCGTGAGAACCTGTTGCTGGGCGCCCGTCTGTTCAACCTGTTCAAGGTGAACGGTCAGGTCAGCGGTGACTGGGTCGGTGATGTAAGCAAGCTGAGCCGTACTGTTTCTGCGTTGAGTTCGAACTACTACCTCAACAGCAAGAACAACATGAATGCAGTCCTGAGCTTCTTCGGCGGGTTTGCAGGATTGGATCAGCAGACCGGTCTGGAACGTTTCCTCGATCTGCCGTCTCAGTTGCCATCGACTCCGTTCAAGGAATGCAACAAACCCAACAAAGACTTCTCCACTGGTCGTGTTACTGCGAAACAGTCGGTTGAGTTGATGGGCGGTGCGTACTTCATTGACATCCGTCAGACCAAACCGAACTACCGCATGCACACCCCGGACGATGTGGATCAATTCCTCTACATCTACCTCAACGAAGAAAAGACCGGCTTCGAGAACAGTTCCGAAATCGTTTACCCGAAACTGGGTAACGAAGTTAAGAGCCTCTCGACTCAGCAGATCAAGGTGATTGCGAAACACCTGAAAGAACTGCTGAAGGAATGGAGCAAGGTATTCGAAGCGGGTGATAAGTACAAGCTCGCTGACAGCGATTACAACGATGTCGCCAAAGGCATCTACGAGTCGCAGATGGACGATGAACTGAAAGACAAGGTACTCAGTGCCTTCTCCTCGATTGTTCGTCGCAACCAGATCGAGCTGCTGACGCTGCGGGCCACCCTGACCAATTACCTGACCTTGGTCATCCACGGCTTGATCGAAGTATCCAACCTTTCGGTTAAGGCCAACACGCCGTAAGGAGGCTCGTCATGAGCAGTTCTAAGAGTCTGTACCGCCACTGTCTGGACAATCACCTGGACATGATTGATAACCAGCATGTTATCAGTCTGGCGGGCGGTCAGTTGTTGGCCTTGCCTCACCGCCTGAAGATTCAGGTTGAGGGTAACGAGGACTTTATGGAGAACGTTAAGGAGCTTGGCTCTGGTATGTTCGAAGTAAGCAAGTGGGTGGGTGGCAAGACCATCGATCTGTTTGGTAAGGCTCTCGGTGCCGCAGGCTCTGGTCTGTATCGTGCCTTCAGTGACAACGACACGTTGATCCGCAAGCTGTCGCAAAACTTCAGCAAGATCGACGATCACGAGTTGAACCTCAGCAAAACCACGATTGCCCTGATTACCGCCAATGGCGATATCGGCCATATTGGGCATGATATGGACACTCTGCTGAGCACGTTGGATGCACTGGATAAGCACAGCAAAGAGATTCTGAGTTACCTGGACAAGCAGCTTCTGGTTGCCCGTAAGCTCAAAGGCGCTTCTTCGTCTGAGAACATCTTCGCCATTGTGGAGGAGTTTGAAGCCTTGAAGTACCCTGCGTTTAAGTTGCCGCACTCCAAGGGCACTTCGACGTACTCAGATACCCTGCCGGGTGGCAAGGTCTGGGAATGTGTATACGGTGATGGCAAGAGCCCGAAATATGTTATAGGTGGTGACGCACCTGCTGAGGCTGGGTCCACTGTGACTTTGTCCAAGTCTGAAGTCAGTGCTTTGCTGACCAAGCTGGACAAGATCAACTCTATGCACAAACGCTTGAAGACGTCCTATGACGGCTACTTGAGCTTTATCAAGAGCTGGGCAGAGATGGTGAAAACTGTCGACGCTAACCTTAGCAAGCTGGATAAGGTTAGTTCAAGTGCACGAGCAGAGGGTGAGAAACTCCTCAACGGCGAAGCCAATGCCTTGGCATTCTATAGCGGATTCACTCCTCGGGTGGTCAGCTACACCGACAGGTACATTCATGGTGTGCTTGGTGTTTTCGCTTGATGTTTAATTAAACACTCAAATTTCCTTCGTTAACGAAAAAGGATACATGTGATGCACGATATTCTCGATATGTACAAAGGCGCCGAAGAACTGGGTCTGGACGGTGCAGGCGGCGAAGCCGTTGTCGACGCAGTTGAAGACGTCGTAAAGACCGAAATCGCCGAAGTGACCGTGGCGATCGAAGAGCAATCGACTGCTGTTGAGCAGCTGGTTGCCAAGGTCGACGACCTGGAAGAAGCCGTGGAAGAAGCGACCGAAGTCGTTGAAGGCATGGAATCCCTGATCAACTCCGGCAACTTCAACCCACTGGCTTTCGCACAGCTGTACAACCGCGGCGTTAAGCTCGGTAACAAGCTGGGCGCGAACATCCAGGGCGACCGCATGGGCGCCGAGTCGATCACCGACGCTTCGACCGCTCAGATGTATGCTCGCCAAGGCATGGAAAGCATCATGGACTCCATCAAGGAGTACGGCAAGAAGGCCGTCGAGTTCATCAAGCACATCTTCAACACCGTCATCAACTTCTTCGTGTCGATCTTCGACAAGGCCACTGGCCTGGAACGTCGTTGCGACCAGCTGAAGAAGCGCCTGGAAGACAGCACCAAGCTGAAAGAAACCGTCAAGCTGGGCGGCTGGAACGTCTACGTCGACTACGCCAAAGGCGGCCTGGGCAGCGCGAAAACCGCTGGCTTCGAAGCCACTCAAGGCGCGATCGCCAAACTGACCGAGCTGGGCAAGAACGTTACCGGCATCAGCCTGGAAGACTTCAAGTCGGCTTACAGCGGCCTGATCTCTGCCATCAAAACCGACGCCAAGGCGGCCGGCAAGTACAACGAGAAGAAAGCTGGTACCCATGACGTCCTGATCGGCGTGATGAACGGTATCCGCATTCAGGTCTCGTACATCGACAGCGAAATCAAGACCATGGCAGAAGCTGCCGCGGCCGCTCGTTCGCTGAAGATGGTTGTGATGAAAGACCCAGAAGCCAAGAAACTGACCTCGGGCGAAGTCAAAGCCAAAGCCGACAAGTCGGCTCTGCTGAAGGCGATCTCCGAAGTGCGTGGCACCGGTGCGTTCATCCGCAACACCAAAGTGGCCAAAGCTTTCAGCGCTGCTGAGCGTGACCGCGTTGTGGGTTCCCTGAACTCGATCAAAGCTGGCGACGCCGACAAGTCGGCTGAAGTCAACGGTCAAGTGAACCTGGTCAAAGCTGTTTACAGCTCGACTTCCACCATGGCCACCAACGTGACCAAAGTGGCAATCAACACCGCCGGCGCCGTGCTGGACTGCGTTGCTGCTCACTTGTAAGGGTGCTGTAGCAGTTGCCGTAATACCGTAAGGTAGCTACTAAGGGCGAGCAATCGCCCTTAGTAGTCTTATGGCCGCATTTTGTTTTTTCAAGGGATGCTATAGGTTTTGCTACATATCCTTTTTAACAGGTACTTTAACCATGACGCAGCCAGTGCTTGCTCGACGTTTTATCAATACACCCACTGTTGAAGCACTCTACAACGCCGAGAATCCTGAGAGCGTTGTGGATGCTCCAGATGACAAGATCGACGACCTGTCGGACGAATACGACCAGGTGTCCGGTACGGAGTCGCTGTACTACCAATACATCTTCTCGCACATCCCTCGCAAACAGGATCTTGACAGTGTCCAAGGGACTGAAGGTTTCATGAGCTGGGTTAAAGACATGGTCGGTTCTTTGATCACGGCTGTGAAGAACTTCTTCAAGTGGGTCTTCAGCTTCTTCACTGGCAAGAAAGAAGTAGCGGCTCGCAAGAACAAGAACCTCATCGAGAAACTGGACAAGAATGGGGTTAAGCATCACTTCACCCATTACCCTGCTGGCTATGTTAGCGTGTGGGCCAGCAAGGCCAAGATCCCAGCTAACCTGGACTGGATGAAGAAGGCCGGTGAAGACTGGAAGAAAGCCAACGCCAAGACCGTTGAGTATATCAACGAAATCAAGAAGACCATTCAGACAGCCGAAAGCACTTACCTGAAGAAAGGTCAGTTGAGCAAAGGCAAGGATGAACTGGAGAAGCTCTTCAAGGCTCACCACGACGCCATTGTCCGTATCTTCGGCAAAGAGCCTGCTCTCTTTATCGGCGGTTGCACTGTGTCGGTTACAGCGCACGGTAAGCTGTCCCTGAAGCCCGATCCTGATCTGCTCGAAGCAGACAAGAACGCCGGCTTTATCAGCAGCGAAACCACCACCCGTACTTTGGCTGGTGACCTGACTGCAATGAACACCACGTTCCAAGGCACGATCAACAAATCGACTGAACTGGAAAGTGTCTTCATTAAAGGTCTCAACAACAGCCTGTCTTTTGCCAATACGGTTGAAGTCAATGATGAAGCTGTGGCCAAGCAACTGACCAACAGTCTGAATGAGATCGTGCGTAACAGTATGGCCGGCGTTAAGGCGCTGGAGACTCTGTTGTTCAAGGTCTACAACTCTCACACCGCTATTGTTGAAAGCAGCGTAGAAACCAAAGGGTAATCCATTATGCGCTTGAATTGCTTTAACAAAACTTTGTTGGTTGCCACTGCCATGGAGCAACAGGGTATTGATGGATTGAACCCACGTTTCGGTGTTGGACGTTCTGTCAGTGATGACGCGTTCAGTTACGTTGAGCAAGGCGCTGTAGGTGCTGGCTTGATTATCGAAAAGGTTGACCTGGGGGAGCTGTTTAAAGGTATCCCTCAGGACATCAGTGGTTTGACCTTTGGCATGCCTGAGCAAGCCGACCTGCAAGCCGTAGACGCTCTCGTAGACGGCTGTGTAGAAGAAAGTATCGTGACCTTGTCCGCCATTGATCAAACGGGCGGTGGCGACGACCTCAGCATTCTGTTCTTTAACTGGATGCGGCTCGTTGGTCTGAGTGACCTGACCCGATTTGAAGTAGAGCTGGGTACGAGTGAGGGGTTCCTCTACGTAACAGCCCGTCGGGCCACGTACTACCGTGGTACCGTCGTCATCAAGTATTTGTAAGGAGAAGGGAATGAATTTGTATTTCGAGCTGGGGCTTGTCAGTCTGTTGCTGACGGGTAAAGCAGGAAACCTGGATCCTGAAAAGAATCCGGTGATGGTTGAGCTTCTCCGTTCCATGGGTTTGGACTACGTCGTTGATCACGACGCTGATGCTGACAGCTCTCCTGCAAAGGAACGTCTGTTCAGCATCGTCGCTGCTCTGGAAGACCGTCTGGCGTATTACGACGGTAGCGAGCTGGAAGTTAACTGGCCGGTGAACCAGTACCTGAACGAACTGTTGAAAGACGCTCAGAACGGCACCTTTACTCAAGAGCGCATTGTGGCCATGCAGGTCTGCGCTCTGGGTAACAAGACCATGGACAACATGTCGGGGTCTGCTGTTGAAGAGTGGATTGAATTTGCTCACAACAAGCTTCAGTACTTCATCGAAGTGTATGAAGGTCATGAAGCACCTAACCTCGTGGGTGCTCAGGTTCATATCCGCGCCATCGAATACGCTGAGAAGGTGTTGAACATCATCGATGTGTTCGTGACCAGTCGTCTGGGCATGTTCATGGGTGCGGAAGAGTTCTCTCCTGCACAACTCGAAGACCTGCCAGAACCACAGGCGGTTAACTTCGACGAGCCTGAAGACTGCCGTAAGGACGCTGACTGTGATTGTGGCTGTGTGGTGGATCACACCATGAACCTGATCCAGGGCATGGAAGACTACCTGAACGGTCAGAATACGCCTGCGGCCAACTACCTCATCGGTGTGGCCAGTGCTAACAACGTGCGTCTGAGCTCCGTAGAGGGTGCAGAAGGTGCGATCCTTGACGGCATCAAGGATATGGCCATGAAGGCCTGGACGGCGATCACAGAGTCTTTCTCTGCTATTAAGGAGTGGTTCACTTCGAACGATGGCGAGGCAGACACCAAAGCGATCAAAGATTCGGCGGAAAACAACAAGAAAGATCTGGCGGCCTCTAAAGAAGGCAGCGGTGATCAAATCAACCCAGCGGCTAAAGCGGGTTTGGTTAAGTTGGCGGCTGAGGCCGATCCATCGGGTGCGTTCAGCGCTATCGTGGGTGGTCTCAACTCGAAGTCTGACGCGGCCTCTTGCCTCGACAAGCTGTTGGGTCTCCTGCAAAAGCAACAGGGTCCTGCGGCTGGTTTGCAAGAGCTCATGAACCTTGCTCAAAAACGCCTGGCCGATCTGAAAGCGGCAGCCAGTGCAACAGCGGGCAAGGATGAGAAAAACAAGGAAGTTGTAGGCACTGCCAAGAAGACGGTTCAGGAAAGCATTGCTGCTACGAAAGAATCGATCAAGCAGGTAAAAGAGAAAGTCACTGCCCACAAGAAACTGGTGTCAGGTATCCGCAAAGCGGTTAGCGGTATCAATACTCAGATCTTCCCAGCCGCAGAGCCTAAAGAGAAAGCACCTAAAGGCGATAAGAAGGAGTAACGGCAATGTCCTTGGAAAACGTACATCCGGAGTTTCTTGCACGCATCAAGAAACAGCTTCCCGAAGGCTACACGGTTCTGAGTGCCGAGCCTGAGTCTGAATCCGTTGCAGCCTTTACGGTTGAAAAGGACGGCATCCGCCAACAAGCCAAGATGAGCAAGGGCAATCTCCTGCGCGTCATGGTTCACAAGGCTCCTGAAGTCTCTGCCAATGAAGGTGACCCTCTGGGCCTGGTTATCCAGGAACTGTCGGATGCGTACAACCTTCACCTGCTGGACAAGGTGGACTACAACGTCGAAGACACCAAGGTTGCTTTCGGTGGTCGTCCTCAGTATCAGGTCTCTGTACCTATCCTGGCAACCAGCATCAGTCTGAGCGGTGTGTTGATCTTCACCGTCAAGAACAAAGAAGCCCCGGTACGTTCAACTGAATGTGTCGCGGTGGATCTGGAAGAGCAGCGTGTGCGTATGGCGCTGGCAGGTAAAGTGTTCCAGGCGGCCGATGCGGTTAATGATGATCAGTCCCTCTCCCAAGAGTACGCTGAACAGCTGTCGACCTTTGTTAACTCCCTGGGGTTCAAACTGCGTCTTGCAGCAGAAGACTTCCAGGAAGCAACGATTGTCAGCCAGTTGAATGACGGTATCTCGAACCTGATCATTCTTCAGTTCGCCGATGGCCTGGTTGCACCTGTGCGCTGGAACTAACACCCCTTACGGTTAGTAGTGGAAGGTAACCCCTTCCACTGCTTATCTTTTTATTTCTTTTATTGAGCATAATCCCCATGATGCTGAAATCGATGGTTATGTCTGAAGATGATTATGCATCGTTCTTTCGTCCTGCGGTGCTGGACTCCCTCAGACAAGTTCTAAAGTACTACGGCTTGGACAACGCTTCGCAGATCATTTACAACGGTGAGAACGACGTTACCAAGTTGATCGGCAGCAACAGCGATGACGGTCTGCGTGGCGATATGTTCACCGACGGCACCTTCCGTAACAAACTGTACATCGTGGTAGAGAAAGAAGACACCCCATTTAACACCGGTTATTCCAACCAGCGTCGTGAACCGACCGAACGCCCGGTATGGTTAACCGATGACGAAGAGCCTATGGGTCTGTACCCGGCCTTCTCCGGTGTAAAGGTTAACGTATCCGTCGTGGCCTCGTTTAACAGCCAAAAGCTGGCGGACCACTACGTACGCCGTATTAACCGTCTGCGTGATAACCAGATGGCAGACATGGCTTTCAGTGCCACAGTTCACCTGGGCGTTAACAACGGCATCCTCGCTTGCATGCAGGACATCCACGCACTGATCCTCAAGAACGAACCGACTACGCCTGATTTCGGGACGTGGTTCAACAAGTATTGTCAGGTACCCTTTACCACTATTTCCAACGTGGCAGGCAAGAACAAACGCCTGGTGGTTCCTCAGCGTCTGGACTACATCGGTATCCAGTGGGAAGGCGCAGAGATCCAACGTGCACGTAAAGGTTCTACCATTGGCAAGTATGAAGTGGAGATGAAGTACTTCTTCTATTTCAACGAGTTCACCAACTGGGAGTTCTTTTACCCGTTGGACGTTTATCAGGATGAGATCCCGGCTAAGTGGATTCCTATCCCCAACGAACAGTTCACACGTCCGTTCAACGTACGGGTAGCGCCTGAGGTGGCATGGGGTCTGTCTAACCAGATCACGCGTCAGCAGGAAGCCCCCTACTTCATGAAGTTGCCTAAACACGATCCTTGGGTCATGGCGCGGGTGCCGTTTGTACAGCCGATCATTCAGGCACGGTTGGCGGTGGAGAATATCGAGAACCAAGAGCTGGTCAACATCTTCGACATTCCAGGCTTTAAATGGAACGAGCAGGTGAAGGCTTATATGCTCCGTCGTCACAAGGTAGCCTTTACTCAGTTCTCCACGCCGTTCCTGATCTGGGTGTACAGCAACAACCTGCGCATCCTACCCACTCAGTTGAGTATGGATGAGACAGGCTCTGTAAGGCTCTCCAGGCTGCCTACGATGAAGAATGTGCATCACATCGTGGTAACGCTCGATTATTCCATCCGCGACTACACAGACGACTTCTGGGCCGATCTGCAAAAGAACCCCCAGGACCTCAATCTGTTGCCAGCTATTTTCCCGTGGTATCGCTGGGACTTGTTGCCTGAGCCATGGCTCGCACACATTCCGCAGATCCGTAAGGACATCGATAAAGGCTTAGGCCTGCCAGGTCATAACCCGACCCGGTACATGATGAACCTTGGGCTTAATGCATATGTATTGATAGAGGACAAACGCAAATGAGCCTGAAGACAACACCGCTGGGACAGGAGCTTCCGCCAGAACCGGAACGTCCCAAGATTTACAGCAATACGTACAAGCACACCATCGTAGACTCGGCTTATACACCTGAGACGTCGTTGCTGACGATGGTAGACGGTACTCCGCGACTGATGGAGTACTACCGTCGAGAGTTGGGTGCCGACGAAGAGGTCTCCACCTTCCAGCCGGATAACTCGGCGGTGTATCAAAGCTACGCCCGTATCAAGAACCTGATCGGTAAACAGGACGGTGCAGGGGCTTACGCCTTTGACCCCACTACTGGCGAGTCGTCGGGTACGTTCGAGATGTGGCTGGCGTTCGACTTGGCTCCGTTGCAGTATGACGTGGCCATCATGGACATTGGTGAAGGGCGCGCGGGCTTGTTCCACATTACCCAGCAACCTGAGATCCGTAACGACACCTCGAACAAGGTCTACCTGTGTACCTTTGAGAAACTCGGTATCCTGACCGAGCAGATCTTTGCACAGCTGGATATCCGTGTGGTTAAGGAGTGGGTCTACTCCAAGGACTCTGCGTTGCATGGTGGTATCTCCATCATCACCGACACAGAGTTCACCACGGCCAAGGAACTGTTCAACTGGCGGTTAACGATTGCCAACTTCATCATGAACACGTTCTATTGGAACCCGGAGCGGACCATTTGCTGGGAAGACCAACACAAGCGGAAGATCTACGACCAGTACCTGGTTAAGTTCCTCGCAGCGCAAATGCCGTCTGATCTGCGAACCTCCTACCCGCCGATCAATCAGTTCTCCACGCAATACGGTGGACGGGAATACGGTGGCTTTGGCGACATCAACATTTGGGAAGTTCTGATGCGGGGAGACTTCAACCTGCTCCCTGTAGCCAAGAACTCGGACGTAACGATCGTATCCACCAACCGTCTGATCAATAGCCGTCAATACGGTAACCTGCGTTCCAGCAAGTTTGATTGGGTGGTGGTGGTCGATCCAGAACGTTACCAGATCCAGCGTGCGTATTTCAACATGGATGGTTTCCCGCTGTTAGCCTCCAGCCCGCAATACAAAACGACCTACTTGTTCACCCCTGAGTTCTACGAGGGTCAACCCCAGAATGAGTTTGAACATCTGGTGGTCGACGCCCTGAAGAACCAGATGGTAGACCGGGAGAGACTCTTGAACTACTGCAAGGGTTACTTCCAACTGGACAAGTGGAAACAACTTTACCACGGCGCTATCCTGCTGCTGTTGATTCAGGTGAGCCGTAAGTTCGGACCCCCTCTATGAAAATGCTCTATCCTCGTTATGGTGCCGTACGGAATCGGTTGATTGAACTGTACGGCATTTTGAATCACAACGTCTTTGGGGTCTGGGTGGCCCCTAAGAGTTTGATGACTCTCGAAGACTTGCGTGGACGTTATCACAACAACCAGGCTGGGTTCGCCAATGATCACAACTATTACGACGAACCCCAGCTGCGTCAGATGAAGATCCCGCAGGTGTTGCACTTCTTGCCCAACATCACCCACCCTGACGAATTGGGTTTCAACAAGGCCAACGAAACTGTACCGCTTATCTACGAATCCATTCAGGAGTACTTGAGCCTGTGGTGTGAGATGATTCGTACGGTGCCTGAGTTCAAGTCTCCTCCTCGTGAGGAACTGCGGCAGTTGGAGAACCTGGCGTACATGTTGTTCAGGACGTATGAACGGATTAAACCGTTTGTAATTAACCAGGCTATTCGAGAAGCCGGTAAGGACGATCGTCGACAGGAAGGTCAAGGTCTGGCTTCTCTGGGTATGCTGTTTACCATGACCCCAATGTTGAACAAGGGCGTGGGGCAGGAGATCAGCTTTGTCAGTCACCTGGATGACCTCGAAGGTCATGAGAACTCTGCGTACATGGTGGACCATGGTGTGACGTCGCCGGGTAACTTCTTCCCGACGCGTATCTCTTCGGACAGCCTGACCCATGTGGAAGTCCATCAGGAACCCAATGACTGGATCTTCCGAGGGGATAACTAATCATGGAGATGCCAAAGCCAATAGCCAACATCATTGCGCACGCGAATGCCATTGATGCCGTGGGCTACGAGCGAGTCTTTACTGTTGATGCCATGATCGTCACCCCGACTGAGCAAGTCCCCCTGTTGATCCCTAATGGGTTTGCTTGCTTGTCGCTGTTTGGTCCTGCCCATGGTGGTGGTATCTCGCACAGCGATAACGCACGCATTAAAGCTCAGATCCAGCCCGGCGTGTACATGCGTCGCATATTGCCCCATAAGGACAACCTCTTTATCGAGGTGACCGAACGGGTAGGGATCACGCAGATCATGCGCCGGTGGCGTGCTGTGCCTCTGGGAGACGCTGACCCGGAGATGCAGGGTGGTAACTCGGCTCTGGCTGACTTGACCACCAAAGACGAAACCAACATGATCACGGTGACCTTCCAGTTGTTTGAGACAGGCTATGCCTTGCTCAGGAACGAACTGGTCTCTGACACTGTGTTGATGACTACGCTGAAGGATCTGTTGCATGGGATTCTTACTGCGTATGGTCAGGGCGTTGCACTGACAGGTGCTGATGCTTTTAAAGGTGTCAACATCGAAGAGCCAGTGGACAACGCACGGGTATTCAGTCATGTGGCGATTCCTGCTGCTGTACCGCTAGTTAAACTGGCGATGTGGTTGCAGGAGCATGACGAGTTCGGTTTCTACAACACGGGGTTGGGGTGCTACTACCGGAAGGGAATGTGGTGGATCTATCCACTGTATCGCACAGGGCGCTATGAGCGGGCTCCAAAGGTACTGAACGTATATCGGGTACCCGAAGACGTGATTCCGTCTCTAAAGCGCTCGTACTACCTGGAAGGGAAGGTATTGACCGTACTGTCAACAGGTGGAGGGGCTACGAAGGACGGCTCTGACATCAAGAAGCAGAACGTCGGTACTGGTAAGCGGATTATCACCGCGGATGCTGCCATGGGTGAGACCGGTGTGTACTACAACAAAGGTCAGGCCATGACAACACGTGCTGACTCCCTGTCGGAGTACCAGACGTCTAAGCGAGCCAGTGGTGAGGAAATGATGGGCTACCATGCAGAGCCTACCAACAACCTCTGTAAGCACCTGTCTGAGAATGCTCGGAACGACGGTAACCTGGTACAGGTTGCTTGGCACAACTCTGATGCCTCTCAGATTGAACCGGGGATGGCTGTTCGTTACTTCTACATGAGTGGGAGTAATAACCTGGTGTACAAGGAAGGTACAGTGCACTTCATCAAGTCTGAATGGCAGATGGATACACAGAGCGTAGGACAACCTACTTTCAGGGAGAAGGCTCTTTTAGGTTTGTTCATTTCTGACGAAGAGATTGCTGCGGAATAAATCTTCAGCCGCTTCCCTATGCCTATGTTCGAAAGGACTAACTCTTGGGAGACCAGGGGGGAGGGTGAGGGGAGTTGGCTGATATTAACTAGCCCCTTAGCGTAGCTAAGGGTTTCCTTGTTCTGCTGTACAAAGGGGAATAGGCAATAATGTTAAATGACCTTACCAAGAAAAAGATCAACATTTTGGGGCTGTTGCTTCCAAAGCCCTCCAAAGAGCAGAAGGAGGCGCGCGACGCACTCGCCAAGCCAGAACACGACAAACTGATTGAAAGCGCTCTGCGCGTGTTGTAGACGGTTATAGCGGCTATATTAATACCCTAACCGCTCCTAGGAGCGGTTAGGGTATTAAGCTCCATTCTAGTTCTTTATGCTGCTACACCGAAGTGATCGAAATCGTTCTCTAGATCGCCATTCTCATTTAGACGCTGTGTCAAACTGCGACGGAAAGCTGCTTTCTTGCCAATGTCGTGTTCCAAGCCTTTCTCAGGATGCAAATCGTAGATCCCAAAGCGTTCTTCTGGCAAACATCCTTCGCCCCGTTGTTTACCTACGCAGAACGTGAAGTAAACCTTGAAGGTTGTTTTGGCCACATGGATGGTGATGACCACATCCACTTCGTTGGTGATTTTCGTCGAGGTTTCAGTAAGCGACTTACCGGACACTTCTCGAGCAAAGTACACCTCAGACTCTTCGTCCGATTCCTGTAGCTTCATCTTGGCTGCTGGAGACAATTGATGAGGCGTCAAGAAGCAGATACCGCGAGCAATAATGAAACCCCTGATCTTCCGGAAGTGCATTTGCAGCTTGTCGGACTTTGTTTCGCCAGGGATCTTGTCGATGTTTTGCAGACCGCAGTAGTCGTAGGCCCAGAAGATGATCTCGTGACCTTTGAGTTCCAGTTGACGGCAACGAGCAAACATGGTATTCGCCGAGTCTTTACTGGAATCAATTTGGTTGATGATGAGATACCAACCATTTTCTTTAAAGCAGCTAACGATGGCATCAACGATGTCCATGTTCTCAGCAGTCTGGAAGTCAGAGGTAATCCCGTGACGTGCAGAGAGCGCCAGCTTGTACATGCGCATGATGATCAGATCCATGGTGTCTTCAGCAGACTCCAGGAGGATCGTAGGGATCTTGGCCTTGTCACGCAGCATAGGCTTGTTGTAGAGACCGATACTGGCAACCATGTGACTCGTAGCGAGAGACTTACCCCGGTTAGTCAACGCTTCGATCATGTACATCTTGCCACGGCGGAAACCACCATCAGGATTCAAGGCAATGTTCAAGCCCTGGATACCTGACTTCATGATGCCTTCAAGACTGTTCTCGCGCTTAGCCATGTCGATGATGGCATTAAACGAGTCAGGAGCTTCAGACGTCACCTGAGCAACGATTTCAGATTGACGTTCTTCCATGCCCTGGTTGACACCGGCTTGGACCAAATCGATCAGGTTAGCCCAATCGTCTTTGCCCATGTCATTGATGTCTTTGAAGTAGAAGTCCTTAATTGCCTTCTTGAACTTCTTGGCAAACTCTTCACCTTCCGAGTTAAGCCGGATCTCAGAAATGTGCTGGTAGATAACTTTACGAGTCATCTCATCACTGGCTTGATCTTCCAGACCATGCTGGATTGCTTCTTTCAAGCTCTCATCATTCTTGACGAACATGCTCACACGTTGCATCAAAGATGATTTTATGACCAGTACATCTTCTTCGGGCTGTTCCAACAGCCAGCGGATAGTTGCGCGAATGCTATCCCGGATCCCTTTGTCCTGAGTAAAGACGTCGGAGTTGGGGACGGGCAGTTCGTTTAACGTATCTACCAGTTCCGTGATTAGGTTAGTGTCTTTCAGCTTCTTAGCCTGATACAACGCAGACAACAACTTAACCAGTACCAATAAATCGTTCATTAGGAAACCCCTAGGAGCTGAAAATGATTCTTAAGACCCCTCAAGGGAAGTCAGTCCGTATTTTTTATCTGACCAGCGAGATGCAACGTTTGCTGGCCAGTCAAGCAATTCCGTTCAGCGATCTTTCTAAGCTGTCAACATATCATCAGAAGTTGACGTTCGGTGAAATCGCAAACATTCTCAAGTTCCAATACCTCGTTGCTCAAGAGCTGGGTGTTCTGCTCATCGACCCGAAACATCTGTTCGGTGAAGGGTACAACGCGGGCATGGTCGAGGCTGCATTTAATAGCCTGGACGGTGAAAGCTTATCCGCAATTGTTAAGGACACCAAGTCCTTCAGTTGCATCGACGCGGGCATGAACACCATTATCTTTCTATTTAATGGGGAGAACGCTCCAAAGGCTCCTGGCTTCGACACGCTAGAGTGTGTCACTTTCTCTGGCGCTTTGCTGGAAACAATTTTTGCTAAGGTGGGATACATGGAATCCCACAACGGTAAAATCCCAAAACCTAACCAGGGTGAATTTACCTTGGCAGAGGTTTACAAACTGGTTAGTATACAAAACCCGTAACTTCACTGTATTTTATGTGTAGCGCTAATACACAGACAAATATATTTGTTCACATCCTCAGTAAAGGATTCGAGTCATGGCCTTTAAACAAGTCACCGCGTCTCTGAAGAATACCGGAAACCTCTTCAGCGCCGTTCGTACCGCCCTGGGCAACAACCAACTCAACACCGTGATCGGGGCTGAAAGCTTCGATACCTTCGCTGACGGCGTGAAAAGCATTGCCGGCGTTGAAAGTCACCAGCTGACCACGCTGTTCAACAACGTCACTCCAAAGCAGTTCGACGCGTTCGCTGGCTCCCTGAACCGCTCCGGCGTTCCTGGCACCGAAATGGCGATCATGGGCGAAGCAGCCAAGGCTCTGGCCGAAGTCACTGGTATCGAGGGTTTCTCGCTCCAGAACTTCAAAGGCAGCGAGATGGACATCAAGGCAGCCAACCTGACCTTGAACGCCCAGTCGCACCTGCAAACTCCTGGCGCTGAAGCGCTGTTCTCCACCATCACCGTTCGTTACGAAGACGAAGGCGCCAACCTGGTAGTCCGCGCTGCGGGTATCGGTTCGTACGCCTACGGCAACTCGGCATGGCAGTCGGCTTCCGAACTGCGTCCGATCTTCGGCCTGCTGCGTACCGGCGACATGTTCAAGGACGAAGTCCTGGCCGTACATCCGGTATACCCGGAAAACGCCAACGACGACAACCGCGACTTCTTCGTTGATACCGCGATCGTTCCAGCCGGCACTGCTACCTACCCGGAAGCAGACGCCTACAACCGTAGCTCCCACGCTACTCAGTTCCTGAAAGTTCCGAACACCATTCCGAACTACCTGGCACTGACCCAGGTTCCTGGCCAGCGTCCATGGACCAGCACCGATGAACTCGAGTCCAACTCGCTGGTCATCAAAGAAGTTCTCGCTTCCGCTAAACTGGGCGCGACCAACATCAACTTCTTCATCAACACCGTTGCGATCTCGAACAACACCTTCGGCCCTACCAGCCAAGGCCAGTCGTCCGACGACCGTGAAGTAAACCTGCACCTGCGCGCTCTGCCAGGCTTCTCGGTTCTGGACAAAGATGGCGCACCGGTCGGCGAGACCCTGTTCGCTGCTTTCAAAACCGCCGGTTACGAGCCTCTGCTGAACATCAGCATGAACGGCAACTACCAGCGCCAGAGCAACGAGCTGCGTCTGAACTCCGGTCAAGTGACCGTGCACGGCCTGCGTGACCTGACCAACGGCAACGTTGTCACCATGCACAAAGCCGACGCTACCCAAAAGGGCCTGATCAAGTCCCTGACTGCTGGCGCCGTTACCGGTGTCGACATGGGCGGCAACGTGTCCAACACCTCCCGCGGTAACTTCGGCTACCGTATCGAAGTGTTCGATGCTGACAAGCGTCTGAGCGTACGTCGCAACAGCCCGGTCTCGGTCAAGTACCCAGTATCGGCTGACGACGTGAACCAAGCGTCCCTGGACTTCGCGATTCAGCAAATGTCCATCGCCATCAACAACCAGTGCTCGAAGAAAGCGTTCGATGTGGCTCAGGAACACCTGAAGTACATCACCTCGATCGACGGCTCTCCAGTTGTTGGTAACCAACAGGGCTCCAACGTCCTGCCAGGTCAGCACTACGTTTCGGCTGCGGCCGTTAACCGTTCGTTCAAGATCAAGGACCGTGTATCGTCCCTGGACTCGGCTGACGTGTTCGACAACGTTGCTGCTGTGTTCCTGAACGAGCTCAGCGACATCACTGCTGCCCTGAACACCAAGTCGGGTCTGGCTGCGATCGCTGAATACGGCGGCACCGACAAGATCGAATGGACCGTCGTGGTTCACCAGAACTTGGCGCGCTTCCTGATGCGCTCGGGCGACGCTCGCTCCCTGGGTCCAGTGACCCCGATGACCATCGTTGAGACCAACTTCGACAGCCAAATCGGCCAACTGCTGATCGTTCCGAAGAACACGTCCACCAACGACTTCATCAACCCGCTGGGCGGCATCGGCGTGAACATCTCGAAAGAGAACATCGTCGTACAGGGTAACGTGACTCGTGACCAGCAGGACTTCGGTGTGGTCATGACCATGCCTACCTACCGTCACTGGCCGCTGAACGTCATCATCGGCTCGCTGATCATCGAAGATGCTCACGAGTTCCTGGGTGACGATGGCCTGCTGACCAAGCTGGCGAAGCAGATCGTTCAGGTTGAAGGTCTGAACGAAGGTATCGCTGCGCTGGTTACCGCGACTGAAGGTAACGCACCTGTAAACCCGTAATAAGGGTTGCGGCAGCTTACTACGGGGTTCTTGATCCTGAGTAAGCTCCGTGGTGTCGTAGTGCTGCGGTAACCCCTTCACAGGGATACAAACCTAAACCCCCTCTCCTGGCTTCGGTTGGGAGAGGGGGTTATGGCTGCATTTTCATTATTTGTTGTAATTTTTTAAACCTACATTATTAGAGCAGACTACGTATTACAGATTGGCTTTTAAGGAAGTCGGCAGAGGTTCTAATCATGACTACTGAATTGAATTGCTTCCAACTTAACTACCGAATTACCAATATCTCCAGCAAAGAGATTATTGTGAAGATCAAAGGTGGGTTGAGTTACATTGTGCAACGTGGTAGTGAAGCCACGTATATCAATGAACAACAAATCCACGTAGTCATCGAGAATGTCTTCTTGGACAATCTCATGATTGACGTGAACGCTGCTCTGACTAAACTGGACAAAGCCGTTTTGGTAGAGTTGAGTAAAGAACACGAACGTCTGAAGAAGACCAACAACGAATACCATCTTCGTATGCCGGTCAGTCTGCGTGTTTCGTTGGACCTGCACAAAGGCTTGGTGGAACGCAACAATGCGATCCATAGCGAGCTGATGGGCATTACCATGTACGTGGGTAGCGAGAACCTGAATCAACCCTGTCTCAATACCCCCGCGTTCACCATGCAGGAGCTCTTCGAGAATCCTGGTGACGAATCCATGCAGAGTAAAGGAGGACTGCACTACTTTGTTTATGTAAACGACCCACAACGGGTTAATAAGCCACTCTATACGAACATCATGGGTGAATCGACTGAGGTACCGGTTGACTATGATGCTAACAAACAACCCGGATTGTATGTTGGTATTTCCCGCGGTATTGAACCACGGGGGACCCAATATTACGCCTTCGGTGAATTGAATGACCAGAAACTAACACAGCTGGGATTATTCAAGACAAAAGCCGAGTGTGATTTAGGAGGCAATACAGAACGATTCTTGACGGCAGAGAGCAAGAATCGAGACCTTATTAAAGACGCCAACAGCATGCGTACCCAGATCCAAAACCTGACAGAGGCGTTGGGGAAATCTGAAACCAACGTTTTTCGCCTGAACACTGAGTTGATTAAAGTGAAAGACGAGCATAAGCTCGAGATAAATGCTATCAAGATGGAGCACCGCATGGAGGCTAACACCTTGAAGCATAGCGGCAAAATGGCATCGGACTTGTTCAAGTTCGAGAGCCGCATCAAGGATACAGTGAATAAGGCGAACACTGAGCTTGTAAAGCAAAAGGGCGCGCAGAATTCCTGGGGGGACTTTGCGAAAGCCGTAGGCACCTTGGCAGGTGTGGCAATCACGGGGTATAAGCTGCTAACAGCATAACGGAGCATCCATGTCAGGTAAACTAGCCAGAGCCATTGATAACTCAATGCCACGGTTCAACTCAACGATCACAGAGGGGTTTCATCAGAACGAGTTCGAAGGTGCCGTACACTATTACGAGAATGCTCTACGGATGATCTTTAAGAGCATCGAAAAGCGTGGCGTCTTCTTTAAAGGTGTGGATGAGGTCGACCCTGATGAATATATCAATCACCTGATTCAAAGCAGTACGAAGTTGTTCGATATCCACAAGGAAACACTCTACCCGGTTAAGCTGAAGTTTGAATACCGTAATCGGGCGGGTGACATCATCGAGATGCAGCAGTACACCATGTTGGCGTACACTGACGTTTACGGCGACCTGTGGTTGCGTGGTACGCAATACAGCTTGCAGATCGTGCTGGCTGAACGCGGTCTACCGGTCACTAAAGAGAATGCCTTGTTTGTTAAGGTGTTGGGCTTTAAGTTCAAGATCGGTACCGAACACTTCAAGTTCTCCCAGGTTTTCACCGACACGGGTAACTTGACGTACAAGACCACCGAGCTGAACCTGGCGGCTAACCGCTTCTACAGCCCGACTGAGTCTCGCAAGATCAACGACACCAAAACCCCAATGCCATTGCTGGCGTGGTACACGTTTGCGGACATGGGGTTCAGTAAGGCGATTGACATCTTTGGGGAATGCGACTATGAGATCGCACCTATTGAAGTACTGATCGCTGAGTGTCGTCCGGAAGACCGCTGGGAGATCTTTACCCGCGCCAGCCGTTCTGGGAATGCCAAGTACCTGGGGGAGTTTGTTCCTCACGACTACGGCATTGCAATACGTAACAAATCGAGCAAGCGTAAAGAACTCAGCGCAATGGGCTTGCAGTATGCCAGTGCGCTGTTGTTCGTAGTTGACTGCCTTTCGTCGTACTTCGATATTGACAACATCGATAACCCGGATTATTGGAAGTTGATCATTGGTCGTTGCTCGGTTAAGTCCGGTGACAGCAATGATTACATCATGCGCTTGATGAATGAGCACTTTGATTCCATTAACGAGTACCTCGACGAAGATTCGATCAAGAAGTTTGCCAGCCAGTCGATCGTAGTAAGCAACATGTTCGAGTTGTTTAACTACATCATTGCTAACCGCAGTGAGATTGTGCAAACCACGGATCGCGCAGACATGTTCCACAAGGAACTGGCGAGTTTGGAGTTTACGTTGGACAAGCTGATTACAGCCGCCAACAAGTTCAAGCACGAGATCAAAAACAACTCCGAGCTTAACCAGAAAAAGGTTGCTCGTTTCCTGACCAACAACTTTCACATTAAGGAGATTGACAATTCACGTACAACCAATCTCATTCAGGAAGCGACACCAACCGATTGCCCGTATGTGGACTATGTGTTGGGTTGTATGCCTCAGCATCGTGTTTATACGAATTCGACCAAAGCGAAGAAGCGCGGTGAGTTTGATCCCACCGACAGTGCAGGCAGCGCGCATGCGAGCATTGCATTTGTAAACAGCTTCCTCCGGGTAACTGGACCCTATCCGGACGGTCGAGGCTATCTCAATCCATGTGTATATCTCATTCAAGGCAAAACAACAGCGTTGGATCCATCGCTGAAGTGGCTGTTCGAGAAGACGGATAAACGCCTACGCTACCGCGAGCCCTTTGCTTAATCCAGGGGGTGTTAGGAGTGTGTAATGATTAAACCATCAAACCCAGCTGCTGTGCAGATTCCAGACGGGAACAACATGGGCGGTAACAACCCCATGAACCCGATGAATCGCACAGGTTATCAAAACCCGCTGCAAAACAATAACGCCAACCTGTCTCCAGGCGACGTTATTCGCAACATCATGTCGCAAAACCTGAACAACACCAATGCTCAGAGCGGCGGTGGTTTTAACTGGGGCGGTGTGGCTGGCAGCCTTTATGAAGATGATGCGCTGCGGTCACTCCGTACCAGTCAGGAAAACGATCCAACCAGCAACGCGTACTTGATTGACCGGGTCGCTGGTGCAATGCAGATGTTCTTGCAACAAGTGTATCACCGTGCTGGTCCTTTCTTTGAAGAGTACCGCAAAGCTCGTGAAGACTTCCGTCAGAACGAGATGCAACAGATCGATGAAGTTCGCAATGCGTTTATTGAAGACGTTAACAAGCAGCACGAGTTTACTCGCGTTATCGCGATCAATGCCATGCCGTTCTTTGGCAAGGGGTTGATTGAGCTGCTGCGTAATGGTAACCGTGATCAGCTGCAACAGGCTGAGTATTTGAACACGGCGTTCATTGCGTGCCGCAACGTTTTGTTCTTTGAAATGGTTAACTGGTTGATGAAGTCGCCTAACGGGCGTCGTTTCACTAACCGTCTGCCGAAAGCTATTACTGCGCGTATCGCTAACTTGGAGAACTTCAAGGAAGCGGCTGCTGCTGTATACGACGTCTTTAACCAGACCTCGCCATACAACAACCTGGAGTTCAAACGTCCAGAGTCTACCCGTACCGATTACAACATGCTTTATGGTCCGGCGTCAGATTACGTTCAACGTTCGTTTGAGCCGCAGGCGCCTCAATCCTCGACGTATCAGGATGAGGCCATGCAGGATATCTACCGCATGATCAGTATTAACGCAAACAACCGGGGACAGTTCTCTCGCCCCACACAAGACAGATCACTTGTTATTGGAGGTGAGGTTATGCAAAGTTGGGATGAAGTTCGTCAAGATTTCAACAACCTGAACCCGGGCAACCGCGGTGAGTTCCGACTCAACCGGTTCTTCTACAACATCGGTAAACCGAATCACTACTTCATCCCGGAGAGTGACTGGAAGAAGATCCAACACGCGTATCGTCGTCACGAGGAACAGAAGGCAGAGGAAACGGTTCTCAAAGACTGCTTCCGTATTGTCATCATCGACCTCGACAACGACAGCGGTTGGTTCAGTACCATCGTCCGCAAAGAGGGGCTCGATATGCAAACTGTCCTCACGGACCCAGCCAAGCTGTTACCACTGCTGGAAAACCCAGACGAGTTGGACGACTCCTGGGTAGTTAAACCGTTCCCGCTGGAAGACGTCGTGGTTGAAAAGACCATGGACATTCCAATCGAAACGGTTGAGAAGATGGAAAAGGCTGTTCCACTGATTGCTGTTGCCGATCCAATCATCAGCAACTCCAGCAAACAACTGGAAAGCATCATGGACACCGCCAACGATCGCCTGACCAAGAACTTCACCAAGGTCAACGCCGTCGGCTTCCACGCTGTCAACTGGGACACGTACAAGTGTGTGTCGAAGGAAGAGAAAGACACGCTGCGTGAAGATCTGATGTTCCTGTTCAAGGACAACGACGATCGCGCAAGCTTTGTCAATGCGGTAGCTGCTGTTGGTCGTTATGATGTGCAGAACAAAGTCAGCAACGAGCTGATCCGGTTCATCGGTACACATCTGACCCAAGTGCTCAACAACTGGCTGATCAACTGCGCGGGTTACAACCCGAACAAGAACGGCCGCGGTCATCTGTCGGTTAACAACATCCTGACCGACTACCGTGATCTGATTGACTGGCTCAAGCAACACGATCCAGAAACCATGCTCCACCTGGTGGAAGTTGAGAAAGCAAACTATCTCAACGAGTCGGTTCGTATGTTCGACTACATCAACCCGTATGTACTGGCTGAAGGACAAGAACCTTCGATTATTGATCTGATCAATACCGAACTGGAACTGGTTGTCGGCCGTCACATGTACGTCAATGTGATCAACAAGCGTACGGGTCCTGCTTACACCGAAGCCAATGTGCCGGTGCGTATCAAGCGCAGCAAGTGGCCTGAATACTTCAAGATGGTTGAAGATGGCTTCGACGAAACGATGACCGAAGACGATGATGTCATGGTCACCGACAAACTGCTGCGTTTCACCGAATCCGGTGGCACGTGGTTGTTCAGCTATTCCACGATCGACCGCAACGTTGCGACGCTGCGTTTTGTATCGCGTGAAAAGCCGCTGTGCCTGCTGTCCCTGAGCTAAGTCTCTAGATAGAAGTAACCTACCGGGGCTACCCGGTAGGTTACGGTCTATTACGCATTTTGTTTTTTTAAGATACAGCCGGTTTCACGTCTATATTACTTGGGTGATTAAGACAATTAAGTCTTTCATAATTAAACCCAATGGGAGTTACAACTATGTCCACTATGTCTCAAGCAGATCGCGCAGCAGCAATGAAAGCATTCAGCGGCGAACGTGATACTGGCGTACGCGTTGGTCAAATTGCCGGCGTAGCTGGTGCACTGGTTGGTGCAGCGGCATGTGTATCCCAGGGTAGTTCTCTGGGCAGTGGCCTCGCAGGTGGTGTAGCCGGTGCAGTAGCCGGTTATGCAGTTGGTACCCTGTGGGGTGTAGCAGAACTGAACGCTACTGGCAAGATCATCAGCGGCACCATGTCTGGTCTGTTCGGTGTAGCAGTAGCCAGCTCGGTCTGCTCGATCGTTGATTGTTTCGTTAACGAGCCTCAGTAATTCCACTAGGCTCTTATTAAAGGAGTTTTAAAAAGATGGTCGCTAAGATCTTTGACAAGCTGATGGGTTTCTCCACCAGCGACTTTCCTAAGTCTGAAGTCGAGTTGGTTCGGTTTCGCACTATGTTGGAAGTTCTGCGGAACAGTGCAGTTGCAGATCGCGACCAGGAACTCCTGGAGAACCGCCTCTACAACCCACTGGTTAAAATGGAAGTTCAGCAATTTCCGAAGACACTGAAAGATCACATGGTGTTCAACGGCAATCTGCTGAACCTGTTCACGGCCAGAGCGGCCTAAGCGGTGAATAAAGGGGAGGTCACACTTCCCTTTATTTTTTCTCTCCTTATAAGGAAGCAGCCATGTTACTTAAACTTCATCACCCAGCTGTAATGGGCGCATCGGTGATTGACCAGATTCTGGACTATGTAACAGGGATGATCGTCGTGAATGCGTGGCCAGATGATATCCGTAACTCCAAGGATATTATCACTGAGCTACGTATTGTAGTAAGTGAAGATGATTTTCTTGCTACACTGAATCACTATCACGCTTTCCTCTATGTAGGAACGCCTGAGACACTCCCCAGGACGTTTGCAAGCTTCTACCGGCACCAGCCCTTTAAGGATTGGGTCATCCTCCTTAAACCTAAGGATAATCGCCTAGCCGATCCTGTCTACATTTTCTCGGCTAACAACCCTACTCCTCCATCCCCTACGCTTCATTAGGAGAACTGCATGACTGACATGAGCGAAGTACCAGAAAAGTGCTACAAGCATTTGACTGATGAAGACCTGGCGATTCTGCTGGGAGGCTATCGGGTTATCAATTACAAGGATACCCCAGATCGGCTGAAAGGTGTTGACGTGCCTACTGGGCTGGAACTTGTTTACGAGATCCAGCGTCGTCTGAAGTTGTCGGGTCCTAACATCAGTTGGGATCAGGCGGTCGATCGTCGAGCACCTGTGGTAGAGGAAGAACCATACGGCCTGCCACAGTCGTTTTCCTTGGCAGGATTACTCACAGATGAAGGTCGCTTACTTAAACAGTTCAAGCTGATTCTTCATGGACTGACGCTTTATAAAACATACCCTGATTCGTGGCCTGACAGCATACAGGTGTTTGAGCAGTTCAAACAATTCCTGACGGATCAGCGTGAGGGTGCCATAAGAGTTAATAAGCCTACTGTTGATCTGGTGGTTGTTATTCCAAAGGAAGATAACGCGGTCCTGCAAGAGATCAACCGTCTCAACAGTGAAAGCGGTCTACCGCGAGCGTTCTGTTTTGTGGCTTACCGTTATAACCTCGAAGAAGTTATGTACTGAGATAACTGTGCCGGGTGACCGGCACAGCAAGTCTTCTTTATTTTTTGCATTAACATCCTTTGTAGAAACCCATCCGTAACCAAAGAGAGAGAACCGATGTCTAATACTTATCCGCATCTCAACAATGGTGACGTGGCCAACCTGCTGGCTAACCATCGTCTCGTGCAAGTGAACCCGGTCGAGCAGCGTTACGCTAACGATCCGTTCCCGACTGGCGATGGCCTGATCGCAGAGATCAAAGAGCGTCTGAACTCGGCCCCTGGTGATCTGGGTGGCCTGCCATCCGAAAACGAGCCGGTTGTTCAGCGTATGACGCCTGAAGCCGCTCTGAACAACGTCACCTCGATCTCCGACCTGGACACCCTGACCGATCACTACTCGGCTCTGCTCATCGAAGCAGCCCCACTGGTGGAAGGCAACGAACTCGCTGATGCCATCGGTGACCTGAAGTCCCGCGTGCTGACCGTGGTATCTGAAGGTCTCGAACCAGTGCGTATCGAAACTCCGGCCAAAGGCCAGAGCGATGCTGAACTGGTAACCCTGTATAACGGCATCAAAAGCCTCGAAGACCTCGAAGCTGCACTGAGCGCCGAACACGGTGAAGAAGTTCTGCTGGCTATCGTTGGCATGACTGACCGCATCCGTGCTTCCGTCATCGCCGCACTGCCCCCTGCTGAGAAAGTAGCAGAAGAACCTGCACCTGAGCAAGAACAAGCTTCTGACCAAGCGTAAGCAGCCATAAGGCTAACCCTCCTACCCCGCAAAGGGTAGGAGGGTTAGCTATGTGGTTTTTCTTTTTTGCTACTTACTCGTCTTTCGATCCGTTGAACGGATTGTACGCTTTGCCACCTGGATCTTTATCACCAGCTGGTTTATCAGCGTCTTCTTCCGCTGGAGGATTGTCCGCATCATCAGCCGCAGGCGGCGAATCAGCCGGTTCATCACCAGGCATTGGAGGACCGAGATCGTCACCAGTGCCAAGATCCCCGTCACTAGTATCAAGGCTTTGATCGTCGGTACCCGTACCCGGCTCCACAGGAGCATCATCAGGTCCGCCACCAAGGCCACCATCAGTATCAAGCCCATTAGCACCTTCCTCAGGTTCTGGTTCAGGAGGCGCCAGTTTCTTCGCCAACTTCTCACCGTACTGCGAGTTGAGTTTCTTGTTGGAGTCGGTAATCCCTTCAATGAGGTCAGCAACAAAGGTTGCGGTGTTGATACGTTGGTGGATCATCTGTTGTACAAACGACGCGATACCACCACCTTTACCTTCGTTAACAATATCATCAAACGGCATCGGCAAGTTAAACCGACGGAATGCTTCAGACGTCAATGCCGACTTAACCATCGATTTGATTTCGACGTCAGTGAAGTCTTCAGATTGAATATTCAGCGCCTTCAAGATCTGAGGCAGCACACCGTTGTTACCCGCGGCCTCTTCCCAAGCCGATACCAGTGCTGTTACAGCGTCCAAGCTATCCTTCAGCTTGTTAGTCGACTCAGTGCTGGTAGGTACTGGTAGGTAGACGTAGATCGAGGTAAAGAAGTCCGCCAAGATAACCTTGACCTTTTCCTCGTCAGTGCCTTCCAGTAATTCCTTGCTATCAGGCTTCCAGAGTTTCTTGTTGTCCAGAATACACTGAACAAGGTCTTGCATCAGAGGACCGTTGACTCGGGTATGCTTGCGCATGAAGTCAATCAAGAAGTCGCAGATCATTTCCTGCCAGTTGATCGCCTGGTTAAACACCATCTCGTATTCAGTCACCGCTTCAATCTTGAAGTTGTTCTGATCGTCCGCCACATCCAGCCATGCACGAGGCAGGTTGAAGTAGTTGGAAATGGAGTTCATTACAGCATCCCGGCTGGCCGGATCAACGGGCTTGAAGTTATCCTTCTGTTTACCCTGGGTACTGATGTCCGGTGTAGGCAAGTGAACGTTGTCACCGGCGTTAACCTTAACCGACAGAGACGCTTCTCGCAGCGCATCCACAACCTGGGGTACGGATAGTTGAGCCGTCGACAGGATGGAGTGCAACTTAGGGTTGGTGTCGAAGAAGGTAGCCCGCGCAATTGCAATGGTTTGTTCTGGGTCAGAGTCCTCCTTCTCGATGTTAATAACCATCTCGGTGTGAGGCTGAGCTGCTTCCAGGTTGGCCAAGGCGTCAGCGACGTCGTAGGCTGCCAGACGAGCGATGTGAGTTTTAGCCGCTTGAGTCAGAGACTGACCAATGCCCAGACGGTTGTACTTGATAGCGCCGTACGAAACAGCTTCGCCCGGTACGTACAAGCAACGCACACCTTGTTTACGGAAGATACGGGATAGGAAGATCTTGTTGACCTCTTCATCCAGCGTGATACTGACGCTGTTACCCTTGTCGCTATAAACAGAAGAGATGAACTGACGAACAATGCTCTTCTCAGCCATGTCCGCGAACTCAGACATATCGAAGTCACAAGGGTTACCCGACTGCACAGCCCGCAAGGAAGAGATCAGCGAGTTCTCGCTACCCATCTTGTTCTTGTTGGCGATGCTGTCCTTGTTCTTCTTCAGGGACTGGTAGAACTCTGGGTCATCAGTGTTCTTGAGGAACGCACCGGTCTCTGGGTCCAGCAGAATGATGTAGTCATCGATCTTGCCGTTACTGCCGTTGAAGTGAATCGGGAAGATCGCTTCGGAAGGGATGTGCCAGCTCAGACCACGACCGTAAGGCGCCACGCTCAGCGAGTCATTCGACTTGATGAACTGCAACGACTGAGAACGAATGTTGCGCGACTTGAATACCGAAGCATTCAGGTTGTTCAACTGTTCCTCATTCAGGTTCATGGTGGTGGCTTGTTCAGGCTTGTCCTTGCCAGCCTTAGCTGCCTTCTTAGGTTTTCCGTCCTTACCCGCGTTCTTCTCATCTTCTTCCTGCTGCTTAGCCAGGTCGGCGTCCCGTTCCTTCTGGGACTTCATAGCCGAGGAGATGATGTTGTCAAAGCTTTCTGCACCCATCACCGACTTGATGTCACGATCGCGCTTAGCCTCCTGGAACTTCTGGAGGTACAGTACGGCCGGGTTGTCGGTGATGGTGATCCCCCATTCGTTCTCGGTGTCTACTGCTGGGTCAAAGATAGGGAACTCTTCTTCGACGAAATCAGACCCGGTGGTGAACAATGCTTCCAAACCACTGACCGCACCGGCATTAGGTGTTTTCGGAGCATGAGGGTTACGAACAAAGCGACCCTTGTTCTTGACCTTGGTCTTACCATCAGCGAAAACGAACTCGGCATCCAGCTCGCTTTTGGCCTTGTTGAACTCTTCGTTACCAGTCCGTTTGGATGGGTCAACTTCGGAGCCGTTGATCAAGTAATCCAGGCCAGGACGACTCAGGTTAAAGATCGCGTAGGAGCCCGTATTCCACATGATATCGTCGAGCATCTTCTTCAGAAGCGACTCGATCTTATAGTCATTGGTGTAATAATCGTCCCAGATGGCCAGCAGGCTGGTGTGCAGAGCCGCGTTTTTAATTTTTGTGCTCTGGGTATCGTAGGTCAACATTTTGTCCTGTTTCCCGTTAGGGTACAGGATGATCGTGTTCCAGATCAAGTTGGCCTTATCAATCATCGGTGTAATGGCCCGCAGGTCATATGCCGAGTTGATGTTATTACTGATAATGTTGCTCAAGCGATTAAGCTTATATTCGTTGATGGTTTTTGTACCACCAACCTCCTCACGATCAGGAGCGACCCCATTTTTAGGCGTTGCATTACGCAAGGTAGCTGCAATCGCTGGCGACACATTCTTGATGTTTTCACGAATCTTGGTGTAGTCGACTGACCGGTTACCACGAGTCGCGGTGCGCGTTTCGAACCCCATATGAACCTCACGAGTTAAACTATGAATAGTGTCGATCTGGATAAGTATCACTCGGACACTTTCAGCCTAGTTCGCACCATGGTTATCAAAATCGAGGCCTTGGCCGAACGAGATAACCTAGTGTTGACACAAGCTGGGGAATCCGTCTCTTCGGACAAAACGACATGGCGTTATTACATGAACCTCAATGGGGATTACCACCCTACTGATGAAGTAATGTGGATCAACTCCATTGATACTGGTGAACGGATTATCTTTAACAAGGATAATCTGAAGTTGCACCTCGCGACAAATCGAGAGTACAGCAAAGGCGGGTATTGGTTTAACCGTCTTGCCGACGTATACCCAGGGCAGACTGCCTTGATTAACGGCATACTTGCACCGATCCCGTACTCTGAAACCATCGCGGCCAAAGACTATAAGATTCTCCGCTATAACAAGAGTCTGGTGCTTTGGAACGAGGAGCAGCTGATCCCGAAATTGCAGGCGTACGTTAACACCGATCTAAGGCAATCGATCAAGAATGATTATGTCACGACTGACGACCTGTTCCTGCCTTGGATGATCGAAAAGCTTTATGCTTTCCTCATCGGTGCTATCGAAGTCATTCGCCTGGATGACTGCTACACGCGTTACACGCATGACTTCTTTATTTGGAGCCACATCGATTCCTTCGGTAACTTCTCGCAGTACAAGAGAAGCCTGAGTAAAGAACAAACCATGTGGTTGTTTCGTAACATTGCGTGGATCCGCAATAACCCAGGCCAGCAGTACACGTTTGACAAGTTGATGAAGAACCTGTTGTCGAAGGCCGGTATTCCGTTGGCCCGCTATGACATGGTGAACTCGACTGAAACGCAGTTGGAAGATCTGACGCCAACTCCGTTGTACCGTCGTATGCAAATGAACCTGGTGGATGTCTACGGACGCACCGCTTCGTTCATTGACACCCCAGCGATGATCAACAAGCAACAGGTCATGGCGAAGGATAACTACGACCAGACGGATTTCTATCTGGACGATGCCCTGGTTAAGGGTAAGTACAGTTTGCACTCGGAGCTGCCCACCAAGGCGCTTGAATCGTCCATGATGGACTACACCAACCGACACATCGATACATTGATGAAAGTGGTGTACAACGAGTGGATTTATCTGGCGGGTAACACGATCTTCAACGGCAAGGTGATCACGGTAGACCCCAAGAGCGGCAAGCAGTACCGCTTCCCTGTGGGAGACGCCTATTACATCTGGAAGTACCTGGTAGAATACGCTAAGGGTCAAAACCCCCTGGTGATCGAACCGGCGTATTACCAGAACGTTCTGAAGCTCAAGCCGCCAACCATCGAAGAGATCATTGAGATCGGTGGTCCCGATTTCATTCGTCCTTATGTTGCTGCCGACATCCAAAAACTGTGGTTCCCTGTAGCGCCTTTCCTGGCCCCGGATTATTTGATCCAGTACGCCACAGACGTCTACAGCACCATGTGGAAACACAAGAAGCTCTACAGTCAGTTCTACGATCTGAACAAAAGAGCCCGGGTGAAGAACAGTTGCAAACTAATGTACGATTCAGGTATCGTGAATCTGAGCAGTTATGGTGACTACGATTCGTTGCTGAAAGCCTACGAGTTGGACTTCAGCGGTTACACTGCTGAAGAGGCACGGAACTTCTCCTGGGATATCTTTAAACGGGTAACCGGGTGGGATACCAACCAGACACCGTCGACACGGGTTAAACAGAGCGATCTGATTGACATCATGTCCGAGTTGTCGTCCTACACGATCCATATCGTTAAGGACATCAATGACGGTACGGACCAGACGGAACTGATCAACGAAACCTTTATCGGTGATTCTCGTTGGGTCGGTGTGGGCAACGGTAGTTATGGCGACTTCACCAACGTCATGATCACCCAGCATTCCAACATGGACACCATCCATGCGCTGGAAGCCAACATCCCGATCATCAGTAATCCGGATCCGGTGCTGGTAGCGGATAGCGAGATGAAGATTGATATCATCACGCACGATATCTTCAAGCCAGTTAACCTGACGAACAGTCTGACGGCGAATGCGTTGAAGCTGTATGACAACAGCTATTTCCGTATCCTCCCAGAAGGCGCTCTGAACCCGCTGGTGATTCCGCCTACCTACTACGGTGAACTGGAGCCGGAAGACGGCTACACGATCCCTGGGACTTACTACGGCCTGCTACAGCCCGAAGAAGATCCGGTGATTCCGCCGAAGGTTATCCCTCGCACCTATTACGGTGAGCTTAAGCCTAACGGCGATCTCTGAGGACAGCACCTTGAACAGAAAAGTCTTGGCGTTGGTTAAACAGCGCTACTGTGAGGACAACAGGATCAAGGACCGCGATTCGGTTAGCCTGAGCTTTGCCCAGGTACAGCCCAATGGCGACCCCGTGTTCTATGTTGAAGACGGCAAGGCTGGTCAGGTGTATGTCTATCCACGCACGGACATGAGTGGGCTCACTGCTCACCGTGCGTTGGACATCCCCAAAGAGTACCGGCTACAGCTCGAAAGTAACCCCAGCAAAGATTTCATTGCCAGCTGGGTGTATCGTTTTACCGGCCATCGTCTCCTGGCTCTCGACATTCGTTATTTAACTCTGGAAAGAAGTGCAGTGGTGGTGACGTTAGCCCCAGATTCTATGCGCTTTAAGAACAGTTTCCGCATAACCCGACTATAGGGATTTTTGATTATGGCTCTTTCTGCAACCGAACTTCAAGACCAGAACCGTTCTGAGGTTCCTACTCAGTCGGTGACCAACACAGCCTGGGGTGGGCTGATTGCAAAGTGTTCCAACACCAAACAGAACTTCACCTTGCCGCAGTGGACCACCCTCAACGAGTTCCACGGCATCCTGGCAGAAGAGTCGATCGGCCTGAAGAACGGTAACGACTTCACGCTGAAGTATTTCGGTATCGGTATCCGTGGCTCTGATGCCATCGGTAAGACCCCGCTGGGTACGACCCTGTTGAAGGTCAACCAGCACCAACCGAAAGACGGTAACCTGTTCGTACCGATCCCATTCATCTGCCGTCCAGTTGAATCGGACCTCAACAACATCAACCGTGCGAAGTACCGCATGCGGACTGTTGAAGACATCAACGGTGTTGCGTACGCCTTCTACTGGTTGAAAGTGATTAACTTCGCCAGCTACAACCCACAAGTGGTTGTGATCACCCGTGACGAAGACAACAACGAAACGCCTGTGCCGTACATCCCAGTGAAGGACGACCTGTTCAATCCACAACCTGTGGACTTCACCAGTACCGGTTCGGTGCCAATTAGCAACCAGTACATGAACAACTCGGCTATCCTGGACTGCTCGTTGGATCAAACCGACCTGCGCGAAATGGAAAACGCCTGCCGCGTCAAGTACGGTGATGCCAGTCTGGCTGCTCCAAACGAAGTCGGCGTTGCTTACGGTATCGACACCAAGACCGATGGTTCTATTGGTCAGGGTGCCACCATTCGTTACGATGAAGTACTGAGCGCTGTTTACGCTCACTACATCACCGAGCGCGATGCCCGTGCCGCACTGAACAACGTGCGCATCCAGTACGCCTTCGACCACGGTGCCAGCGAACCAATGCTGCTGCACACTAACGCCACCGCCGGCGTTTAAGGAGGCTTCATGGAGTTTCCTGATTTCCTGAAAGGTGCCCACGTTCCATTGACACCTGACATGACCAGTGACGGGGCAATTACACTGGCGAACGGATTCTATCAGACCACTCTGGACCCTGCTCTCTTCAAGAAGACACAAGCCTTCTGGAATGCTGAGTCGATGCTCCAGATCGATTTGATCGAACGTACTTCGCGAGACGTGGTCGCCTCATTCGTCAACAAGACCTCCCAGGTTGTCTCTACTCCGGTAGAACCCCTGCTCGAACTGAGCAACCCTTTGCTGGGTGAGGTTGAAGTTGCAGAGTTGCTGGGTCCTGTCATTGTACTGGGCTCCGCGGTAGAACTGGAATTCCTGGATGCGGTAGGTGTGGGTGCAACCTACCCTACCACGGGAACCGACAACAATGCGGCCTTTGATCTGAAGACCCTGCTCAATGCGTATCAATTCCTGGGTGGCTGGGTTTCCGGCACACTGGGTGCGAACTGCACGGGTGGGTTCCGACTGGTGTACAAAGGTCCAAGCGAAGACGCGCCAGCAGAGTTCCCGATGGATCCGTCACCGATGGTGGCTGTTATCGAGATTCTGCACGGCGAACAAAAAGGATTCATATGCCTGAGGACGTAAAGTCCCCCGATGTGATACGGGTCCAAGGAAACGACCCGTCCACTACGAACATGGGGGCGTTTATCGTAGATGTCAATATCGCCAAACCTGCCCCTTTTAAGTTGCAGTATGCGAACACGATCTATGGTGACAAAGTCATCTACGATATTCCCGTGCAATACGACGACACTGCTGGTACGAGTGTCTTGGCGCGCAGCTATGGATTGGCGCGCGCTAACAATACCCTGATCGACATCTTCCAACCAGACACGGCTATCTGCGAAGATAACTTCCTGGGTATGTCGGCGTTAACCTTCAAACAGTTGATTCAGTTTGTGGGCTTGTTAACCGGTGGCTATATTGAGCGAGGCATCCATGTCAGCATGGTACTGCCTAACTTGGCCAAAGGTGTTGTGGGTGCCAACTTCAAGGGTACCCAAAAGGAAGACGTCCGCAAAGGGTTGCTGGAATTCCCTCTGCTGGACTGGAACGGCATTGATCTTACCTTAGCGGATGAGCACACCGTCGATGCTGGTGCAGTTACCCTCTACCGTGCGATCCAGATTGCCAAGAACTTTGGAGTGTGGAAATGAGCACTGAAAATCCTGTAATACCAGAGGAGGGTGTACAGGCACAACCGGCGCCCTCCTTTGAGGAACGAGTAGAACAACGCCTGACGAATGTTACTGACCTGGTGAACGAGTTAATCGATCGCCTTGACGTGGCTACTGGTCAGGCGCGTTCATCTGTTACCAAGACTGTGACTGAAGAAACCTCCGCTGCTGTGGAAGCTTCTGATGACAAAGGTGCCCTGGGAGCAGTCTTCGATGAACAAACGGCTGGGACAGGTGTTGTAGAGGCTCAGGCGGCTACTACCAAGACAGTTACGCGTACAGTCACTCCAGTAGGGATTGAACGAGAAGTCTTTGGTATGTGGTCGGTGATGCTGCGCAACGCTGGTGGTATCGCAGCCGCTATGACAACCTGCATCATCGCTCTTGTAAACGCGTACACCACTTACATGTCGGTAACGGCTGGGACTGGTTGGCCTTCCGAGACCACTCTGTTCATCACCAACATCGGCCCTATCGTGGTGGCGTGGACATTCATGAACTCCAGTAAGACAATCTCTACTATCATGCAAGTGCGTGGTGTGCAAGATCGTCTGAAGAACGCCATGTCCGGGTTTGTTGCTAATCCAGAAGAAAGTAGAAATCGTCGTGCTACCGATCAAAGACCGGAGACTCCACCCGTTGCACCTCCTGCCGGTCCAGTACCACCGCAATACTGATAAAGCAACCATATACCTAACCAGGAGCCCCTAAAGGCTCCTGGTTAGGCTATTACGCATTACATCCCATTACTACCCATTACTTCCATTGTTGCTGCGTTACTGCGGTGGCGTATCCGGAGAGGGTCCCTGGATAGGAGGTGGCGTTGACGGCGTGATCGCTTTCTGAATAGCAGCCTTTACCCCAGCGGGCGTCAGGGAGTCACTCTTTTTCTCCAACCCGGAGATAATAAAGTTGATATTCGAAACCAATTGCGCAATCGTTTGTTTGGCAGCCCAGTTATCAAGGTTCTGTTGATCCAGCTTCTGTGTGGTCACAATGAGTTGGGTCACCGTCATCTGGTAACAATACTTCTTGTCAGTTGCCTTCAGACAATCATTGTCTTCCAGAAACGCTGCCAGAGGAGCCGCAAGGCTAATGGGCGGGTTCGGATCCACTTGCTGGAACTGAGGGAGCACTGCCGTTAGCTCCGCCTTGGTTCTTTGTAGCTGGCTCCTGTAGCTGTCGATTTCCACTTGTACGGCCTGAGCCTGTAGATACGTCGACGCTTCGTTTACCGTCGTCTGGTGAGAGCACCCCGACGTTAATAATAGTGGAAGCAGGAGCCCGATCAGGATAACCAGCCGCATTGGGATCCATTTTGGTGGGGTCCAACCCGTAGCGCTGGAGCATTTTGACGTAAACATCATCACGTTCACCTTTTTGCATATCGAGTGTTTGCGACAGGGTTTCCCTGAGCTTCGACGACTCGATTGCCTGTTTTTCGAAATTGTCGGCCGCACTTTTAAGCTGCGTGACGACTTCCTGAAGAGTGGTAAGCGACTTATCATCCAGCTTGCTGGAGGTCTGGCGAGGGAATGCCCAGCTACCTGCAATCAGGATGAGTATGATCAGCATAAACAACGTGGTGACTATGCCGCGTAACTTATCCGTGAAGAACATATCTTTGATCTCCGCACCCATGTGGTTTAGTCCTCTTGAATCAGACCACGTATATGAAGGAAATACCCTGTGTGGAGAGTACTTGGCTTGTAGCGATTGGTGTACCCGTGGAAGACATGGCCTTCGTTATAGGTACCGGTGGTTTCGTTGAGGTATTTCCGTTGAGGCCCGATGTTTATGTCGAGTAGTCTCCTGTTGATGATCTTGCGCGTGAAGTACTTAGGAAGGAGACCACCACCGGTAATGAAAGGAAGCGGACGGGTTTCTTCTGTGTGGTACGTGAAGGGATACTGGTAAACAACCAGCGGTTTAATCTCTGTGTAGAGATGAGGGTTGTCCAACACAATCAAGAAACTTGAAGGGTCAGTCAGAAGCAGGGTGAAGAACTCCTCAGTACTGAAGAAGTCCTCGGGCACAACCTGACGATCTGGCTTGATGATACCGTCCAGATTAATCCAGTCCTTGGAGTCGAAGATACGGGAGAACCAATCGACCATTTCGGTATTCACCGCCATGGAGTTCTCACCACGTACCTGCAAGACATCATTGAGGTAGAGACGTCCACCAATCGAAGCCCACACTGTCTTTCCTTTAAGGGAGACAGGTGAGGTGATGTGCAGGAAGTTATACGTGTCATGCCCTTCGAACTGAATCATCTCTGGCGTGATCGGATACGTTGCCAGTTCAGAGACCGTGTTGAAATTCAGGTTGGTGACGTGGGTGTTGTCGTTGATGTTGAAGTGCTTGCCTGCATTTAGCAGATAGACGCAGTCAGTTCCTTCGACCGCACGCACCAGGTGGTTGTTAACCGTCCACAGTGTGCGCTTCACGAGCTTGTCGTACTCAACCTCAGTGCCATCGGTTTTGGTAACCCGAATGTCCGGCGCGTTGCTGGTCGTCAACAGATCTTGGTGTCCGTCACCGCGGCTGGCATCGCCCGGCAGCAAAGAGAACCACTTGTACTGGATGTCATGGCAGGTAACGAAACGGTACTCGGAACCTGGCAGGGTATTCGAGGTGATCAGTGGGACACTGGCGTTAGCGGTCAACCAATCCTGAATCACCCCGGTAAAGGAAGTGAGTTGATTCTGATAGTACGAGCTATCCAGAGCTACGTCCTGAAAGGCCAGTTCATCAGTAATCACAATGATCAGATTTTCAAACTTGGTGAAAAGGTCCTTGGTTTGAATAGCGCTGATGTCTAAAAGTTCTTCTCCTTTGGGATTCTGTCGGTTGATCCCGACCGCCCGTTTATACGTATACATGGGGGTAGACTCCTTACGATTCTATGAAAAAACTAGCCCCTACAGGCTACTGTAGAGGCCGGTATCACTATGTGGGGCAGGTCATAAGATGCCCTTTTTATTGCACCTTGGAGCTTTGAAATGGCCAACATTGTTTACCAATGGAACCCCTTCCAACAAAACCTCAATAACCGCATCACCACAGAGACCATCAAGACCGCTGATTTCGAAACCGGTCGGGTGGAATTTGTTCCCCGTGCTGCGCCATTCTTCAGCCGTAAGTTCGAACTCTACCGTCAGGGTAGCGTTGAACCATTGATCCTGGGTTACGACTACTGCTTCGGCCACGCCTTCGATCGTTTCATTGGTGGCTACATTCAGGAAAACGGTGCCGCAGTCCCAGGTTACAACCGTAACGTGTTCGGCTCCATCATCATGCTGCGCCCTATGGCCGGTGATGTGCTGATGCCGAAGTACGACACCATCGGTGGTCCGTTCACGCTGGACGAAGTGGCCTTTGCCGAACTGGTAGCCAACATCGTCAATTCGCCTCGTGTGGCTGACTGGGCGGACCTCGATCCGGTAACCATCCCGGTGTCCTTCCCGCCTGATCCGCATGACCACCCTGCTGACCAGACCTACGACTACTACGAGATGATGACTCAGCTGAAGAGTCTGATCCTGGCAGTCACTGACAACAGCCAAAGCGTGACACTGAAGTCGCTGCTGGAAGAACACATCGCTCTGCCGCTGATCGAAGCTCACTTGGCACAGAAGTCCGACATCGGCCTACCACTGACGCCAAACATGGCCCCTGCTGAGAAAGCAGACCTTTCCGGCAACAGTGCCAACCTCATCGTTACAGTGGATGTCTTGAAGGAAGCGTTCCGTCAGCTGGCTCAAGGCACCCTGAACCTCAACTAAGGAACTGGATATGCATTTCCCTATTCTCCGTGAATATCAAGAGGACCTTGAAGGGCGTAATCCGGAAAACAAAATTACGGACGAGCCTAAGTCCACTCCAGCTGGTATCTGGACGCGGATCATTGTTCCTGACCATGCACCATTCTTCACCAAGTCGTTGACGGTCAAAGCACCCAACGGCCAGCCTCTTGACCTGGGTGTGCATTACCAGATCTTCAGCATCATGCCACGTCTCACTGACCTGGCGGCTCAACCAGTGGCGTGTTTCATTGAGTTGCTGGATGAGAACATCACCGATGTACTGCTCGACTACCACGTTGTGGGTGAGTACTCGTTGATTGACAACCGCATGCTGCAAATGATCTTTTCGGCTGTCAATGACGATCGTCCAGTGTTCTGGGAAAACCTCAAGAACAAACCGGTTGTCTTCCCACCGGACCTGCACAGCCATAGTCTGATCCGTACCACGATCTGCTGGCAGGACACGCTGGAAGTCATGGACCTCTACCTGGCCATGAAAGAGGCTAACGGTCGCGAGCCTACCCAGATTCGTATCGACCACTTCTTCGACCTCCTGACGCACTACATCAACGTCTACAGCGATATGTTGACTGAGTTCTTGACCCGCCACATGCGGACCAATAACGAACACGGTTTGACGGCAGCTCAGGTGCAGTTGGAAAAGGTGGACAACTTCGAAACCGCTAACAGTGGTAACGTGTTGCAGGCGCGTAGCGATATGCACCTGACCCCTCAAGGGTTGGAAACCATTATCGAGACCTTTGGTTTCGACAGCTCGCAATACCTGAAGACCGGTCTGTTGCCGATCTCGCGGTTTGGTAACACCAACTTCATCCCTGCCAACATCGACGGTTCGTTTGAAGGCTTCGGTGGGTTCAGTGAGACAGCGGCTATCACGCTGGAGTCTGATGGTTCGATGGCGTACTTGTGGAACCGTTTCGATGGCCGTACCACGGGACTGTACTACTCAGTGCTGACGGATTCTGAAGACCAGGCCAACGGCAAGCTGTTGTACACGGGCTACAAGTACGTCCACCCTCGTATCGCTATCGATGGCGCTAACGTTAACCTGATTGCTCAAGGCAGCGGTGAAGATGTTATCCTGGTCGGTGACAACCAGAAAGAACTGTACTACATCGGGGTAACCAACGGGTCTCTGGACCCAGCGAAACACGTGTACTCGCCGATCAACTTGCGAGCTCTTGTTAGTGCCATCTACAACAACCCCGGGCCAAGAGCGGTGAGCTTACTGTTCCCGTTCATCAACATTGCGTTGATTGGCCCGTGGATCTACATCTTCCACACGGCCTCTACGGGTACCCCTGTTGACTTCCCGCAACTTGGGATGGACATGCGGTTTAAGTTCTTCTACCGTGTAGCGTTGGCGGATGTAAAAGCACAGATCCCCGTTACGGCAACTCGTCAAAACATTACATTCCAGGATGCTGAAGGAGTGCAGTGGAATAACTCCCCGTACTTCCGCTGGTGTGATCGTGTAGTTAACGGTAGTGGTGATGTGGTTAAGTGCTTGTTCCCGTTTGTTCAGCCTCCTAACGGCCTGGTCAGTTTCTATCGGTCGGCAGTTACGTTGGTAGCAGAAAACCCATCGGTTCCGGGTCAGTATGCCATGAAGTTCTTGGGAGCGTTCTACGCTGCCTTGACAGGGGCTACGCTTAACCAGCAGTTCGACTACGTTCCGGAGTTGAATTACAACTTCAACCCGAACACGGGTGTCCTGTCGCTGACTTCCAAGACGAACATCTTCGCGGTTGACTTTTCCAAAAGCAACCCAAAGGCTGGCTACGAGCAGAACGGGATGATGTACGCCTCGGTCTTCTCGTATGCTGGACAGGGTGGCAACGTCTTGGCGGATGGTCGCTACGCAGCATCTGGTTCGCCAGGTTACGCCGGTTTCCCACGATTGGGCGTCGTGTCTGTTCCTCCGGGTTCTCACGACCGGCATACGACAATCTCCAGGTTGTGGGGTGTGGCCAAGGACTTCACCTCGAAAACTTGGTACGAGACCCTCACAAGTCCATTGGCGTCGTCGGTTAACCCACGCGCAGTTGCATACGTTCCTGCGGGTGAGTTCTTCGTAGCAGGCGGTCGTGACCAGCAGCTCTACTCGAAGCTGTTCTACAAGAACATCGCAGGTCGATTTGCGGTAAGGCCTGAGGTAACCAACCTCAACGTTGGGCAGGTGGTATCGCGTCCGTTGACCGGTGATATCCGCCCGGTGAATGCCTTGACGGGCATGGGATTGGCTACGGTGGTGTTCGCTACACCATATCTGAACCAGTTTGGAGTCGATGTAGGCGATGGGGCGTTCTGTATGAGCTCCCAAACCAAAAACTTCGACCGCACCAAAGTGGGAACGGCATGGCCAGCTAACACCAACAACCCGAACGATGTGATCCTGATCGCCACCCACAACAATCGCATTGAACCGGATGGCACTGTGACCATTGTCCCCACTCTGGAGTTGTTGTATCCAGAGGCAATAGTCAATGCATTGTTCGCTCAGATCCAGTTCCCTGGAATGGCGACGCGATTCAAGATCATTTCGATCTGCGACCCAACCTACTCAGCCATGTCTGCTCGAGCGGGTTGGCTGCCAGTGTGTGTGTCGATTCAGTACGCACCTAACGGCGGCAGTGACATCAACACGCTTTACTCGACGTTCATGACTATCCAGCCGACTTATGCTGCCGTTAACGGTCGCTATCAGGTCACTGGGTTTACCGTGCTCGACATTGTTCACGGTGTGGGTCCGGGTACGGCTGTCTACGACCAGCAACGGATCTACGGCAGCACGGTGAACTACGAGACGGCCTCGTCGATGCACTGTCCTATGCGGGTGAACTACCATCTAAATGGTAATAACCTTCAGGTCTACATGGGTTCGGGGATCATGGGCAACACAGCGGGTGATGCCTTCTGTCTGGATTGGTTGTTCAGCTACAACGATCGTAACACTCGTCGTTGGAGTGGGAACACGATGCAACAAACCAGTACGTCGACACCTACCATCTGCAACACCCCTGATAACGGCATTAGTCGTTCCTTCGGGTGGGCTGACTCTACAGGGGGTGCGGCGCTGATTCAGCAAGGGCCGGTTAACAATGCCGTCATCGGGTCGGTTTATCCGCAGACGGGTTGGGTGATCTTCTTCAAAACCGATATCAACGTGATCTTCAATGGTCGACCGTTTGTATTGCCGGCGGGTTCCATTGACTTGCGTGATATCGATCCGGCTCCACAGTTCAAAACGTTCTACATTTATGCGTTCTTGCGAGACGGTGTGGCGCAGTATGAGGTCACCACTCTCAAGCGGCTGGAAAGTCAGTACCAGTTGTGGGTCGGTCGGGTTACCACGAATGCCAGTCAGATTCTTACTATTGACCGGTACAACGTGATCGCCATGAACGGCCACCGCATCAGTGAGCTTAAACGCGGTAACTCCATTCCAGCTTCGTCTGGTCTGGTCAATGAGGAAGGACAAATCCCTTGGTTCTACCAGAGTGAAATCCTTCCTTAACACTTAGGTCCGGATAGCCGGGGAGTATTCCTCCCTGGCGTCCTTTCTTTTGAATAAGGTTAAAGTGATGGATTCCATTCCGCTCTTAGTGTTTGACATCCGTGGTCTCAATCCTGTCAACACCATCCCCGGCGAAAAGATCCCACTCAAGGATAAGACCTTGAACTGGCTGATCCCTAACGGGGCCCCTTTCTTTAACGAACCCGGTCTGCTGGTGGTTCGTAACCAAGCGGGTGGTATTCTCACCCGTGACCGTGACTACTACGTTGAAGGTGAGTTCGTTCCTTTCTGCGAGATCACTGGTCGTTCCATTTGTACTTTTATCCGTGTCTCCGACGCCATCCTGGCTGCCAACGAATTTGTTACCGTTGACTACCAGAGTATCGGTGCCTGGTTTGTACCCCGCAACAACCTCCAAGACTGGTTGGACCAGATGCACCGCGGCAAGACTCCGATTCCGTGGAGCAAGGTGTTCTTTGTTCCACCAACCCTGCCGCCAGAGTACCACACTCACAACATCAAAACCGAAATCATGGACTGGTATGATTTCACCTACTTCTTCGCTCAGCTGGAAGGTATCCGCAGTACTCGGGATCCTGACTTCGATGACAAGTTGACTGCGGCAGTAGAAGACGCCTACAACAAGTTGTATGCAGCACGGGATACTCAACTCGGTATTCTGCAAGCACACGACAAGAACTACAACAACCCTCATGGTGCCGACAAGTTCGACATTGTGATGGGTAACCACGATAACTACCCTACCGCTACCCTTGCACAGGACCTGGCAGGCGATAGGAGCGATCTTCTCAGTACACCCCATGGCGTCGTAGCCCTGGCGAAGAGTTACGTCCCAGACACCGATAAGGCGATGCTGGCGGGTATCTTCCCCATCAGTTCGTACAGCGGTGAATCCTTTCTGCCACCGAACATTAGTGGTTCGTTTGAAGGGATGGGTCAACAGACCGAGTGTTCAGGCATCTGCCTGGAACCAAGCGGCTTGATGATGGTGCTGTCTAACCACAACGACGGCCGTACACGTGGTTTGTACTTCTCTGTTATTGAGAACTACAACCGAGACAACATCCGGGTTACCTACAGCAACTACAAATATCGACCACCGGCTTTGACAGCGATCGGTATCGACGTAGACCGCATTATTGCGGGCAGCGGTAACAAGGTCATCATGACGGGCGTGAACGGGACCAACGATTGGTTCATCTGTTTGACCAACGGTTCGTTTGATCCAGGTGGTCATGCTTACGTTCGCTGCAACATGAGTGCTATCACGGCGTTCTTTGGTTCGCCTTACGGCAACGCTCCAGTGTTTGGTCGCAATGACCAGGCCACTATTCACCACATGGGCACGTACCTCGTACTGGTGCAGGCTTATGTGGACAACGGTATTCCGAAGAGCCGGTTCTACCGCGTTCGTACCGCTGATGTCGTTAACGGCTTGGGCGTTACGTGGGAAGCTGTTCCGCTTACCTACCAGGACTGGGACGGCACTCAGTACAGCGGTGTGCTGGATTTTCAAGCACAAGCTGTCTTCAAGGATGGCAACAACAAGATCACTCGGTTTGGCCGGTTTACCTGCCAGCAGCCAATTGATTGGGTATCTATCCTGCGCCGCGATTTGAACTTGTCCTGGCCAGTGACAGGAGGAGGTGGCAACTACTACTTCCACACGCTTCAGTACTTCCACATGGTCTATTACGACCGCCCTGTGGATCCGCTGTTTGTTCACATCTTGCCAGGGATTACAGAGATGTACTATCTCTTCAATCCGGCTAACGGTGCAATGGCAAGGCAGGGCAAGTCACCGGCGATTACGCTCGATTTCTTGAACATGACCCCGGCCAATGAAGAATTGGGTATTCGTCAATATCGCCACGTCTATAACCAATTGGTCGCGTATCAACAACCGTCGACGGTGTTGCTCTCAACCGGTGAACTAGTGTCGACGTGTGTGTTTGAAGGTGTAGCGGAGTTCCCTTGCCGTATCAATACGCTCAAGATGCAAGGAATCACCAACGCTGAGCAGTGGATGTCCAGGATGATGGACAGCGACACCACAGCAGTGGCGCGTAATGTGCTTCACGTTCCGTCGGTGCAACCAGCGACAAGGAACGGTGTGTACACGTCCAGCATGTCGTTCGAAGCTGACGGTGAAGTGTTTGCTGCTGCTGACATGTCAACACCTGATCTGTTGCGTAAGGTGTTCTTCCGCAAGGTAAGCGGCGGGTATGCAATCCGAGATGGCGTTAACAACCTGACCCTGGGCCCGAACATGTACTCTCGCCCACTGACTACCGAGATCTATTCAACCAACTTAACCCGTGTCGACGGTATGTTGGGGATCACTGGTACGGGTGCAGAACTGGCAGCGGCTGGGGTGGATCAGGGTAGTGGTTCGGCTAGCTTCTGTGGTTACTCCAGTCTTTACCCAGCAAGCCAGCATTTACCACAGTGCCCAGAGCTGCGTGCACCGGCCGGCGGTAACGTTTTGGTCTCTTTCCCACGGACGTACACCAAGTCGCTGGATACGATCAACAAGGTGGCAACCTACTCGGCAACCAGCTTCTATGGTTTCCGTCAGAACGTCATCGACCAGATCAGAGCGTTAACCGGTAATGCCAGCAAGTGGTCATTCACGGTTAACCATCTGGGTGCGGAGAACGGTGGGATGTTCCGTGGTTTAAATCACTCGGTGGTCATGGTCAACTGGATTGTTGAGGGTACTGGGCGTTTCCGTTCTCGGGTGTTGATCGGCACTCCTGCTGTTGAGGCGCCGAATGCAAACCATCCGGGTGTGTACCTCATCACGGCCTTTAACTGGGTGTCTGCGCCTGCTGATGTCTCCACTTGCCCTTGGGCAGTGCTGCAAGGCTACGAGCAGTGGCAGAAATTGGACACCATCTACGTGGCTAAGCCGTTGTTGACAGCGTATCGCGATGGTAACTACATCAAGATCCTGATCACGTCCGGCTATGAGCATGTGGTGGCAACGTCTCGTCAAGTACCAGTCTGTCTCTTTGACCTGAACCTGGGTAACAGCCAGATTGAAAACCTGGCAGTAGGTTCGGTTGCTCGAGATCGAGGGGACCCAGCTGTTATGTGGCCGGGTGTGGGTATGACGGATCTCAGTGTCACAAACCAGGATGGTTTCGACGGCAAGTTGATCACGCAGACGTTGTTCCCATACACCTACACGGGTGGTGGCGCGGCGATTCACCTGAAGACAGGGGTCGGTTACATTATCCCTACGTCGGTGTATCCGGAAATTGGCTGGCTGCTGTTTATCCAGGACAACATCCGGATGATGATCAACGGGACGGCTTACTCTATCCAGGGTGGCACCATCGACCTGCGGGACATCGATCCAGCGCCTCAGAACAAAACGTTTTACATGTACGCAACAATCGAGGATGAAACTCCTAAGTATCTGTTGTCGTCAGTACAGCTGCGTAAGAGCGGTTCTCTGCTGCGGGTAGCGACCATCGTTACCAACGATAAACAGATCTTGACCATCACTCGTGAACAACCGTTTATGGTGGGCGATCTGCTGCTGAGCTATACCCGTGAAGGTGGGACGATTCCTATGTCCGCGGGCTACCCTCAGGATGAAGGCTTGTTTGTATTCCTTCATCAAGGTGAGTTGTTACCTTAACACATCCGGGGGGACTTCGGTCCCCCTACTTACGGAGAGTGGCTATGATTATTTTGGGTGGGGAACCGCCATTCATCGAAAACCCGGCACCTCGGTTTGGTGAGGTGATCAAGAAGTTCAACAAACTCACCTACGCCATTCAACTGGCCACCGAAGAATTCAACCGCAACAACGCCGAAAAGCTGGAATCCATCGGTCAGGGTGTGGAAGTGTTTGTTAACACTGTCTCCATCCCGATTGATGCCCACTTGAACTCCCGTGGTGCGCAACACGGTGAAACCCGGGCGTCGATTGGCCTGAGCAAGAAGGATAACTTCCGAACGGCTACCAAGGCCGAACAGATTGCTCTGGCACCGGTGCAAGCCTTCGTGACTCCCGAAGGCGCCAAGGCCTCTCTGGTGGCTAACAACGCGTCGTTTGTGTTGGCTGACTACCAGTTGAACGACCTGTATCAGTTTGCGTCGTTCTTCTACCCTGACCAGTACCCTATTCCTACGCCTACTCGGGTAGAGCCGGTGCGCTACTTCGGCGCTAGCAAGAAAACAGGGATGCTGATCAACACGGACCGACTGATCTTCTCGCCGTACTCTGATCCAGCCCAGTATCAGAACCAGTCGATCTTCAACAGTATGCCGCTGGGTGGTTCCAAGGGGGCAAGGCTGGGAGAGATCACAGGTCTCAGTTCCAACTACCTGACTTCTGCTTGGAACACGGTAGGTTGCAATGCGTCGGATGGTTCTGCGGTGTTCTTTAAGCCATTGGCTGACAAGAAGATCTACCAGTACAAGAACTCGTTGGGTATGCCGGGTAGCAACTTCAACTACCTGATGTATAACCTGTTTGCGGCGACCACTTACAAAGGCTTGGCAGTTTCCAGTTCGTTTGCTGGCACTGTGTTGACGCTGAACCACAAGTTCTTCTACGTGGCTAACTCGACAACAGACCCAACGTTGGTGGATATCGTAAACAGCTCGTACTTGGCGTTGTTCGATCGCATGGACACGGCGGCGTATACCGCCCCAGCAAACGGCAGTCATTCGATTGACTTGGCTAAGTACGTGAACCTGCCTGCGGGCACTGTCATGACCCTGGCCGGTGGCAGTCACGGTGTTGTGACCACGCTGTTCTGGAACGTGAAAGACGCTGAGATGTACTTGCACACGGCGGTATCGGTGCAAGTAACGAACGGCTCTGTTTCCCGTAACCTCGTGTTCAGTTTCATGCAGTCGGTTATTCCAGGCAGTCTGGGTGCTGGCGGTACGGCAACCTTCCGTCAACTCGGTACTCGTACCAAGGACACGTTGGGTGCTGATCTGTTGCCAGTGGGCCAATCCAACTGGTTCAAAGACGGTAACCGTTATGACCTGTTGAACCTGGTGCAATATCCAGGCGCTATGTTGTCCTCGGGTGAAATGGTGAAAGCCTGCTCTACCAAGAACGGCATGCGGGTTAAGCGTTTCGCCACCACGTACAAAGGCATCAAGGACTTCCTGCTGGCTAACCGCCCTACGGTAGACCCTAAGCTGGCCGTGCCTGAGATCTATGCACCAAGTCGTCATGCCTGCTTTGGTCTGTTGCCTGAGCGTATTCTGCCGTTTACCAACGGTGGTGGGCAATCGTCATTCCTGGTGTACGGGGCTAACGCTCGGACCGGTCGTTTCGGCTGGCAAGAATTCGGCTGGGTAGCGGATAGCATTGTCAGCACGCAGAGTGGGGATGGTACCTTCGGGATCCGTTTGCCTGACTCGATCGACGATAACGAGAACATGGCGGATATGCCTTCTGGTATGTCGGCTTACGTTAACCAGAACAACACTGGTGTAGCTACCTCGGCGTTGGTGTTCAACGAAAACAACCACTTTGTCGGTAAGAGCTCTTTCCAGTTCTCTAACCACATCTTGACTGTGGGTGCTAACGTTGCGCTGGCAATTGGCAGTGTCATGGCAATCAAGGCGGCGAGTGGTAGTGTGATGGCACGTGCTGCTATTGCTAATCCCTTGCAGGATCCTTCGTACCGAGCACCGCAGATCCAGGTCTTCGGTTTGACACCGGGTCGTGCGCTGCTGGTGATCAGTGATGGTCTCTGCTATGCCGAAGCGGCTGTGGTGGGTCTGACAGTTAACGGCTCCACGGCTACCCTGAGCTTTACTCAGACGGGTGGTCTTAAGCTGTATCAGGTGACTGACGGTAATCAACCAGCCATGACGGGCAACCGTACTTCGGCATCGGGTGATGACGTCTGGCTGACCTACTCGGACCTGTTGGCAGTGCAAGTAAACGCCAATATCTTCCAGGTAGTGGTAACCCGGGCTTTTGGTAACGTGTACGGCGACCTCAGCTTTACGGTCAACGACTTTACCACGGCAACGCCTTCGTTTGTTAAAGGCACTGTCAACAAAGCACGGCTGTACCAACGAACGGATGCCTTCGACTGTGTTGAGGAAATCTATCCGCCTCTGCTTATTGCAGGTAAAGGTGTTTACCAACATCTCCCAGGCAACGGTCGTTTCGCAACATTGATGACTGAAGTAGGTGGGGGTTCTGGTAAGGTCGATCCTTTCAATATCAACGAAGCCGGTTGGGTGCGTTTGCCAGCGGGTGTGCGTGTGGTGTTGAACGGTCGTACCACGATCCTGGATCGCGACTACGCAGTTAAGGTAGGGACCACCGGTACTTACTACTGCTACCTGCAACGTCTCGGTACTACGCTGATTGCGGTGGCTTCCACAGTCGTCCGTCAACCAGCCAACAACGAGGTCCTGTTTGGCATCGTCACAAACGGTATCCTGGTGCTGCAAAAGAACTACATCGTGATGGACAGTAAATCCATCAGCGCAACACGACATGGTTCTGCGATTCCTTACTTCGCCGATAACGGTGGACAAGGTGTCAACCAGTTCTTTACCCGTCGAGATGTAAAAGCGTAAATAACCCCTACCCCTAGAGCCTTGCGGGGCTCTAGGGGTAGTAAGGTTGCTAACCGCCGCCAACTGGTGGTCCTGTAACGCCGTCGCCGTTCTCAACGCCAATGTGGCCGTGGATATTAAGACTAACGGTTGCAGTCTGTACATCGGTCAAGCCACGCACAATACCGGAAGAGGTAGAGTTACCCGTCCGCATGGTGTCGCCCGTCTGGATGTAATCGCCCACTTGAACGAACTCACCTGTCTGGTCGTAGTCGCCAACTTGTGTGGTGTTGCCCGTGTGTTCCCAGTCGCCTTTCCAGCGAGTCAGTTTAACGTCAGCGTCAAACCGTTCAGCCTGCAACTGAAGCAACTCCGTCTTGATGTTAATCCCTTTAGTCGCAAAGAGATTAATCAATTCCGGCATAACCGCAGTGAGGGTCTTCTTGTCAATCTTGAAGATCGCCCCATCTGCGTTGCTGTAGGTAAAAGAGTGGTTGAGTTCATCCCAAACGATGAAGCCGTTCTCACTACCCCCGAAATGCATCACCCCATCCATCGCATTGATCTGGATGTCAAACGCTACCTTCTCCCCGTTAGCTTGTGACGTACGCAACGCCATCAAACCATCACGGGTGGAGATCTTCATCTGATAGCTGTTGTTGATGTCACCTGGTGTGTTCTCGGTAACCTCAGGCGAAGCACTCCAATTGTAGAACACCGTCTCCAGACGCATGGTTTCGATGTTAACGCCGTCCAACGTCCAGTACAGCTTGTTCTGACCGGGTACCTGATAGATAGCAACCTTGGAACCTTCACGCACGTCAGGCGAGCTGGTACGGTTGCTGTCGGTCATGTTCTTCCAGTAAGCCGGCAACACGTTACTGTGCAGCAAGTTACTCTTGACCTGCTCTCCCTGGGCGTTCACGCTGGTGCGTTCAACCTGTTTTGGGTTAGCACTGATACGACCATCGGCGTTCGGGAACAGACTGGGAATATAAACCAGGATCTGATCGGTATTGGTATCTTTGGTCGCAGCGACCACACCGATACCAATGCAGTGCATTATGTTCATACTTGATGTCCTATTCTGTAGACCCTTTCAATTTTCTTAAAAAGAATTCTGTTATGCTACTTAAATTAATTCTAGAGAACTATGTTCCGCTCTTGAGTAGCAATATTCATAAAGTGGAACTTGATACCGAACATATGATCAACCTCTTCATCTCCCTGAACGGTGTAGGTAAGAGTTCGATCCTCAAGGAAATGAATCCACTTCCTCCAGAAAACGGCAACTACAAAAACGGCCGTAAGTATGTGCAGTGGCGAGTGGGTAGCAAAGTGTACACCATGGACTCGTATACCGGTATTGGTAACGGCCACAGTTTCAAGATCAACGACGGGGACGAACTCAACACCAACGGTACGTTCAGCGTACAGAAAGAGTTGTGTGACACTCACTTCGGTTTGGACAACGGGTTGGTTAAAGTCATCAGCGGTATTCGTATTGCAGATCGACTGTCGGCTATGTCTGCTACACGTCGTAAAGATGTGTTGATGCAGATCTACCCGAACAACACCGATTACGCGTTGGGTGTGTACGGTCGTTTGAAAACTGCTCGCAATGAATTGAAGGCAGCGATCAAGAACCAGATCGGTCGTTACACCGAAGAGAACCGTAAACTCTCTTACATCAACGAGTGTGGTGTAGAAGAGTTGGAGCGTCGGGTTAAAGGCGTTGAGGAGGAACTGAAACAGTCGCTCCTACTGCGGGGTAGTCTGGAGTCGGTTAAACTCGATCCGCGCGTGCAGGCGAAGAAGCTGGAACTTGATCAGCTTTTGGATCAGCTGCTTGCGAATAAGCTCAGTGGCGTGTGGCAGAGCAAACGGGAATACATCGACACCATTGAACAGTCTCGTCGTATTCTCGAAGGTTATCGTGATCAGGCCAATGTGTTGCAAGGTGTGATCAGCGAGCACGCGGGTATGTTGGAAGGCTTGGAAGAATTCCTCAAAGACCCCGATGCCTTCAAGATGCAAACCAAGCACGTTAAGGGAGACATTGCCGAGACATTGATCAAGCTGGAAGTAATCGAACAGGGCTTAAAGCAATACCCTATCTTTGACGACCCAGAGAGCCCGCTAGAGGGCTTGCCGCAGATCATCCCGGCACTGATGCAGTTTCTTAACCGCGTCACTCCTGCGAGCACCAAGGAGCTTACAGGCAACCAGTACAAAGCTTACCAAGTCCGTATGGAGAAGGTGGGTGTTGAACTGAAGAGCTTTACCAATGACCTGTCCAACATGCAGCATCAATTGTCGCATTATGAGCAGGCTGAAACGGTTGAGTGTCCTGACTGTGCGCATGAGTTCAAGTTGGGGATGACCCCTCAGAAACTGGCGAACCTTAAATCCAACATTGAGTACTCGATCAAGAAGATTGAGACGTTGGAAAAGGAACGAGATGAACTCCAGGATAAATTGGACAACGACTCGGAATGGTTTGTTTCGATGAATCAGTTGTTCACCTTTGTCCGTGAGAACAGTCACGTCAGAATCCTGCCTGAGCTGATCAAGCAGTTCGAAGTGGGTCGTTGGGCTACTCACCGTCTCCAGAACGCTTTGGAGCTCGTAGCACGCAAGTGGGAACTCCAGGGCTACCGTGACACCCTGGCAGAAGAAGAAAAGCTCCTGGATGCACGTATCGCGCTCCTGGACCGTAATAAGGTGTTGGACGTGGCTATCTACGTTAGCACCACTGAAAAAGAGCTCGTGGAGGTTAACAACAAGATCCTCTTTTACCGAGCCAAAATTGACGCCCTCAGTAATACCTTGCGGGGCATTCAAACCTATGGGGAAGACTTAAAGCGATTGGAGCAATTGCGGTTCGAGATCTTGCAAGGATTGGAGTGCGAGGGGAAGGTAAGTTTGCGGGGTGCGGTGGACCATCGCATCAGTGAATTGACCTCGGACAAAGAACACTACATGACCTCGATCATCAAGAGCAAATCCCTGACAGCTGTCGTGCAATCCATCTCGGCTGACATCGATCGCTTGAAGCGTCGGTTGACTATCGTTGAAGTGCACATGGACGGTCTGTGCCCTAACAAGGGTTTGATCGGCAAGTTAATGAGTGACTTCATTACTGCTATCTGTGGCAACATGAATGCGGTGGTTAACAAAATCTGGAATACCCCACTGTACATCAAACCGTGCAGCAAAGAGAACGGTGATCTGACGTATCGCTTTCCTGTGGTCAAGGGTGAGAAAGACCCTACGCCGGACGTGTCGGATTGCAGTGGCGGCGAAACTGATATTTTAGATTGGGCATTTCGCTTTGTGTTACTGGGGTACCTCAAGTTTCCACTTCCTTTGATTATGGATGAAGTGGGCCCATTCCTGGATGAAATCAAACGCGGTAGGTTCTTTAACTTTGTGGAGGAATACACACAGAGCAACGATGCCCGCCAACTGTTCTTGGTGTCCCATTACTTCAATCAACTCGGGGTCTTCAGAGATCCTAACATTATCGCCTTGCGTTACGAAGGCCTTACCCTGCCGGGCGAGGTTAACCAGCACTCAATAGTAATTTAAACCTATATTACTAAGTGGTAGAGATAACGACTTGTTATCTCTTTTAGTTGTATTCGTACTGCAAGGTCCTGTTTATGACAGCCTATTACTTCTGGAAGAGATAACGATCATGCAAAGCGCACAGATCCCAATTGTACAAAACCTCGACGGTTCCTACACACCCAGCGATCAAGGCATGGGTTTTGCGGTAGTGACCTACAACTACGACATCAGCGGCAAGACTGCTATCATCAACTTCGCCGGTGTCAACCAGGCGGTCGTCACGTTCGATGAAACCGGCACCATGGTGGTGTCCTACCACATGCTGAACATGATGGCGTCGGCACAAGACATGGCATCGGTGGAAAACATCTCCCGGTACCTGGCAACCGCTTCTGCTACTCTGCACTGAGTTCCTTATGAATGTATTGAGGTTCTTCAGTGCGAACCCTGATCAGTTCACGGAACCTTTTGAACCAGTAGTGGCGCGCTTTGCGTTGGCTGGGCAAAAGGTTCTGGTAGAATTGGGGCTCGTTAAGGATAACGACAGGCTGTACTTCTCGATCGGGAAACGATTGACCAGCGATGGACCGCTAATAATTCTGGACCGGGTGCCTGTGTCATCCGTGTCACAACAGACGTTTACGGCTCGCCCTGAACGCTGGAATGAAAGTAAGTTGTACGGGCGTGAGTTCTTGCGACATGCCTTTGAACACTTTATTTTGAATTCGCCATTCTCTGGCTTTATAAGAAAAAATGTGAATCCACTGGATATCACGCTGTTGTTTGCCAACCTAAGGAACATCAGTTCCGACTTAATCAACTTTCAATTGGGTATAGGTCATGAAAAAGGACGACGTGATTGTACAGTACAAAGCGTTGGTTCGTGAGCTTGGAGAGAACGCCCACAACGTAGTACTGAGCGCAGGGGCTGCCGCTGTCATGATGGGCATCCGTGAAGAAACAAATGATTTAGATGTAGACGTGCTGTCCGGTGTATTCAAGTGGGCGGCTACGACCAAAACAGTTTTGAAAGAAGAAGGGGTCAGCGATCGGGTGCTTTACGCCGAAAGTATTGATCTGCACGTACTGGACGAAGATCGGGGAAGGGTCTGCGTCGAGGGTGTGTGGATCTATAGTCCTCGTGAATTGATCCTGCAAAAACGTGCAATGTCCAAGTTCCCTGGTCGTCCTATCGGCAAGTTGGTCCAAGACCAGGTCGAGATCGCCCAGCTGGAAGCCATGGGAAACTCAACGAAATTCACTGCTAAAGTTGTCTAGGGAAACACCATGTTTAAACTTGAAGTAGAAGTCTGGCAGGAATCGGAAAATCGCATCCTGAAACAACTGGCCGCTCTGAACAGTCTAGGAGTTCCCGCAGATCAAATGTGCGTGGGCGGTAGTTCTGCAATGGTACTGATGCAACTGCGTAACGACGCCGGTGATCTGAATGTCTGGGTAGACTCGCCGTATTTCGAGCGTCTGGCCGAAGATTACCAGGTTCTGGTACACCCACTGCGCGATTCAGTGGTTCGTATCCCTGACACCAACCTGTGTGTCCGTCGTCGTAACCGTTATTTCAAGAGTCATGCCTTGGAGAACGGCGTGGAAGTGTTCGATGAACTGACGCTCCTGTTGCAGAAGCGCACCAGCTACATCGATCCAGAAAGACCCATGGCTCAGCGTAAGGATGACTTCCTCGACATCCGCATCCTGAACAACCGGTTGGCCGAACGTAACAAAGTTGCATCCTGACTGATTAGGCATTGGTGGGTAACTCCCCAGTGCCTAGTCTTATAGCGCATTTTGATTTTTAAGGATTACAAATATGTGGGTTATTTGGACTGTCTTGGGCTGCATTGCCATCGTCATTGTGAATAACTGGACGTTCATCAACGTTATGATTCATCGTTACCGGTTCCCTGACTTGGGTCCTCAGGCAACGGTAGACAAGTTGTTAAAAGAAGTCAACGGCTATTTAGCCAGTGACGACGACCTTGTTTATTGCCGTGACTGCGACGGTAAAGTGCCAGGAACGAAGGCTGCCATGATCACAGCGATTGTCAAACAAGAAGGATTATAAACATGCCAGAAATTGTGGCCATGCTTCTGGGCTTAGGTTGCTTTTTCTTTTTCCTTGAGATGACAACAGGTCCGTGGAAGTGGCTGGATCGTTTAACCGGTTGGGATGATCATCCTGACGAGAAAGAAATCAACGCGATCTGCTTGCGCCTATTACTGGAGCAAGAGGATCTTAGTATCAACATTCAGAACCGTGTCGTCTGTAACGAATGTAAACGCGAGAGCTGTGGGTTTTGTACCAACGGCCGTGTTATTCGTCAGGCACAGGAACTGCTCGATAAGAGGAGCGAGTTATGAAAGTCCCCAGTATCTTTGAGGAGATGAGAACTCTCCAAGAGGAGATCACTCGCCTCAACACCGAGTTCCACCAGAACGACAAGGAATTGATCCCCAACGCTGAGTTCGATCAAAAGCAGTTGCGGTTTGATGAACTGTGCGAACTCTACCCTGACATTGCCAGGAGCCTGGTTACCGACAACGCCCCTGTCCCCATGGCTGCTCCTACTGCCGGGCTGGACCTGGTGGAATTCAAGGAACCCATGCTCAGCCTCAAAAAGGCCACGAGTATTGAGGCCCTGGACAAATGGCTGGCCAAACTCCCAGCGGACGTCACAGTTATCTGGGAGTTAAAGCTGGATGGCTTGGCGTTGGACTTGTTGTATGAGTTCCGTCAATTGGTACGGATGTGTACACGTCGGGATGGGTTGTTTGGTGAAGATGTAACTCACTCGATTAACCTGTTCAACAACATACCCCTGACGCTGCCTCCAGGCTACCCTGACGAGTTTTCTATTCGGGGTGAGGGGATATTGCCGTTTGTTGCATTCGAGGCCTACAACGAGGCTGTAGAGAAGCCTATGGTGACTCCTCGTAATGCGGCGAGTGGTTGGGTGCGTACCAGTCGGGGTAATCAGAACCCAGAAGCTGTGGGTAAGCTGCGCTTTATTGCATACGGCTCCAGTGAACGGTTTGATGCCAAGACCTACATGGACCAGCGGAAGATGTTTCGGGAAGCTGGGTTTGAAGTATCACCCGTGCTTTCGTTAGAACAGCTCAAGAGCGGTGAACGCGACGACGTCTTACCAACTGACGGTGTAGTGGGTAAGGTCAACAACTTCGAAACCCAGGAAGAGTTGGGTGCAACCAACAAGTTTCCTAACTGGGGGATTGCCTACAAGTATCCGGACGAAGAAGTCGAAGCGGTCTACGACAGAACCATCTGGAAAACGGGCAAGACCGGTCGGGTTAACCCAACGATCCTCTACCATCCGGTTAAAGTAGGTGGTGTGACCTGTAGTCGAGCCAGCATCGACAACTATCACCAATTCATGGAGCTGGGGCTGCGTGAGGACTGCACCCTGGCGGTTCGTCGTAACAACGATGTTATCCCACGGGTTCACCGCGTTATTGAGCCTGGCACGGGTGAGCGGGTTAAGGCCCCAGAAGAATGCCCAAGCTGTGGAAGCGTGCTTCGACTCAAGACCAGTGATGCAAGCGCCTTTCTATATTGCGACAACGTTACTGGTTGCAAGAGTCAGTTGTTGAATCGCTGCTTGGCTTTTGTTAGTCGTGGGGCGCTGGACATCGACGGGTTGGGCCCGGTGGTATTGGCCGAGCTTATTGATGACGGCACCATCGAATACCCGGCCGATATCCTCTACTTGAATCCTGCGGAAATCTCACCTAGGACCTGGGCGAACATCATGGAGGTTACCTCGGTTCCGTTGCATAAAGCAATCATGGCCATGGGGTTACCTGGTGTTGACGTTATCCGCGCTAAGAAGTTGGCCGTGGCTGTTAATGAAGCGGGCGTCAAGATCTGGCCGCCAGAACTGACACATTGGTTGGGTAACAAAGACAACCTGAAAAAGATCAGGGGTATCGGCGACAAGCTAGCGACGCCTATCGCTAAAGCGCTGGAAACCTCGGCTATCCAGCTTAACGCTAACCGACTGTTTAAACAGGTTCAACCGTTCTACAGGGAGGATAAAACTGAACGGAAGATCTGTATCACCGGTGACGTGGGACTTCCACGCGAAAGCTTAAAGGAACTCCTGGAATTGGCGGGTATTGAATTGGCGGATAGTTTCACCAAAGACTGCCAGTTACTTCTCGTGGGGGAGAAACCAGGTGAAAAGAAACTGTTAAAAGCAACCGAGCTGGACATACCTATGGTAACTATCGCCAGGGTTTCCAGTATTGAAGAGTTGATCGATCAGATCAACAACCATAACTAAGGGACGCAACCTCATGACCACCGCTACTGAAAAGAAAGCAAATGCAACCGAACAACAAGCTGCTCTGTCCAAACTTCCCATCCCGCACGTCAATCCAAAGCAAGTGGAAAAAGCGGCTAAAACGCTTGAGAAAGTTGCCAACAAAGGTCAAGCGGTTTCTACTGATCAGCCTAAATCGGTAAAGGTTGTTAATAGCAGTGTGTCGGGTACCAACGGCACTCGTGCAAAGCCGAAGGTCGAAACCGTCGCGCAGGCCGTCGACCGCATGAAAGGTGCGGAGGGTGCTGATAGCTTCAACGATACCTGGGTACCGGGTGGTGGTATTGCTATCAAGTACTACACCAAGGAAGAGCTGGCCCAGATCAAAACGCCTTGGGTCATGGTCAAGGGCGTCCTGCTGGAGCCAAAACAAGTCGGCATCAAGGGCGCTGGTCGCATTACCACCGAATCCGGCCACACCTTCTGGCTGAACTCGTTCATGTCCCCTCGCCGCAAAGATGTCGAGACCGTCTTCTCGCATTACATCGTTGAATGCGACGGCGTCACCGTGCACATGCTGTTGGATGAGAAGTCCTCGGCTCAGGTTAACAGCTTCGACGCGCATCGCGGTGGCATGGGTGGCCAGGAAGTCAGCCGTCACATGGTAAACCAGGCTATCCTCATCAACACCGATAGCACGCATGACACCTACTTGGGTGAAGTGCACCTGGAAAACCAATCGACCCACAGCTGCGTTTTCAACCAGGCGACTGTCAACTCCAACCCTCGTTACGAAGATCGTTACAAAGCGCCGTGGTTGGTTCAACAGTCCCGCGATAACCCACGCCGTGAACTGCGTTACTCGACGCTCACCCGTTCGTCGGTGTTCAACTCCACGATCACCGATACGATCCAGCTGCTGGACACCACCCTCGACGAAGCCAACATCAAAACCAACGAAGGTTTTGTAGCGGTCAGCTCGTCGGTGAAGGAATGCACCATCAAGGGTATCCGTGCGAAGCTGAAGTTTGCTCGCCTGGAAAAGACCTACATTCCGTCGAACGGTCACGTGCTGATCGTCAACACCAACATGAAGGACGAGTCTCTGGGTGACAAGCCTGTCTACATCCCGAACAAGTTCTGCACGCTGAAAGTTGACCTGCCGCATGATCATCTGTCCATGCGCCGCGAGAACGCGACCAAGGTCGGTATTACCATCGGCTACCGCACTGCTGTTGACCTCGACATCGATGCCCCGATGGACGTGATCGACGCCAAGGTGCGCGAAGTGCTGCGTGACTCCAGTTACCACAACCCGCTCGATCCGGACATGAAGGACCCGGTCGTGGCAAACCTGATCCATTATGTAGTGCAGAACATTCGTTCGCGTCTGCGCGTTATCAAGATGCTGGACAGTGTTGTGCGCACCTCTCGCGTTGTGACCGGTGAAGTTTACCGCGAAGACGAAGAGATGCACGGCTTCTACCCGCAGCGTTTCTAATCCTTAGCTAACAATCCGCCCTACTCACACTAGGGCGGATTTAAAGAGAATGCCATGAGCAAAAAAGAACCCCCTATTACCTACAAGGTGCACACGGACGGCAGTGCTCTGGGTAACCCAGGCCCTGGAGGTTACGGGATTGTAGCGAGATGCGGAGACGAGGTTGTCACACTCTCGAAAGGCTTTTTCCGGACCACCAACAACCGTATGGAGTTGCTTGCGGTAATCGTTGCGCTGGAGGAGTTTGCTAAACCGGGTACTGTCTTTGAAATCACGACAGACTCCATGTACGTGATCAACTCGGCCACCAAGTGGTTGAACGGTTGGGCGCGTAGCAATTGGATTGCCTGGAAGACGCAGGAGCCTATTAAGAACCAAGACCTGTGGAAACGTCTTCAGCCGCTGCTGAAAGCCAACAAGGTTAAGTTCTTTTGGGTTCGTGGCCATACGGGTGTTGTGGATAACGAAATGGCGGATAAGCTGGCAGTAGCGGCGGCTAACAATCCGACTGACACTGATGAAGGTTTCCTGGGGTAAAACTCATGCAGTCACTAACGTCTATTTACAAGATTGAGCCCGGGACTGTACTGCCGGTGTTTCTGCTAAAGATTCTTCGATCTTCCAGGGTTGAGCCAGCATTTATGGCAGCAAAGGTAATTGGACTGGGTACTGAGCGCGATGCGATCGAAAGGATCCATCACCGCATGCAGCGAAACCATATCCAGAGTGTTCAGGTCTATCGATTCATGGTGGTCAAATGAGCAACGAATGTTACATCTGCAAGAAAATGCTGGACGATGATGAGGGTGAGGAGTTCTTCCCTTATGAACTTCCCCACCTACCGAACGAGAACCTGATGGTGTGTTCGGTCTGTGAAGATTCTGACGAGCACAAAAGTAACTTGGATTCTGATCGTTGCAATCGAGCGGCAGAAGAAAGCTACCAGGAATGGTGTGCTGACAACAACAACGATGACGATGACTAACACAACTTATTAGGGGAATCGGGGCAATGGAATCTAAGGGCATGGAGAACAAACCAGTCTTGTGTATTTACCACAAAGACTGTCTGGACGGTATTGGCGCTGCATGGGTGGTGTGGCGCCACTTCAATAACCTCGGTATTGACATCGAGTTGGTGGCCGCCGCCTACAACGACAAGATGCCAGACGTTACCGGGAAGATGGTTTACGTGGTGGATTTCAGTTATTCACGTGAGCTCATGGTGTCGATGCTGGAGCGTGCGCATGATGTGGTGGTACTGGATCACCACACCTCTGCGAAGAAAAACCTCGAAGGTCTCTTTGTTGTAGACGAGAGTCACTCGGGGGCAATGCTGGCGTGGAAGTATTTCAACAGTGATATTCCACCACCAGAAGGTTTGCTGTATGTTGAAGACCGCGATCTGTGGCAGTTCAAATACCCGAACACCAATTACTGGGTAACCGCGGCTTTCTCCTATCCGTTCAACGTGCAGCAGTTCGATGCACTGATGAACTCCGATCCACTGGACCTCATCGCTGAAGGTCGTATCCTGTTGCGTAAGCATGAACAGGACACCACTCGCGTCTCGATGAATGCCCGCATGATGAAGTGCCTGGGCTACGACGTTCCTGTGGTCAACGCCAACATCTTCTTTGCGTCTGACCTGGGTGACATGCTCTCCAAGGACTATCCGTTCGCACTGGTGTACATGGACCTACCTAAAGGCCGCAAGTATTCCATTCGCTGCCAGAAAGGCCGTATGGACGTTTCCAAGATCGCTGAGTACTTCGGTGGTGGCGGTCATGCCGATGCGTCGGGTTTCACGATCCGTTACGACGACAAGCGTTTCAAGCGTTGCCATGAAGTACTCGACTATTCACTACGTGACAAGGTCATGGCTTTCGCAATGCATCCGGTCATGGCTCTGAAGATGCTGCTAGGGAAGAAGTAAATGAAAAACAAGGCCGTTAAGTTCTTTCGCCATGCAAACGTGTGGCGTTATAAAGAGATCGGCAAAGACGTTGCGGATAAGGTAGATACACATGCCCTGGAAAACATCCTGGGGGTCATGGGTGGTCCGCTGGTATATGTCTGCCGAGAAACCGGTAAGCCAGAACTTACCAAACTGCGCATTGAGTTGCGTAACGGGTTTATCATCCGGGCTTCCGAAGCCGAGAGTGATGACGTTCCTTTTGCAGAAGGCACTGAGGTGGAAGAGTTCTTTATCCGCCCTTTGATGAATTAAGAGATGACACTCATGGAAAGCGAATTCCTGTTCCACGTATACGCTGACGGTTATGGCTTCGGTACACCGTTTCATCCTGAACAGTATCTCATTCAGGAGCAAGCCTGCCATCGTTTGAGGGCGCGCATTAAATCGGGTAATACCCTGGTGCGTGTGGAAGTCAAACGCAAGCAGGACTAACCGCGATGGAATTGGACTACAGTTATGTCAGCGTGCAGCTCAAACAAGAGTTTCAGGCTGAGATCATTTCGAAGTTGATTCTGGCAGGTATTGCACCAGAGTCGAAACACGAACTGCATTGCACCATGGTTTATGATGAGCGGGATATCGCCGCTCCGTTGTGTAACTTGGTCCCAGCGTCTCAGGAATTCAGGGCGAACATTATTTCTCTGGATACCTTGGGCGATGGTCTGGTGTTCCACTTTACCAGTACCGACATGCTGGAAGAGTTCCGGCGTTTGAAGGAAGGCGGTTACGTCCACTCCTTTGGAACGCCGTTGTTCCACATGTCGTTGAAGTATGACTTCGACAAGTATGAAGTCCTGGCTCTGAACAATCTGTTCGGTGATTGGGGTGGACGTACGTTGGTCTTCCATAACGAGCAGTTCGGCGTTAAGAAACCCAAGAAGAAATGATCGGGTACTACTCCTACTCCCTTTGCGGGGAGTAGGAGTAGGTTACCTTTATTTTTTTGCATTTTGAGTTACAGTCGATTTCAGGCCTACATCATTCGTGTGTATAAACAACATACTTCTTTTAGGAGATTCCTTATGAAAGCTACAATCGTGCTGGTGGGCCTCTTCAGTGTTATTGCGTCCTGCTGTATGGTTGTTGCGCATATGGAACCTTCTGATGGAGGTAACAGTGCCCAATACATTAGCCGGGGCATTTTGAACGCCACGAAACACTAACACAAGAATTTAAGATACAGATGTTTTTGCGTCTATATTACTTGTGTGATTAATTCAATAAAGATTATTCGCTATGACGATTAATCTAACCTCACTTGATAGGAGAGTACCGCTATGAACACCAAGAACGAACAAGTTGCTAACACCGCTTCGATGATGGTGAGCGTTGTTACCAAACTTCGTACTGAAGGTGCGCCGGAACCCGTACAACTGGCCTATGCCAAAACGGTGATGCTGGATCAGGATCAAGTCGCTACTCGCGATCGGCAACCTGTACTGAACCTGGTGAACAACCAGCTCGGCACCAAATGGTCCTTCAACCAAATCAAGAAGGCCGGCGACTTCAACCCTGAGCCAGCCCCAGTCCGGGTAACCGAACTGAACGGCACCGCCCAGGTCAATGTTGCAGGCCAGCCGAATGAAGCAACCTTCGTAGAGAAGAATGCGAACTCGGCTGGCGACCACGCTCACGCTGAACCGGTCAGCCAGTCGACCACCACTGCTCCTGACCACAACGGTCAAACCTCCTCCAACGCAAACGAAAAGGACACCAACAACATGAACACTCAAGCCAACAACGCTGCTGACATGAACAAATCCGTACAGGGTTTCGAAGTCGCCATGATCGCCGTCGGCCGCACCACTCCAGAACAGCGCGCTGCTGCCTGGATCGCTTTCCTGGCTACCGCTCCGGAGCTGTCGGCCAAGTGGGATGCATTCCTCCTGGCTGCTGAACAGGGCAAGACCTTCGACGAGAACTTCGTGGTCTTCAGCGAAGGCCTGGGTGAAGAAGAAGGCGGTACTGCTATCCACGGCTTCATGCGCTGGTGTGCTGCCAACCAACCGAAAGACGACGGCCACTACGCTGACAAGTCCCGTTTCAGCCTGATGGGTGAACGTGACGAAGGCATCCGCACCAGCTGGATTGCAGCCGGTAGCGCAGTGATCGGCGGCGGTATGGAAATGGTTGCTCGTGGCGGCCTGACCACTGGTTCGGCAATCGGCACTGTAGTCGGCGGCATCGGCGCGTTCTTCGCCGGTGAGCAAGTTGACGATCACGTCGAAAGCCAATTCGGTCGTTACGTGGTCGGTGGCATGATCGGTCTGGCTCTGGGCGCCGGTGGTTCTGCTCTGGGTCGCAACCTGATGCCTGGCAGCAACCTGGTATCCCTGGGTGGCGGCGAGCAAACGCCTGTGGAAGTTCTGCCAGCTCCAGTGCATCACGTACCGGCCGGTATGTTCGGCATGTAATTCGGCCGTAGCTGTAAGGGGGATCTTCGGGTCCCCTTATTTCTTATCTGTATAAACCTTTTTGTATTACAACCTAACTAACCTATTTTGAGGGAACAAAATGAAGAACAAGTTTCAAGTCCACGATAAAGTAATTGTGGCAAGCGAAGACAGTCCTAACGCCAACCGTCTGGTTGAGCTGGTAGCGTTTGTACAAGCTGGTAACACCGTGTTCCACTATGACAGCTACTTCACTGCCCGTGATGAAGCTGGTTGGATCGTGACTGCTCAAGACCTGATCCACAAGACTAACTTCCGTGGTGAAATCATCAGCGACTTCGCATTCGTGAAGGCGTCTGATATCCGCGAACTGGCTGATGAGGAGATGGTCTTTCTCCCAAAGCCTAAAGTGAACAACCGCTACATGGCCGCAGCTTAACATTGTTTTACTGCTGAGCCAATATTATCCCTTACCCGCAATAAAAGGATTTTACCCGTGGTCGGAAAACGTCGTCATGCCAATCCCCTCCCTGCTAGCATGTATTCCTCTAACGGGAGTGCAGACTATCAACGCTACATCAAAGGGATTGCGCCGAAAGAAAGTCTATTGAAAGGGATCCTGAAATGGATCTGGGGATAGCGGTAACTACTTCCTAGGCATGCCTAGGAAGTAGTACCGTTCACATTACTTTAATTTTTTACAAACCTACATTATCAGGGTGATGTATGACAAACGTATTGCCCTTTATCACCAAGAAAGAAAAAGAAAGAATTACCCGCGATTTGTTTCTCCTTGGCTATTTGCAGCGGTACGTCAAGGATCATGAAATTGTGAGCATGGCACGTATGCTGAAAGGCAACTATACGTTCAACTATACTCGCACAGCTGTAATGGTAACGTTCAGTGAAGAAAACCTACCGCTCGTCTACGACGAACTAAAACGTCGTAACCTGACTATCTAGGAGATACACATGGATAAACAGAACCTGAAAGAAGGGGATCTTTGTCTGATTGTAAGTTGCGACCCCAATATTGAAATCAACAACATGGGGCGAGCTGTAACGCTTGAGAAGTTTGTTACTGCTGGATCACCGCATCCGTCGTACAACGGCAGACTGTACAGTACTATCGCTGAAGATGGGTGGATCGTAAGCGGTGACGATCTTTGGTGCTGGACGCTACAGAAAGGTTACTTCAAAAGCACAGAAACTGGTGTATATGCTCATCGCCTGAGAAAGATCGGCGATCAAGATGGCTTTAACGTTAAATCAACTGAAAAGGAAAAAGAACATGCGTGACTACAACGGCCGTAAAGATTTCGCGATGCTCTCTGACTATGACCTGTCTCAGCAATTGAACCAGTTGATCGACTGGGCCAATCTGTCGGAGAATGCCAGACAGATGTTGGGAACGGTAAGCCGCCGTATGGAGTTCGCTGACCATATTGCTCCTTTGACCCCCTACACCGAAGGCAAGATCTGGTCCCACACTTTTGAAGTGGATCAGGACCGGCCTTTCATGCATTCGTTGGAAGGAGCGGTGGATGATCTGTTTCGCGACCGTGTTCGCAGAGACGCCACTGTTAGTAATTTCGTTAACCAGATCTGTCGTCTGGTGAATGGTAATAAGAACCTCGACTTCAGCCACAAAGGACCTTACTGCGTAAACTATGGTATCCTTGTAGATTATGCGTTGGTTCAACACACCGAAGACTTCAGTGACTTCCGCGTGGTGTGCTTTAGCAAGGTAGACCACGGTCGAGCATCCGCGATCATGATCAACCGGGGTGATACTTATCCGTTCAGCATCCTCTTCGACGGTGAGCCTCGTAAGCTGACCCAGGACGACCTCCTCTTCTGGAAGTATAACGACGTCTATCGTCAGGTCATTATCGATACCGTCCATAACACCATCACCAGCGAAGTGCACATGTACAGCGCTGGCAAAACTGTACAATACCTTCACGAAATCAAGGCGTAACCAACATGATCAAATTGAACCTGCGTGAATTCCTCAATAACGACGGCAACAACATCAACCTCCACAGCATCCGGAATAGCCTTGTAGCAAAAGGCTATTCGCTTCTCGATCTGGTCGACGACATGGAGATCCTCGAGGCCACCCTCGGCGATGCGACCAATCCTGAATGCGGTATGCAGGCAATCGTGACCCGTCTGCGTGAAGGCTACGAGATCGATCTGATCTTCGGCCATCAGAAGGGTGTAGATCCATCGATCGAAGACACCGAGGCCTACACCAGCTGCTGGGCCAATAGTCGGTTCTACATTGCGTTTGCAGCGCCTCGGCAGAAACGACCCGACCAACAAGGGCTTACCGCGATCGATACCCTGCGTGCGGTTGTCGATGCCGAATTGGGTGAAGGCACACTGTTCAACATGCTGCCGTGGCTCAATCCAGAAAACGACCGGTTGGCAATCAGCAAGTGGGTCGATAACAAGGTTAAGTCCGAACTGGCCGAATGCAAGGTTCCTCGTAAAGACCTCAAAGATGTTGATCGTCTGGATGGTCATTATGCTGCCTGGCTGGATACCTTTGTTTCGCATCACCTCGCCAACGTTCTTCCGCACCTTAAAGCGGATGCAATCACCGCGCGTATGTTGGAAGCAATCACGGGCGTTAGTCACCGCGTCCGTTGGTTGAGTGAGCGACTGACTGCCTACGAGCGAGTGTTTGGTTGTGAAGACCTCTCCTTGGAAGAACTCCAGGGTCGTAAACGTCATCCTGTTTCTGATGATGGCGTGGGTAACCGCAGTAAGGCTCAGTTCGATGAGCCCGATGAACCATCGTTGTTTAAAGAAGGAGAAACCGAAGAACTCAACCCACTGTGGGTGCTGTACACCACCAACTATCACCGTGGCCTCCTGACTCAGGAACAAGTGGTGAACGTCGGCAACAACCTGCTCAAGCAAATCCAGCAGTGCTCTCCTGAGCGTCTGCAAGAGATTGGCCCTCGCGGTATTCCCAATGTGCTCACCAAGTTCGGTCATGTGTCTATGGCCTGGGTAATGCACTTCAAGAATGCTCATCAACCAGATCTCAACTTCGGTCAAATTACCCGTCTGGGTCACACCGTAGCTGAACAAGTAAAGGCGTACAAACCTCGTGGATAAAGTCAAGATCATCGATCTCAAAACATACTTCACCCAACCGTCCCTGTATCCGTCGCAGAGCCGTAAGTTCTGGCAGGAAAACCAAGCGTCGATTCTCGAGTTCATTGGCAGTCTTGAGGACAAGGGCTCGTTCTTAAACATGCATGCCTTCATGGCCAGGGTTGACACCGCCATGTCCAACCCGCGTATACCTGGGTCGCGCGAGACTTACTTGATCCTGGGTAAGCCACTTGATATCTCGGCTCATGATTACGGCGATGCCGAGCTTCAAAAACTGGTAACCGACGAAGTGCTCGCTTCTGTTGACCGGGAATTGTTGTTTGTGGTTGTAAGCGTTCCGAAGGCGGATGATAAGGCCCAAGGGAGCTACTACAGCGAGCATAGACGCGAATACTCTGATCCGTGGGGGCACGTTACTAACGACATGCTCGCGCATCTCCTGAGTCATTTCTCGTTGACGCAGATCCATCCGTTCCAACCCCATGGGCAGCGTGTCCAGGTACCGTCTGGTCTTGAGCTGGTGGAACTGATCCAGTCGCGTCTTATGCCGCCGGACTATCGTGGCGGTCAGCCGTTTGCTGCATTCAACCAGTTCTTCGATCCACGCTTCAGTGGCGGGTTCCGTCCGTTCCCGCGGTGGTGTAATGGCGGTAATGCAGCCATGAACGGCATGAACATGATGTTCAATGAGATGAATGGGCCACAGGCCAGTAATGGTGCTTATGCACGGCATGCATTCACTGGTGCTTGGACCTGGTATCCACACACTGGTGTTTATGCAAACATCATTCTGGATCACAAGGGGGACGACCAAAAACTCACGCTGCAAACTCTGCTCAATGAAATCTACAAATTTGTAGCCCGTTACGGCGTAGAGTATGAACCGCACATCACCCGCTTGGTTAAGGAGGTCTGTGTTACGTTCGAACATGACCCTAAAGCAATGGAACTCCTCAAAGGTTCCAGTGTTACGCTGTTTATCGGCGAGCGCGGTCATATTCAGCCGGTTGTGCGTGAGCGCACTGACAATGCATTCACCAACTGGGCGTTGGCGGATGGAGCGTGGGTTCCAGGCAAGGAATACAAGCCGACCAAGGTAATCAACGTTATCGATGGTGTGGCCAAATACATTCCTGGCTACGGTAATGAAGGTTTCGGCGGTCGTCCAGGCTGCTGGTAACTAGTACACGGGTTGTGGGGTAATTCCTGCAACCCGCTTTTTATTTATTTAAGGAAGTAATCATGGACCCTATTGAAATCGAAGCAGCTTTGTCTCCAATCGAGCAAGAAAACCAGGTGTTGGCCTATTTCAAAAATAACTTCACCACCAATCCTAAGAAGCTGTGCAAAATGGCTACTCGGATCTGGAACGACCAACCTGCTTTCATCCAGAAAGGTTTGTTGCAGAACATCCTGGATGCTAAAGACCCGGTCAACATGCTGCGTGACTTTTTCCAGATGATGGATGAGTGGAAGCAGGTTGTACCTGCTCTGATAGCTGACGGCGCTCACGGTATGATCGTGGACAAGAAGAATACCATCTTCGGCGTTGAGATCAAAGCCAACGAGAAGTGGTTGCGTGCAAACGATTTGTGGAACCCCGACCAGGAAGCCGATATCCAGGACGAGGTCATGAAACAATGGATGGCTGATCAAGGGTTGAAACATTTCCATGGCAAGATTGTCCTTTTTGACAACTTTGGCTTTAGCGGCATGTGCCGCGAAATATTCCTCTGAGGCAGACAGCATGGAATACGAATTTGATGAAAGCCTGTCGCCGTTCCGACAGGAGTTGCATGTACTGGATTGGTTCCAACGCAATTTTACAACCAATCCCAAGAAACTGAAGAAGATGAACGAACGGGTTCGTCCGAAGCTGCCAGACTGGATCCAGAAGAGCCTGTGTGACACCCTGGCGCGTTCTAGCGACCCGGTTGGGTTCATGCGTCACGCTTTCCGCGATCTCGCCGCCTACCCGGCTATCATGGAGCGTCTGATTGCCGAGGGTAACCACGGCATGATCATGATGGGTCCTCAAGTGTTCGGTTTCAGTCTCGATACTAACGAGAAGTGGCTGAATGCTGACAAGACCGGCAAGTGGCACAAAGATGATGAAAGCGACATCATCGACAAGGCTCTCCAACACTGGATGATCAAAGAACGTCGCCGTAAGGTCACGTGTCGCATTACTTTGTTCGCTGAGTTCGGTTTCTCTGGTATCCCGTTCCAAACTACGCACAGTCTCAGTGACCGTCTGTGGAATGAACTGCTTCCGCACTGGAAGAAAGAAGACGAGGCTCTGGCTAACCTGGAACTTCAGTACCTGCTAAACCCCGAGTTAAAGGAACAAGAGCAATGACTGATAAGCCACGTTTTGATTATGCAACTGCCGACATCGTAGGCGAGCGTTTGGGTGCTATCTTTAACGGACTCGACAAAGAGCACGCCATGGCTGCTGTTGAAGAGTTCATTGATGACTACACCAACAGCATCTTTGGGCTGAGCGTGATCGATGCCTTGCGTAAGGTTAAGATGCCTGAGCAGGGTCGTTCGCAATGCATTCAGACATTGGCTAAAGGTCGTGCTGTATTGGTGTCTGCATACGGCTTTAATGTCAAGACAGACACCAAGTGCAAGTGTGGGCGGGCTTTCATTGTTCTGGATGAAATGACTCGTGAAGACCGCGATAAAGAAATGGAAAGTCTGGGGTAATAACCATGTCCGGTGCAAAGGTTCTTAATCGGGTATGTCTTCCGATCGACTACACCAAGATTGATCCTGACGCGTTAAGCGATAACTTCCAGGACATAGAGAAACGCATGATCCGGGAGTTTATCAAAGCACACCCTGAAATGGGGCCTATGGAACTCCAGAAGGCTCTTCTTGAAGCTAAGGGCTACGAGGTATCACACCAGGTCATCCGCGTACAACGCGAGAAGGACTGAACAAACAACCGAGGTGTCCAATGAAAAAATCTCTTGAAGAATGCTTTAACGAAGAAATCACCCTTCAGCTTGATTCGGGCAAAACGTATTCTGTAACGCCCGTGCCGGTAGCGTCTCCTGATGGGGCTGTGTTTCTGAGCGTCAAGGATCCTGAGGACAAACACCACAGCACGCTGACGACTGTGGTTGTACGGATGGAAGAAGGCGGGCTCGAGATGGTCATGGGTAACTTTGAACCGTCCGATGTTAAATATGACATTCCAAAGAACCGTTTTGTTCATTGGACCAATCCATTTGCTACCCGGGAAGTCCGTAAAGAACTCCTGGGCAAGCTGGCAGACAGCATTAATAAGGAAGACACTGATGAAGCCTGAAGAACAACCGTTTTACATTCCTGACGAAGATGAACCCAGTGTCTTTGGTTCTTGTGTAAACGTCAGCACCATGGCTAATGGGCATCTGGCTAGCGGAAGCTTCGACCAGGAGCATTGGTATTGGCCGACCTGGCTTAAGGCAAAGAAACGTCGTCAACACCTCGAACGCTGGCGTTCCGCTAATCCTGATGCGCCGGCCCTTCACTACCCGCCGTTCTTTGATGCGGACAGTTACGAATCCATCGGTCTTAATTTGATCGTGCGGTTACGTACTGAGCTGAAGGAACCCGATTACCCAGTGTTCGCACCCACTCCTACCATGTTCATTGGTGATACTCGCAAGATCAGTCTGCGTTGGGTGCTGCAATATGCGCGGGATAACCAGATGGATCCCAACGAAGCTGTGCTTGTTGCTGAGCATGAGCGTGATCTGGGTGGGCTAACGCTTAATAGTCAGCCTGCATGGAAGGGCCAGTGGTGGAAAGAAATCATGGAGCTGCCGGGTATCGGCTACCCTATCTGGCGCTACAAGGATGGTCACGAAAACGTAGCCATTCCTTACCTACTCATGCCAGGTCCTTTGAGTGAATCGATCGTTATTGTTCGCGTTCACGAGAAGAACCCCAACATCTCCTACAAGCTGGTCACCATCAGACAGAAGGGTGGTGAAGTGGTCGGTGAGTTCACCGGTTACGAGGGTTTCGATCGGGTAGAGCTGGATGGTCTCCTTAAATCTTTCAGGGCGGGATTCTGGTCATGAAAGGTGATGAGGAAAAACTTTCGGACCAACAGACTCAATTGGCTGGCGCGGTCAAGAAGATCCGATCCAGTTTGCCGGTAGATCTAATTGAATTCTTGAATAAAGGAAAACGTTTCCATGAAAAAGAAAAGAACGTTCGGGGTAAGTCCTAAGGGTGCACTCGTTCTTCGTGCCCGTGAAGAAGAGCGTCGTCGCAATCTTCCTCGGGTTCAAGCGACTCCAGAAGGTGGTTTGAAGCGCGTACAGCAAAATCCACTGCTGGAACTGATGGCGGAGTTTCCAATGCTCCCTCCGATCGACATCGATGTTGTTATCGATCCGAGCGTACACGCTGCGCTCGATCTCGCACTGCTGACCGTACGTGGTGGTGCGGTTGCTCGTAATAAGCTGCCGTGGAACCAGCCGTTCACTGGTAAGCATTACATTACCCATCCTGAAAACACAGATCTCCTGAAGCAAGTGACAGACCATTTGGTCAGTCCATTAAAGGTCTTTGACCCGCAGTGGGAAGGTAAGGTAATCAACGCTCCTGGAGGTGCTCCGGATAAAACGTTCCTCCTGGATCCGGGTATTACGCTTAACAGCAAGTTCAGTTGTGAACTTATTGAAAGCGATAACCAGCCGGTCAGTAATTGGTTGAACACCTGGTATCCCGGCGGCGTTTTGGCTGAACCGTTCGAGCAGCCACCGATATCACCTGCGGCGGCTCACCGTTGGAAATTGAGAATGGCCAATGCGCACGCTGAAGTAGGTCCCGATGATAACAACTATCGGGACTACCTCGACACGATCCGTTCGTGGTATGCCGGGGATGCACCGCCCCATGAACACCGGATCTACACATCTGAAGCAAAGATGTGCGAGAATCTGGAGAAGCTTCGGGTGTACTTCCACGACTTCAAAGAGCGTGTCGGTGTTCGCTTGCGTGGCCTTGATATCAAAATCGGTTTCGAAGTTGACGACCGGTTTAAGTTGATGGTCACGGAAGTGTTTTACCATGACCAGGCGATGCTGCTGTTGGAGGTTGTTACTACGCTCCCCAATATGCGTCCAATGGGGTTCGTGCGGTACTTCAAAGATCCTGGCACACTGAAAGCACGTAACGACTCCGAGCATGATATCTCGTGGACGTTTAATACGTTCTTCAGTGACTTCAACGTGTTCGGTCGTGATCAGTTGGATCAGTTCCTGGACATCGTTGTGTATTGCCTTGATAAAGGCGTTCGTGAAGACATTGCGTATTTCGGGTAGGTAACCATGCAACAAGTTCCTGAAGGGGCGTATGAAGACCCCTTTGCTGATGAAGCGGTTATTCTTCAGTACTACAAGGACAACTGGCCAAAGAACCTCAAGAAACTGAAGTCGATGGCAGTGCAGTTGTCCAAGGTGCCGGGTCAGAAGCGTTATCTGATTGAGGGTATCCTCAATTCCATCCAGCGCTCCTCTCGGCCCGATGAGTACTTGAAGGAATGCTTTAAGCAGCACGACGATTATTCTGTTTTGATCCCTGAGTTTATCGCAGAAGGTCATCACGGTATTTTGTTTGTTAATCGTGTGCTGTATCCCGTTACGGTCGTGGCCAGTAAGAGCTGGTTGCGTAAAAGCGATAAGTGGGACTTCCAACAGGAACTCGAGATCATGGAGTCCCTGGCTACGGAGTGGATGAAAGAGAACGGTAAAGTTCGTCTGGACGGGAAGATGTTGTTGTTCCCTGTATTTGGGTTCAGCGGTCTTTATCGCAAACTAACGATGGAATTGTAGGAGCAAGACAATGTCCGCAATCAAGAAGGATTACAGTATCCCGTTACCAACCGATCCGATGTGGTGTCTGGCGCGTAAACCACCGGGCATCCGTACCAAACCTCGTCCGCGTTACGAAGTACCTCTGGCTGATCCTACCAAGGCTCAGGAAGAGAAGGGGTTGTACCTGTGAACGAGGAACAGAAAGCCCAGTTTGAAGCGGTGGTCGAGGAAAAAGCCAAAGAAGTACTTATCGTCGGTGTCGGTATTGCGGTGGGTGCTATCAGGAACATGGTTAAAGACATTAAGTTCCGGATGATGGACATCGAGGCTAAGGCTCAGGCTATTCCACCTCGCCATAACTCTTACACACGACGTCGTAAGAAAGGACGTAGCCAGCCTTTCTAGGAGGTGCAACATGAACGAGAAACTAGAGGACCTAGAGGAAATCGTCGAGTCGGTTGAATCTGCTGAGAAAATACCCCAGAAAATTCTGTTGGTAGGGACTCATCAAGGCGCCAGTTTGGTAATGGCTAACTTGGCGAAAGATATAAGGGCCTCGATCAAAGAGGTGGTTGGTAAGTTCTCCGAGCGCCCACAGCGTTCCTATCCAAAGAAGGCCAAGAAGGGGCGCAGCCGTTCATGAACACGGTATCTGATTCGTTCCCGCCACCCGATCCAAAGGGTGCCAAAAATCCCTATCCTGGGCATTGCTACCGGTTGCCTCCGCTTCCGGCACCACGTCCGTATCCACCACAAACACGCAAAGATAAGTAAGGAGTAAGCGTGGAAACTAAACTACCTCCTTATGACAATGGCTTCTACGAGATCATGCGGAGTCATACAGACCACCCGTTTAAGCTTGTGAAGTGGCTACTTCAGGAAAGGGGTGTTGATGTTTACCCCAAGTTCGAAGTTGAGCATGCCTGCGGTGTGTACTACCTCCTGGGTCACTGGATTGCCGATCCTGTTAACTGGCACGCCAATGCCCACAAGGAACTCGAAGCATTTGAAGCAGCCCGTTGCGAAGAACTCAGGAAAACGGGAACACTAACCGAAAAAGACTTCGAGCATTACGTGGTCTACGACAGCAACAAACACCTTTAGGGGGAACATCATGTCTGAAGCCGAAAGCAAGCGCCGCGCCGAAGTTACTGCGTGGCTGGAAGGTCGTACAGCACAAGAGTTGTTGGGTCATGCTCAAGCACTCTTCTACACCGCTGTTGAAACCCAAGGCGGTATCCAGGAAGTGATTGCGACCTATACGACCCCTGAGGGTGAGCGGTCGTCGTTTACGCTCCACGTCAAGGATCACGATCTGGTAACGATGGAACTGTTCAGTCGGGTAGATACGTTAGTGCAAGAAGTAGAAGCACTGGCTAACCATATCGAGCAAATGACCGATAGCGATTAACTTGTAGTCCGTTTCACGTCTACATTATTAACGCGTTAATAACACAACCGCTACATTTTGTTTTAATAAGGATACTTTCATGTCCCAGCAACTTTTCGTCACCTTACAAGAAGCTCGTCGCGTCAATGCTGTTAAGCACAACCGTCCTCGTGAACTCACCCAGGCGGAACAAATCCTCCTGGCCGGTATCGAGCTGTCGAAGAAACCGAAGTACGACATCGAGGAACTCAAGGACCTCTGCAAGCTGATGCTCGACACCACCGGCGGTGAACGTCTGGCAGACAAGCTCAAAGAGGCTGTGAACGACCCTGTGGCGATGAAGTCGCTGGTTGAGGTCTATCCTCACGTTGAGTTCTACGACGTCATCAAGGAAGGCCCAGACGCCTTCAATCCCTTCGAACGCCTGCACTACGCGAACCAGCCTTTCGAAGTGCTCCAGAACAAGGCCGCAACACTCGTCGGGTTCTTCGGATTGCTGGAACAGTTGCCAAAGGGTATCGATACCTACATCTACACCCCTTGGACCAACATCCATGCACTGCGGGCCCACTGGGATGGCGACAAGAAACAAACCCGTTGCCTGGGTTATGCGTTGCCGGCAGCATTGCAGAAAGCAATCACCAGCACTCTCCAAGGGCGCTGGCAGGAAAGCGTGGTGGGCTCCATCATTGCTGACGGCCTGTTCAACAACAAGAACCTGTGGGTTCGTGCACGCGTCAGCGAACCGAAGTCCGACTTCGTACTGTCGTACCACGAAGATCCGAAGTTCTCTACCTACGGCGATCGCGGTCGTATTGTGAAAGCCACCAACAAGAAAACAAACAGCACGTATTACTTCTGCGTGTAACCTAAAGGGTTCGCTCATGTTCAGTCCAGGTAGGCTAGAACACATGGAGTGGCGCCGCAAGGTGCTGCTCCGTGGCGAACCTGTTCTTACGGTCAAAGGTAAACTCAATCCTGACTGGGTGGACTGGTATCGCGCTACAAACAGAGTATCAGGCAACATCGCAATAAATGCTGGTAAGAAGTTGATCCGGGAGGCAAAGGCACTTAAACAAGAGCCAGTGGTAACAGAGCCTCCAAAAACATTTCGAAAGATTAACCCTCACCACCAACTAATGCTTTATTTCCAAACGGAGTAAAACCATGTCAACAATACAACAACTCCAGGCAAGACGTATGGAAGTCCTGGACAAGATGTTTGATCCCGACACCAAGATCGTTGCTACCCCCAATCCTGATATGGTTGTGGGTATGTCTGGTCTGGCGCTCTACCTGGGTAAGGTAGACGGGATCCTGCGCACAGGGTACGAGCAAGTCAAGCGCAACGTAATGTTCTTGCAGCACGACCTGCCCACGCCGAACGATCACTTCGAGAGTGCACTCGATGCATTCGACAAGGATGCAAAGTCGCTGCGCATTCGAACCATCCCTGAAAAGATGGCCTTGAAACAACTGGCTGAGCAACACGAATACCGCCATAACAGCATTATGGACCTTCAGCCGCTGACCAAGCATTACATGGGCTAACGGATTTTATACATCGGTTACTCAATAATAATCAGGAGATGTACCGCATGAAAGCAATAAAGCGTATTGGCTTCGTTTTGGTTTCCGTGATTGCACTGGCGTTTGTTGTAGCGCCTTTGTTCGCGTTGGCTAACAGCAACAACTCCAGCCCCACGTACAACGTCAACGACAAGGAGCAGAAGTTCGTCTGCGAAGCGTTCACTCGCAACACCATCGACGCTGATGGGAAGTTGACGGACAATGATCCGAAGTATGTCAAGACCACGGTACTGGAAAACAAAGAGGGTTTCACCATTAAAGCGGGTGAGGCCTTCAAGGAAAAGGTGGTGCTGGGTAACGGGATGATCGGTCCTGGTAGCAACATGGGTAGTAATAGCCGGGCTATCTTGCAGAAGCGTAACGAGATCCCGGGTGCCCTCTACTTCATGATCTACACCTTCGACAACGAAAAAGATCCGAAAGACCGCGTTGATCCTGCTGATTCGCCAATCAAAGATATGGTGGTTCTGGGGCAATGCAAACGCAAGCAGTAACCTGCTGAATAACCCTACAGATGCCTTAGGGTGTCTGTAGGGTTATGGCTATTAGCCACTTTTTATTAACACTGTGGTACTAATCTAATATACCGTTTGGGAGAATAACGATGTCTAAAGTTGCAGAGCTGGTTATCCGCGAATATCCGATGGAAGTTATTGCCGCTGATACCATGGAAGATCTGTTGGGTCTGTTCGAACAATTGATCCGTTTCGAAGATGCACTCGTTAACCTGGACGTACACAAAGATCCTCTCGCTATGGCCACGACCATGGATGAGATCTTGCTTATGGTTGATCGTTGCGCCATGGCTTACATCGGTGATGACCCTGTAGCCTTCCTGATGATCGACAAGGGCGAACCTTACGCTATCGGTTCTCTGTTCGTGGCCGAAGAACACCGTGGCCAGGGTATCGGGGAACTGTTGGTCAACATGCTGCGCGATTACCACCCCAACAACGACCTCACCGTGAGCTGCCATAAAGGTAACACCCGTGCACTGGCCTTTTACGAGCGCCTGGGTTTCGTGTTCACCGAGACCGACCTGATCATGAAAGGTGTGCTCAAAGCAGTTTGATTTACAGGGTTTTTCACATCTACATTATTAGTGTGAATTACAATCACTGTTCTTAATGGGAGAACGACAATGACTTTGAAATCGACTGGGTACGTACCTCCAATGCCTACACTGGCGATGCTCGCTGATAACGGCGGCATTGTAACTGTCAACCCGGACTGGTGTGACTGGTACGAACAAGTGTTTAACGAACCTGCTGGCGCCGGCTATGTCAAAGGGCGCGAGATCATGAACCAGGTTGATCAGTCGTACTCCGAACTGCTCAGCATCCGTAGCGAGGCCATGAAGAGTGCGATCCACTCGATGATCTCCAATGATCCAAACCGTCCTACCGTGCGCTTCAAAAGCATTGCAGAGGCCGAGAAGTCGTTCAAACTCTCCGGCAAGCACGCAATGGACTTCGACAAAGAAGAACAAGTGTTCACGTTTGACGGCTACTTCAGCGTCAGTGACATGGAAGCCATCCTGTTCATCCGTCGTGCGGAAGAACTGATTGACAAAGCCAAGGAACGCTTTCCGGGTTTCTCCGACTGCGCTACTGGGAGCTACAAAGAGCTGGACATCAATCAGTTGATGCAGGTCATGCAGCCATCTTTGTCGAGAACGGACATTGATTCCGAGATTTTCGCTACTCCTGTAGCCGAATCGCCAAATCGCGCGTACATGTTCCCTGACGCCAAAGCCAAAGCTTCTCCGATGGCCGAGCAGTTCAACTCTGTTGTTGAAGCACACGCAACGCTGGCGGAATCCGGTATCCTGCGTCAGAACGTGATCCGCACGCCCGGCGTAAACAATCTGGTACTAGACGGGTACTTCACCCCGAAAGATCTGGAAGCGCTGCTGTACCTGTACCGCAACAACGATCCGATGGTGTTCCCTGAAAAGGATGCCAACGGTCTGCCAAAGGACAGTCCCGCGGGTGATAAGCTGAACCGCAAGACCTTCATGGAACTGCTGGGTGTTACGCCTGAAACCAGCAGCGACGAAGTTGCGGAGAAACTCCGTGCAGCACGCCTTGTTCTGGAAGCAAATCTTACCGGACCTGTTGCAGGCCAATATTTAGACGGCCTGGGTAAGTTGTACGACGATGCTCTGGAACACCCAAGTTCGGCTAAAGCTCTTCTTCGTCCTACCGGCGATGATTTTGAGAAGAAGCTGCATGCGGAGATTGTTGGCGGTAGTCTGCGAGAGATCCCCGACGAACTGCCTACCGGTAACGCTGTCCTCAACCGGTTGATAACGGAAGGCGGCGGTCTGCGTCGTGGTGAATGGGCGGGTGAAGCTGCTGCCCGTACTGATATCAACCGCACGTCTATCGTGGGCGGTACTCGTATTCACTGCTTCGAAGAGGGTGACGATGACTTCCCAATGATGACCGCTCTGATCAAGAAGATTGAAACCTTCGAAGAGCAGTTCGGTGGGTTGTCTTTGGCTGACTTCCGCGCGCAAGTAGACGCACCATGGGCTGAAGGCGGTGTTGCCTACTTCAAGAAGGAAGACGGTCACTTCAGCCTGGTGTTCGAAAAGAACGAGGTGGTCGTCTCGCTGTTCTCGTTCAAAGTGGCTGAACACTCCAACCCTCCGGGTCAGATTGTCTTGTGCGAACACGCGCCAAGCCTGGTCAACTACACCACTATCTCCAGCTTCTTTGATCTGTTCATCAGCATCACGCCTGAGCAGGTAAAGGAAGCTAAAGACCGAGCTATCGAGAAACACGGTCAGTAATACCAGCAACACAACTGGGTGGAGAATTCTCCACCCTTTCTTAACGCAATACCCACTTAACAGAATCCACTCTGGTTTCTGAAACTATTGGAGCAATAAGCATGGCTAGTCTTTTCCGTAACCGTACTTTGCTGGACTCTTTCCCTAACCGCAACGTGGTAGGTGAAAGCACTGGTATTCATACCAATGACGGCAACCTTGTTTTCCGCGTGGGTATCGACTTCGGTATCCAAGGCAAGCTTACTCGCTACATGACTGTTAAAGCCCTGGGCAATGAGCTGGTAGAAGTCAGCCGGGCGATCAGTGAGTACGAAAGTTCCATCCTGGAGATCATTGACATCCTGGAGGAAATGCAGCGCTGGGTCCTGGACATTGATTTTGTTCCGGGTGCAATCAGTCCTGTTCGTCACCGTGGTGATCTGGTATTCAACCGCGTGTTGTGCGAAGAGAACCCACTGATGGTTCACGCAGCGTGGTTCAACAAGAGCATTACCTGCTCGTTGTTCGGCAAAGGTCTGTACGACCTGGAGATCCGCATTCCAGCGGGTGGTGAACACAATCACCGCATCTTCCAGCTGAAGATCATGTCGATGATCAACGTGTTCCGTGAACATCTGCGTGATGTTGAGAAGCTGCCGGTTCAACAACTGCTGAAGAAGGGTGCCAACTAATGCGCTCTGTACTCTTCGCTCTGCTGCTGTTGGTAGGTTCTGCTCAGGCAGATGAAACTCTGATGTGTGGTCAATATGGCTACACAGACAAGAGTGAAGACTTCCACCAAATGAACCTCCTCCCGTTGATCAGCATTTTTGAGATCGATAAGGAGGAGGCTCGGTTTGGTAACGAGGTCTTCAAGAAGTTCGATGCTAGCCGCGTCGAGATGGACGGATTGGCTAAGACGTACTTCCAGCCAGAAACTAACAAGTTGCTCTATGTCTACACGAATGAGCAGGGTACTCAGGAAGTTGGTATCAGCCTATTGAAGGAGGATACTGACGACCTGTTTGCTGATAAGTCTGTTTTTACTGGCTGCAAGGCAAAGACGGTTGGGCACGAAGAGGTAGTGGCATCTAAAACCTCTCTTCGTCGCCCACTCGATCCCAACCAACCGCTTTATACCTTCTGAGGGGAAAGCAATGGCTAACGGTATTTTCCTGGCTACGGCTATGTTTAATGGCGAACCCACGTTCTTCCAGTACACGATGCGAGAAAATGATCCGGTTGTTATCGTGGAGCTCTACAAGCCGCCCAAAGACGATCTGATCCCTAACGCGGTGATGACTACCGAGATCAAGAAAATCAACCCACTGGACTATCCAGAGCCTCTGCGTCAGCATCTCCTGAGCACCCCTCATCTTGAGCGATCTCTGGCGGATTCCATATCGAAAGAGGTTTCTAGAATCGGTCAAGAACAATGGGGCAAGATGCTTGCTGACCATGAAGTGAACAAAATTCCTACTCAGGAGGAATGGAACACCAGTGTTAAACGCATCATTAATAACGTGAGGGGGTCGGATGCTTAGTCGTAATAAAGATTGGTTCGTCCAGTCTAGCTACTGGCGTAACGTCAGTCGCGTGTTGCAACGCATGGGAGGGCCATTCGAAGAACAACTCGAGGTGTCGGTCTCCCCCATCAACTCGGATGACCATTCATGGCTGACCCTGGGTGAAGTCCGCATTCGCCGTCACGTTACTTACAGTGCGGCAGATGTATTCACCCATCACTTTCCAGAGTACCTGGAAAATGAGCTGAAAGGGCGGCTGGGTAAAAGTATCGCCGATGCCCTGCTGCACGTTAATCTCCTGAGTGAGATTGACCCGGTTAAAGTCCGGGAAGTAGGCCGCCATTGGGTATGGGGAGGTGGTATCCCGTTTGTATTGATTGCACGAGACCCTCACAAGTTTCCTGCGTTGATTCAATTCTGGATCGATCACCCTGCCACTACCAATCAACAGCTGCTGTTTCTTCCGCTTATTCGTGAGCATGAAGAACTGTTGAAGCGTCCCGTGCTGGATAGAGTCCCTCGTTCTTGGATGGACCACTACCTACAACTGATGACCAATATGCAACCTGGCGATCCCAGAACTGCTGAGGTCAAACAATTTCTGGAAGACAATCCGGTTGAGACCATTTGTTTTCCACAGGTGCCGCATTCTAACAAGGAATAAACATGAACTGGTATGTGCACGGGAAGACTTCCCGCTGTGTTGGATTTATCCAGGATGGGGGTGTCTGTGAAGGCGGTAACTGTGAGCACCTGGAAGATGGGGACCAGGCACACGGTTATTGCGGCGAGGCTGATAGCTTCGGCGAAGAACATCACCTGATGTGCCAACCGTGCTACGAGGTGTTTCTCGAAGAACGGAAGACAGAGCCCGTGGACTGCGAAGACTGCGGGATGGATCACCCCAGAAACGAGGGAATCAGTTACATCCCTTATTTCTGCGACGAGTTGCCACGAGAGCGTAACCGCATTTTCGTGTGTAATACCTGTAAGGAACTTCCTGCACACAAGTACCGTCTTGAGCGGGATGAACGTGACATGGAAGCCGCTAAACTGGAGGCTGAAATGAACGACGATAAAGCGCACGTCTCGCATGAAGACGGAGTACCGGAACCCCTCGACGATGATGACATCGACGTCTATCCGGACCCAATCTTCGAACCGCGGGAGCCTGAGGAAGGCGAAGAGCCCGAGGAGCTGGAACTCGAGGAAGAAGACCACGACATTCCGTTCCCGGACGAGGAGCGTCATTAATGTGGCTTACCCTCCTGCTGATCGTAGCCGTTGGTATTGCCTTGGCAGGAACCTATATTCCCTGGAGTAGCATCCAGGGAATGTCGGATATTCCTCGTAGGGCGGCCTGTGCCATTTATATTGCTAGCTGGATTGTACTGGCTGGTTTTGGCTTCGCGGGTATCGATTTGTTTTATTCTTACAAGGAAGCACTGCGATGAGCAATAAACCTTTTCTCTTTACACCTGGCAGCATGGACAAGCTCCAGCACACTGACGTTGCTCAATCCGTCGAAGTGGATGAAGCGCGCAGTGACCGTATCAGAAACAAGTACGAAAAGCTGGTAGAAAACGGTCTGTACGAGAACAACGATCTGCGTTCGTTCTCTAACACCCTGTGGAATGCGATCGTCCACTTCGACGATAAGACACTCTACGTGTTTACGTATCCAATCATCTCCTCTTCTCCGGCCTGCTACATCAAGACCTGCTCCTGCGGCACGGTAGTCTTCAAAGAACTGCTGGATGACGTCGACTTCAAAGGCGTTCTCGATCTCGAGGACGTTCTCGACGCCATACAACTAACACTGGACTTCGTCGGTGACGAGGTTGGTGCCGATCTACCCAAAATCCCGTTCAATCCCCCTTACCTAAAACAAACGAAGGAAGCCGATTAAATGGCAACGGTAAAGATTCAACAAAAGCTCGGTATGGACCTGTTCAAAAAGCTCAGCGCTCAAATGAAAGAAACCGGGCTGCATCTGGTCCGTAGCGACGGCGAAGACAAGCCTGACCGCAAGATCACGCAAGAGAACGTGATCTGCAAAGTCAAGCAAGTGTTCAACCTGGGCAAGAAGATGGAAGCCGTAGTGGATGGCGATGTTGTGCTGTCTGGCTATGAGTTGCGCTTCCAGCAGTTCGAGAACGTTTTCTATCTGGTGCGTAAAGGCATCTGATTATACGTGCAACACCCTCCCTAGCGAGTCGGGCCAACAGGCTTGCTGGGGAGGTTTTATTTTTTGTTTAAATTAGGAGTTTGTAATGGATAACTATAAAGACGGAACGATAGCGTTTGACCGTATTACAGTTTTGGGGAAGGACTTTGTTGCGGGGACGTACAAGGACGACTTGGCTGTCTATCAATATGCCTTTGATGTTAAGCCGTTTGTAGCAGGCGGGAAGAAAAAGAAGAAGAACGCCCCAGAGAAGTATGACTATCAATGGGAAGGCTTTTTCAACATGATGGTCAACAATACCCGCATTCGACTGCATCCGGTTCTGAATGACTACGGGTTGTTCGAGATGGAAAGAAAGCTTGAGCTGCTCAAAGAGAAGATGCAGTTCTTTGTGAAGGAACTCAAGACACGCCGTAAGACACCTGCTAAGGGCGATCGTTACGACAAGCAGTGGCTGAACAAACCGGATACCCCTTACTCAGGGCATGTGCACCTGACCATGCACAAGGACGGCGGTGGCAACCTTTCGGTAGCCGACTGTCATAAGTCCATCCACTGGTGGGTGGACTGTTACTTAGATCCGAGTGGCAAACCCGTCTACGACGAGTACTACGAAAAGTCGTTGAAGTCGATTGAAGAGTTTGCACGTGGGTTAGGCAAGGCTTGCAAGGCAATCCAAGAATTGCGCAAGTTCTTTGCCCGTGAACTCGAAAGCTCTCAAGGTTAAGAGAGTTTCAAACCTACATTATTACCCTGAGATACATTGTTTATATCAACCCAGCTACGGAGATTCTTCCATGTACATGCAACTCTCTAATAACCGCAGTCATGGTGATATGCAGGTCCGCACTACTCAAGATGTTGTTGAGGATGTAATGACCAACGTCCATGACGCGGTGGTTGCCACCATGGGTCCTAACGGCAAGCTTTCAGCCATTACTATCGGTACCTCGGTGAAGGTTACCAAAGACGGTGTAACAGTCGCAAAGTCGCTGAAGTTTGTTAACCCATTCGAAGAAGCTGTAAACCGCATCATTCTGGAACCGGCAATCAAGACCGATGACGAATGCGGTGACGGTACCACCACCACCATTCTGTTGACCGGTGAACTGTACAGCCTGTACTCGCAGTTCCCTACTTACCGTGAACGCAAGTTCATCGACAAGCTGTGCAACAAAACGATCGAAGAACTCAGCCGTATGTCGATCGCTGTGAACAACGACAGTCCAGAGTTGTACAGTCTGGCCCTGACGTCCTCTAACGGCGATGAGAAGCTGGCTGACGTCATTACCGACATCTATCACCAGGCTGCCGGTAAATACCCTGAGATCGAGCTCAAGGAAGGTCTGGGCGGGCAAGACCAGGTTGTGCGTTCCAACGGTCTGCCGGTGAACCTGATCTACAGCAACCCGTCGTTCTCCAAGAACGGCAACGGTACTGCGTCGGAATTCACGCTCTTCGTCCCAATCGTTATCGATGACAACATCCGTAACGTAGATCCGCAGGTGCTGATCGGTCTGCTGAAAAAGGTAATGGACAGCGTTGGCAGCGAAGCTACCTTCCTGCTCATTGCTCGTTCGTTCGACAACCCGATCAACAGCCTGATCCTGCAACTGAACAACCAACTGAAACGTCAGGCGTTCATCTGCGCACAGACCAACTTCGGTGGTTCGGTTGGTACGCTGTTGATGCAGGACCTCTCGATCATGCTGGGCACCAGTATGGTTAAGGTGTTCTCGGACATCGTGACCGTCGAACCGCGTTTTTGCGTCGACAAGCTGACCATTGGTTCCACCCGGTCGGTATTCGAAGCGACTTCCCTCGAGACCACTGACCGTATTGCCGCACAGGTGAAATCGATCGAAGAAGAACTTAACAGCTACGAGCGTGGTGAGCGTTTCAGCATGCGTGCGCGTTTCAATGAGAAACGTCTGCGTGATCTGAAGGGCGAACTGATCACCATCTTCGTGGGCGGTGAAACTCAGTCCGAGATCAAGGAACGTATCGACCGTTTCGAAGACGTGTCGAAGGCTGTCAAATCAGCACTGGTGAACGGCATCCTGCCGGGTGTAGGTACTGCACTGATCACCGCTGGTGTGTTCGCCATGCAAAGTCTGGAAGATGAAATCGATACCGATCCTGTCTACGACAAGATCATCAAGGCTTTCATCGAAGTGATCTTTGCACAGTACACCCTCCTGATGGGTCCTCTGATGTCGTTCAAGGGTACCGCCGAAGAAAAGGCTACACTCATGGAAGGTGTCTTGGACATGGACAACCCTGCACCGTTCACTGTTATGAACATGCGGGATAACACCACCGGTACTCCTCGTGACCTGGGGATCTACGACACGGCTTACGCCTCTATCACTGCATTGCGTGGTGGCATGCAGACAGCCAAGATCCTCGCCAGCCTCGATAGCATCTTGATCGGGGACAAACTGGCTGCGGTTCATATCCAGTCTTAACGTAACACAAATAATCGGGGGCTTCGGCTCCCTTTTATTTTGCCCTGAGGAATAATAATGACGCCAGAAATGCAGCAGCTCTTTACCGGATCCAACCGGACCATATTGCTTATGTGGACCATCTTGGGAGTAGCAATCGGTAGCAAAACACTTTTAGGCAGTGTGTTAGTGTTGTCGTTTTTCGTCCTGATTGTAAAGACGAATTCCCATCTGGCCTTCATCGCGTCAATTCTGATTCCATTGGTTTTCATTTGGTTCTGAGTAAATTTCTAGGGGATACTATGCTGAACGTTTATACGTTTGGTTTTATTCCTTTCCCTGGAGAACCACCATGGCAGCTAAGACGCACATGGCGTTGTTTGTTGAACGGTTTGTTAAGTTCAACAAGAATCGCTACGCCGGCGACGCCGATTATCTCGCGCTGTTCGAAGGCCTGAAAGAAACCGACCTCCAACTCGGCACTCCTGTCGATGCTGGTGACGGCACCTTCAACATGACCATCGCTTCGGCTGGTCGCAACTTCCGCTGTGATCCACTGCAATCGTGGACCCCGGCCGACGCTTCGAAGACTTTGGGGTTGTATACCCTGAAGAACGTTACACCGCTGGCCGACATCAACGAGCTGGAAGCGCAGACCGAAGCCGGTTTGTATTCCTACACTGATGGCGCCGACACCCTCGTTGGTGTGGTCATTGCCTCCGACATCGCCGACGGCGGTGAAGAAGCTGCAATCGAAGCGATCGTGAACGCTGGTCTGGTTTACGCCATTCCAACGATCACCACCACCGAGGGTGACACCTTCACCCAGCTCATCGGCAGCACGTTCAAGGGTAACCTCGAATGGGTTAAAGGTGCTGTACCGGTCAAGGTGATTCCACCTACTGACTACGGCCTCCTGACCGTTGATCAAGACGCACCCGAAGTTTAACCCGCTGGGTTGAGCTGCTCTAGTAAAGCCTACCGTTGGGTCATTCCCGCGGTAGGCTTTATGGCTGCTTTACGCCAGTTAGAATTTAATGTTACACCCACGACTATTATCTACACCCGATAAAAGGTCATTTGTATTAAGGAGTTTTATCCATGACCGCACAATTAAAAGCTGCAATTACAGCACCGGCTGTAATGGACGAAGAAGAGTACGCACTGGTATGTCGCGCACTGGAACCGTCCTTTGTTGACCATTTCCATAGCCTGGGGGTTATGAAGAATGTACTGCGTGAGATGGTGTATGGTGTTGATCACCTCACTGACATGCTCAGGATGCCAGAGTGCCCAGTTGGCAAGACGCTGGTAACCATGGATCTCGAACACTACAAACTGGAATCGTTCTTCCTGTTTGACCAGTTGTTCCGGGCCACGAACAATGACTGCTGGAAGATTTCACTGCCGACTCCAACAGTCAAGAAAGAACTCGATGAATTCTTTAACCGGAGTTACATCGAAACGTTCCATTTCATTATGGGACGCATGGGAGTGGAAGAGCTGATGTTCAAGGTCGACCATGAGAGGTACTCGATCGAGTTCAACGAGATCATACCGGACAGCAAGTTGTATATCTTCCACTTCAATAACCTGGACACACGTCAGGGAATTAACCTGCCGTTTGCCCGCCGTCGTACGCAACATTCCTTGAAGGTCAAGCGAAATGATTGATCCAAAAGATTTGCTCGACAAAGACGATGATTGGGTCGCTAGTATGGTGGCAGACCCTATCCGTAAACAACAGCTTAAACGTCGCCGTAGGTTCTACACTGTGCTTGGCATTTCTTGCATTATTGCCGTGTTTATTGGCGCAGTGATTGGCTGGAAGGTGTAGATTTAAGTTAAGGAGGACTTCAGACCTACATTACCTACGTGTAACAAAGACGTTCATTAATTGTGGTCTTCCACGTTAAGTTAATAGGGAAACATCATGAGTGAAGCACTAAGAAAGTTGGAGGCTACCGATGGACTGATAACTAATCTCGCCCAAGTTACTGAAAGCAAACGCTTGGGTTATTTCAAGCACATCCTGAACGTAGAGTTTGTTGACACCTTCCTCAAATACATCCCCGATGTAAGGAAGCTGCAAGAGTTCGTCTACGGGATCGATTGCTTGACGGAAATTAGCAGGAGCAGTTCATTCCCATCTGGTCGATTGTTAAACAACATTGATATCAACGAGAAAGCCGCTGGCAAGTTCAACGAGCTCCGTTGGTTGACTCGCGACCAATCTTTTCTGGGCTGCCAAGTGGGTGCTGAAACCACAGAGTTGATCACCGAGTTTTTCAGTTACGAGTATCCACGGTTGTTCGGCGAGTTGTTCGATAAGTCGCGCCTGCCATTCGCGACCTTCGCACTCGACGGTGTTTGGTATCACCTGACTTTTAACCGCAGCTTCAACAAACTGAGAACGCACTCTGCGATCAAGTTGACCAGCGCGGACAGAAGCAGGGAAGTGTATTTGCCTTTCCTCAGGACTCGAACTGGGGTTTGACGTAAGCTCGCCGTAATCTCCCGGGCGTTGGTTGCCTGGGGGATTATGGTTTCTTTTTTATTTGTACCGCTGTAACTTTGTAAAGACTACTAACAAGGAGTTCCACATGAATACCCCAATAAACAAAGAGGCCACTTACATGCCCGGGCCTGTTGGTAAAACCTTCACCGAAGAAGAGATGCTGAAAATAAACCCCCATGTCAGCAAGCTCGCGCCCAACCTCATGGACGGTTATGTTTTCGTTTGGAACAAAGAGCGCGACCTGTACGAGAACATCGGGACTAAGGCTTCAGTGTTGGGGAGTAACACCCCACATGAATACATTTGCCCTGTTTCTTTTACCATGAAAGGGAATTGGGAAAGTGATGACCCACTTCCTGAGGAAGACGCACAGGTCGGTGATTGCTGGATCCGGGAAAAACACTTCTGGGCAAGAACTTCCCAGAATATTTGGAAAGACTACGGGGATGTCAGTAACGTAGGTGCTATCCAGTACTGCTTCCTGGAAGACAACCCACCACCGGCACCAAAGCCTGTGATTTTCCGCAACGTTGGTAACCACGAACTTACAGCCACCATCATCGGTGATTTCGTCAACCGTGAGATCGCCGATGCACATGCTCCCAAAGTTGGCCACGCAGGGGAAGCATATATTGCCGACAACACGGTCTTTCTTTGGGATGTATTTAACGGGACAGGTTGGATAGAAAGCGGTAAAGTTGGGGAAATTTGGGAACCGCTTCCTCCGCCTACATCGGGACTTGCTGAACTTTTCAGAACCCTGCCGCGTTCCAGTATGTTAGGTCATGACCGTCACAAGGATCAACGCTCCAAAGAGCAAATCCTGCAAAGCCATTTCCATGATGATGTCAGAGCCGGGTACGGTGGGACCTTCGATCAATGGTGCAGTCAGAACGGTGATCTTAATGCCGTTCTTCGCGAAGCGGCTGGCAAAGACCCACAAGGTCTTGAACACCTGGTAGCCGTGCACAATCTCGAAGAGCAGCGGGTGCGTATGCACCGCCGTGACCTGTTGGCAGACGCCAAGGCTCATCCATCCCTGGACGATGCTGAGAAACTGCTGGCAGGGGCTCTGGAGACGCTTGAGGGCGAAGAAAGTGATGCTGCTTTCAAGGCTCTCGATGCGTTGAAGAAAGTCAAGAAAGATATGCGTCGTAAGCGTCGTAACTTCTGGCTTTTTGTCATCACGTTCTGGGCTATCGTGGGTACGGGTGTTTACTTCCTGGGTAAGTGGTTGTCTACCCAGGTTGTTACCGGTCGCTATACCGTTCCAAAGACGTGCTCGGCTCCATTCGGCCCCGGCGTTATTCAGGGCATGCGTTACTACGACTACAGCTACAAGTCGTTGTTCGGTGTGCACATGACACTGGAGAGTACTGTCAGGGAAAGCACGATCGTTACCACGAACGGCCAAGAGTTCTCCATCTTCGGTCTATCGCCTCGTAACGAAGAGTCTGACGTACCCGGAGAGCCGATGGCTGATCGAGTGCTGAAGGCTGCTGAGGTGGAAGTAGAAACTGCTCCTAAGCCTCCTAAGGGCAAATGGTGGCGCATGAACATCTGGACCAGCGACAAAGGCACACAGCCAATGAAGCCAGCCGAGCTGTATTTGTTCGCGTCTGAGAAGTATACAACCATGGTCGCTTATAAGGACTTCTGTAAATGAAAAGCATCAAGCATGTAAACGTAGGGACTGTGGGTCATGTTGACCACGGCCGCATGTTGCAGTACACCGGCAAACGTGGGTACAAAAGCATGGTGGAGAATTATCCCTCCGGCATACCGTACCTTACGCGTCGTGTAAATCCATTCGAACCAGAGTGGATCTACTGGTGGGAAGGGTTGATCTACGTGGGCGGTCGGGTTATTCATAACCTGCGCATCTACGAAGACAAGAAACCACCTGAAGAAGGAGTGATCTGCGATTCGATCTCTCCGACTGAGGGTCGTTCAAAGGAATACGAGCAGATAAAGAAGATGCTCGTTTCCAGGATGAACAAAGGTACCTCGGGCAAAGCAATGCCGCCTGAGATTACCTCGGCGATCGAGGACTTCCTCCGACCGACCGGGGTAAAGGTTAACCCAATACGGATCATGCACGAGTATGAGCGTGACCGTCGTACGGTTATTCCGTCACGTAAGTCGATTCAGTGGGCCATTGAAATGACTCACTGGAAAGACAAAGATCTTTTCAAAATCCTGGGTATGGATCAACTGTCCCCAGATCAATTAGCTGACCTAAGGTGGAAACGTACAAATGGACAATCGTCTTAAGGAAGAGATGGAACACAACATCGCCTTGTACAAGGAGAACGGCCCTAACCCAGGCGATCGCTTTGCCAAAGTGCAAGGTATCGGGTTAGTGGTAATGAAATCCAAAACACTGCCTTCGGGCTTGATCATTGAACCTTTTGAAAACGTAAGGAACGAACATGGGCCAGAGTAATAAAACCGGCGAGCGTAACCCGAACAATCCGCCGAGCCCTAACAAAGGACGCAGCATGGTTCCGGTGAATCACAAGCTGAAGTACACCGAAGAAGATATGGTCAAGGCCATGGAATTTGCCAAGCGTAATGCGCGTGGTAACTTCATGAAAGAACTCGGTCTGACCGAATTGAACTCCGGTATCGGTAGCACGCCGTCTTCGAACTGGTTTGCTAAGGGCGAACTGGAGGAGTTCCCTGAGCTGGTTAATCGTGATCGTGCAAGCCTGTGTCTGGGTCACCTTACCGATGACGAATTGGCCAGCCTGGTCTTCATGCAGGGTGACATCGATAAAGACACCGACATGCGTTTGTCGATTGCTGCCATGCAGTCTGGACAGCAGTACTACTCGAAGATCGCGGCGGTAACGGGCGGTAAAGAACGCATCCGCTGGCTGTCACGTCACCTGGAACTGTCCCTTCAACGTCAACGTACACAACGTACCACGATTTGGAACTACATTCTGGATACGTACGGCGAGTGCGGGGGTGAAGCTTCGATTCTCGAGGCGTGTGAAAAGCTGGGGTTGTCGAAGGAGTACGCGATGGCGCGCATGCATCCAGAACAATCGGTCGTTAAGGAGGCACAATGAAACTGGAATGTTTGATGACCGTCTGGCCATCGATCAAAAGGTCTATTGAACTGGCCTTCGCGTCCGGAATGAACTCCGGCGTTGACCCTCGTGGAGGGGAGTGCCGTGAAAAGATTATTACCGATCTCAAGGCTGAGCTGTTTGGCCATGCAGAGGAAGCCCCAGCGCCACTGGCGACCAAGACAGAAGAAACTCGAGTTCTGAGCGAAACTGACAAGCAAAAAGCCAAGATCATGTTGCTCCACGGAACACCGGAGCAACAATGGGATGCGCTTACCAGCACAGGAGTTATCCCGCCCACTACGCCAAAAACTAAGGAGAACTTAGATATGGCCGTAGGGATGGTCCGTGACTTCAAAATGATCTACCATTGCCTAGGAGGTTAACAATGGCCCGTAATACAAACAACGAACTTTCAGCACTACCAGGTTTCTTTTACTACCCGCGCTGTAATGACGGGTTAGAAAAGCTTACCGACCGTGAGCGTTACACGCTTCTGCTTAACCAGGGTAACTACACCGTGGGTCTGAACATGGAAGATCCTGCTCAGTTCGGTGATCTGAACTGTGCCTGCGATAACGGTCGTATCCCAACCCACCGCCGTGAAGGGGCCGTGATTCCTGAATACGGCAACGTTCCTTTTGATCTGCGCGAAGTTATCGACCTCAAGGGGGAGTAACTGTGGACAAGGTCACTGAAATAATCTTGTCGGTCGATAAAAAGATGCAGGAGTCTTTCGACGATGGGAGAGGCGGGCAAAGTGAATACAGACCGTTCCTCGATAAGAAATCAGAGTTTCTCGGCGGAGAGGAGTGTCTTGCTCTGAAACTGCATCGTCTCGATATGGGGCGTAAGGTGCTGAAAGCTGCTATTGCGCTGGGTAAACTATCTGAGGCTGATGTTCAAGAACTAACTGAACTCACCTTTCGCAAAGATGAGAGTGATAGGTTCATGTGCAGATTAAAGGAAAGCTAGTATGAAAGTGAATAAGGATAAACATCAGGTAGTTGTGTCTCGTGAGATGTATGACGATCTGATGCGTCTGGCCGTTATCGGTGATTACGAAAGTAGCGGTAATGGTGAGACGGCGGCTAAAGTTCGTCGGCATGTGCGGAAGTACAACAAGCACATGCATGAAGAGCGCCAGGTTGAAGTGGCCAAGGACACAGCTGAGTATCGTCGTCTGCGTTCCAAGGTCATTGCACTGATCTCCACTCATGGTGGTGAAATGGTGTGGCGTAAATCCAAGACTCCACCACCTCCTGGTCTTTCAGAAGGCTACACCTTCTATCTCGGGTGTAAGGTTGTGGGTCGCTCTGAGCTGAATAAGCTTTGTGTCAAGGTGCGCAATATGGACGGTACCGGTAACAGCGACATCCACATTGACGCACTGCTCACTGAGCTGCCAGAAGGCTATGAGTTCGATCCTTCTGGTATGACCAGATTTATTGCTTACGACTCAAGGGTGATGGAGCCCCGTAAACCGTATCAAATCAAAAGGGGGAGCTGATGATTAAGAAAGGACTTTGTTTTACTGACGACTTTCCATTGCGCAATGCAGGAGAGGCTCAGTTCAGGGTGTCGCGTGAAAAGGGTGAAATCATTACCCATTCGGTTCCTTGGCAGCGACGCCAACGCACTATCCTGGTACGTCATGGTTTTCGTGATCCGATTAAGTTCTACGCGGTAACGGAAACAGCTCACGGTAATCTGATTGCCATGAGTGACGGTCACTACACTCGCTACTACTGGCTCAATGCCATGGGTCGTCGTGACACGTATCTGCTTCAAGGTTCCTCTGCTACCTTTGAGGAAGCGTGGGAACATCTGTTTGAAGCGCTGGTACTTGATGGACGGGCTCCGTCTATTGGGCTGTACAACCGAATCAGTTTCCTCTTCATCTGGTACTTCAATCAGATCGAGGATCAACCGGTTCGTCGTGCCACTGAAGGTTTGTGGCGTGGTGTCAAGAAAGAAGTATTGTTCGAATGGTTACCCGAGATTGGCAAGCGCGCTGTTCGCGTAACTATTGCTGGTTCCCAACCCGTTGCAGTACCCCTGGCGGACCACCCGCTGGTAGGCTTGCTGCGCAAATAAGTTAAGAGGCAAATGAAATGACAAATGCACAACGCCAGTACCACCAACTGTTTACCCTGCGTCTCGACAATGGTCAACAACTTAAAGTGTGTTCTTACGAGCACCAGACCTCTTACATCGTGTCGGACACCCCAAACCGTGGCGGTACCATGTACCTCATCCAAAAGCCTTCTCACACGCCTGAGGAAGCTATTGAGCAGTTGTTCAAAGAACTTGTCATGGATGATCGTGAAGCAGCGATCAACTACTACAACCTGGTTAGCGGTTTCTTCATCTACTACTTCAGTGGGGATGAGGAAGGTAAATTCAAAGCGACCCTGACCAGTCGCTGGCACAGTCTGTTCCTCCACGTGGATCTGGAACGTCGTCCTGGTCTGGATGGCTCTTTGATGTTCTTCCACATCCATGACAAAGAAGTGATGGTGTCTCTGCAAACGCACCCGATTGTGTACATACTGGCTAAACAGCAGTAACCACAATCTTACGCTTGAAATAAAAACGCCAGCAGCTATGTAAGGGGACAAAGCATGCCAGTAGTAGAGATGACTATCGAAGAACGCATTGGCGAGATCACCCGCGAATGTACCAAGCAGTTGTTGGGTTTGGTGTTGGAGTACGACCCCACAGAGGAAATCTGGACCGGTTACTTCGACGACAGTCCTGAAATAAAGGGTACTCTCGAAGAAGTTATCGAAGGACTCGAAGCTGAGTTGAATCTCTAAGCAGCTATAACTACCTCCTACCCTTTGCGGGGTAGGAGGTAGTTAGCCTGTTTCTTTATTTTTTGTTTTAACCAATTGCATTAAGCAGCCATGGCCACTGGCTTCGGTTCGGTTGGGTTATTTACAAGTCGGTGTATTGTTACACCCGCCATGATAACCTTCTTCTTCCACGGCGTAACATTGAGCACGTCCATGGATTCTTTCAGGATGGCGTCGATCTGTTTGCGTGTTACTTTCACCTGGATAGGCTTGCCGTTTACCACCTGGATAATCTTGTAAGTCGTACAGAGCTTATCGTGCAGTGTGGTGCACTGGGTGTATTCACCGATAGGGGGAAGAAGCCACCACAACCAGCGTGGAATAGTCGCCCCATCAGTTTTGAAGTTGGTCTCCACATCTACGTAACGAGTGGAGTTCTCCTCGCCGATGTAATAACGAAACCCAGGAATGGTATCCCAGATATCCTTGTTATTAAGCACACTGGCGGTTTTATCATAACGCAGTTGTTCTTCGGCGCTGAAACGCGTGAATGTGCTCATGGAGATCCTCTCTAGAACGGCACTGGAGTATAAGGGTGAATGTACCGGGCGTAATCACTGAACCGAATACGACCGATGTTTGAAATTGCGGCTGGAGCTACCGTACTCAGCCAGCCAAGACGGATGGTATTAAGTTTACCCATGCCCGCTTCTTTGTTAAAGCTATTTCTTGTAACCTGGTTAGCTGCACCGCCAACAATGTTCCAGTTAGTAACCTTTTGCGGAACTCCGTCTTTAAAGACAAAAATCACACCTTGCCTACAAACTAGAGCCATGCGCTGGAGAATCCCAACTGTACTTTGTTTGGTACCAGGAATACGCCAAAAATCAGCTTCGTTTGTACCAACCCCAGCTATGTTTTGCAGCTGGCTGCCATAACCGGCGTCAGTCCAACGAGAAACCAGCCACTTACTTGCGGTGGTGCTGCATCGTATCTCGCCGTCATAACGAGTAGCCTGGTACGCAGAACCCATACGCGACCATTCGAGTGTCCAATCGTTTGCATCCAACTCAAGAGGAGTCGGTATGGTGATCAGCATGTAACTCGTTATGGAAGGCAGTTTGGTCGTTGGGAATCCGTCAATTAAATATGTTGTGTCCACTGTCGCGCCGGAGACCGTAACCGAGGCGTTGTTATTTATTAGGTCGGTGCGTGTCTCATGGTCGAACAAAAACACACCTGGCAAATCGGGAGGTTGTTCCGCGACTTGTGTAGTCGTTAACAATGTTTCTATCATTTTGTCCCACCGATTAAGTAACCCTCCCTCCGAAGAGGGAGGTTAACGCTTACGCAGTAAAGAAGTCTTCTGCGGTTGGCAGGGTTGGGAGGTCTTCGATAGTCGTCGCGGCATCAGCGCCGTCTTTGACATCCCAGGTCTTCTTGTAGCCAACGGTGGAGGCAACGAACGCAGCATCAGCCACAGCTACCATCTCAGCAGCGTTGATCGAAACCACGGCGTTCTCGTAGACACGGAACTCGAAGGTCATATCGCCACCGGCCGCGATCACTTCCTTGGCAACGGTACGGAGACCGAGCAGGTTCGAGCGGTCAGTGTTACGGATCTGGACGTGGTAAATGTTCTCACCGAAGGTGTGTGGGAAACCGCGCTCGAACTGAGAGATCCGCAAGGTTTCCGCCTGGGCTTGCAGAGTTGCCTTGGCATTTGCCAGACGTTCAGCCAGCTCTACTTCGCCATAGCTGCGAGAGATCCAGGTCTGGGTCCACTCACCGTCGATTTCTTCAGGAGGCCCTTCCGAAACAACGTCGTTAACTGGAGCCGGGACTTCCTTAACGACTTCGATACCGAATTCGATCAGGGTTTCAGCATCGGTAGTAGGACCGAATGCGGTGTGTGGTGCGTATTTGGCCAGGCTGTCCATGAAGAGTGGGTACGTGCCGGACTCAGCATGGATCAGACGGGTTTGACGAGTTACTGTTGTCATGATGATTCCTTACAGAACGAGTTCGAAAAGAGGACGCCAGCCGTGGCTGGGGTGAGTCGCGGCAGTTGTCAGGCTGACGTTCAGTGCGTCAGGGTTAGTACCACTGCCGCGGTTAATACAAACGTTGTTTTGCAGATCGGTGGAGAAGGTGATCCAGCTACCATTGATCAGATCATCCACGGATTTAATCCCCAGCGCCTCTGGAAAGCTACGGATCTGGAACGCGTATGGAAGGATAAGGTCGTACTCGCCCCCAATCTGATCTGCCGCAACCGCGCTGGTGCTCGACATCACCGCACGAGACGTTGGTACCCGCATGATGAGCTGGTGATCGCCTTTATTAACTGTCTTGGCCTGTGCGATGGTACCAAAGGTAGTCTTGGCATACGGTGCCCAGTCAGCACTTGGGAAGTTACCGTAGATAACGCCCGCGCGATACAACAATTCCCAGTTAATGTTAGAGTACAGCGCCTGGCTTGCGATAAAGAGGATTTTTCCTTTATACACAAACTTCAGCCACCCCAAGTCAGCGGCCGTGTTCTCAGTGTTTCCCGCTACGATAGTGCCGACAAAGTTTTTGCACTCTTGAGTACTGAACAGGTCAGACATCGGCATTTTGCCAAAGTACCCGAAGTTCCAGTCGCCCCGCAACAGCGCTTGAGGACCAGGACCGGTATAAGGCATGTAAGCCAATACCTTGTTAGGCGTCAACGCTACTTCAGTGCCCTTGCGAGAGGCCACACGATAGTAGTACACCTGGTTACGCACAGCGGTGTTATCGGTGTAGGTCAATGTCCCGCCCGGAACTACCGCTAACGATGCAGGGAGCGCGGCGTCAGCGATAGGTGTGACTGAGCGATAGATCGTGTAATCGTCCGCCGAGTTAGGGTCGGACCAATCAATTTTGATGGGCATTTAACCCTCCGTTAAGCAGGAATTAATTCAAGAACAGGGACCCAAGAAATCCAGGCCCCAGCGGCAGAACCGGTAATCGCACGACCGAAGACGTCAGACCAGTTAGAGTTACTGACCGACATGTTGCTAGTTCCACTGAAGTGCTGAGTGGCCATTAGTGGATAAGGAACACCAGAGGCGTCGCCCCACTTGAATGGCTGTAGCAGCGGGACGTCGGCGGCCAGGATTGCGGTGGTCATGGAGCACATCAACTCACACCACTCACTGCCTTTAAAGGTTGTGCGGTCCGGAACGTTTTGATCGGTTGGCAACGTACTGTTCTTGGGGATACGAACCAAGAAGCTATCGCTACCCACAGTGACAACCTTTTTCTGGTTGACCAAGGTGTTAATGGCAGGCTGAGCACCCACAGCGGTAAGGTTAAACGGAGCAGCCCCAGGACCGTCGACACCATAAACTAAACCGGCGTTGTAGATCTGAGACCAGGTAGCCCCACCCTGCGCTGTAAAGGGTGCGTTAGGGAAGAACAGGATCTTTCCCTTAAACACGAACTTGTACCAACCTGTCATGGTGCCATCAGCAGGCGCACCGCCAATAGATGGAGAGCCAACGGCCGCACGTAAACCGGATATGGTGAACATCTGAGCGGCAGGAATGAAGCCCATGTAACCAGCATTCCAATCACCACGTAGTACCGTGTTGTTACCGGGACCCGTTTTGGAGAAGTTGCCGTACTGCATGCACTGGCTGTATTGTGTGGTAGCTCCGGCCTTCACTGCTTCCAGCATGTAGTAACGGACGCTTCTGTCTGGGACAGTAGTGTCCGTATACGTCACATCCGAAGCACCCAGCGTTACGGTGTTAGCAGGAAGCGTGTTCCAGGTGAATGGTGAGTCTGACCAGTACAGCGTCAGGGAGTCAACAGACATTGGAGACCAATCGATTTTGATAGACATGGAATCCCCTTAGACTTCAATCAGCTCCAGCACAGGCCACCAGCCGTAGTTCAGGCCGTTCCAAGTAGCGGCGTTACGGTTGGCAATGCCGGTACGGTTAGCAGCAGTGTTTCCGCGAACAAGGTTGTTGGCAGTGTTACCCGCTGCAACACGTTCTTGAACAATGCTGCCGGTGGTAACACCTGTGGACGCCATGTACAGATCTGCGACCGTGGCTTGTTGAACGTTGGCCATACGCTGTAGATCGGGGCAATACATGGAAAGCGGGTACGCCAGGTCGTTCCACTCATTTGGCCACAGTTCGGTTGGTTCGGTTGCGGCAGGAGTACCAGGATAGCGGACCAAGGTGTCATCAAAGCCCGTCATGCAGCGTACACGGAACTGTTCGCCACCGATAGTTACCTTGGCACTCTGATTAACGTTAGCGCCGGCGTTGGAAGGTCCTGGACCGTCTACGCCGTATACTAACCCGAGGTCATAAAGCACTTTCCAGCTGAGACTGCCACACAGCGGGCCGTTAGGAACGTACAGAACCTTGCCATTACGGATCCACTTATGCCAGATAGGACCTTGTTGGTTGACCACTCCAACGGTGAGACCAACTGCTGTACGAAGATCGTTGGTATTGATCAGTTCGCCAGAAGACATCGAACCGAAATAGCCGTAAGAGAAGTCACCGATCTGGATAGTAGTGGGCCCAGGGCCTTTCCGTGGTACAGCACGGATAGGGATGTTTGGAGTGCTTTGTTTGTCGGCACCCACGATGGTTTCAATCACGTAGTAATACAACGTGTCACGAACCGTAGTGGTATCGGTATAGGTGTTTTCACCCGCCGAGAGAGTGGCGATTGGGTTAGCGAGGTTAGCCCGATCGAGCGGAGCAGTCCCGCGATAGATTTTCGTTACGAACGTTCCTGGAGCACCCAGGTTAGTCCAGTTTAATACTGTATCCATTGTTCAATTCCTTAGGCGACGTATGAGCCAGTAATTGTGAATGCTTTAAGCGTTGGGCTTTCGTTTGTCCCCCTGACCCCGGCCGCTCTCATGGCCTGGCCAGAAAAGCTATACTGAACCTGAGGAAGCTGATAGGCCCAATTCTTCTGTCGTACGTTCTGCGCTCTCTGAGCGACCGTAACGCCTGTCCATTGACGGACGTCCGTAATGACAGGGGCAAATGGACCGGGTGTTCTGTAAAGTAGTTGATAGGGATCTTTGGCTTCTGTGTCCGGAATAAGTTCTAGGACGGGTCTCCAGAAGTGTTGGTTAAAGCTGCCTGATATACGGTCAGTCTTGAGGGCGACTCGATACGCGCCCATGATCTGTCCGCTACCGCCATCACCGCGGATGATCGTCTGGTTGACGTTAGTGGAAACCGTCTCCATTACAATCGAATCAGGACTTGAGTTAGTCCAGCCCAGAGGAGCGTAACCGAAGGTTGCAAATTTGGGAGTGATACCTCCATCTGTTGCAACACTACAACGACCTAGCAGTTGGCTCCACTCACCGGCATGAATGTTGGTACTGCCGCTGTTGGTAACGGGGTCAACATCGTAACCTTTGACCAGTCGAGGTTTGAGCACCCACAGCTTCTCTCCCTCGTACTTCGGCATCTGAATAAACTGATGCTTAGGTGTGGCGAGAGGATACTTGCCGTTATCCCGAGTGCCGTATACCAAACCAGCCGCATACAGATCCGCCCACGAAATATTGGTCCGGAAAGGTCGCTTGGCAATATAGATGATCTTGCCATTCCAGATAAACTTTAACCAGTGGTTAGCACCCTGAGTAAGCCCGCTATTGTCATCACCCTGGTACAGCCCGGCAGCACCTGCTACTTGAGAAATGCCAAACAACTGTGTGTCTGTTACTTCGCCAAAGTAACCCAAGGTCTCATCACCGCCAATCAGCGCCTTAGGACCAGGCCCTGAGTTGTTGATGTAAATCGTTTTACCCCCCGTAGAGAGTAGTGCTTCATTCATAACGTTCACCTCTGGCATACAAACCTCCCCGGAGGGAGGTGAGTATGTTTAACAGTTAAGGTGCTGGTCCGATAAGCTCTAGTACCGGTCTCCAGCCGTAGCCACCGTGTGTGGATCCCGGAGCCTGATACCAAAGTCCGTTGAAGCCAGGATACCCGCGAGTCAATGGTCCGTTACCAGCCCAGTGTTCTTGGCAAAGTGTGAGCTCGCCGTTACCAGTACTGTTGTTCCAATAAACATCTGCGTTGCTGTAGTTGGCCCACCGATCATTAGCCGAGCCCTGATAGTTAACGGTCACACGAGCAAAGTACGCATCGTATTCACCGCCAGCAGCGCTCGCTGGATCCGGACCGTTACCGCCCGTCATGAGACGGACCTTATAAAGGTTCCCGGCGATCTCGATGGTCTTGGTGCCTTTAGCAGCACCCATGGCATCGAGCGTCTCCCACAACACGGCTGTGCGCATTGGCTTCATCGCGATGTAGAACGTTTTACCGTTATCAATAAACTTCAACCAGCTTGGATTATCGTCTGGCGGTGTAATGCCGGTGATACCCAGTTCTGTTGCTAAAGCGTTGGCCGTGATGAGATCCGCACCTGCTACCTCACCTTTAAACGGACTCGGTGGAATGCTGGACTTCTTAACCAGCATCGGTCTCCAGCCGTAATACGTTTGCGGGTTGTTAGCCGGCATGTTCCAGATACCCATGATCGGGTGGTTACCGCTGGAGTTCTGCCAGTCGTTGCCGCGCAAGCAAAAACCGTTGGCGAGCTGCTCTGCACAGATGGTAAAAACACCATCACTCAGGTCAGTACCGCCAGGAGCACCAAGACCCAGCATTGTCCGGGTGTAATCACCCCAGATAGGTGCTGACTCGATACCTACACGATCCGTGTTGTCGTATATCGCATACATGTAACGGTTCCAGTTACCGCCGGCGTTTGAAGGCACAGAGGAACCTGAAGGAGAGATTGCACCGGTCATTAACTGACAGATGTAAACTTCGCCTTGAATCGTTACTTCTTTTGCACCACCATTGGTAGCAGCGGCAATGGCTTCGTAAGTGGTGGCGTAACGAATAGGCTTCTTAGCAATGTACAGCTCAAGCCCACTCTCTTCAATGAAATGTAACCAACCACCGTCGACGTTCATTGGAGCGCCGGTGTCCAGTCCAACCAGTCCAGCCAGCGTATCCCCGTAAGTAAAGTCTGCCGACTTCGTTATTCCTTTAAACGGAGTCCCCTCTGGGAAAGGGATGTCAGAGTTGTCATTGGCTCCTGTCTTATATGCCGTTGCAAGCATCGCTTCATTCATTTCACGATCCTTTAATGAAAAAGTAACACAAGGAACCTCCCCGAAAGGAGGCCCCTGTGTTCAGCGGTTAAGGTACTACCGCACCCGAAGCGCCAACCCACTCAACACCGTCCCAGAAGAACGTGAGGATGGTACGGCTACCGGTCAGGCTTGGAGGAGCACCTGTGTTCCAGACCAGCACAGTAGCGCCAGTTGGAGCAAAGGTGATTGCCCCGGCAGCACCGTTGACTTTCACCACCAGGGTTTGAGCCCGAGCCGGAGCTTTAGGACCATCACCGAGGGTAATCGTCTTGGCGGTTGCACCAGTGTTGTTGACAATCAATGTACCAGTGGTCAGTGGATCTACCGAGCCCGTAGCTGCGAGTGTCTGAATCGACAGATCGTAGCGGTTGAACTCGATCCACTGCGTGCCTTTGTAAACGTACGTTTTACCGTCGTTCGCAGGACCCGAGATGCCAGGAGTAGGTGCGGTGTAAACCACCCACGTCTTGTCACCTTTACGCAGGTACAGGTTGGTGTCCGCTGGGACATCAGCAAAACCAGGTACGAATGCAGTGATCTGCGCCTGGATCTTGCCGAAGGCCGTGAGGACCGTGTCAGCAGCAGTGATAGCACCACCGGTGGCAAAGCTGATACCCGCCAGCGGAGTAGACCGTGTACGAGCCGGAGTGTAGTAGAGGTTGGTAGTCCCTTCCACCACCGCATCGGTAGTACCCGGGGAGGCTACCAGACCAACGTAAACAGTACCCGACCAGCGGAACTGAGCATTGGTTGCGAGGGAGATGTAGATCTTCCCTGCTTCACCAGTTGCTGGGAAAGCCGCTTGGTTAGCAAACTCCACCACGTCATCAACGTAGCTCGGCAGTTGACCTGCCGGAACGGTACCGTTAACCAGCGTTGCAACCGTCTGGCCCAGTGCTGCGAGAGGAACACCACCCAGGCTACCGATCGTAGGGGCATTGTACGCACCCCAGGAACCGACGTCCTGACCGTTGAGACGCACACGCATGTACGGCTGGTTGTCAGCAGGTGGTTCGTCGAACTGAGGAGGAAACTCCAGCTCTACCCACTCGCCTTCGTTGGTTTCGCTACCTTCAACCAGTTGGCGAACGTAAACCTTACCAGCAATCATGGCAGGGGCTTCATCAACCGGCAGCATGACCCACTCGTTGCCGAGACGGACTACTTTACCAGCAGACAGTTCTGGCGAGTTAACATCACCCGCAACCAGTTGACCCCAGTACACCCAACCCGACACAGCCGACTTGTAGTAAACCTTGAAGCTGTCGGAAACAGCCCAGTCACCCACGTTACCGGTAAAGCCAGCGCTTGGAGCATCCACACCAGCAGGCAGAGTAATCCAGGACGAACCTTTCTCACCCTTGTCACCTTTCTTGCCGATACCGACAGGACCAGGAACACCCTGGATACCCTGAGGACCGCGAACCAGACCGATGTCGATCCACTCACCGCCGTTAGCGGTAGTCCAGATGGCCAGGTTGTTACCAACCAGATAACCATCACCCAGCGAACCGGTAGGGACCGCAGTTTCCAGCGCAGCCAGCGTTGGGTAAGCACCCAGGATGTTGATCGAGGTACCTGCTTCACCCTTCTCACCATCGTTACCCTGAGGACCAGGCAGACCCGTGATGTCGTACGGACCATCCCACTCACCATCGGTCAAGACATACAGCATCTTGTCGTTGGAAGTGAACCAGCCGTCGCCTTCTTCAGAGTTAGCCGGCAGAGGCAGATAGGTAGGGCCTGCAACAGTACCACGCAGCTTCAGACCGATACCTTGGATACCACGCTCACCAGGAGCGCCCACTGGACCGCAATCGACCCACACGCCGCCCAGAGAGATCTGGAGGTGCTTGTCCAGGTCAACGTAGGCTTTACCGCCGTTGAGGAGTGGATCAGGTACGTTGGCATCTTCAGCGGTCAGGATCTTGATGATCGTGATCGAGGAACCGTTGGCGCCCGGAGCACCGTCGCTACCGTCTTCACCTTTGAACTGACCCAGATTCACCCATGCAGCACCGATGTGGGCATACAGAGTGTTGGTATCACGGACAGCGTAGACGTCCTGTTCTTCCGGAGAGGCCGGCAGGGAGCCGTAAGTGGATACCGAACCCTTGATGATGATGTTGGTACCGTTAGTACCGTTGGTACCTACCAGGCTGGAAAGGAACTCGAGTTCCGAACCACTGTGGCCGTTATCCAGCCAGAGCTGGTAAGTCGATTGACCACGGAAAGGACCCACGTCCACCCAAACAGCATCAGTGAGGATGTGCAGGTGACCGTCGTCAGCAGTGACGTAACCGTCTTGCTCTTCTGGGTTTTGGATATTGCCCAGTTGAGGAGCGTTAGCCACGGTGCCTTTAACGGTGAGGTTCTTACCACGAGGACCTTCAGGACCTGGCACAGTGGACTTCAACGAAAGCAACCACTGTTGCAGGGTGCCGCCGTAGCCGTCTTCAACAGCCAGATCGTAAGCCGACAGACCACCTACCGAGCCGAGGTCAACGTATTGCTCAGCGTCAGTCACCCAAACGTACAGGTGGCTACCGACGTACCAGGCTTCAGTTGCAACACCTGGGGTTGGCAGCAGCGCTTCGGTATCTTTGGCACCCATCACTTCGAAAGGCGAACGAGGAGGACCTTCAGGACCTGGGTCACCAGGAGTGGTCGACTTCAGGGAAGCAACGAACTCGGCTTCAGTACCGGTGTTACCGATGTTCAGCCAGGATTGATAAGCGGACTTACCTACCAGGCTGGCCAGCCATTGTGCCTGAGTACCCGCGAAGCCGTCAGCCTGAGCAACCTGGAACGCCGACTTACCTTCTGGACCTTCCAGACCAATCGAACTCCAGACTGGATCAGCATCAGGATCGCTACCGTCACCACCCGGTACCAGCAACCAAAGGTCGCTCTTCCAGATATACGCGTCACCGATCGATACAGCGTTAACCGGAGGAAGTGCTTGTGCATCGGGCCAGGTACCCAAAAGGGTCACACCGCGGTCGCCCAACAGGGAACCCGAGTCGGACCAATCCACACCGTTCCAGACACGCAGGGAGCCGGTCACGAAGTAAGCGGTACCTTCAGCCAGGCCTTCGGTAGGAATAGCGTCCAGTTCGGCTTGGCTGTTCAGCGTACCGATAACCTTAACCGAACCCACAGAACCGGCAGCGCCTTTAAGGCTCAGCAGGAAGTCCGCCTCGGTACCGGTGTTACCCTGATCCAACCAGATCTGGTAAGTGCTCTTGCCGACCAGGCTGGTCAGCCACTGGGATTGGTTACCCTGGAAACCACCGTCTTGAGCGATTTCGAAAGCCGACTTGCCCGCATCGCCTTTCAGGCCGATGGTGACCCAGCCGTCAGGCTGAGGGATGAGCAGCCAGATGTCGCTCTTCCAGATGTAGGCATCACCCACTTCATTCAGCGTGTGATCCGGGAGCGGCTGGTTATCGGGCCAGGTGCCGAGCAGGGTAATACCCCGTGGACCCAGCAGTAGACCAGAGCTGATCCATTCGGTCAGGTTCCAGACAACCAGCGAACCTTCAACGAAGTAGGCGTCGCCTTTGGCGAGGTCTTCAGTTGGCAGTGCGTCCAGATCGGTCTGGGAAATGTTGCCGATCACATTCAGACCGCCAACTACCAGAGCCTGGAATTGATCGAGCAGATAACGGGTACGGTTCGCCAGCAGAATTGCTGCACGGTTATCCGGACCATCCGGACCACCACGGACCGGTTCCCCTGTTTCAATAAGGGGGATGTCTTCGGGAAATTCACTTACTTCTTCAATGTTAGCCATGACTCGTCCCTTCAGGAAATGAGTTTAAAATAGTGGTCCTTACTGGTAGGTAAGAGTCCCATCGTGCAGATACGTGCCGTCGTGGATAGCGTCGGTGATAACACCACCGTTGCTTTCAACAATCGTCAGCGTACCTACAACGGTGTGTGAATCGATGGTGGCCAAGGTCACCTGTTGGTCAATCGTGATTTCTTCATCAACCAGCACGTACTTGCAGCTGTTCTTGATGATTTGCAACACTGTTTCGGCGTTTTTGGAACCCTTACTCACCAAAACTGCCCCCGACACACTATCACCCTCTCCTGACAGAAGGTAAATGCCCTGTACCGTTTTTGCCTGAAGATCAGCAAGGGCCAGCGGGGTGGGTTCAATGAGGTTGGCCGGTCCGTTGGCAGTGTAGTCGGCCGGCTGATACTTCTGGTCGACTCCCGTGAAAAGGGCTGGTGAATCAACATCGACCAGGTAGGTGATGACGCCCGCATTGTCCGCTTTGCGGAAATTCGAGAAAGTGACTTGGCCGAGGGTCAGGGCGGTGAGTGCATTTACGAAGGTCGGTTCATCCTTATAGCGGTCTTGGTTATAAGCGATAAACCTGTCCAAAAACAGTTGTTCGTTTGGAGAGGCCATATTTAGTTCCACAGTAGGGTCAGGGGGCTTGGAGCATAAAATTGCAAAATAAGATAGTCAGTGTGATTTCATTTATAATAAAACTCAAACCTACATTATTTATCCGGAACTCCATTTCTTTTCAAACTTTTGCAGGGGCGTTTATGCGCAGCAGACCTGTTAACAAGCAAGCCTTGATTATCCTGTTGATTCAAGTGCTTGGGCCCTTTGTTGCTATCGGGATTGTACTCCTGATCAAACCTTTTATTAATTCGTAACGGATAAGGAATTTATCATGAACGACAAACAGAAAGCCAAGGTCGTCATTCGTCCTAATGAAGACGGCATCGACGTCAACTATGGTCCTTTGGTTGCTGGTAACTTGGACGGTATTCCGTTCGTTGCTGAGGACTGGTACTTGGACATGCTCAAGCTGCCGTACGTGATCATGGACAAGATCCCTGAATTCCTCATGGATTTCAAGTTGGATGTGGAACTCAGTGTGGAGAGTGGTCGCAAGATCATCGTTCATATCCTGGACAAGGCTGACATTCGCCAACTGGCGGTGGCGTTCTCCAAGGTAGGTGGTGGTCGTTGGGTTGGCGTTCACCACAAGTGCCGTTGGTTGGAGACCTTCGAGAACGGTCATGTTGTCAACGGTCATCAGACCATTGATGAGTTCTACACGGGCATGACGGCAGAGCAGATCGAACACTCCAAGTACTGACGGGGGTAATGCGATGGGCAGTCAACTAGGTATCGGCAAACTTAACGGCGGGCTGTTCATCGCAGATCAGGATACACTGATCAGACTAAAGGTTTGCTTCAGACCTTACAAGGCCAAGTACGAGTACAAGACTTTTAATGTTCCAACTGTGTACGCGATGACTCGCGGCTGCGAAAAGCTGTTGGTTGCGCACTTTAATAAACATCACCTTGACGTACGCGTTATGCTTGAGTATAGCGCACGCAAGAGACCTCTTTAGGAATAAACATGGCTACTAGCTTACACATCGTCCTGCTCACCAAAGAACAGTTTGCAAATCAGTACCAGCGTGAAAAGTTGGAAGATGGAGGTTCGACTGACTTCAGCAACGTTGTTCACGAAGGCTACGAAAACTTCTGGATCGGCCCGCGTCTTTGGTTCCATGAAGAGTTCATGGCCAAGCCTTTCGTTTGGGGCATGAGCAGGATCATCACCAAAGATGAGTTACTGAAGATGTTGCCCCCGGCTCGGGAGTATATTAACAGCCCCGAAGAGAGTTTTGAAGCTGATGTAGTTGCTAGCGTGCTCAGTGACTACCAGGAGTTGGAGGATAAACTGAACGTCCTCAATGAAGAGACTCATGTTCTTATCGGGCACGCGGTTTAGTCATTAGGAGAAAATGATGCCTGCTCCTAAGGAACCTAAGTCGGTCTTGTTAAAAGACACGGCTGGCGTGGAAAGAGACTGGGGACGTTTGGTTAATACCAACCTCGACGGTATCTCGTTTACGGGCGACTTTTACGACATGTCCGTGTTTGATATTGCGTACAAAGTAACAGTCGTCAAACCATTTTTAATCAATAAGGCAATCAGGGTCTTCTGCCCACTGAGGCATTACACAGGTGTTTTCTATGTTTTCGAGGATCGGGACGTAGAAGAAGTTGTGGGGTTCTTCAAGGCAAAGGGCGATTACATTGTTGACGTCGTGGAGTTATAGTTCATGGGCGAAGTAATTAACATGTCGTTGTGGAAACACCGTCGTGCCGGCATACGACCTACCAGGATCTACACGGTTGGCAACACTGCAAAGACATTGGTTGTTGCGACGCTCGAGTCGCAACTTAAAACACAGCGGTCTATTTTGAATACTAGCGGTAGCGTTTACGAGCGTGAAACCGCCGCAATCAAAATAGGCGAGTTGCAAATAAAACTCCGGAGCATCAAGGAGAAAGGCAATGGGTGAAGTAGTCAGTCTCGGCGAGCACAGGGCTCGTAAGTTGGGGTTCCCTGATCACGTTGCCACGGGAAGTTACACCGACGCCAAGGGTAACAAGTGCGTGCGTCTGGAACCCAAGGCCGGTTCTAACGCCAAACCTGTCCAAGCGGTTACGTATGCTGCCCGGGTTAAAGAAGATAAAGCCTTTAAGTACGTTAAAGGCGAGACAGAACAACAGGTGCTGAAAATCCAGGAGCTCCTGCAATCGTCGATCGACATCATGTCTTACATGCCTCAGCTCAGATCTGTCACGGCGCGGGAACAAGCTGTGATTGACTCGATGAAGATCCGTGAAAAGGCTGATCAACTGGCTGCCTCTAACGGCTGGGTTATCCGTAAAGGTGATGAAGGCCAATTCATTATCAGTCCAAAGGAGAGCCTGTAATGGCCAAGGCATATCGGCGACTAGCAAGACTCATCGCGGAGTTCCACCCCATCGAGGGGATGACTCCAAAGATGATGAATGACAACATCATCCATTGGCGCGACTTCAAAGGTCAATTGGACGACAACACTTACCTGCGAGAGCAGCACGAATACTTCGGACGCATGCTCAATGGGTACTTCCATCGCCGTCGTTGTCATGAACCGGGAGTTCCCTTTAACAGGCGTGCTCCATTGGTGCAGATGCACATGGGGTGGTCCAAAGACGATCCGTTCAAACACAACGACATTGTTCTGGGTCGTGTAGATGACGACATCACCTACTACGTTGTCTTCGAGAAAGCGGATGGGCGTGGCAAGGATCGGTTCTTTATCGGTTACCAACCAGCGCTTAGTTATTACACTCACCTTATCAGTGCTGGCACACATTCGGACGGACTCCTGAACACGCCGTATCAATGGCGGACTCTGGAAGAACTACGATCTGCGTGGGCAGGTGGAGCAAAGTATGGAAAATGATGAAGGCGAAGGACTGGGGTATCACGTCACTTGGCCTGGGCTGGCCAGCACGGTGTTGTTTCTGGTGATGTGGGTGGTCGGCTGGATACTCGCCAAAGGGTTCTGGAGCACGTTCTTCGCTGTGCTCTTCTTTCCTTGGGGCTGGTACTTGGCGATCGAGAAAATAATGATGGCATGGGGGTGGTTGTAATGGCTGGTAATCTGATTCCTTCTGGTGGTCTCTTCTTTTACGTAATCGAAGTGAGCTGGAGTAACGAGAATTCGCAGTTTAACCATCTCGCTAAGACTACCCTGAAGTCCACCAACGGACCGATGAGTGTCTACGCAGTGTTCAGTGATGTTGACATGAACCCTGCGGCAAATGGTCGTTTCTTTACCAAGCAAATAGAAGCGAAGAAGTTCTTTGACGTCGTGTGTGATGATATCAAGCGGTATGGTAATCCGCTAATCAATGGCATGACCCTGGAAGAAACCCATGCATGGGCGGATGCATTAACCCCGTCGGAATATCGGCGGATAGTTAATCCAACCGATTATGGCCAGGATGTTGTTTACCGAGAATACGCCGGCGTTCAAGTAGTAGGGGAACGTAATTCTTTCGAACTCCTCGAGCTTGACGAGGGCGAAGAAGAACTACCTCTTTACAAAAAGAATCATGACGACTATTTTTGCATCCGGGTGGACCTCACCGAACACCAGGACGAAAATGTGCTGGCCTTCCTGTACATGAAGGAGCGGGATAGTGTTGTCCCTGTAATGGACGAGCTGCTCGATACCTTTATCAACGTTGAGGTTGTGGTAAGTAGCGTCGAAAGGCTCAAAGCTCTGATGGGCATTCCTGTAGACCAGGATTAACACCGATACACCCTCTCCTTCGGGAGAGGGATTATTTAAGATACATTCTTTTTTGGACCTATATTACCAATGTGATTAAGACAATTAAGTCTTTCACCAACGTAAAAGGATTCCGCCATGTCTAATGAATTGAATACCCCTATCCGTCGTCGTGTTGTTGCAACCATGACCCGTGGTAAGTCCAAAGAAGTGATCATGGTTCGTCACTTCAGCTACTTCGATACTGCAATGCCTCGCATGTTGCAGCTGGCCATCAGCTACTGCAACGAAGGTGACTTCATCGAATTCGCCAGTACCGAGATCGGTCACCAGCTCGGCGTGCTGCACATCCGCAAAGGCGGTCGCTTTGAAATGGAGATGAGTCCTCTGGTTAAGTCCAGCCCATCCCTGCTCAAGTTGATGACCGAAGACAACAGCAAACAGAACAGTCTGGTAACGGCCGCCCTGAACAAGGCCAAGAACACTCACCATTCGCGTTCCATTCACTAAGGATTATTCCATGCAACTGCATTCCAAAGCTCGTGCTGTAGGTGAAATCGTTTTCCCTGAATTCTCCGGGGCACACGTTTACATGGCTCGCAACCTTGTGGGTCATCCGCTGGAAGGCGTTCCTGAAGCCTATCACGGCATCGTCAGCAACATGCTCCAGCAAGCAGGTATCCCAGAACACACCGGGTTCTACGTGACCATCGATGAGCAGTTCCTGAAGGCTTCCAACAAGCTTCGCCGGGGCGGTGTGCATATCGACGGCAACTACCTGTTCAGTTGGGGCAGTAGCGGTGGTTGGTTGAACGGTACCCCTGGTCGTATGCTGACCGAGGATCAACACCGTCTGCAATACCAGTCGGAACTCGGCGGGGTTGTCATGGCAAGTAGCTTTGTTGCTTGCGAAGGTTTCCTCGGGACTGTCAACGGTGCAGCAGGACACGGGGGTGATTGTGAACACCTGCGCGATGAGCTGACCAAGCTGGAAAGTTTCTGGTTGAAAGAGAACGTGGTTTACCTCGGTAACTCCACGTTTGTTCACGAAGGCCATGTGGTCAGCAAAGACACCAATCGTCAGCTGATTCGCATTACGCTCGACACAACGTATCAATATCAATAGCGTCACTTAAAAGGAGTAAGCGTCATGGGTCAGGTCGTTCAATTGTTTCCTCAGAAAGCCACTTACGTCCGTGGGCTGAAAGCTATCGAGCTGGACAGAAAGCTTAAGCTGTACCGTCGGATTGAAGAAATGGAATTCACGAAGAAAGTATTTGTCGACCTGATCACCCAGCTGGAGAATCCTAAAGATTCTTTCTTGGCTCGGCAGATGGCGGCAGAAACTCAACGTGACATTGACAAAGCTGTAGCAGAGTTTACCGGTCTCTACGGTTCACTCGATAACTGGTAAGCGGCTATACTCCTCCTAACCCATTTGGGTTAGGAGGAGTACACTGTCTATCAATTTTCTTTTGTTTTTACAACGCAGGACTCGATACCCTTGGCGATCTCGCTGAGGCATTCGCGCGTTCTTTCTGCGATCTTGACCACTGTCACGATAGTTGCCATGTTGCGCTTGAGCTCGGTGATCTCTTCGATCAGCTCTTGCTTGGTGTACTGAGTGCCCCGGCCACCGTGGTCGATCTTTTGCTGAATGTCCTTGATGGCATGTTCGTGTTCGCCCTTCATCGCCTTGATGGTCAACAGACTGTTGTCTGTGGCTTCGAGGCAACGCTTAGCGTAAGCCACCCAGGCCTTGGCTTCAGCCAAACCTTTAGTCGGCTCCTTGATGCCTGTGAAGCCGTTCAAGAAGTGTTCGATGGCATGACCCAGTGACTCACGATCACCCTTGCCCTTTTTGTACTCTTCCTGACGTGCTTTCAGGTCTTCGTAGAGCTTGTTGAACTCCTTGGTCAGGGCGTTCATCCGTGGCTTGTCAGTCAGGCTCGCGTCGAAGACTTCTTTGACCAATGCCGTAGCGGTCTGCTTGGCCTTGGCCGGTTCAGCGATTTTGGCGTCAGCAACTTTCTTCTTGAGTTCCTTTTTCTTCGGACCCTCCGGAAGCTTGTCGACTTTCTTCTCAACGTTAGCAACGACCGCTTTGACGTTGGCTTCAGTCACCTGTGGGGACTCAACATCCTTGAGAGCTTCTTCAGCGCCTTTGACAGACGCCTTGGCGGCTTCCGAGTCTTCCTTGTTCTTCTTGCCGAAGAAGAAGTCCCAGATGGAGGTGAACATTTTCTTCACGAACTCCCAGGCTTTCGCGAGACCATCACCGATGTCGCTCAGGAGGCCCTCAGTGCCCGTTACAGACGAACGCGTTACGTCATTGCTGTCGAGTACGGCAATCAGATAACGTTGCGCAGCGGAGAGGTCAAGGCTTTCAGTGCCCTTCAACGTATCGAGCATGCCGTCCAGCATGGTTTCAACGTGACTTGCTTCCGGAATAGTGTCGTACATGGTGTAACTTCCTTTAAAGGTTAGAAAAGGGAAAGAACGCTGTTGGTCAGTTTAAGCGGTCGCCCGGTTGGTTCTTCGCTGATATCGAGACACTCTTCACCCGTTACGTTAGCAAACGCCACGTGACCGTCCATACGACCCATCAGAGCATCCACCTGTTCTTTACTCCAGGCCAAGATGTCCAGACTGCGTGTGGTGATGTTGAGTTTGTCGCCTGTGTCCATGTCGAGCATCCGGAAGAAGCATTGAGATGCATCCTGTCCGGTACGCCAGATACGACCTTTTACTTGTCGCAGTTCATGTTCCCGGAATGGGGAATCCAGCCCGATGATTTGGTTGGCCATTAGCAACGGATAACCTTCTTTCAAGCTGTTATACACAGCCACCAGTGGGTTGGTCCGTTCGTCATCGGCAAACTGCTTGATGGTTGGCTCACGATCACTGCTGTTCTCACCGAACACCGATACAGGCTTGTAACCCTGAGCGGTTAAGTAATCAACCGACAGTTTCAAGGCTTCAACGTAAGAGGTAAAGATGACTGTCTTCTTCTCTACGTCGTCGATGTACTTAGGCAGTTCAGCATGTTCGATCAGCGACTTGATCGCATTGATTCGAGCACGACCCAGTACGTTACCCAATGCTTCACCACGGATCTTTAATGCCAGGTACTTAACAGCCGATTTCACGTTACGGAACTCAGCCAACTCTGGGCCTTTCAAACCACGCTCGATATCCTCCTCTACAGCCTTACAGAAGGCGCTGTCAGCAGCGTCCGTAAAGTTGTTGTACCCTTGGGTGCGGAACCGATTAACGATCGCCTTGTAGCGCTGTAGCGCGGCCAGCTCTTTAGGGTGCTTGAGAACGGTGTATTCATAGCGTTGAACCACATCGTTATAGAACACGATGAACTCTGCCATGTGTGCATTGTAGAAACGAACCCGCTCCACGATGTACGTCTGCATTGCCAAACGAATGGCTTCCAAGGTGTATTGTTCCCCATTGGGGATTTTAACCTTGATGATTTCAAACGGAGGAGGGTCCCCCATACCGGCCAGTTCAGGGATTGAGAACTTACCACGACCAATGCGGTTAGCCAACAGCGAGATCAGCGCAGGGCGGTTACGACCATAGCTCGCCATGAAGAACTCTCTGGCGTACTTGTCGAAGTGTTTGTCGATGATGCAGGTGATGGGATAGATCTCGCTCCCAAGTGCCTTCAGCGGTGTCCCAGACATCGGTAGAGACTCTTCGAACAACCCGTCATCCGCCAGTTCTACCAAGCGACGTGTCTGCTTAGACTTCATGTCGCTGAAGTTGTGAGACTCGTCGACAATCAGGTTGAACTGTTTCTTGTTGCGCTTCTTGGCTTCGTTGAACCATTTACGCAAGTGGTCGTAGTGATTACCCTGGAGGAACTCGTAGTGGATGACGTAGTAGTCGTAATCGTCAGTCAACAAGCGACCCGACGTAGACGTCCACACACGAGGAGGTTCTTTGAACTTGCCCTTAAAGGTACCAAGCCAAACTTCCTCCACGAGGTTCAGAGGGCAGATGATAATGCACTTGTTATCGTTCACCAACATCGACCACATTAGCGACGTTAGCGTGTTGTGGGTTACGATCCAGTTATCAACAATGTAGAGGTGATCTTCACTGTCAATACTGATGCACGCTGTTTCGATCTGAGGCTGTTGCTGGATGGCGACTAGCTTCAGCTTGAGTTTCATGAACTGAGTAACGTCGAGGATATCACCCAACGACAGGTTCACCAAACTGTCCACCAACCAGACCATATCACGGTGTTTGAAGTCCACCTTGAACATGTTCCCGAAAGCTTCCAGCGAAGCGATGCCACCCAGACTCCACATTAGCTTCTGGAAGTTGCTTGCGCCGTAAAGGTTGTCCATGACTGCGCAGACGCCGAACTCCGATACATGGCAGGCTGACAGTTCGATCATGTGCTTGGCAATCTGCCGACGATCGACGTAGGAAAGTTCTGTCACTGGGTCAGCCATATGTATACCGGCACTCAGCAACTTGGTGGCGATCTCCAACAGGTCCAGTTCAGAGGGTTCTACTTCCTCACCCACATCACCCACCAAAGGGATGTGGTAACTGAACTGATCGAAGTGGTTAACGATGTCCTTGGTCGTGGTGACGTACGTCTGACCAACAGCATGACCGTCTTGGTTCACACCAGCTTCTGCCACTTCCCACAAGTGCAGCGGATGGGAGTCAGCGGTACGACCGTCTTCAAAGGTAAAACGGAAACTCTCTGTTACGCCCTGAGGGAAGTAGCCGGTGATATTGGCAACGTTCCCCTTGGGTCCTATCACCTGATCACCTATCTTAAGGTCACCTAGGCGCTTCCAGCCACCGGGTACTTTGACCTGTGTGCTGAGCGGCATTGCCTTACCACTACCCACCGCAGCATCCAGCAGCAATCCTTTAAGGTGATAGCTTGGGGTGATGATGGGGTATTGCTCCAAGAACTCACGTTGCTTGGGGAACGGTGTGACGTTAAGACGCTCCAGCTTCTTGAAGTCGAACTGTCTTTTGATGGGATTGACGGTGTCTTTAATCCAGGTTTCAGTTTCCAGCAGGTGTTTTAATTCTGCCAGCTCTCTACGACGGCTACGGAGGTTACGAACTTTAAGCAGTTCACCCAGGGCAAGGTGTAGTTCCACCAAAAAGAAGTTATGAACCTTGATGGAGTCCCAGGTCTCTCTACGGATCTGCCATTTGGTGATCAGTGAGCTGCTGTAGAACTTTTCGATGTCTCGTGCCAGTGCGCCGTATGAAACTCCTGTGATATGTACAAAGACCCCAGTTTGCTTTACAGCAACTGAAAATAAGTTAAACATGAACTGCCTCCGATGGCACCCATTTAAAAAGAGGGAAAGTGATGAGCGAAGAAAAGAAAGGTGAAGCCAGCGGTATTCCTGTGGATCTGACGGACTGGAACAGCCACATGGACCTCCTAAGCGATGTCGTTCAATTGCCCATCGGTCCGGATGACGGAGCCAAGGACGTAGCACTCGCCGGTTATGTTGCTCCTACCTACGAAAATGGCGTAGCGAACGGCTTCGTTGGCACCGAGGAAGAATGGAACGAACTGGTAGCCAAGCATCGTGCCGAGGCTCCGAAAGAAGGTTACATCGAGCAGATGGTTGTTGAAACCCACACCCCGGAAAGCTTCGGGGAACTGCTGAAAGAAATGACCACTCCAAAAGAGGGCGAAGATACCGCCACGCTTGCAGTGGGAACGATCACCGCCATCTCCCCGGAAGAACAAGGTGTTGCCATTGCCAAAGCGGCGCTGGGTGAACCTTGTATCGGTCACTTTCTGTTGCTGGATGAAGACGGCAAACCGGCTGAGGTGGAAAGCTTTGCCAGCAGCACCAAAGAAGCCAACCTGGCCAGCAAATTCAGCAGTGCGCTGTCGGGTATGACGAGCCTGGATCAGATCTTCCCGATTCGCACCGCGCACCCCAACGACCCACTGCCGGGTTGGGCTCAGTCGCTGATCAAGTTCTATAACTTGGCGGTCTCTGACTTCCAGAGTGACAAACTGACGGTTGATCCTCGTACCGGTCTGTCATTCCCAAGCGACCTACAGATCTTCCGCTACGCTGGCATGGACGGTGATCAAGAAGTCACCTGGTTCCGCTTTCAGCTGGGTGATCAGTCTCGGTCGTTTGTTGTGCTGTCCAAAGATGTGCCTACGTTCCTCGGTCAGATGACCGAAGAGAATCCAATGGAATGGACTCACAAACGTCGTGCTTCGGCGAAAGGTTTTGGCCTGAATGTAACCCAAGCGCCTATAGAGTTGCCTCTGAGCTTCTTCCCGTTCAGCTTCGCCAAAGACCCAATCGACGACCTGTTCGATGGTGACTTTACTCAAGTCAAAGAAGTCTGCGAACGTCTGAACGAAGACCTCCGTGGCCGTCTGGGTGAACTCAACCGTATCGCCCTGAAACTGGCAGATCTGATCCCGCAAAAGGACCATGACCTGTACCTCAGCTTCAAAGGCGTTAACGGTCTCAAGGAAATGAACGTAGCGCTGGATCGTGTCTATCCAAAGCTGCCTGAGTCCGGTGAGATCGTTCTCGGTGATGAGCCGATCAACATCTTCGAATGGTCTGCGTACAGCAAGGTCGTTCAGGTGAACGTCAAGCGCATCAGCCACGGCACTCGCCAGATCAATCGCATGTTCGACAAGTACCGTGCACTGATCAACCCGCATCCGATGATCCAGGAAATCTTTGATACCAACCTCAAAGAACAACTGATGGCATCTAGCCACTTCCTCAACCGTGTGTACGGCTTCTCTGCTGCATACGGCGTGAAGTACATGGAAGAAGTCGCCAACGAAGTGATCAGCAAGTTGAACGCTCACGGCGGTAACATCGGCCTGGATCTGAATGAGTGGGTTGTTTACGAATACCACGAAGAAGGTCGTCCAACTCCAATCGAAAGTGAAGAGCTGGACTTCAAGAAGCAGATCCTCAACAGCTACACGCAGAGCTTCGTAGACGCCCTCTACGGTTACCTGCTCGACGTGCAGAACCCGTACATCAAACCCTACACTTACCGTACGGTAGTGGAAGGCGATGACGGTATTGAAGTCGGTACGATTCGTCAGGTGTAAACCACGACTAACCTCTAGCAGCCCCCGCAAGGGCTGCTAGAGGCGTTATGGCTGCTTCAGGGCACTGGGATGGGTGGCAGACCAGCCGCAACCAATGCTTCGTTAGCGCTAGCAAGAGCCGCTTGAGTTGCAGTGAGTTTCGTCTGTGCTTCAGCCAGAGTGGTTTTGGTACCGATAAGATCGGATTCCAACTTAGCGATGTACACATCTTTGTTCGCTGCTTGCTGGGTCAGCGCACGTACCTTGGCTACATCGTTGCTGGCATCAGTGATCAAACCCTTACGGGTGTTCTCATAGGCATCAGCTTGATCCTGACTGACGTAGCCCACAGTTGGGATGGTTCCCAGTCTGACGGACACAACAACACCCAGGGTAGCCTTGATGTACTGCTTCGTGTGATCCAACACTTGCTGCATGGCCTGAGCCATTGAAGGTGGTACAGGACCCAGGTCAGCGATCATGCACATACGTTCATACGACACACCATCAACCAACGGAAACGACGTCAGGTAGGTGGTGGGTACATAAACAGGAGCGCCATTACGGTCCAGCAGTGCACAGATGATAGCGCCGGCATCTTTGGCACGTTTCAGTACGGTTGGGAAATCTTCAACAGTTACCCCAACCGGTGCAAACACCAGCGAGTACAAGTCCAGCTTGGCACCTTCCATCTCGTGGATAGTGCGTGTGGCTTCTACCGTGTAGTAGGTGGACTCGTTTACAACCGCGTTAAACGGAGCTGCCGCTTCGAAGCGACCCGCGGCATTAATAGCCGGGATCATGTTTTGATCAGCCATGGTTATTCACTCACTACACCGTCCTGCAACATTTGATACTTCGTCAGTACCAGGATTTTAACCTTGCCGATACGACGGGCTACGTAGGTTTGACCGAAACGCACAACACGAGTGATACCCTGCGGAGGCAGACTGATCGGAGTAACCGTTTCAGCAGCAGCCAGCAGACCTTCCATTTGGAAGATGAAGTTCATCGTGGTCGGATCCATCAGATCAACGTCCGAATCATCCGACGAGATCAGCGAGTAATCCGGGAACAACGCGGTGATCTTTTCCATGCCCGCTCGGTTGTTCAGCTTAGCCACGAAGGCACAGTTGAGCGACTTATAAAGGAAAGGAACTTCCTGCATGGATTTTATGACGTGGTCACTCGTCATGTTCGGAGTCAGATACTTGTCAACCAACACCATCATGGTTTCACGATCGGTGATTGGCGAGTACTGTCGGGCGCCATTGGTCTTGTTTCTCAGGCCATAGCGATCGAAGTTCGGAATGACGTAGAACTCGAGTGGGTTGAACAGGTCAGGGATCTTCTCTTCCCAGCGGCTGCGAGGAAATTCGGAGTTGTCGAGAATCTCTTGTTGCAGTTGATCGAACAGCTGATCTTCCGCATCTTTGCCATTGCCCCACCAGATGTAGGTCCAGCTGCCGACGTTGAAGCTTGGGGTGTTAACGAGGTCCATGATCTGGAATTCGAGAACATCACGGTCGGTATAGGGCCAGGCGCTTTGGCTATTGAGAGTTTTGAGACGGTCTTCAATAACCTTCGGAGTTTCCAACAGCAGGCGTGCTTCGATCTGCTTGTAGTTGGCTTCCATCAGGAAGTCCATCTCCGCCAACGGGAGTGGATGTACAGCGGTGAACTTGACGCGTGGGAACTGATCCTGGAAGTAAGCGTCAGCAAACCACAGGTAGAACTCTTGACGCTCGCCGTTTACGATATGGGCGCCTTGAACGAAGCTTGGCATCCAGATCGCATTGTCGGTAACCATTTCGCCCACATCGGTAATATCGATGGCGTTCGAAAAGTTCGCTTTCAAAAGCGCTAGCGTATTGGGACGGCTGCTGGTAATGTTACCCAACTTTGCCTGCGCATAGAGCCAATCGCTGATACCAATTTGCACCAGCGCAATACTGGCCGGCATCTTGGTTTCAACTTCATCCGTCAGGGTGAGGAAGTTAACCAACTCAGTAACCGTAGCTACGTCAGTACGGGTAAAGGTACCAGGGTCTTTCTGATAGCTCCTGGATTTGTTCGAGAGTTCGCCCAGTGGTGCGGCATTCTCAGGATTGTTGTTATAAAGTGGTGAAATACTACCAAAAGACAAATACATTACAACGCTCATAAACTCTCACCTCTTCAGTAAGGATGGTCCCATGTTAGCGGTCTTTAGAGAGCTAACCAACAGATCTATAGAATTTGTACTCTCGTTGACAAAGGGTGAAACACTTGAAGAGCAATTGACATCGGCACTGAAGACTTCTATCTTCTTGATTACAGTACTTATGTTTACGGTGACCAGTCTTTTGATTGCTAACTACAACATGCGTATTGAACGCTTGGATCTAGAGGTGGGTATTTCTAAGGTAAACCTTTTGTTCGATGGGGATAACGGTGGGCCTATTAAAGGGTTCATCCGCATCAACGACATGCTAGCAGCGCAGAACAATGCACTGAAGCAAGAAAATATCCTTTTCCTCAAGACCAACGCTCGTCTGTTTGAACAAAACCACTGGTTGCGTTTACAGCTTCTACAGACTCTGGACGAGAACAACATCTTGCGGGAAAACAACAAAGCGCTGTTGAATAAAGTTCTTCGACGTCCGTAATGTGATTCTTCACCCTGGAGCTCATTAATGTGTAACTACACCTTTTGAGAGCACCTCACAATGGACGAAATCATTCCAACGATAAACATGGTGGTTTATCTCACTGCAAATGCCTTAGAGCCCAAGGAAGGTCGTCGTAAACATCATTACTACCTGGGTGGTCATGGTTACACCTACGATGTAAAAGAAGAAGGCAAGAAGAAGCTCGCCAAAGACGTAGCCACCTCGACTGGTTATTACACTGGCAACAAACAAAAACCGAACACCGTTGTGGTGGTACAGGATATCGTCAGTCTGACTGTTCCGAATGCGAGCAGTTTGATTGACAGTTTGATGAAGGGATTCCTGGAGGTTCTGAAAGTTGCAAACGAACGGGGTCAAAAGAATCTGTGGATCGTAACACCCCACAGAGAACTGGAGCTCCTCAGTAAGCTGCAAGAACCCGCATGGAAGGTAGTATCCGGACAGGAAGTAAAGGTCGGCAAACACGTACTGACCCCGGAAGAAACGAAGACTGGTTTGGAGCTTTACGAACAGCTGGAGATCCTCAAGAACAACAAGGAACGTAAGTTGTTTTTCGATCTTCCAGGTTCTGCTGAGGGTGGGATGGGAAACCGACTTGCTCACAAGCAGATGGAAATTGCTGAGATTTCTAGCGTATGGGGTCATGAGCAGAAGCCGGATGTTTCGGTAATGTCTCGTAAGGAATACGAGAACCCAGAGACGGATTTTAACAAGATAGTCAGCGCCAGCCGTTGGTACTTCGAAACCGGTCAGTCTGAAACGTTCTATGATCTCTTCAATGGGTATCGGGTCTACAGCTTCGGTAAAGTAGAGCCTGATAAAAACTACTACGGCAAGATTACGCCTGACGTCACCTACTCGAAGTTGTACACCTTGACTCCAATCACGTTGTTGGACAAGATGTTCGAGTTTACCGCCAAGAAGATTGCGAACCCAGATGGGTACCTGTCAGCGGGAACACTCAACAACCTCACGAGCAAAGACGTGTCGCGCATGCTGGACGGGATTCCTGCTATTAAGGAAGACAACAACCTGGTCTCGCCTGTTACTAAAGGCAATGGTAAACCGGTACTGATCGAACTGATCTCTCCGGTCCTGATGTCGTATCGCATCCGTGAGTTCTTGGATGGCATGGATATTGTGCTGGAGTCCTTTCTCAAGAAGGATGAGAACAATGTCTTTGGTCACACCAAGTTCTATGACATTACGGATTTGGTCTACGTCAAGGAAGCCAATGGCAAGGGTGTTGTCAAGTTGAAGTTGCATCCTGAGTTCAACCAACTCAAGACAGTGTTTAAGGTTCCGGTCGAACATCGCAATGCGGTTAAGCCAGTGCCACTCACAGTGTCTGTGGGGTACGACATTCCAGAGCGTAACGCGTTTAACTCGGTTGAAGATCCTGATGTAGAGGTGTGGGTAGCGGTTGATACCCGTAACGAGCAAGGTATGCGTTACTGCACGCTGGTGAAGACTAACGACTTCATTTACGTGCACACCAGTGCAGGGGCTAATCTTCGAGTGTTGTCAGAAGCTGAGCTGGGTAGAAAGTCATAAAGCACTTACTAACTACAGGAGCCCCACAAGGCTCCTGTAGTTAGGTTTATGGCTGCTTGTTAACGCAGGGCGGAGATAGTCTTGACTTGTTCGTTGAACACTGCTGTGAGGTCGTTCAGGAGCACCAGGATGGCACCCGACAGGTTCACCAGGCCAACAAACTTGTTGATGATGGTTTCGATGTCGTCGATGCCTTGTTCGTTGATGACCAGATCGTTCGACTGGATCTTGTGCGTCAGCAGTTGGCCCAGTTCATAGACGTTGTTCAGCTCTTTGGCCAGCATTTCGATATCGCGGGCACCCAGGGTCTGTACAGTGTCGTTGAAGGTGTCAACGCAGGCGAAGAACTCGTCGAAGTTGAAGTACACTTGACCCAGGGAGAACTTCAGTTTACGGCTACCGGTGGGCAGTTGGCGTACGAAGTTTTCGGTCTTGCTCAGTGCATTGTCGAAGTCGCGGATGCTCCAGCCGAAACTGCGATCGATACGACCATTACGAATGACTTGTTTCAGCCAATCATATAGTCTCGACGCTTCGGTTTTCAAACTGCACACGATGTAGATGCCATCGGTCACCGCTTTGGTATGGGCCATCATGTTACCCATGCCCACAGAGTAACCTTCTGGAGCGAGGATCTCTACGCCGGTGTTCTTCACGTACATCACTTTGTTGGCGGTGATGTTGTGTTGTGCTGGAGACGCGTCCACCTTGTGGATCGACTTGCTCAGCATGGCCATGCGGTTGTCGATCGAGGAAGTGAACTCTTTAAAGAACAGCTTAAGGTTTTCACCGATACTCAGGGCTTCGAAGCCTTGAACGGTAAAGGGTTCTGGTTTCTGAACCAGCGCCAAGTAGTTCGGGGTGTCGGTGGATTGTTCCATTACTGACCTCTGTATTTCTATAGTTTGGGGGAGGGCAGCTGCCCAGTAATAATTGGGCGGATTGGCCCTGGATTGAATTCATAACATTATCAGGAAGGTTGCAATGGCGAGTACAAGTCCGTTTTCTTTTGTTGAGGCGATCAAATCATCGGATTCACTGATTCCAGCTTATAACGTATCGCCGATCAACGACATGGTCAACGGCGAACACGTGATCGGCCCGAACGGTATCACGTACCTCAACGGCGGTGCATGCCGTAACAACGCAGTGTGTGGCGGTAACAACACACAGAAGACTGGTGAAGCCGTACTGCAAATCGTGCGCATGCTGTTCCGTATTCCAACGTCACTCGCGTTCATCATGGATATCGAGGCCACGTTGTCGATCAAACGTATGGCCGACATGTACGACCGGGAATGTGGGATTCCGGGCTACTTCATGGAACACGTTCTCAACAAACGTCTGTTCTACTTCAACCGTAACGACCACAAAGCCAACCCATTCGGCCGGCATGATCCAAAGGCTGAGATCGCTGGTGTTGATGGCACCTGGGTGCATAACTTCTTCAAAGACCTGAACGTCAAGGTTAAAGAGGACATCAAAGCCAAGAAAGACATTTACATCGAAACCCCGTACTTGGGTAACGACGGTTTGCCAATCAAGCTGATCACTCCGATCATTACCTTTGTGGACTCGATCTCCGAGATGCACTTCCACAAGGTGTCGGCACACTTCCAAGACGGTGACGTCGACGAAGGCGGTGAGAAGCGTACCCGTGACATGGCCATCGGCAACATGAAGCGCATCGTCTATGAAGACGCTGACGTACTCGGTGGTGAAGTGGGCTGCGTGCAGTTCTGGACTGCTCAGGTTGTTGAGACCATCAACATGTCCGGCCGCCCCCAGGAAAAGGAATCGGTCTTCATCCGTCCTGGTAAGAAACTCAAGGGACCTAAGTCTCTGATGCGTATCCCACAAGTAGGCTGGGAGATCATCAAAGGTTCCGCTCTGAAAAGTGGCCAGGAATGGCTGTACCCTAATCCTTATGGACGCGACATTGTTCTCGATGCAGATGCTAAAGAAAACCCTGACCTTCTGTTTTACCCATTCACTGCTTATCGTAACAAGAGTGGTTCTAGTGGTGGCAGCTTCTTCTTTATTGGTTCCCAAAGTTTAGGGATCCAGGAAGGCCTGACCATGTATCATGCTATGAAAACGAACGGCATGTTTGGTCTTGAAGGCTCGGCGATCAGCCACGTTTGCGTTCTGTATCCGGAATGTAAGCTGGGTCGCACCACTGTCTGGGAAAAGACCCTGACCGATGCCAAGCTGGAGCGCGCGCTAACGATCTGCTACCAGATGCTGCACATGCAAGCCTTCTGGCTGGATACACCAAAGCGTTACCGTTTGACCCCACAAGAGCTCTATACTAAAATCAAAGAGCAGGGGTATAGCTGGGACGACATTCTGGAAAACACCGTGTACTACTGGCACACGAACCCAGAGATCAAGAAGCACACCGTCTCGACTATGGAGCTGCTGAAAATCGCCATTGGCGAACGTAAACCGTACTGGCTGGAAAAAGCCGCTAAGTAATGCGGCAATGTATAGGGGACTCAATTCATCGAGTCCCTTTTCTTATTTAGGGGATTGGAGCAAATGGATACTCAACAATGTGGCAATGTCGTACTCGTGGTTGTCGACAGTAACTTCATCAATCTGTGCGCAGACCCTTTTGGTTACATGGCTCGTTTGAAAGCCAAACTGACCGAACAGTCCGCTGATCAAGGTCTTACCATGTTCACTGTTTCTGGTAAGTACGGACTGAGCAACATTGACGATTCGATCGGGGTTATTCCGGTCGATGACAAGAACAAGACTGTGTTTGGTCAAACGTTGGAAAACGTAACCATGCTGTTCGATAAGCTGGTAACCATCACGATCGCCCAGAACGATCCCTTCCTCTCGATGGCCTGTGAGGTGGTGACCAACGCCAACAAGCCTTACACCAAGTACGGGTACCAGAGGAAGTAAACCATGTCAAAGAACCGTAAGGGATTCGAGGACTTTATCCTGACGTTTATGGGTAAGGTCACGAAGGGCGGTGGTAACCGTGTTATCTACGAGCGGTTATTCAAAGCCCTGAACGATAAACAGTTTGACGAGTTCATGGTCAAGCTGGAAGAAATCGGTGTGTTGGCCATCTGGGGGAGTAACGATAACCCCGATGAGATGATCGATTGGGAAAACCTGAAGAAGCTGGCCAAGGAGTACAACGTCTCCCTGGAACAGCGTCTGGTCATCTACGACGAGGAAACGGGCATCAAGTCGATGACACCGTACACCGCGATCGTGGGTACCGATGTGCTGCGTAAACAACGTCAGATGTGGGTAAAAAAGTTCTCCGCTGCCAAAGACGACACAGCCATCGACGACCTCACAGGGCAGGTCATGGGTGACAGCCGTTCCACGGGCATTAGCCAACCTGAGATTACTGTTCTTCGTAACCTCGGGCTGACCATCATGGCCAACGAACTGTATAACGTCAAGGGTGGTGATCAGCAAGCCCTGCGTGCGTACAAGAACGACATCCTCACCACGGGTAAAACCAACACCAACTCCAGCCTGGCTCGGGGTGACATCGCCAAGGTGTTGAAAACTGCGTACCACTGGCTACGCGCTCGTGGTATCGACAACAACATGAACTCCCGGAGTTAAGGTGTACCATGGATGACATGAATGACCTGTTACACCTTAAGCTGGTGATCAACAATGCTTTAATCGATCTACAGCCTAAGGAGATTCCCAAGCTGAAGATCCCGCTGTCGACTATCTTCCTGGTGCCGTTGGTGCGGTTCGGTGAAGCCTATGACTCGTTCTTTAAGGGCGTAGGTGGTGATGGCGAGGCTTACGACGCTTGGATCAACTTCCAGATGCAAGTACTCACTGACCTGGGTGCCGCACGTGAAGATCTGATCGAGAAGTTCGAGAAGCTGCTGACCAACGTAATTGCCGGCACACCAGGCGGCGAAGCGGCGAAGTTGCATGACGACCGCGGTGCTCTGTCTTACCTCATTCTGCTGGCTACCCGCGTGTATGGCGATGCCATGAAGCTGGAAGTGCCCGAGCCAGTCGAGAAGGATGAGAAGAAATGAACAAGGTCCTGGAAGTCTACACGGAACTGGATTGCATCTACGATCCCCGTCGTGGGTTGCTCAGTCTGCTGATGACGGAAGGCATTGAAGATGATGCCAAACGTAAAGCAGAAGGCAATCGTCTCTGGGACCTGCACGTGGCCGATAACTACAAAGCTCGTGAGATGGACACCTTCAGCTTCCCGTTCTTCAACATCGATCGGGAGAAGTATGAAGAGGCGTGGAAGAATCGTTCGATCAGTTCGTGGCTGATGTATTACCCGTCTAACTTCTACAATGAATTTATCCGCACTGTGGTGGGTTTGGAGCAGTTGGACGAGAAGCCGCTGGCGATCAAGACGGTTAACCTCAACGTCAACATCTACCCTTACGAACTTGACCAGGAAATGATCGATGAGTTTGTCCTTCATTGCCGCGGTGCGTTCAAAGGGCTGGTAACGGTCAAGACGTTCAGCAGTGATCCGTCGAAGATGACCGCTCAGTATTACAAGCAGTTCCGCTACGTGTTCAAGTACGACTCGTTGATCGGCGAGAACTCCAAGCTGCTGATGGAGTCTTTGAAAGACAACCCGATTCCGAAAACAGCGTTTATCGTGCCGGATATCCTGGCCAAGAAACTCGACACCTTTACCGGTAGTGTTTCTGACCTGATCTTCAGTATGAGTATGGCCTTGGGTACGTCCATCACCCTGGTGCCGATTAAGCATCAGTTCTTTGATTATGCGGAAAAATAATCCTGCTAACTAGAGTGGAGGCATTGCCTCCACTCTAGCCTTTATGCTGTTAAATGTTTTTACACCGTGTTGCCATCTATATCGACAATCGAGTTACCCTGTACCAATTCTTCCGGCTTGATAGGGGCTACGTCTTTATTGCCTTCCAGCAAGGACTTGCTCGGATCCAGCAAGAAGTTCGATACGTCGAACACCGGCAAGGCAACTGCGCCGCTGCTGATGGTCTTCATGGCTTCCAGCATTTGGTTGAACGCCAGTACGTTGGTTTCGCCTTCTTTCTTTTTCGCCTTCTCTTTGCGGTTATCACGGACAACCTTTTCCATGTGACCGAGCAGAGAGGAGACGCCTTCCAGCAGAGATGCACTGCTAGGTTTACTGAGGTATTGCTGCATGGCGTACTTCAGCATCAGCGCACGACTGTTCTGGATGGCTTCAACCAGTTTGTTCTGGTCTTCATCTTCCAAGTCGGCGATCAGTGACTTACGCAAGAGTTCCATTGCAGCAGCAGCTTCGTCGTCTTCGGTCTGGTGCTTCTTATCCAGGTCGGACAGCTTGTCTGCAAAGGGAGAGATTTCTTTGGGTGGTGGTGTCGGCTCTACTGGTTTTACTGCTTCTTCTGTGGTGTCCATAATTTTTTAAACCTATATTACTAGTCTGAGAACAGTAAGGGGCATGAGTTCATGATACTCACCAAGCGGTCCATGTTGCAGGTACTCGGCAAGTTTCCGATTGTAGGGAAATGGGCGCAACTGGAACACTATTCCCAGTTGCTGAATCAATTCGATGAGGTTCAGAGAGGTTACGGTACCGCAAGGGTCCGTTTTATTGACTCTGTGACACTTCTATACGATGCGTTGCTACAACTCACTACCGTTGAGCTGACGGAAGATTTCGACTGGTTCTATACCCTAGAGTTAAGTGTTTACACGCGGACCTCTGGGGATGCTTACAAGCTGTTAGAAGGGCTGTTACGCGGTAACCCCGTCAAGGTGGAAGATGCTTTCCGTAGTTTTGGCGTGGGCAGTAAGGTACCATTCATGGACTGGTACAGCAGTGGTTATACAACAGAACTCTTCTTTACGCATGGGGTTAACCTGGTCAAGCGGTACTGCGAGCACCACACAGCAGAACTGTCACCTGAGCAGGCTAAGGCTAAGCAGAGTTCCTTCAACCCACCACTCGATGCATTTTTGACGAGCAAGCACTTCAAAATGTTAACTGAAGATCTTATCGCCATTGCTCGGTTAATTGTGCAATCACAGCTAAGGGTGCTCAATGGAGAAGCCAAAGAAAAACCTACGGGCTAACCAACTCGACAGTATCTCGCACAAATATGTAGACGACGACCAACTACAGGACACTCCTGCGCGGTTGTTTCGTAAGCTGTTGCGCAAGATGGATATGAACCCACGCAAGTGGGTTAGTTATCTCCGGGATTACCTGGACTGGCGGGTAACGACCGAAGATCCTGATAAAGCAAAAGAGGAACGCACCACTCGAACTGGCAATATCAAGGACACGTACTTCCAGAAGCCTGGTCTTACATTCAGCAAGTTTCTGGAAGGACTTTCAATTTTAAGGATGTCCAAGGTAGAGATTATCTTCAGGGTAACTGACACCGAAGGCAAGGTATATGAAGTATCGGAAGTACAGCGCATTGTGGGTAAAGACCGCAGCTCGCTTCTTCCGGTACGCGATGACGAACCTGAAAGTTCTTGACCGGTACGGTATAGGTGGGGGAATTCCCCCACCTCAACCTCCTTTATTTTTTGTTTATCGGAGACACTCCATGGACTTATTCAGCGGACTGGATCTCAATCCATCTGTCACCAGTTTCCAAAGCAACACCAATACCGCCATGAAGTCGGTCAAGGAATCCTCCCTCACACCGGCTGACGTTACTACAGCGAACCAGAAACAGGGTGTGGCGTTAAAAACCAGTCGTGACACTGGTGTAATGGGGACCATCTCTGAGTACCGCTCTACGGCCGTAGAACAACTGAACGGCATTATTGGTTCTCTGTCGGGCGGTACGCTTAACCTGAAGGACCTGACCAAAAGTATCCGCATGGGACCTGACGGGATCACCTTCAGTGACAACGCGATCATCTCGGCAGTATCGGGTGCAGCGGGTTACAAGGTTAGTGGGCAAAGCGGGGCTGCTCGTGCACTGTCTGCTTCCTTGGCGGCAGAGTTCAAGAAGATCACTGGCTTGAACATCGGCAATATCTTGACCACGAATGGCACTAAGTTCCGGGTCAATGATAACTGGCGTGGACAGTTGGGTAAACAAACCCTGAACATGCTCGGTAAGGCGGCAGGACTGGATGACTTGCTGGACGTCAGTGTTAAGGGGGCGTTCTACAACAGCGTCCTGAAGAATGCGACGATATTCGGTATGTCGGACAGCTACCGCAAGATCTGGGATTCTTATCCGAAAGGGTTTGACCTGATCAAGCGAGATGCGGCCATTGAAGCCATGGAGAACGTGATTACAAATGGTGACGTTGAATCCATGGATGCGATGCTGAAGTTGTTTGACACGCAGACCAAGAACGTACTGCTGGGTAAGTATCCGCGATTCGTTTCTATTCTGTTCAGTAACTTCCGTTTTGACAAGACGGCTATCCCGGAAGAGTATCCAATCATCCGGGCTAAACTGTTGGCGATCCTGGAAGACTTGATTGGACCTGAGTGGTACATGAAACAGACTTACTTCGGTAAGGTTCTGGATCTGGGTCTGATGAACAACGCCAGTCCTGATCTGAAGACCCTGCTGCAACCAGTGGACGATTTGGTTCCTCTGTTGTGCACAGCAGGTATGTTCCACGATGCTTCGGCATTGGGTCAACTGCGGGGTCAATTCCCGGGTGCTGCAAAGTACGCTTTCTAAAACACCCTATAACCCCTCCTACCCCGCAAAGGGTAGGAGGGGTTATAGTTACCACTAAGTTTTTTATCGCGCTACAGGACGAACAAAGATGCGAGCCAGGTCACCAATGATCGAGTCGTTCACCTTGGCTGCAATGTTGTCAGCCCGGATGCTCTGTTTCATGTCAAGGGTGATACCTGTCAGGTTACGGTTGAGGCGAGCGTACTTCATGACTGTATCGAGGTAATCAACACCGGTCAGACGCGACAGGTAGTTGTTGTAGGCTGTGTCGTCGTTAAACAGACGGTTAGCCACCTGTGATGGGTTAGTCAGATCCAGCAGGCTGATAGAGCGGTCAATTGGAACAGTGATGATTGGTTCCAGGTCAACAATGGTAAAGTCGATCTTGATGTTCAGAGGACGACGATCCAGTGTCCAGCCACCATCACCTGAACCCAGGGTAAAGCTCAGGGTTTCCATCATCCCGGTACGGATAATCGAACGCGACTTACAGAAAGCCTTCAGCATGAACGGCGAGGTGTAAGTAGAACCACCCGCTGTGTTCGGTGCTACCATCGGAAGGAACAACGACAGCAATACCCAGATCTTCATGATCTGTTCATACGGGTGAGCGTAGTTACAGTGCGACGAGATGGAATAGCTTTCTTTGTGCAGGTTGGTCGTCGAACCATCCCAGTGGTCAGCAATCTTCACGTAGCTGTTGTTTACCAACGCCAATGGGATGTTACCAATCACAGTGCCCGACAACGCACCAATTGCGCCTTCCTTGATGGTGTTCACAACGGAGTCGATAATACCGATACCGGTTGCACCACCGGCTACGTCAAAGCGGAAGTCGTTCGCGGCTTTAACCACGGAGTTGAACTTCTCAGCCATAGGCGAAGGAGAGTGGCTGTTGGAGAAGCTATCCGTTACAGGACCAGCACCGCCATCTACTCGGAACGTAATCGCATCAAGACCACCGGAGAATGCGGTCTGCACCAAGTCGGCTACGTCGCCTGCCCAGGTACGGTCATTCGGGTTGTCTTCATACGAGATGGTCTGGCCGCTTGCAATGGCTGCATTACCACCGGTCTGCGAAGAAGCGGGTTGAGGACGGGTCGACTGCTGGTTGGGGTTGATCCCCGGTGTAGCCCCAGGAGCGCCTGCACTCGAAGGCTCCATGCCAGACGCTGTACCTCCCCCACCGGCTGCTGAGGATTGGTCCACACCAAAGGAAGCCAAGCCTTGATCAGCGTTGTTGATGTTGGTGTAAGCCGATTCGTTAGCATACGCGCTGTCCTGCTCAACGAACTTGCCTTCATCATCACCGCGATACTTACCGACCGAACCGAACTCTTTCTCGATGAACTGCTGAGTAGGATCACCCGCCCAAACCGTATCGTCGAAACTAACTTCTTCCATGAGTTGTTGTGCCCGGAGTAGTTTCTCATCCGGTGTGGTTAAAGCCTCGTTATCCATCTGAGCCAGTTTGTTCAACATGACCCGATGTTTACGCGTGCCCTTCATAATCAACCGCATCAGGTCGATCGTGCCATCCTGGTTAATGACGTCGGGCATCAGCAGGCTGAGGTCTTGCACTGCCTTGCTGTTATCGTAGTCAGGCTTACGACCGTAGAGACCGTCAGTTTGCTCCTGGTTACGTTTAGGCAGCACAGGGTCAATGTAACCCAGCTTAACCATCAAGTCGTTCAGGATACCCGTAGAGGCCATGGTGTAAGCACCCATCGCCGGCTTACAGGTCCAGAAGTTGTTCTTGGGGGAATCTGCCAGGAACGACAGGAACTGAATACCGATGCTGATCAGCTGCATCGGCCAGAAGGCAATCGCAGTGGCTGCTTGTCCCATGTAGAAAGCCAATCCTGGAGCACGACCTTTGTTTGCAATGATCGCAGCCGTAGGACTGAACATGTTGGTGATAAAGCTGAGCAAGCCCGCAAACTGGGGCACACTCGGTGTCAGGGTCAAGAGGGTGACGTTGTTTTCGTATACCTCTTTGTACATGCTCCCCATGCCGCCTTCAGACGAATTCAAGAATCGACTGTAACGCGGATCGGTAGCTGGGCTTGATTGAGGAATCGGGTTAACGTAGCGGTTGTCACCTGTTGCACTGCTAAACACGTTGAAGTAACGGTCCCAGTCCATTTGCTGTAGCAGGTCGCTGGGTTGAACACCACGTGTAAGCAATCGAAACGACTTGGTGATAATGTCGCGGTCTCGAATTGTTACGGCCATTGATAAATACCTGGTTTGTGTAAAGAAAAAAGCGGAAGTGGGTGTGACCCCACCTCCGTACAATCAGATGGTGACAGCAG